ATGATTCAGTATCAGTTGATGATTTATCCATATTAGAAGTTGAAACTTCCATTGTGAAATTAATATCAGCTGATGTGATAGCTAAAGAAGGTAGTGGTACTAAAGGTAACATTGGAACTTTAGAGTACAGAGTTTGAACTGATTGTTCACCAGTATCACCATCTGTCATTACTCTGTTCATTTGAACATCCAATGCTCTTGCTTCAGCTTTACCATCCTTATCTTTAACAAATGCAACTTCGTTGATATATCTCCAAGTTACATCGTTTAATTTTGCTTGCCCTTTAGCCATTCCCTCTAAAGGAGCTACAATCAAATCTTCAATAGGTAAACCTACGAATTGATTTGCGATACCATTTGCCATAATTTTTTTGTTTTTTATGTGTTAGTTTTTGATGTAACCATTTGATATAAATACAATAAAAAATCAGTTAAGATGGATTTTTACCCAAACTTAACCGAACCTTTATATTCTTTCTTAATTTTATTTATTTCTGAGATTGCTTCTCTATATAGTTTTTTCGTTTCTTCATCCACATTGAAATTAAAAATTGTATTACAATTTGGACAGATTGACATTGGATTCTTTAAGATAAATTCTAAATTGATTCCCAATGGTTGTCTACACGATGGACAGGGTAATGCCATAACTAATTATTTTTTAAAGTCTATTAAGAACACTTTCCTTTAATTTTATCATATAACATATCTGCATATCCTTTGGGATTCTCAATATGTTGTTCCGTAGATTCCATCTTTTTAATCAAACACTTTTTGAAATCATTCCCATTCCCCATTTTCAACAAGGTTTCTTCAGCACATGCTTTCATCCAACCTCTTGGGTCATTTCCCTCAACTGATTCATTTACATTGTGTATTGCTTTTATACAATCTATTGGATTTCCCATAACTTATTGATTTGTATTTGAAAGTGATTCCCCATCTTCCTCATCCATCTTTTGAACGAGCATTTTATCCTTATCAGTATCACTAAACCAATAATCTATAATCTTACCATATGAACCGATTAGTGCACCTAATAATAAAAGTAGTAATTCTTTCCATTCTCCACTTACTTCACTACCAATGTGAATTGAGATTAAGATTCCTATTGCGATTGCCATAAAGGTAACTAAAACAACTAAAGTCATTAACCATCTTCTATTCATCATAGAAAGAAGTAGTTTCTGAAATCCTCTTTGTTCTTCTTGTTCTTCCATTTATTTACTTTCTAAATAAGGGTTACACTCCTCACAACTACATTTTGCACATTCACATTCAGTACAATCGTTTTTTCTGATAAACTTATGTGATGAAATTGGGTCTACATCACCATGATGTGATTCACATCCACACTTTACACATGTTGCCATAATTAATCCTTTTTAAATTTTTCTGCTTCTTTTGCTCTTAGAGCTGGTAAGAATTTGAACTTAGCTCGTTTTAAAACTCTACCTTTCTTTCTTAATACATTCTTATGAACTATCTTTGCCTGTTGAATGGATAAATCACTTTTATTCATACCAGGAAATAAATCCTCCATAAATTGTTTATAAACTTGTAAATATGCCATTTTATATGCAATCTTTTTTAGTTTAGCAAGAGGTTTTTTCCTCTTCATTGTTCTTAACTTCCTTCTTTGAATAGCAGCTTTCTTACCAGCCATGGCTCTTTTTCTTCTTAACTTATCAGCTGGTCTTAATTTACCTTTACTTTCTTCAATATCGGCAAGTTTAGTGTAATATTTTGGGTCCTCATATAAATGGTCTAATGCAATTTCTTTTGCTATCTCTCTATCTGAAGTGTGTTCCATTTCAACTTTAATACCCATTTGTAATTCCTTATTTAAATCATCAATATCAACTTTGTGCATATTTGCAATATCGTAGATATTCATCTCACCAGCTAATCCGCCAGGAATTTTATCTTCACTTATATCTAACCCACTTCTATCGTGTTTAGAGAATTTACCTAACTTATCAAATGCTCTGAATGCCTTTAACTTCATTACCTTTTGGATTCTCATATTATCTAATTGTTTGAATCTCATATGATTCTTTACAATGTAATAAACATTGGCAGTGTTACCACCAACTGATTCAATCCAATTTTTATATTTCTTAACTAAATTAGCTGATACTTTTTCGTGTCCAAAATGTGTAATATGTCCTTTCTTTGGATGGATACCAGCAGTTTCATCTTTTCCTATATCGTGGAACATTGCTGCGATTGCAATATCGATATCATCTTCTTTGATTGAACGATTTACAACTGTGATTGTATGTTTAAGTACATTCCCTTCAGGGTGTTTATCAATTCTCTGTCCAAAGTTCTTTAAGTTATACACTCTCTTTTGTAAATCAGATGGCATTTTCTTAAAGAGTGATTTGAAATCGGTGATTCCTAATTCTTTCAAACCTTCGTTTAGATAGTTTTCCTTTTCTTTACTTGCTATCCACAATCCAATTTCAGGTCCTTTAATATCTGATGGAACATCCTTACCAGTTACTGATGTTTTGAACTTTACAAACTTAGTAAAATCTTTACCAATCATTTTACCAAAGGTAATTATTCTACTATCTTCTGCTTTTCTCTGCCCTTTTTTATAAACTAAAACATTTTCAGGTTTGAAATCTTGAAGTGTATTTAGATAAACTATTTCATCTCTTTCATCATTTGTATAGTTTATCTTATTTAGAATTTTAGATAGTACAACTGGTGAGTTCTTTCTTAATACCCATGCTAAGAATAAAATATAATCGTTTGTTTTAGGATATGGTTTTGATACTTTTAGATTTGGAAGTATCTGAGAAGTAAATCCAATCTTATCACACATCTCCATATACTCTTTTGTATTCTTTGATGATTTGATTGATTTTAAGAATTCATCTCTAATTCTTTCAGAACTAACTCCTTTTATTGATGGGTCATTTTGTAAAGCATCTAATAACTCTTTATCTAACTTACCACCCAATCTTGTCCAAAATCTTAATGCTCTTAACTTTCTTAACGGGTCCTCATCAAATCTTTCTTTTGCTTTACCAACAGTTCTGATGTTTTTCTTTTTCAAATCTTCTATACCACCAACTAAATCTACAATCTCTTTTCTATCGATGTCATAGAATAAGGCATTTACAGTTAAATCCCTTCTCTTAACATCACCATGTATATCTGTGTAATCTACCGATGAAGGTCTCCTACCTTTTCCGATATCTTTTCTGAAAGTTGCAATCTCATATTCTTCATTATTAATAAAAAGTGAAACAACACCAAATGCCTTTCCAAGTGGTTTAGATGATATTCCATTATCTTTTGCTATCTTCTCAACTTCTTCAGGTTTTGCATCAGTTGCTAAATCGAAATCTTTAGGTGATTTACCTAAGATGGCATCTCTAACCGCACCACCAACTACATAAAGTTTTTTACCATTCTTTTTGAATGCCTTATGTATCTTGATTACATCCTTTGGTATGTTTAGTTTTAGATTACTCATTATTTCTTTTGATAACCTGAGATGAACTTCTACCTACATTTGAACCTCTACTTACATTTGGTCTAACCACAGGTCTTGTTGGAGGCGGTGGTGGAGTTCTTCTTATATTGTTATTGTTATTAGGTCTTGGTACATTATAATTTCTCGTAGGTGTTGAGTTATTGTTTATAGGTGTTCTAACTCTACTCTTTATATCGTTATAATCTCTACGAGGTACAATTCTATCTTTGTTATCATACCTTCTAACTCTAACATTGGAATTATTGGTGGTCGAATTATTCGACCTGCCTCTGTTTATTATAATGTTTGTGTTGTTAGAACCTCTTCTACCATTCACCACAACAACATTTCTATTTCTTATTGGTTGAGGATTATGAACAAATCCACTATTCCATCTGTAAGGATTATATCCCCATGCCCAATTGTTTCTGAATCCATAGTTCCAACCCCATCTATTGTATCCAAATGGATACCAACGGTTCCATCCCCAATTGTAAGGATAGTTGAAACTCCAATCCCACCAAAGTTGAGTTCTATTGAAGTAAAAATCCCAAGTAGTAAAGTATGGGTTCGTATATAATCCTAACTCCCAAGAGTTATCGTAATACCAACTCAAAGGTTGGTTCTGTGCATATTGAGCAAAATTCCATCTGAATTGATTATCAGTTCTTAACTTCCAATTCAAATCCATTCTATTTTCAATCTTATCAACTCTCACATCACCAATATATTCTGGTGTGTGATTGATTGTGGAAAATTGATACATACTTCCACAAGATGTTAATAGAAATCCTAAAAGTATTAAAATGATTATTCTTCTCATGTATATAAATATAAGTATAAATTAAAGTGTACAAAGTGCTGCTTCGGAAGACCAACTTGAACCTCTCCAATATCTAACAGTAAATCCACCAGCATAAGGTTGGTCAGAATACCAACCCGCTGTAGCATAAACACTTCCAGCGCTGTTTGAGAAAATCGGTACATTCCACCAGTCACCACCACTTGCGTTGTAATAGGTTGGTGTTCGTTCTGAAGAGAATTCACTACATGCTTCAAGTTCACCAAAATTAGAATCCTCAGCTCTACCTGAATATCCCAAATCAATTGCAGTAAGTCCTCCACCACCACCACCACCTGCACTGTGGTTATAGGAATACCATTCTGATACTGAAGCAGGATTTGTTGCATTTGGATAACTTCGAGAGTTTCTATTAATTGCACCATATCCACCATTTTCAGCAGTATCCAAAGAGATTTGTGAAGATGCAGTTCTACCTAACTCAGAATTTATCTGAGATAGTCCTAATTGTCCTGATGCTGGTAATGCCATTCTTTTATTCTTTGTATATAAATATTACAAAAAAAGAAACCCCCAACATAAGTTGAGGGTTTCAAATAGCTATTTCTTCTTAACCTTTATTGGTTAACTTAATCCTTCTTTTTAAGGATGTGGTAAAGAACGAATGCCCCTACTAATCCAACCAATCCTTCAGCAGATAATCCACCGATGATTCCCATAATATTATCTACTACAGAAATGTTTGGCCAGAACGGAATGCTCATCCCTTTAAATAGTACTTCAAAAACTACACCTAATGCAATTAGAGTTGTACCTACTTCTACAAGTTGATTAGCCCAAGAGCCAATCTTTTTAAGAAAGTCCATAATGTTCTCCTTTGTTTTAATTAAAGTCGATATAACTTCTCCCTTTTCAAAAACATCGGAATTCCAAAAATAAATATGGAAATAAAATAAAAAACCCTACCGAAGTAGGGTCTTTTATATATTACAATAAACAATTATGAAGTTTTGTGTGTTATAATGAGGTAATTTTTTTCTCCAATCTTGTGATTCGATTCCTCAATCTTTGGATTTCTAGGTCTTTATATGTGTACTTTTTATCACCTTTTGGTTTAATCCATACCATAATACCTTCTTTGTATTCAGCCTTTGTTCCCACAAAATCACTCCAAATTCCATGCGGTCTGAATACATTATCTACTTTTTTGTAGAAGCCTTTTTGTGTTACTTCTCCTTCTTCATTTACATACTTGTAAGAATACAAATTATCATCAATTTGATGAATAACTCTTTCTTGACCAAACACATTTCCAATAGTAAGAATGAATGTAATAAAGAGGAGGTAAAATACTCTTTTTCGATTTAACATAATATCCTCCTTTATATATAAGTATATCCAATGTTAAGAAATTGTAAAGAAATTGTAAAAATTTAACAATTTGGACATAAAAAAAGGGAGAACCAACCGTCCTCCCTTTTGAATATCGGATATCGGAATATGCGATATTAACCCATTAGCATTTGTTTTTGTTGTGATTCTTCTTTTTCATCTGGTCTATCCACTACCATACATTCAGTAGTTAAAATCATACCAACAACAGAACTTGCGTTTTGAATTGCACATCGAGTAACTTTCTTTGGGTCAATTACCCCATCCACCATCAAATCCACAAACTCTTCAGTTTTAGCATTGTAACCTAAAGTTTCACCACCTTCAACTGCCCAATGAGTATGTAACGATGATATAATATCAGTAGCATTTTGTCCAGCATTTTCCAAAATCTGAACGATTGGTGCCGAAAGTGATTCTCTGATTACTTCAACTCCATCAGTTTCCCAAGCATCTTCAGTTTCTAAATCATTCAATGCTTTCAAAGTTCTAAGTAGAGCGATACCACCACCTTCAACAACTCCTTCTTCGATTGCTGATTTGGTAGCTTGGAGAGCATCATCTACTCTATCTTTCTTCTCTTTAAGTTCAACCTCTGAACCTGCTCCTATATAAAGAACTGCAACTCCACCAGCTAACTTAGCTAATCTTTCTTGCATCTTTTCTTTTTCATAATCTGATTGAGATTCATCAATCTGAGTTTTAATAGCTTGAACTCTTTCAGCAATTTCATCAGCTGAACCTGCTCCATTTATAATTGTAGTATTATCTTTACTAACCACAATCTTTTCTGCTACACCTAACATATCCATTGTAACATCTTCTAACTTCTGTCCAATCTCAGGTTGTACAAAAGTACCACCAGTTACTGTAGCGATATCTCTCATCATCTCTTTCTTTCTATCACCAAATGCTGGTGCTTTAACTGCACATACATTAAGTGCTCCTCTGAGTTTGTTAACTACCAAAGTACCCAACACTTCACCTTCCACATCATCAGCTATAATCACTAATGGTTTAGATGATTGTGCTACCCCTTCTAATAGTTTAAGGATATCATTCATATTTGAGATTCTACCATCATATAATAGAATGTATGGATTCTCAATCTCAGCCAACATTTTTTCTTGATTAGTAGCAAAGTGAGTTGAAAGGAATCCTTTATCGAATTGCATACCATCTACAATTTCCATATAGGTTTCCATACCCTTAGCTTCTTCAACTGTAATTACACCATCTTTACCAACTTTATCAAATGCATCAGCGATAAGTTTACCAATGTTCTCATCACCATTTGCTGAGATAGTTGCGATTTGTTCTACTTTATCACCAACCTTTACTGATTGTTTTTCTAATTCAGATACTACAACCTTAACTGCCTTATCCATACCTCTTTTAAGGTAAACAGGATTTGTACCAGCTTCTACCATCTCAAATCCTTTCTTAGCGATAGCTTGTGCTAAAACAGTAGCGGTAGTTGTACCATCACCAGCTTCATCAGCAGTTCTTTGAGATACTTCCTTTACCAACTGAACACCCATATTCATATAAGGATTTTCTACTTGGATTTCTTTTGCTACACTCACACCATCTTTTGTGATATGTGCACCATTACCTTTTTGTAGTAGAACATTTCTACCAGCAGGTCCTAATGTAACTTTAACCGCATCAGCTAAAGTATTTAATCCAGCTTTAAGAGCTTCTCTTGCAGCTGATGAAAATTTGATTTGTTTATTATTCATAACTTATACTACCATTAAAATTTCTGATTCTCTAACTAAGTGATAATCTACTCCATCTAACTTTACCTTTTGCCCAGCTCCGTTATTGATGAGAACTTTATCACCTCTATTTACACTTAATTTGATTAATTCACCATTGTTTCCAATAAATCCATCGGATACTTCAACTACTTCCGCAGTTTGAATGGTTTGTGTGGTTGTGTTGAGTATAATACCACCACTTGATTTTGATTCAGATACATCTTCTAATTTAAGAAGAACCCTATCTGCAAGGGGTTTACCAATATTTGCCATAAACTTAATTTACTTTGTTTTTATTTTTATATAATCATTTATTAAATCTCTGAAGATTGCGCATAATTCATATTCTTCTACATCTTCATTGTAATTCATTATTAGTTGAACCCAATCCAATCCAAATCCATCTACCAATTCAAATGGGTCAACCCCATGTCTATGGTATGCTTCAATGAACTCTTGAGTTAAATCGATTAACATTCCTTCTTTAGGTTCACCAAAATGTCTTTTGAAACCTTCTACTGTTTTAATTTCTTCTGCGTTAAACATATCTACTAATATACGAAATTTATTCCACAATTCCAAATAATCCTCAATTATGACAAATTGTCAGTTTTTATCTTAGGGAATAGAACTTCTGTCATAAAATGTCTTGCTTTTTCCTCTCCAATGTTAGCAGTTAAAGCACCCATTGTTCGTTTGTTTGATGCTTGATGTTCACAATAAGTGTTTTGCCTTTCAATAATTTGTTCAATCTCACTTACATCATCAGTTAAATCCTCATCGGTATTTAATCTTTCTAACCATCTTTCGAATGCATCAAACCCAACTTCGAATACTTTTTCGTATTCATCTTCAGTAGGTCTTACTGCTATAAAATCTTCTGAAAATACAGTTGCCCAATAAGGTAACTTTCTATCTTTGTTCCATTGAGTATCGTGCCATTTATCGTGAGTTAAGATTGGTGACCAATCAATAAACACTCCACTAATTTTTGACATTTCTTTTTCATCGTTTTGATATCCAACTACATCAAATCCAAAAACAGGCATCTTTGAGTTTTCTCTTGGAAAACAAGTTATGTGTACAACCTCCAATCCCATATGAGAATATCGTTCAACATGGGCAAGTCTGAATCTATCATTTTCATAACGATAGTTTTCCCAACCATAATCATCAGTATCAATTAACTGAACACCCTCTTGTTGTTCAATTAGATTTTTGAACTTTTCTGAATGATGGAATATTCTATCTTTTAGTTTATACATTTTTCTAACTCTTTAAATATATCAATCATAAAATCAAATCCACGATTCACTTCATCTGCCCACTCATCTTTTTGTATATTTCTAACTGATTGCATTGACTCCATCATGTTATCGAAATCATACATATTACCAGGACCGGGTGTATTTTTTTTCATCATCTGTCCACCAAACATAATCGCAAGATAGTTAAGATAAATATGTGGATTAATATCCTCTTGTGATAATCCTCTCAGATATGTAGTATAATTTAAAGTAGCAGGGTCTGAGATTTCTAATTGTCTTACACCCATTCCTTTTAAATCTTTCATAACTGCTTCTTTTCTTCTCAATCCATTGTGTGGCATTTCAAAGTTTTCTTCAATAGTTGAGAAGATTTCTAATTGTGAAAGAAGATACTTTGTATATTGTTCTACACTTAATTCACCTTTGAACATTTTAGTGTTGAACAACATTCTTTCAGCCTCTTTGTGTTTATCGTGCGTTGCTTCTTTTAATGGTTTCATTCGGATTCAGTTATTAATGTTGTTATGATGTATAGAATAAAAATTGGAATTGCGGGGATAAAGAATAGTAATACAAATAATAATCTCCAAAGTAATGGGTCAGTATCAAAGTAATCACCCAATCCTCCACAAATTCCACTTAATTTTCTATTTAATTTACTTCTTTTGAATTTTTTCATTTTTGATTCATCTTTTTAATTATAGTTCCCAATTCTAATAAACTTACATCTGTCCAAACACAACCACAATCTTTATTGGGTTTAAAGAACCACTTAAAGGTTCCATCAGGATGAGTAGGTATTTCTGGTCTTATAATAGTTCCTGCCAATTTTAAATTAGAGTAAACCTCTATATTATTATCATCAATTGATTTTAGTTCTAAACCCATATTAGTTACTTAATGGTGCCTTTATACTTGGGTGATATTCATAATCTTTGATTTCGTAATCGAACTCTCCTTTAAGTATATCCACATTTGAAAGTTCAATAGTTGGTAACTTATATGGTTCTCTTACAATTTGTTCTTTTGCTTGTTGAATGTGATTCTTATATAAATGTACATCACCTAAGTTCCCAATCAGTTCACCAGGTTGTAACCCTGTCTCTTCACATAATAAAAGGAGTAGTGTTCCATAACTTGCAATGTTAAATGGTAAACCTAAGAACGTATCTACACTTCTCTGATTCCACATTAGAGATAGTTTACCTTCAGATACATAACATTGGAATCCGTAGTGGCAAGGTGGTAGAACCATTTCATTTAACTCACCTACATTCCAAGCATTAACCATTAAACGCCTTGAGTCTGGATTTCTTTTCAATAGAAATATCAGATTAGCAATTTGGTCAAGGCTCATATCATAAGAACCATCCCGTTCTTGTCTACCATCCCAATCTCTCCATTGCTTACCATAGATTGGCCCTAATGTTCCATCGGTTCTACCACTCTTTTCATAATCACCATCCCAAATTTTACAATTATTATCTCTCAAATATTGGATATCAGTTCTTCCTTTTAGAAACCATTTTAGTTCAGTCATTACAGATTTAATAGCCATCTTCTTTGTAGTAAGAAGTGGAAATCCATCAGCCATATTGTGTCTGATTTGTTCCCCAAAGTAAGATAGAGTTCCAGTTCCAGTTCTATCTCCCTTTTCTTTTCCATAAAGTACCAACTTTCTGAGGATACCTTGATATTGTTTTTCTATGTTACTCATTTGTTTTTGTTTTTAATTGACTCCGTGTTCAAATATTTTTCTACCTAATAATGATATATCCATTAATGGTCTTTCTATATTAAATACTGATTTATCTAAATATGTTTTTAATAAATATTCTGGATGTAACATATAACCTTCATCCAATAACCCCAATAAATGATAGAATATATTTGAATAGTAATTCATAACTTTAGAATCACCTAATGCAAATAAATCATTATAACCTTTATGCCAATCCCATCCTTTTGGAATGTATAGTGTATTTTCTTTTGGTTCTATCAATGTAATAGGAGAATTTATTTCTAAATCAAATCTACATCTAATTACAGTATCATATTTATCCAATCGCATACTATCGTGGATATGTTTTAATCTATGTACTCTCAATATTTTATAGAACATAGCAAATGTTGATACTGAATCAGTAGCTGTATCTGGCTTTCTCCACTCATATGGGGAAACCATTTGTTTTAAAAATTGAAGATTTTCATTTTCAACTTCATAAGCTATTGGTTTATATAAATCAACCACATCTTCGATTGAACAATCTCTACCAGAATTTTCCCAAGTAGAAATAAAAACATCAGCGTTATAAACATCAATAAGATTTTTCTTAATGTTTTTATAATAATGGGTAGCTTCTCTTAACTGACCTGATAATAAAACACAAGTCTTTTTACTCATTTTCTAATTTAAATAATTCGTAGTTAGAGTTCATTGTTTTGAACTTAATATAATTATTAGTTTGTTCCACAATTTCGGTGATTGTAGTGGTTTGCCAAGTAAAGAAATCATTGAATGGAGACATGATTAAACTTCTACCAATTGCTGGTTCTTCGTGTTTCGATTTACCTCTTCCTTCTTCATTGAATTCAATCCACATAATACCATTGGATTCTTTGGTTAATCCATCTCTTTCTCTAACCAATTTCCAATTCATTTTTGGGTCACCATAAATCATTTCCTTAAAGTTTTCATCTAATTTCAAATTACCATCCTCATCTTGAGTTAGTAATACTTTTGGTTGTACTCCACCTATCATATTTCAAACTTTAAATCTTTTCTAACATCTTTTTTAACTCGTTGTAAGTACTTTCTTCTCTTTTCATCAGATACAAATGGTACTGACCAAAATTGTTTAGTTTTTCTCCATCTACCCAACTTCCAACCAAATACAAAAGTAAATACACCCAACACCAATCTTAGTTTGACTGAGTTAAGATACAAAGTTCTAACTGGTAATGAAGGTGCTCCATGTGTGATATAAGTTCTAACTTTTTTATCACTTAAATGTGGTTTAGGATAAGCATATAATTTTGTAATGTTTACAAAGTTATAAGCAAATCCTGGTGTGAATACTTCATCAAAGAATACTTCCATTCGTGGAGTTAATCTAAACCACCAAACTGGTGAGATAAAATAAATTCTATCTGACCAAGTTACTAATTCTTGATATCTTTTAACCAAATCGGTTCTTGGTCTCGCAAAGGAATCTCTATACAAATCAATAACTTTGATTGGTTCATTGTGTTTACGAAGTTCCCGTTTAATGGTTTTCATAATACCATTATAGCAAAATGAATCTTTGTTAGGATGTCCTATTACTATTAGGTTTTTCACAATACTTTTATTTTAATTTATGTTTGTGTTTATATTTTTCAATGAAACTTTCACCAACACCTAAGTCTAATATTTCATTATCCTTTGGTATCAGAGGTTTCCTTTTTGTTGTTGATATAATATCATCAACTCTGGTATTTTCAAAGACCTCTAAATGTATTTTAGAGTTTTTACGAGGCCCTTTGTGAACCACCACAACAGGTAATTGACTATTCATATTTCCCATATCAATCCCACCATCTTTGTATATTATGTTCTATAAAATCCCAAAGTAGTTTATGTGCTCTCCTTTGTTTATCTCTACCTAATAACATCATTTCGGTTCGAACCTCATCAATCTCTTTCTGATGAGAATCATCAACTGCATTCTCATTCCAAAGTTTCATTCGATACAAAGGTTCTCCATTTTCATCTAACTTATCCAATTCTTCAAAATCATAATGTGTTGTTCCATAGAGTTTATCTATTGTAGAATGATACTCCATTGCATATTCCCCATCATAAACTTTATCCATCAATTGGATTGCAGTTTTGATTTTATTAGCATTGTTTTTAGCCTCTAAAGTCATTGCTCTATCGGATTCCATAAACTTAACTTGCCTTTCCAATTGTTTTTTGAAAAGGTCTAATGCATAACGATAATCAAAATCAAACCCATTCCAAATTAAAGGGAAAAAATCAATCACCCTTTTGATTTGTTGGATTTTTCGTTTAACCCAATACATTCATAAGTGTATTTACAATACCATAAACTATAAGAATAACTAAAAATAAACCACAGCCATAAGTCATTGCCTTCATAGATGATTCATATTGTTTATCACTTCTACCTTGTCTACTTCTATACTGTCTTACTTTTTTCTCCGTTTTTTCCATTTTTGCCATTTTGATTCTTCTATAATTTTATAATCATCATCAACCATTGGTGCGTTTATTACTGCCCAAAATATTATTGAACCAGTTATAAACAAGTATAAGCCGATGTAAATTAGATATTCCACTCTTATAGTTCTCCTGCGTTTAATTTACCATTTTCAATATCAGATATCAACATCTCTATTCTCATTTTTGCAATCATTGGAGAATCTTCTTCCAATAGTTGTTGAATCTGATTTAGATTTTTAATAACCAATCTTTTCGAACAAAGAGGATTTGGAGCTTTAATTTCTTTACCCTCCTTTAACCAATCTTTTACTGTATCTCTTAAACTCATAACTTTTATTTATCGTATCCAACAAATCCGTACTTTGGTTCTTTAACTAATCCATCTTTTACTAAGTATTCCAACTCTTCATTGATTTGATAATTTTGAAGTTGTGCAATATCTTCAAATACACCATCGAATACTGCATCAATATCATAACCATCACCATAAGAAGGTCCGAATGAATTAGCAATTTTGTTCATACCAGCTTTATCACCTTTTTTGTAGAACTCTTCTAATTTATTATACAAATCAATTTTAATTAGCTTTCCAACTAATTCGTTCCAATCGTACATCTTTTGATTCCAAGGTTTGGTAATCTCAATTCCGTACTTTGTTCCAATTACTTTACTCATATTAAGGTCTTTTTACAATTACAACTCTAATATAAGAAAAATATTTGAATTATCCAAATGTTTCTGTAAGAAATTTTTCTAAATTTTTTGTGGTTATGTTATAGCTATTTTTGAAGTGCATCAATTTACTGAAATTTATTGAGTACCTTCTATCATGTCCTAATCTATCTTCAACATGCTCTAACTTTACTTTTTTATTTAGAATCACTCCAATTTGTTGAACGATACTTCTATTAGTCCAAGTATCTCCACTACCAATATTCCATATTCCGTTTTGTGATATCATCAAATCATAAATCAATTGAACATTATCTTCAACCCAAATCCACTCTCTCATTTGTTTACCATCTCCATAAAGAGGAATTGGTTTATCTTCTTTGATTGATTTAGCTATTGTAGGTAAGAATTTTTCGTGGTGTTGATTTACACCATAATTGTTACAAGTTCTCGTAATTAAATAAGGTAAACCATAAGTTCTACCAGCAGATTCAACTAAATGGTCAGCTGCTGCTTTAGTAGCTGAATAATAAGAGGATGGTTCTAATGATGTGTTTTCATTAGCTTCCATAATATTTCTACTTTCCATATCACCATAAACCTCATCAGTAGATATTTGAATGAACTTCTTTAGGTTAGGAATTTTTCTAGCAACCTCTAACATATTGAATGTACCTTCTACATTAGTTTTCACAAAAGGTAATCCATTTGAGATTGAATTATCAACATGAGATTCAGCAGCAAAGTTTACAATATAATCAGCATATCCAATATCATCTAAAGTGATATCACAAATATCTTTTTTAATAAGAGGTATATCTTTGGAAATTAAAAATGGATTAGCTGCATAGGTTAATTTATCTATAACAACTATTTCAGTATTTGGAACTTTATTTATAAGATTTACAAAAGATGAACCAATAAACCCACAACCGCCTGTAACTACTATTCTCATTTATTTATTTTAATGTGTACTAATCTTTGTATTTTAGAAATAGCTTCTTCAATTTTTAAACTCTGAAATTTACCATGCCATCTTCCCCACAATCCTAAAAACCATCTATCATTCCACTCAACAATGAACACAGATTTATCCCGATGTTTGTGTTCAATGATACGATACCTTTTCATTTCCCTATTCCAGCGTTTATCTTTTTTCATTATTTAAATCCAATAATGTTAAAATCTTTTCAACAGTAAACTCATCTACTTTGATTGTGTGATAAGTTTCATCATTATCTTTTAATATTTTTTTACACAAATCATCTATCTCCAATGATTGTTTTAGATTTTGGAATCTTTCATCATCATTGTGAATTGTATCACCTCTTTCCAAAAGAATATTGATACTTGTGTATTGTTTGTGAAGATGAATCACAAATTTGTGAAACTCTTCACCATAAAACTCAGCAGGATACCCTTCAGTATAATATGTGTGATAAATTGTAGAAAATAGAATTGGTGAATCAATAACGATATAATCTACTTTACCAAAGGATTCTGCGATTCCTCTATGTTGGTTAGCGAATACATACAATTGGTCTTGTATCGCTGGTATGTTGTTATCCCATGCTAATCTCTTTGGAAACTCATATGGGTTATTACAACTAATATGTCTTTTCTTTAATTCATAAGTTAATCCAGCTGATATGCCTGATTTTCCTATGCCTGGTCCTCCAAATAAATTAATTAACTTGCTCACTAATAATCTTTGTTACTTTTTCTTCACACTCTTTCCAATTTTTCAACAACATCTCTGATGTCTTTTTGTACATATCTCTTTCTTCCTTCACCGAGTTGTATTTCTTTTCCCACTCACTTTCAGTTTGTGAAAAACCAGAAAATAAAATAACAATGATAAACAATATACCATATTTCATAACCGATAATATTTTATTCGTTAAACCTCTTTTTACTTGTTAAGAGATAAAATATAATCTCTTAAACTATCTTTGGGTGCCCATTCCAATCTCTCCAAAGTATCATCATTCTCTCTAAGAGTTTGTCTATAATTTCCTGGTACATCAGGCAGATGTACTTTTTCCAAATCACCAAATGATTCTTGGAAGAAATCAAATACTTCATTAATTGAGTAATTCATACCTGTACCCAATTCCCAAGCATCTTCATGCTTTTTATCACTTGTACCAATCTTATATAGAGCATCACAAATATCATCTACATGAGTAAAATCTCTTCTTTGTTCTCCATCTGATATAATTGTGATTGGTTTACCTTCTTCGATTTGTTTTCTCCAAATACCAATCACAGCTGCCCACTGTCCATCAACCAATTCATTTGGTCCATATACATTATAGAATCTTGCGATTTCAAAATCACATCCATAAGCAGTTCGATACATTTTGAGAATATCTTCACCTAATTTTTTACAAGTTGCATATGGTGAAGTTTCGGGATTACACCAACGAGATGATGAACCACTATATACAACCTTTACATTATTTTGTCTAGCCCATTCAGCAACTACCATTACACCTTGAGTGTCTACTCTAAAGGTTTCCATCGGGTCCTCAAATGATGGAACGATTCTAGCTAACGCAGCGAGATGATAACATAAATCAAAAGATTCACCTTTCCAATACAGAAGATTTTCAATATCTCCATAAACATAATTACATCCTTCAACTTCGTACTCTTTTAACCCAGTTGATAAATCATCCAAAGATACCACTTCGTGTCCTTCAGATAATAGTTTCTTAATTAGATTTGAACCGATAAAGCCGTTCCCGCCAGTTACTAATATCTTCATATATTGTAGATTTTTTCTATTGTTCCGTTACTATGTTTAATTATATACAAACCATTTAATTGCTCCCAATTTACATCTTTACCAATGTATTTTCCAGTCCAATCGTAAACTTCGTAAGAAGTATCCATATCTGAAACATTCTCTTCGATTCCGATTGTAGATGTTACCACTAAAGTAATGTAATAATCCATATTTGATGAGTTACTACTAGCTCTCAATACTCCATTGTATGTTCCCATTTGAAGATTATTCAAAGTCCAAGTTGAATCTGAAGTTTGAGTTACATCTACATTTGGAATAATCAACTCAGTTGAAGTTGCGTTTGAAATGGATGTGGTATATTGAAGTGAATCACCATTTACCAAATCGGCTGTAATCATTGGGTTTAAGTTTGGTACATTTGGTGTTGAACCAGGTTGAACCATATAGACTTGTTGAATTCTATTCACTCCAATAACTTGTCCATTTCTGATTTCACTTACTTTATATCCAGTACCAAATGTTCCATTGGTATTTGGAGCCCATTCAATTGTTCCATTTACATCCACATAATAACTACCATAACTACCTAATTGAGTAAATGGTGAAAGTGGTACAAATGTATTGTTTGAGTGTTGGTTAATAGCATCATCCTTTTCAACCATTACCGAATCACCATCTACATCTACCGCAAATAGAATTGATTGTGCAGTATCACCATTTACCCAATTGATTGGAAGTGGGTTGAGAATGATAGGTGCTGAGTTTGGTAGAAGTGATTTTTTGTAATCCATTGCAATAGTAAAGTTACTATTCATTGCAGATGATGCGTTACTCAACATTCCTCTACAACAATTGGTGTAGATGAAACGATAATCACCACTACTTAATATTCTAATACCACTATACACATACACATTTACACCTTGCCAACTTCCAGTTAGTTGTTGAGAAAGTGTAAAGTTACCATTGGTTTGATAAAAACCATTTACCAATTTCCATTCCGCTAAAGAAATAGAAGTTGGATTACCAATTCCTTGAGGGTCAGTAAATAAAGTTACTACCACATCAACAGTATCACTTGAATTCCTTTGAGTTGTTTGAATGTACCCACCCAATAGGTGAGAAGCAAAAGATGATGTACCCATCAGCAACATCAATCCACATAAAATCATCTTTTTCATATAGTTTTTAAAATTTATAAGTTACTTTTCCAAAAATGGTTCTACCATTTTGTTGTTTTAGATACTCTACATTAGTAAAATCTAAAATATTGTTAACACCAACACCAACTGTCATATTCTTAACAACAGGAGAACTTATCAAAGTATTCAACAATGTGTGAGAAGGTACAAACTCATTTGCGTCCTGAGTTCCACTTCTATCAACATCTCTAAAGAAGTACTCTGATTTATGAACTCCATTTAAAGTTAATGATAAACCATTCTTCAATGTATAAGTAGTTGCAAGGTTAACTAAATGTTTAGGTCTTTCACCCAAAAAGAATTCAGTTCCATCTGCTTTATTTGCTTCAGTTTCTAAATACTGATAAGAACCATCAAATCTAAATCTATCTTTTTGAATCAAAGTTTCAAACTCTAAACCTGTAAATGTTGCTTCTGAGATATTTGTGTATCCAAAAAGTAAAGTTTGGTTTACAAACATTCCAGCAAGAACTGATTCAATCAAATCAGTTGTATTGGTTCTAAATAAGTTTAATCCTACTTTACTACTCTCATTTAATTTATACGATACACCAAAATCATATGAGATAGAAGTTTCAGGACTTAGTTGAGTAATATCTTCTAATCCATAAGATACAAATGCAATTAGATTTTGTTGAGAATAAAAATTGATTTGTTCTTCAATGTTATACGAACCTAATACCCAATACCCAGATGAGAATCCACCATAGTTAATGTATAAGGTTCTAAAATCAGGTACTCTGAATCCATAACCAACCGATGAACTCAATTTGAATTTCCCCAAATCATAAGTTGCAGATACTTTTGGTGAGAAGTTGTTTCCAAAATCTGAATAGTTATCGTATCTACCACCAACTACTAAATTTAGTTTATCTAAGTTTAGATAATGTTGAACATATCCAAAGTAAGAGTTTAGAGATTTATCACCACCATATCTTTCAGTATCGTAATCGTGTCCTCTATAACCAAATCCAAATGTAGTTGAGTTTTTAGAATTCCAATTGTAATTGTTAATCATCTCAGGTTGGAAAATGTTTTGGTCACTCTCATCTAACTGAACTACTTGTTGTCCGAAATATTCAAAAGAAGATTTGTTTGAGTTACTGAAGTTTGAATTAGATACTTTAATCTCACTCACATATTTACCAAAACTTCTTTTGTAGTTCAAATCAACAATAAAGTTTTGGGATTCGTTTACCTCATCAACTGGTACTAATTGCCCCTGAGTATTTGTTTCAGTTACAGTTTCACCTTCGGATGTTTTTCCTAAGTGAGTTAATCCTAATGAGTATTGGTTCGTTCCATCATCGTAAGTAGTTCTATTGGTAATATTCAACAACTTAAATGGTAATTGATTTTGACCATAAGTTAATGGGTCGATATCAAAACCATCTGAACTTCCTAATGTAATCTTAGATATGTTCTTAAATTTATCTTTACCCACTGTTGAAGTTAATCCAACTAATGATGTGTTGTTTGTTCCATATTGTGTATTCAACATTATAGATGGTTCTCCACTCTTCTTTGTAATGATGTTGATTACACCACCAATTGCATGGTTACCCCAAAGTGCAGACATTGAACCTTTTACAATTTCAACTCTTTCCACATTTGCAAGGTTGATATTCGAGATATCTAATGCACCACTTTCTCTACCTGCGATTGGAACTCCATCAATCATTACTAAAACATATTCGGAAGATAATCCTCTTAATTGGAAACCTCCACTTTTCATCGGTGCAACAAATCCTTTTAAATTAAGGAGGTCTTGCATCGTAATTAAATTTAGTTCTTCAATCTCTTTCTTTCCAATCACTTCCGTTGGTACGGGTGAATCTTCCAAACTTATCTCACTTCTAGTAGCAGTTATTACTACATCATCTAATACGATAGTCGTATCACTTTGTTGAGCAGATAGGGAAATACTCACCATACTCAACATAATTACCAATATTTTTTTCATTTTTTTAGTTTAATTTTACAAATATACGAAATTTATTTTAATTATCCAAATATTTCCAGTCTTTATAATTATCAGACCTTAACTTTTGTCTAACTCGTTCTCCACTTATTCCAAATTCCTTTGCAGCTTCGTTAACTGAAATGAATTTTTTATCACCACATTGAATGGTTTCGGAGTAAATACTTATTCCACCTGCTTTATCAGATAAATTCCATAAATCCTCCATTTGTTTATAAGATATATTCCAATCCGATGGATTCACTCTTTTCCAATGTTGAAACTTCTTAGAGTTTGATTCAAAGTAATTTCTACATTGTGATTCAGTTAATTCAGGAATAACTTCCAAAACTTGTAAAGGTGATTCAAATGGAATATCTCCTATAACATATTTTATCTCTGGTCGAGTCTCCTCACCAATTATCTGCCAATCTTTATATTTTGATTTTCTACTTACACATCTTCTTTTAACTTCAGAAGCAACTAATTTGTTTGGGTCGATTGAAATAGCAGCGTGTCTGAAAGTCAAGTATTTTGTACCCTTTACTTGACATTCAAACTCACCACCTTTGATTTCTTCGGTAGCAATATCGGGATTCCCCTTAACAAATATCAATACATTTTGATGTACTGATGGTATTTTTCTATTTCTTTCAAAGTAAGTTTTACCTACTCGAGATGCCTGATGTTGGGAATTGAATAATATCATATCATTATAGAACTTCAATCCGTGTGATTCACACATCTTTATTGTTTTCCAAACCAATCCTCTATAATTACCTATGGAATAATTCCCAGTCGTTGAAGGATTTCTCACCTCACTTACCACAATCCCAAAAAATCGGTTCTCTTTCAACTTCAGAGCAGATTTATAAATGATAGAATCCAATTTATCATCAAATTGTTTTTCTTTCATATTCGATAAATCATAAGGAGAATCCGAATACACTTCTAAATCATAATAAGGAGGGCAGGTAAATACAAAATCGAATCCACCTTCTAAATTAAAGAGAACTTTATCAGCATCTCCATCAATCCAAAAGGGTTTTGAACTTTGTTTTTGATTTGCAAGGATTTGTTTTTTAGAAAGGTCGATACCTACATATTTGTACCCCATTTCTTCAGCTACGATTCCTCTTACACTTCCACCAGCAAATGGGTCTAGGATTTTTCCACCCTTCGGTACGAACCAATCGTACATTACTTCACAAAGAACCGGGTCAAAAATAGAAACGTTAGTTGGAGAATCCCAAAATTGGGTTTTCGATTGGGTATCCTCCCTACCTAACTCAGATTGAATTCCGTAGGTAGCAATCCACTCTTCTTTCTTTTTCTTCCATTCCTTTGTTCGAGTATCTAATACCGAAAAGGGTGTTATCATAACCTTTATTTAATTTTTTCTAATCTATTACTATATAATCAGTCCAATCCGTTCCCGAAGTATTTTGATTAGGAAATAAAAATCTCTCTTCTTTATCTCCCCATCTAATTATCTTTAAAAACGATTCGGGTATTGAAGCTCCACCACTTACTTTAGGTGGATTCTCTACAAAGTTAATTTGTATCTCTACATTAACTTCATAAAAGTTAGCAAGATTTCTTTCAAATTCCTCTAACTTATTCCAAACTCCTCTATTTAGAGATTCATATTGTAGAGCAGAATTTAGATAAGTAAATGTTTGTTTCAACATATCCCTACTACAATTAAATGCCGCAGCAGGTGCCATATGTCCCTTATCCCAAGGATTAGAATAATAATCATCATCATCCGAAGTATGATAATCCGATTCCGTATAAAAATCTAATCCATCTCTACTCACACCGGGTGTAGGACATAAGACCGTATAGGTCACTTTTGTGGGTTGTTCCTTCACTTCAGAGTACCACACTTTAAAGATAGGAGTTTCCACAATTACCTCTTCTCTCAGGTCTTGAGATGGAGTGATTTCCTGCGCTTCAGCAGTACATCCAAATAGGATGATAAGTAGTAATAAATTTAAGTATTTTTTCATTTTGTTTTCCATTTGTTAAAAATAATCCGTAATGTTGATATCCTTTTTTCCTTTTGATTTTTCCATCTCTTTGGATGCGTAATCGGTGAGGATGTTAGGAAACCATCCGTGTATAAAAAGAGCGAGGGAAAGTTTCATCGCAAAGGCCCAATGTTTCCAATAAGTAATATTATTTTCTTTTAAGTGCCCCATATTAAAACCAAAAGGGATAAAATCCCATTTCAATACTCTTCCACATTTCCTCTCCCATACGAAGGATGAACTTCTTTATCTTAGCCATCCCTTTAGAAAGTTTAATCGATTGTGATATAACTCATCACATTTTTTCTTACATACCCTTTCTTTACTCATCCACCCTTTATAGGTTTTTAAGTGAGTATCCGATTCGATAAGCTCGGTTTCCCATTTGGGCTGGATACCTATCGAATGTTGAACTGAGTATATGATGTAATCAATCTTCATATATTAATTTATATGTATAAATATAACGAAAATTTACTATCAAAAAAAATTAGGTCAACGACTCCCACCCCACCAAAAGGAGGTAATGGGGTTAACAACCATAATCTTCGTAATCATCGTAATAAGTTAAATCTTCTTTTGGTGGATAATATGTATCCACACCATCTATAAAATCTTCATCCCCGTCATCTCCATCGGTGGGGTGCTCGTTCCACTCTTCGTTGAAATATACGAATACTTCTTTTTTATTAACCATTAGAATATATTTACTATGATTTTTGCTATTCCGTTTTGAGTCATCATTGGTACAATCATATCACCATTAATAGGATTAAATAACATTTTACCTTTATTCAAAAATCTATTCTGAGCAGGAGTAAGTTGTGATAATATTTCCTTTGTAATTAATGGGTCTTTGATGATACTATCATCATTATCTGTAATATAATTGAATATGTTGTTCATTAATAGTTTGGTACTACTGAAAGGATACAACTACCTAATCCCTCATGTGGACTTACTTCGGGTGTGATTGATTTGATTTTCCATTTCATCTTTTGGTAGTGAATATCTCCACCAACAGATAAACAAGGACCTCCTTCAAAGTCAAACATTGTAATTTTACCTTCATCATTTTGAGCTTGTCTTGAGAACTGTGATTCCCCCATAACTCTTAATCGGTCTGAACCGATTTTCTCAATGGTTCTATCTAAACCATATCTACTCTTTACAATTTCCATTTTTATTAACTCTTAGTTGTTTCTAATTGATTTAACTTTTCGTTATAGATACGCATTAAATCACTATAATGCCTATCCTTATTATACATATTACCAAAATTATTTATTAGATTAATTACTGAACCATTGGTCATATGTTGATAATGAGCACTTTGAATGGTTCTAACTACTTTCATATATGATTCTATCATGGTTGTAATCCTTTAGTTGTTTTTCTACCTAACGTGATTGCCATCTCTGATGGTGTTTGTCCCATTCCTACTTGCTTCTTATACCACCAATACAAATCTTCGGTTGTTCCTTTACCTCTCTGTCTTTCATGAGCTTTATCCCACAAATCTTTTCCGAACTCAGCAGTTAGTTCTTTTCTAAGTTGGTATAATCTACTTTGTTCTTCTACCATACCGACTTCCATCAACTTATGTGCTTTGATTCTTTTCATCTTAGCAACTTGATGAGCTTCATGCTTCTTATCGTTTATATTTTTAAGATGAGAAGTTTTCATATATTCATTGTACATCTTATCGTACAACTTATGATTATCATCTGCTTCTAAAAAGTAAGGTGAGTATTCGAAATCACCATTTCTGATTTTTAGTAATAATGGTGAATATGATTTTAAAGGTCTTTTTCTATATTTACCCTGAGTATAATATCTAAACGGATTATATCCCATCTTCTAAATCTTTGATTAAACTTAATATATTATCGTGATGTTTAGATAACTTATCTGATTTTACTTCATCATAACTTGCCTCAATATCGAACTTTAGAGTTCTTTCTATTTCGTGCAACTTATGTAATTCAGATTTAATTTTCATAATGTTTAATTAATAATACAAATATACGAAAAAATGTTTAATTAAACAAACATTATTAATCTTTACTTAAAATCTTTTTAAGCTGAGATTCGTTTAACATCTTTTTAGGTTCTACTTTTTTCTGAGTTTCTTCCTCAGTTGGAATCCGATAGTTTTCAACTAACTTTTCCATCCAATCTTTTGTTTGCTTACTCATTATTTAAATATAAATTTTAATATCCAATATTTGTTTACATCCCAAGTAGTAGCAGTTCCCCATAACATTCTATCACTTACATCAGACATTTGTTTTATCAACTTTTGTCTGAGGAATAGGAAATCACCACTAAACGAGAATTTCTTTTCGGCTCCATTAGGTAGAGTCCAAGTCATTTTGAGAAGAGAACCTTCCCAAAGGTTATACTTTACATTCAAAATATCAAATCCCCAACCTTCCCATCTTTCATTTATGAATAAGCTGATAGGTGTGATTGATATATGTGTTTTTCTAAATTTCCAGTTTATTTTTCTTAACATAATTTAGGTTTTAATTAAAAAGAGATTTGGGGGAGTTGAGAGCTCCCCCATTTCTCAGCGTAATTGATTAACCCTAAAACATCGGAATCTCATCTTCCGAATTCGTTTCGGTTTCCTGCTCATTGAAGAGAGCTTCACCCTCATCTTTCACATACTTCTGAACTAACTGCTTAATGTAAGTTCTTTCAGAATCAACTCCACCATCGTTAGAGAAGAATGGGAAGATTGAAATCTCAGCTGCTTCGAATAAATCGAAACCATCATAAATCAATCCAGCCATCTCAACACTAGCACGAGTGGAAACCATTGCTGTAACTTTACCACTATCACTCATCGATTGAGTTCGAGTATGGTGTGCGATTTCCGCTACAGCTTTTAAATCTTCTTCGTTCACCTCAGGGAACATAAACTTCAACAAACCAAATTCTTGCTCATCATTTAGAACATCCATTTCAATGGTAACGAATCGGTCAAGAATCGCTCGGTCAATAACTCTGGTCGATGTATATTCATTACCAATGTTAGCCGTAGCGATGAAGGTAACTCCTTCAGCAACTTTCACAATTGGTGAACCTTCTGCTTCATCCAATCGGATGTATCGTTGTCCACCATCTAAAACGGTCATCAAAATGTTCCAAGCATCAGGGTGAGCTCTACTCAACTCATCCAATAGGATAACTGCGTTTGGAGTTTTGATTGCTTTGATGAATGATGATTCTGAGAAGTAAGTACCATTCTTAGAATCGAATTGTGTGTTACCAATTAGGGTAGCTCGCGGGTCTTGCGTTGCTCCTAAGTTGAAGTAAAAATCAGGACGGTCAAGTGCTTTAACCAATGCTTTAGCGGCCATAGTTTTACCACAACCAGCAGGTCCTGTCATCATAATATTCTTAGCTCTCACCGCACTTCTGATGAGATACTTCCACTTTAGTTCAGTCATCACCAACTCAGTTGGTTTAAGGTTTACTGAACCTTTGTGGATAAAATCTTTAATAGCCGTATGGTCCGATTTATCTTCGAATTGAACACCACCATTTTCGGTAGCCATCGGAGCAACTAAGTTGTTGTAAACATCCATACCAACTTTTCGGTAAACTTTCTTACCATTCTTTTGAACATAAGCTTGGAGAGCTTCTCCATTCTCATAGGCGCTCTTACGAGTACCAGTTCCGATACCCAAAGTACCAACTTTCGTACCTTTAGTATCAATCAGTTTAAATGAGTTACCAAAGGCCTCCACCTTATAAACTTCATTCTTTACAAAACCAATTTTAAAATCTGTCATAACTTTTATTATTTTAGGGTTTTAAACTTTGGGAGTTTCTCTCCCACTCAATTACTATACTAATATAAGAAAAAGATTTGAAACATGCAAGCCTTTTCTCATTTATTTTTCATTTATTTTGTTAAAAATAGTTGATTCATTGTTTTGGTAATCTGAGCAACATTGGTTACATCAATCAGTTTTGCTGCCTTACCATACATCTTCTTAAATCCATCGGATGGTTCACCACCTTCTTTTACCCAAGTCTCTACAAAGTAAGAAAGAGTTTTGATTCCCATTCCCTCAATCTGCTTCACCATTTTTCTAGTGTGATTGAAAGCGATATCACCAGAGTAGTACATTCCAGTAGTACCAAAGTAAGGTTCACCATCTGAAATATTAAGGAAGTATGAATCCATATCATTGTTAGAACTCAAAAAGTTTTTCATAATTGCTTCATAACATAACCCCTCAGGAGTAGTTCCACCAGGATTAAGTGTTGGAAACATCTTTTTTACTTTAGAGAACTTATCTACTTTAGAATCATAAGCCATCACAATGTAAGGAGTATTTTGTGAAGTAGTTCTAAATGAAACCTGAATTGAAAGATTCTGAATCATATCAACTGCCTTACAAAGTGCAACCACATTAGTCATAGTCTTATTCCACTTATCACCATTCATCGAACCACTAGCATCGATTGAGATGTGAAGATTAGCTTTTTTGTAAGAATCAGTTTCAATGTAAGAGAAAACATTCTCATTACCAAATCCTAAAGAAGAAATCATTCTCTTATCAATCTTACCATGCTTCTGGCGATTAAAGATTGTGTTTCTATCTTCACCTCTTACTTGAAGTTTCTTACCTAAGATAGTACCAAGTTTGATACCTTCGATTACTTCTTTTTCGTTATATCGTTTGATTACACCCTCTTCAGAAGTATTCCAATAGTTATTGTAAGTCATTGGGAACATTTCTGATTCCAATAGTGATTGAGTTAATTTCTTAACCACAATACATTGAACACCTTTGGAAACACTTCCCCAACCTTGCTCAATATTCTGTCCAACAGTTACTGCTTCAGAACCACTCTCATCAATTGCTTGAAGGTTATCATTATCTTTTTTAGAGATGGTTTTCTTACGAATATCACCATCCATAAACTTCTTTTGTTTTTCAATCTTCTTTTGAAGAAGGTCTTTTTGTCTATCTGATAGTTTTACCTTTTCAACTTCTTTACCACCCTTAGATGATGAATTAGATGGGTTACCACCCATCTCATCGGGCATATTATCAACATTCATTCCACTACCACCAGTTGGAGTATCATCACCACCACCAGAAGGAGCTGAACCATTCATTCCATTTGAAAAATCTTCGAACTCTTCATCAGTCATCTCTCTTGGCTCATCAGAACTATTACCACCATTACCTTCAGAATTCTGAGGTTGAAGTTCTTCGTTCTGGTCACCATTACCAGAACCCTCACCTTCACCATTTTCAGCCGATGGTAAGTTACTCATAATGATTTGGAATACCTTTAGAGCCACTTCAAAGGAATCTGAGGTGTTTTTTAATCTATCTATACTACCTAACCCAATTACCTTATAAATCTCTCTAAGCCCCTTTAAAGCGTTAAGGTCAGTATTTTTGTTGTGAAGGTTGATAATTCGGAACATATAAGAATCAACACTCTCTTCAGTATATTCATCTGAAAGTAATCCTTTATCAATCAACTTATCGTTGAAGTACTTATCGTACATTGCTCGGTAGTAATCTCTATAACCTGGAGCCGAATCAAATACGAATCTATCAATTCTTCGGTCCTCAATCACATTCCAAATATCTTTGATTACTGAGGTTACATTGTAAATACCTTTTTTGATTGCCCCATCCTTTACATAATCGGGAATCAAATTGTAAATATCTCTTAGAACATTAAAATCTGAAAGTTTGATGTGTGAACCTTCGTGCAGTGCCAAACCAACAGCGATATCGAAATCTTTAGGTTCTACAATATTAGAACCAATTACTACTGATTTACCATCGGTGTAGGAATCACCTCTAGTGTTGAATTTTACTGGAATGGAATCATTGGTAACGATATTAACGAAGTTTGAGATAGCTCGTTTACCAGCTGATAATTTGTAGAGGTCATGTGATTTCTTCTCTACATCGGTCATCGTATCAACTACAATATCATCATCTTCCCAATCTTGCAACCAGTAAGAAGAATTTCCGTATTTACTCATATTATTTGTTTTAGGTTTTAACTTATCTCTCAATTACAGTACTAATATATGTATAATTTTTGACATATACAAGCCTTTTGTGAATTATTTTTAATAAAATTCTTTACAAAGTTTGTAATCTTCTGGGGAAAGAGCTTCCCACCATTCAGAATTTACCTCATCATCGATAAGGGAAATTTCACAATTCCAATCAGGAGTTCCATCCTCATTCATAGGATAAACAGAACCAACATCTGAATCCAATAAACATCCAACTGATTCCAATTTATGAAATCCGTTGATAATCATTTGGTTTACAGCGTTGGTAAGTAGTGTATTATTATTCATATCTCAATCAATTACAGTACTAATATACAAATAATTATTGAAACATGCAAGCTTTTTGTGAATTATTTTTTAATAATCTTCATCGAAGTTGGATGGAAAATCGGACTCTAACTCATCTAATAAGAAGAGTAATTCTTTTCTTACATCTTCAACTCTACTCCAATCCTCATAAGAAATAGCTTCTTCTAAATTTTCTAATATATCTCTAACTTTATCTTCCATAGTTAATCTAATATTGTTTGGATTAAATATAGAGTTTTTAAAAAATCAAAAAGAATCAGATATTGGTTTTGTAAATTTATTTGAACTTGGTAATTCAAATCGCATATTAGAAGTATGTATTCGCTCTTCTTGAAGATTTTTTACGAAGTTATTATAAATTTCATCTTCTCGGCCCAGTGATGTTCTTGTTATTGTAATATAATTGGGAATAAATCTAACAATAGTATCTATTCTACTTAAATGAACTCTTAAAAAGTGTTCTGGTGGAAATGGGTAATATCCCATATTAAGATATTCCATCATGTGAATAAATGTAGATGAGTAGTAATCCATAAGTTTCGGAGAACCATATGCAAATATATCATTAATACCTTCGGAATTAGGCCAAACTTTAATATGATTTCTACCAATAGGTACATTTATCATATCGGTTTTATCAATTGAAATATCTCCAATAAAAAAAGAATCGGTTCTAGCTCTAACCACAATATCGTAATCTATATCAAACGTTTTGGTCAGCATATTAGCTTTCCAAATCTTATACCACATTGGTAATTGTCCAAATCTTTTGGTAGCTTCTTGCAACTGAGGTGCTAATTCTTTTGGTGGATTTAAGGTTGGTTGTACTAATACCTGAGTTGATTTGTGAAAATTTAAATAGTTATCCACTTCAATTATCTTTGTATTATACAATTTTTTAAAGTTATTTAAGGTATCACCCAATTTTTCATTTTCAATATCCCAAAAGGATGCATATACATCCATATCATACTTCCGAATCATCTCATTCCAATAATCTTTTGTTCTTTCCAAATCTCTAAGGTGTCCAGAAAAACAAATAGCTATCTTTGGTTTTTTTATTTCTATTTTAGATACTGTTTGGGTTAATCCATTAAAAGAATATCCAAAGTATTCTAAATCAGCTTTCCATAGTTTAGATAATTGATGAATCTGGTCTTTTCTATATTTTTGTTTCCAATCAAAATTTGTTTTAGGAAAATTATAATCTGTAACATCTACTTTTATATGTTTTCCAAACTTTTCAAAATCCAATTTTAAGGTTTCCCATCTTAATACTATTGATGTATCATCGATTAACCAATTGCCATCAATATCCTTTAATTGAGAAAATAAACTTTTTGAAAATGCAGGTGCATGAAATTCCTCATTTAAGTAAGAATCAACAAAGTGTTCAAACGTTTCTGATTTAGTGTGAACTTTACATCTAGCCCAATTATAATTGTAATATTCAAATAATATTTCAAATGGATTTCTAATTGTTGTAACCAATATATCATCTTTAGGAACTGAAAATACTGCTACATCCCTCATTACATTCTGAGGTTGGTTGGGAAAATCCCAATCTTGCCATCCTTTAATCTGAGTTTTGTAGTTCCAAGAATGACCAACACTCACTATTTTATATGGATGGGAGTTTATAGTTCCCCATCTTGAATCAAAGTTTTTTTCAAAATGAAATCCACCGGTTAATGGTATGTTTATAAATCTTAAATTCACTTAACTAAATATTTATCATCAGTTAAACAAGGAAACTTAATTACAGTTGTTATAGTATCTTCCAATACTCTAAAATCAGTTGCTTCTCCTGGCTCTATTGTAATAATATCACCTTCTTCGTAAAGTTCATTATTCATCAAAACTCTACCCTTTGAAATGATGGTGATTTCAGTTGCTACTTTGTGGTAATGTTTTTGTTCGTAATCACCCTTTTTATAGGTTTTTACTGCAACCTCAACATCATCAGTTTTCCAAAGTGATGGTTCAAAGTTTCCAACTATCCATCCTCTGAACATATCGTTTAGTTTATTTACTTTCATCTTTATACTTTTCTATTACATCTGAACAAATTCCTATCGTACCTTTAAATGGTTCTTTATTAAATACCTCAGGTAGAACCAAAATACCCCTATCATATAAATTGGTTGACCAAATATAGCTATGTGAAGTCAAAACTCCCATATCTACATCATGTGAAAAGTAATTGAATTGAATTGATTTCTTCCATTCATATTCATTGAAGTAAGATAATGCATCCATGTTCTTACAATGAATCCAAAGTTTATTAGAACGATTTTCTAACCAATTGATATCAACTAAATAATCAGGAGTATCATGTCCTAAAAATAACCTACCCTCCAAATACCAAATATCTATCTCAACATCATAACCAGCTTCAATAGCTTCATCGATATATGATGGATGATTTTCTTTTTCGATATTTTTACGATTAATGTTGCCTCGGTGTGATATTAGTATCATATGCTTGTTCTTTGTTTAAGTATAATCGTCTTACATCAGATATACTAAAATTTCTTTCTGGGATGAATCCATCTGTCCATTGTGCTTTGAATATATTTGCTACAATCTTATATGGATGTAATTTTTTTATATTCAATATTTCAAAATTATCTACCATTAATTTTCTACCATCTACATTACCCCATCTTTCAGGTTCTTTAGCCATTAAATAAGAACGAGTAAAATTAATTTCAGGTTCCCAATAAGATTGCCTTTTACCATCTTTTTCATACCATATAAGTAAGTTATCAACATTTAATTTAGTTTTTTCAAACATAAGTTGAAGGTTATCTTTAGTTGATGCAATTAGATGGTCTGAAAAATGAAATGGTATGAAACTCCAATGTCTAAAAAATATCGGAGAACAATGTATTTTTTTTGGATTCATAGCAACTTCATTAGCTACATATTCCATATTTGAAAAATATTCATCTCCCCTTATTTTTATTACATAATCAGTATCTACTAACTTCAAACCAGTAAGCGTAGATATAAGTTGATAGTTTATGTTTTGGAAACCGGAATTTGGTGGTAATTTACTAAGTACCACTTTGTAAGTTTCAGGTAAATTTGAAAAATTCAATTCTGAACCTATCCAAGTAGAAATAACCACATTTGCGGTTGGATAGTTCTCAACATAGAAATCTATTGTAGGTTGCAAGATTTTACCCTGCAAAAGAATTGTAACATTTTTCATTAAAATTAAAGTTATCGTTTAAATTTTATGTTTATGTAGTTTATTAAACCCATAATCGTTGGTGCCCACATTCCGATGAACAATCCCAACATTTTTTCTTCTAATATTAAAAACAAGAAAAGTGAGAACCCAATAGAGAACGCTACACACATTAGTAATATAAGTTCTGATAAAGGTATTCTACTCATCTCCCAAAATCCTTTTAGTAGATTGAATATCATCAATTTTCCCATCTACCATTTTATTCAAAGATTTTATAAGTTTATCTAACTTTTCAATATCTTTTGAATATTGCGATTGTGAAGAAGATTGATTGGAGAACCTATTAATCTTGTCCTCCAATCTATCTAAATCTTTTTGGCAGTTTATTTTACCAAGTTTGAGTTCGTACTTCAAATCAGAAAGTGAACTCATTAATCTGATTATAACAAATGTTAGTGATGCTATTACTACTAATATACAACCAAATATGATAAAATACTCCATTTCCATCTTTACCTATAAAATTACTTGTTATATAACGCGTAAACTTTATTGATAAGATTTGTTTTGGTAAGTGAAGAATCTAATTCTACATCGAATTCTGATTTTGCAATAGAAACTAACTCTGTTTTTGTTTTTCCTCTTAACGAAGATTTTGTTACTTTGTTAGATTTTCTACCTTTCCTACCCCCACCTTTAGCTGCTTCAACAACATCTTTTGATTGTTCTACAACTTCTTTAACAGCTTCCACTACATCTTTTGCTTCTTCTGCTACTCTTTTAGCTCTTTTCTTAACTGTTTTTACAGTTTGTTTAACATCTTCTACTGCATCTTCAACTTCATCAGGAATAAAATCCCCATCTCTGTCATTGATTTTGCCTTGTTTGTAGAATCCGAAATAATAAACTGCAGCAGCTACTACTACGAGTCCTAAAATAATTAAAATAGTGTCCATAAAATTGATTTTTATTTATTAATAAATATTAAAAGGTTAGATAAACATATGGTAATCTTGGTCACTATCATCATCATTTTTACCCAAGTTTTGTAACTCTGGGTTGTTATGAACAGACATTGATGCCAAAATCATGCTTGCTAATCCAATTAATGCGTTTCGGAAATACCGTTTAATACTCTCCATATAATGAATACGTTTTTTGTGGTTCGGGCTCTATAACTTTTTCTTCTTGTTGAATCACATAAGTGAAGCCCTCTCTCGCATCCATATAGAATTGGGTATTTCCATTTTTTTGATAAATGTACTCTAATACATCTGTCAATGAATCTAAAACAACAGAAGTATTGTCCAAAGGAGACCACCTATCACCAGGTGGAACTCTTTTAGCAACTTTTACTTTTACTTCTTCGGTAATAACTTCTGGTTCTTTACTCATTACTCAATAACTCTTATAATTCTGCTCTCCTTTGCTCCACTTACTTTGTAGTCAATGTTCACTCCAGCATCGGTAAAGTCTGATACAACTCTTGCCTCTGCTTCGGTTACTGATTGAGCATCAACCAAGTAGATTTCTTTTCTTAGTTTTGGGTTGCCATTTTTAAGTGTTGCAACTTCCACTTCTACTGTAACTTCAAAATATTTCATAAGTTTATATTTTTATATATTGTTAATTTTAACAAAGATACGAAAAAAATTCAAAAAAACCAAATTTAATATTAAATTAATATTCGTACTCTTTTTTTGGACCTGTAAGGTTGCCATTTATAAGGAATGAACAATTAAAACATAACATCCTAAGATTCTCATGTTTATGATTACATCTATCCCCATCTAAGAAATCTAACACCAATGGAACTCTGAAATCAGTTACCCTTCTTTCTTCGAATCCACAGTTGTTACACTTCTCTAACATATACCCATTATTGAGTAATCTCTTTTTAAGTTTCCAAACTGGATAATCTGGATACTTTCCTTCTAAAATATCATCTAAAGAATGTGCTAATGTACCAGGATTAGTTCCCTTACGAATACCAATACCATGTGGATTTTTCAAATCCTCAAAGATACCATATTCTTTAGCGTATTTTTTATATGTGTTATAGGATACACCCAACATTCTTGCAGCTTCTGCCGCAGAACGAGCCTTTTGTTGTATCTCTTTGATTTCAGATTCTAAAAGTGGTCTGGCTCCTAAACCTCGTTTGGTTCTTTGTTTAGGTGCTTGTGATAAATCTTTGGTTGGGTCATATTGGGGAAATAATGATTCCCCATTTGTAACATCTTCCATTTTTATATACTATTTATGTTTTTGTTTCTATGTATATAAATATAGATTAATCCTTTTTTTCTACACCAAACTTAGAAAATCTATACCAAGCTCTTTCGTGAAGGAAATAAAGTATCATTTTTGTGAATACTTCTACACCTCCGATAGCTAATCCCATTTCCCAACTTCCAGTGATTACAGCTGATAGTATCATTGTATCTAATGTACCAATAATCCTCCAACTTATAGTTTTAGCAATGTGTCTCTTATAACTTACCATCTTTTTTCATTTGTTCTCTAATAGAAGTTGCAGAGATTTCACCTATTTCTTGTGGTGGTACGTGTTCAATTACATCGTATCCTACCCCTCTTCCATAATTGATTGATTCAATATCAGGAACAATTGATAAAAAGATTTTACCTTCTTCAATGAGGTCTTTTAATTCCTCTGAAAGGTTCATCATTATTTCATGTGCTGTCCAAGGGTTTTTCTCATCAGGTTTTACATCTCTGATTGCTACCCACACATTTTTTCCTTCTTTCAACCTTTCATTAATTAGCCAATAGTGACCTTTGTGAAATGGTTGCCATCTCCCGAAAAATACTGAATATTTCTTTTCCGTAGAGGAACTCTCTTTGTCTGCTTTTGCTTGAAAATTTGCCATTATAACTTATTTGTTTCTCTTAAATGATTTACGATTTTTGTGAATGATTGATTCGGATTGTCTTTTGTAGTATCAACATCAAAAAAATTCTTTTGAGGTGCTACATAATCCTTTGCATGGAAGTGGTCTCTTTCTCTTGGAGTAGCGCAATGTACATAGAACTCTTGAAAATTATCTAAACCGATTCTTTCTTTAAATTCTTCTCTTAACCATTCATAAGGTGCTACTAATGATACGACCACATCACATTCGTTATTACAAAGATACTCAGCAATCATCTGAGCTCTACGAATGTTATCAATTCTACCTTGTTCTGAATAATCTTTATTTACAGTGAGGGCTCTTAGGTCATCACCATCTACATGGAATACATCTTTTCTCCAATTTCTTTTCTCGGTTTGGAGGAGTTCGACTAACTTCTTACCGAGTACAGTTTTTCCGTGAGCCGGTTGGCCTGTAAACCAGTATATGTTACCTTTTGCCATAACTTTATTTTAATTGTTCAAATATACGAAATTAATTTGGATTTTCCAAATTACTTTTTCTTTCTCCAACCACCACCAAGTTCTTTATATTTCTTGGAAGCCCATGCATTTGCATATGCCGATGGATATACATCAAATTTCTCTTTTGCTTGAGAAACTGCATATGACCATTTGTCTGGTTTAGTTGGTACGTTTTCTTCTACGAATAGATTGATTCTTTCTTCGATTGATTCACTCATTGGATTACCTCCCAATTTGATGATATCGTTATCAATCTTATTTAATAAGTTACCATATCTATCAGCGATTGGTCCACCTTCTGCTTCAGCTTCTTGTTCCATATCTCTCATTACCTCTGCTCTCTTCTTTTTGAGTGCTTTGATTTTGAGTTCTGCTTGTTGGAGTTTTTTAGCAGCCATTTGGTTTTTCTTCATTTGGGCTGCTCTTATTTTTGCTAATTTTTCTTTTTCAGCTTTTTCAATCGCTGATGCTCTCAATCTTACTAAGATAGGGTCATTGATATCCATTGCTTCGTTTACCGATTCATAGATAGAACCTAAGTATTGGATAAATTGTTTATCGTTTTTCATATCCTTAAAGTTTCTATCAGAAAGAACATTCTTAATAAAATCTTTAACATTCTTAGATTCATCTCTGATTTGGTCTATAAGGGAGAACATACCCTCATCTATTGATTCTGAAAATAATCTTTTACCTGTTTTATCTTCAATATGAACAGTAGCTCCTTTGTGTTTTGATTGAATAACATTAAATGCAGCAGGTACAGCTTCTGGAGTTTTTACTAACTCTTGGTCAATTACTTTACCATTTTTAACCACTACTAAAGATACTGGAAAACTTCCTTTCTTTGCAGCTTTGTGAACTACTGACCTTCTTGCTTCTCTCATATTACCATCGTAGTTCATTGCCCAATTATCAAATGCATCTAACATATGTGAAATTTCTCTTTCATCCTTATCTCCATATGCATTGTAATCAAACTTATCTTTCATTTGAGATAGTTCTTTTTGTCCAAAGTTTTCGTATCCACCTTTTTGTTTCCACTTTCTCATTAGTCCTTTTTTAACTTTTGAGATTGCTGAACGAACTTGTGATGGTTTGAATTTTCCTTCGTTTACTGATTCAATGATAGTATTTCCTATTTTTCCATTTAATACTACATCTGCACCATGGTTCCAATTCCACCATTCTCTGTGCATAGTTTCAAGTCTTTTAACACCAACCTTTGATGGTTTTTTAACTAACGCTTCTGTGAATTTAAGGAAATCTTTTAGTTTAGATTGAAACTTTTTTAATGCATCTTCATTACCAGTAATTGGTTTGAACTTATGTTTTAAAGTTGCTTTTATTGCATTAATCAATACAGGCCCCATTACACTTACTACTTCTTTAACATCTTTTTTATCTTTAAGTACCAAATCAATGATTGTATCTGCATTATTATGAATAGCTTCTGCTTTTCTTACACCGGTAGAATCTTTGGATTTCTTACCTTCGTTTACTGATTCTTTCATATTTGATGTGATTGATTCTGGTGCATTATCTTTAACCCAATTGAATAACTTATCTTTCCAAACTTTTTCTGGAAAGATACCACCCTTTTCTTTTTTAAGTGGAAGTGAGAGGAATCCCTTTACACCACCACTAATAGTTTTACCATCTGTATCAGTATAGAATACAGTGTGTTCTGGGTTATTAAGGATTACATCAACTCTACCATTCATTCCTTTTGGAAGAGCTTTAGTTACTAATCCCCAAATAGTATTTGCAGCACCTTCATGTGTTTTTAAAAGGATATCCTCAGGTACCATTCTAGCTCTATTCTTATTATTAACCATTGCAGTTACATAATTTGTAAGTACCCAAGTTAAGTGAATATTATCTGCTTTGTATCCAACTTCTTTTAATTTTGGAACAACTGAAGTGATATCGGTTACATCCTTTGCGGTGATATCAAATAAAATGTTTGGAAGAGTTTCAGGATTATTTTTACCCAATAATAGTTTTTCTAAAGTATTATCTTTAATACCCATTGCCTTTACTAAAATGTGAAGGGCCATTACATGGTCTGGATTTTTAAGATTAAAGTTTTGAAGTTTGTACCCATCCTTTTCAATCTTTCTGATTAAATCTAAATCTTTAAGTTTGATATTTCTACCATACTTTTTTAGGATACTTCTAATATCTAATTTACCTAATCTATTGAGAATTTGAAGTTGTTTCTTCATTTCATCCACATCTCTAATTTTGAAAGATGCAGAATCTACAAAGTTTTTGATAGCGAATCCTTTACCACTACCAGCTCCACCTGCCATAAAAACTACTTGACCATATGGTTTTCTATTACCATAGGTAATCAGCTTTTCATTTAGAATATCTTCGGTTATTTCTTCAAATACCATATCTTCGTTTTTCTTTTTACCAGCACAATGGGCTTTTTGACTGAAACCTTTTGGGTTGTTACAATCTATTGATTTCTTATATTTCTCACTCCATCCCATCTACTCTATAAATATATATTAAAAACCTAAAAAGTTGTTATTGTTCTTTGATTTTTATGTTAAAGGTTAAATTATCGAAACCACTTATTTTTGCAGGTTCTGATGAAGTAAATGGTAAATGTAATACTTTTTCTGCTCCACCTTTCAAACTTCTATCATTTGTCCAATCATTATCAGTACCAGTATTTAAGATTGCAGAACCTGCATTATCCAGTAACCATTGTTTTAATTGAGATGGTGTCCATTGTGGATATAATTCTAAAATACATGCAGCAACACCTGCAACTTGAGGAGATGCCATAGATGTACCAGATATATTAGTTTGCTTAAATGATGAATTCAAATAATAATTTTGAGAACCACTTCCCCACTTATTTGTATTAGAAGTTGCACTCATAACATTTGTACCAGGTGCATAGATATCAACACCAGGTCCAGTTTCCGATGATGTTGCTTTTCTATCAGTTGTGGTATCATGTACTGATGAATCCATATTACCAACTATGATTGCTCTTGGTCCAGTTCCATCTTGCCCTGCATCACCATATGGAGAAGAACCTCTGTGATAGTAAGTTGTACCCGATGATGTGTGTGTATAATTATTATCATAATCCGCACCACCACTCTCATCTACTTTATTACTCCTATTTCCAGCAGCAACAAACACATGAACACCCGCTTCTAACAACTCTTCAATATCAGTATCAACCGATGCTATTCTTAAATTACTAGCATATGTTGGACCTGATACTGAATACAATGAATACATCAATCCGTAATTGTTTTCTCTTTCAGTTGTAGTATCAATATCAGTACCACTATAATCAGTACCTCTATAATTTATGTTTGATATTTGAGCATTTGTAAATGTTCTCAGATAACCCCAACTCATATTTACCACAGTTGGTCTAACATACCCAGTATTTGGGTCAACTGATTTAGCATTATGCCAACCTTTAATAGCATCAAATGCATAGGTTGGTGAAATACCAGTTCCACTATCACCACTACCTTCTAATCCACTTATCTTTTGATGATATACTTTTGCTTTTTTAGCATACCCAAATGTTTTACCTGCTACAATACCAGCACAATGTGAACCATGTCCATCATAATCTCTATCGTGATTTGATGATTGTGTAAAAGCACCCCATGTATCCCAATCTACCGATTCAAATCTATCTGCCCATTCTGGATGGTCTATTTGAATACCACTATCTTGAATTACAACATCAACCCCCTTACCAGTTAATGAATATGGATATTCAGTAGTTGGTGAGGTATTTGAACTACCATAATTATTTGATTTAGATAAAGTTCTTATTAATCCCCAATTTTGATAATTACCACTATCAGAAGTTGTTTTGGTAAATACACCCTCTTGGATTGCATGATGTCCAATTACGATATCATCCCTATCTTCGGGTGGAATTTCAACTGCAAGAACTCTTTCATCATTTCTTACAGTTTCAGCTTCTTCATCCGAAAGAGTGTACCAAGTTTGTCTTTGTGAATCTGGTCTAAGGTTAGGAGAATCTACTCTACGATTAGGGATATAAAGATTACCCCCATCGTTTTCATTTTCCATATCATCCCAAAACGATTCATAATCTACACCTTTTTTGAGTATTACATTGTAGGTTCTCATAGGTGTTTATTTTATACGAATGATATCTCTTGCCATTGATTGCCATCATAGAAGAATGGCTTTATAGTTGCTCCACTACCACTTACAATAAAACTACCAGATGATGGTGATGAAGGTGTTGTTGTTCTTGGAGTTATTGTTAATACATCAGTAATGTTAACTTCCTGAGCTATCATATTAATATCAGCCGATGCCGATACTTCAATATTAGTTGCTGATGAAATGGTTGGTGTTCCTGCAGAACCTACAATAAACTCATCTGCTTCAATCGAACCCGTTACTTTAAATGAACCAGTCATTTGTACTATATCCGAAGGAATCCCAGTATTAACTTTTATTTTACCCTCACCAGAAGTTAAAGATAATGAACCAGTTACATAAACCTCATCAACTGTTACTAAAGCTTTGATTAATTGAGAACCAGTAAATGTGTTACCACCCAAATTAGCGTAATCGGCTTGAATAGCACCTATATCACCTCTAAATCCATTAAATGTTGATTCTAATGATTGTGAAGTTGTTGTACCAACACCATCAGCGTATCCAGTTGTTGCAAATCCTAAATTTTCAATTTGAGTTGATGATGATACTAATCCTTCTGGAACTCCAGTTAATGTTGTAAAATCTCCAGAAGCTGCACTACTACTAATTTCAAAGGTTTGTCCAAATGAACTACCACTAATTGCGATTACTATACCAGGACCAGCTACAAAGTCTGGTATATCAGGTATTTGTGCGTAATTAACTTGAGCAGAACCTGAGAATAAATCTTTTTCCAATAATGAGTTGAAATCATCAGTAAGTGAACCAGTTTCTAAGTTTTCAATTTGGTTTACTACTGATTGTGAGAATATACCAAATGCTCCACCAGAACCAGTCCAAGCGTTTAAAGTTACAACTTCACCAGCATTAGGGTCAAATCCTAAAGCTTCAATTTGTGAAGAACCAGTTATAAAATTAACTTTTTCTAATTCATATGATGCGGTAAATGAGTAGAACTCGGATGATAATGTACCACTACCACCACCAGCTGATGTAATTTGGATATAATTTGCAGTATCACCTGATGAACCAGATGATATAGTTACGCCATCACCCCAAAATTTAGGAATATTTCTAATTTCACCATAATTAATTTGTGCGGATGAAGTTACCGAACCACTAGCTAATCCTTGTGAACCTGTTAATAAACCTATAACCCCTAAGTGAGTTTCAACTCTAGCATCAGTATAATATAAGTTAGATGGGTTCTCTCCTACAAATGATGTATCAAATCCAGTGTTATCAGCGTCAGCAAGTACAACACCAGCAGATGATGTAATACCAGTTAAATCGGCTGAACTACTAAGAAATCCTAAATCGGTAATTTGTTGTGAACCAGAAATAGTTCCCTGTGGAATAGTTGTTGATGATTCTGAAACGAATCCAAAATCAGTAATTTGTTGTGAGCCAGAAATTATAGCTACTGATTTTAATGATTGAGTATATGCTTGTAATCCACTAACTATAATGTTTTCTCCACCACCAGCAAATCCCAAATCTTCAATTTGAGTTGATGATGATACAATACCATCGGGTAGATTTATACTTCCATTAAATGCTGAACCAACTCCAGTAAATGAAATTGTATGAGCTATTGTGTTTGATACATTTGAAATGTAATCAGTAGAACCACCACCTCCACCAGCACCAGCAGCAACAGATGCTGAGAAGTTAGCGAATGTAGTTTCATCATTAGCTCTTATCAACATACCACTCAATCTAGCATTAGATTCATCAGTAATGTTTGATTGTGAAACGATTTCATATTCAGAATCATATTCAACTCCGCCACCTCCACCACCAGTAGATGAAATTTCAATACTTAATTGGTCACCACTACCAGAAGTAACAGTTACATTAGTACCACCATTAATTGCAATTAATTGTCCTAATTGTTCTGATGAAGATAGAATATCAATTGGTAATCTATCTGCAATAAATAAAGAATCAATTGTTGATGATTGTATAAACCCTAAATCGGTAATTTGTTGTGAACTAGATACAGTTCCTTGTGGCGTAGTATCTCCACTACTAGCAGATATTGCTAAAATTCTTGTCTCAAAGGATGCAGAATCTTCGTAGTAAGATGCTGTAAATATATTTAGTGGTCCAATATTAGTACCTGAAGAAATAAATCCTAAATCTTCAATTTGACCCGAACCACTTATGATTGTTAATCCTTGAATTATTTGATTAACTCTTGCGTTTGTATAATACTGATTAGTTGAACCCTCACTTATATCATCTGTATCCAATCCATTTATTGTAGAATTTACATTAGAAATTTGTGCTGTTAATTCACTATCAGTTGCTAAAGTATCAGCAAGATATTGTTGTAGAGATAGTAATGTAGCTTTTTGGGTTGCACCACCATCTACAACCGGAAAAATCGTAACATCTCTAAGAGAGCCCGATATTAATTCCGTTAAATCTGATATTTTTACATTATCTGCCATACCTTAATAAATATTCCTTATCTTTTTTTCTTTTTCTTTCTTGGAGATAATTTTAGTGAGGTATCCCCACCATCAATCTTTTCTTTTAAAGTTTCCCACTCTTGCCTTCTGATAGCTTCTAACTTTTTCGTTCTTCTTACTGTTTTAGGTTTAGTATATGTTTGCCTTTCCCTAAGTTCTTGTAAGTGTCCAGAATCAAAACACGCTCGTTTAAACTTTTTAAGAGCTCGATTAATATCTCCCTTTATTACCTTTATAGTAACTAATTTTTTACCCATTAAAATAACAATTATGCACCTGTTTTTGAAAAGGTAGGTGTCTTACCCTTTTTTCTATTTCCACCTTTTTTAGTATCACCAGCTTTCTTTTGGTCAGCTCTTTTTCTTTTTACAAATGCAGCTCTACCTTTAGGTCCTAACTTAGCTGCCTTTTCTTTAGATAAACAAGCTGCATAAGCATCACCTTCTTCACCATCGCCACATTTACCTAACTTCTGTCCATCAGTTCCGTATCTATCCCAACCACCACCAGATGATGAACCAGTCTTTCCTTTACCAAACCACTTTCTCAAATCTTCGTTTAGTGGATGGTTTACGATATCATGTAATAAATCATCTAACTTTATCATTTTCTTACTCTAAATGGTATATTATTTCTTTTCCAAAAAGAATTTAATGTTTGCATTAAATCTCTAACTGTTGAACGATATTTTTCTTTTTTCTGAGGAGTTGTTGTATCCATATATCCTGCAGGTAAAATCCCCTTTGTGTAACTTTGTATATTAAAAATACCAATCTCATTCAAAGTTACCTCTTTTAATGGTTTCATACCAGCTTTGGTTCTTAACACATTAATTTGTTTGATAATCTTTTTTTGGTTTGGAGATTGTGGCATTGCTTTCATCGCCTTTGAGTATAACTTATATAGTTCTAATCTCTCTGAAGATGTTAAATCCTCTCTTGCCGATTCTTTAGTGTACATTTTCATTCTAATATTAGAATCTGTAAATCTAACTTTAATACCTTGCTTTTTGTAGAAAGTATTTAGAGTTCTAACCAAATCACCAATCACAGATTTTACTCTTTCTTTATCTTGTGGATTATAAACCCAAAAGAATTCCTTTGGAAAAAGTTCATCTACAACATTTGCAATTGAAACAGTCATTGAAGCTTCATTGATTGAGTTTTCTTCAACCGATTCAGGAACACAATTTGGCACCATCTTTCCATTCTTCATTTTGCCACCAATTTGTTTGTAGCCCTTCCAACAATCTTCATTTAATATGTCAGTTAACTTAATCACTTTATTTTATAAATTTAAATGCTAATGATTGCATACCCAACAAACCCTGCTTCACAAACTTTTCTTGATTAGATGGATTTAATTTATCATATACACCAACGATTGCAGATGCTGAGTAAGTATCCACTTTCATTCTCTTACCACTTTTTGGGTCTTTAAGAGTTTTATACCCATTCTTCAATACATCTCTTAATTGAGTAATGATTTCAGGTTCTTTTCCTTCGTTCAATATTTCGGTTAATCTAATCATATACTATAAATATAAGATTTTAATGTTTAATGTGTTGAACTCTCCATTTGATATTTTTACCCCTTAACATCTTTTTCATTTGATTAACATTCTTAATAGAATCATCTGCAAAGTAAACATCATCATAACCTTCGTTATCAATCTTTTTTTCAACCCAATCTGATTTATCTTTTGGGTTATTAGATTGTAAACCTATTACTGGTATTTTTTGATTAATACCAATATCTTTTAAATATCTTTGTACATGCTTATCTACCGCTTGAGGTCTTGCGGTTAGAATGAATACACCCTCTCCTTTGTTCTTATTGATTATTCTTTTAAGAACTTTGGTAATCTTTTTTAATTCTTGGGGTTCTTGAACAGAGTAGAAATCTCTGAAATCGTATTCTTCACCTGGCTTTTCATTGTAAAGAGCATATTCACCAGGTGTTAACTTTTTCTCTTTACCATCAATAGTTTTTACATAAATGTAAGAATTCGTAAAAACAAGTGTGTCATCGAAATCAAATACTCTGAGTTTTTTTGATTCTGTGAATAAACTTCTAGCTATCATATCCTCTTGTTCTTTGATAAACATACTAATATACGAAATTTTTTGGAAAAATCCAAATATTTTTACGATTTATTTAGAATCTGATTGTTTAATTCTAATAATCTTTTGTTTTCCATTTCAAGATATTTGACTTTGATAGTCAATTCGGCTACATCTTTGGTAAGTTCTAAGATTTTCTCTCTAAGTTCATCCTTTTCTCTTGAACTTCTTTCTAAGAGTTCTTCTAATCTATCTATTCTCTTCGCACAATCATCTTTGATGTAATCATCTTCTTCTTTCTTTTCTTGCGCACGCTTTTCATAGTATCTCCAAGCTCCTGCTGAACCCAATACTGTGATAAGAGTAATGATTACTGCGTAGATTGATTCTAGTTGCATTCTTATTTATCTTTATTATGTAATATACCGTCAGTTTTTTCTAACTCAGCTCTTAAATAGTGCTTAGCCCCAACTATGTAATCCTTTGCTTTGATGATTTTAGATTGCCACCAATGAGGTAAATCGATTTCAGTATTCATTTCATCGAAATCTTTCATCATTTCACCCAATTCCTCAGCATATCTTTCGATGATACTTAAATCAGCTCTTAACATACCAGGTTCATTGTCTTGGTGTCCCAAATCAGTATCTTCAAAAACACCATCAAATGCTTTAGCATCTAACTCAGTATCTTTAGCCATCTGAGAAATATACTTCTCCTCCATATCTAACATTTGCGTTAGATTCTTTTGTCTAGCGTTAATCTTCTTAGTTAAATCTCTAAGTACATTTAGGATTTTTTCTTTCTTTTTTGGGTCTTTTTCGGTTTTCCAAGGTTTTACAGCTTCTCTTCTTTCAGCCTCTAATCTTGCAATTTCCTTTTTGACAGCCTCTATCTTCAAAAACAACTTGGGGATTCCTTCACTTACTAATTGTTTCCAAGTGAATTGTCCATCATAGTTTTCAACGATATACCTTTTTAACTTTTCCATATCAGTTACCTTTGTTATCTAAAGATAAATATAATCTATTTTGATTTAAAGGAAAAACAATACCCTCCGAAGAGGGGTTATGTTTTATTCTTTCTTACCAAAGACTTTACCAACTTCAGCAATACCAAACGAACCAAGAGTGATGATTACGAATGAATTGTAAATGAATTCTTGGATAACTAAATCTTTACCGAAAAATCCAGTACCTATATCAGCGATTGCAAATAAACACATCATTGCGAATGATGCAAACCCTACTACTGATTTTTCGTTGATGTCATTTTGGTCTTTGAACATATCTTTAAATGCCATAATAAATTTCTTTTAGATTAAATTTACTATAACCTATTAATGAAACTTATTTGGTATAAATATCAGATTCTTTGTAAAAAGTTATCCATTTCTTTATCAAAGAGAGATTCTGCTTTTTTATAGAATTCATCTTTTTTATTAAAAGAAGTAAAGTTATCGTTAAAGCTTGGGATTCTATGAGTATAATCTTCAGTTATATAGATACCATCTAATACATACTGTTTTATTGGGTATTGTTTACTTACAATAGCGTTATGGGATGCATACATAGCAAAAGTATCTTCAGGCCCATATCCACCAAATGATTCTGGTATTTTTATGAAATCCCAAAACTCCTTTGAATATAATGTGTGCATACCATTACCAAATTTAATTGGTGCAACCAGTCTTAAAGATAAATCGGTATATTTTTGTGTTAGTACATCTTTTATACATTCTTTCTCAAACGCTTCGCCAAATTCACCATTTAACCTATTTGATGATACCAATACATCCCATGTTTTATCCCACCATCTTGGTAATGCTGGTGATAGTATGTACATACCATTTAATTGTTTAGCTGCATTTAATTGATGTTTTAATTGATGTTGATGTAAAACTATATCAGTATCACAAAAGATAAATTGGTCATAATCTAATTTTATAGCTTCTCTTTTTTGTTGGGTTGTTCCCCACAAAGAAGTATCGGTTATAATTTCTTTATCTAAATTGGATATATCATTTGTAACATCATTAAAAACACCGATAAATTCATCTTTAGGTACGTTTGTATTATCCCAATCCGTTAACTCAGGATTTAAGTTTAATGATATTTTTAGAGTAACATCATCACTATCATCTAAATGTTTAAGAGATAATTTATAATTATTTATTAGTTGTATGAACATCTCTATCTCTTGAGGCATTACATGCATACATACTAAAGTTGATTTATTTTTCATTAAAATATATTTTTAAAATGTGGTTTAATCATATCAACTTCTTCTAAAGAGATAATATCTATTTGAAAGATATCCCAATTAAATGAACCAGTTTGACCAGTTTCTTCAATGATGAATGGTAATTGTTTGATGAATTCAGTAAAGTGTTGATTTGTTAATTTACTTGCATCAAATGAAATCAATATGTGATTGTTCTTTTCATTATCATATGGTTTAACCGATTCCGATATATCATATTCAGATTTTTCGTTTTCAGCATCTACATATGCTTTGTAATCACAATCAACATAGATTGTATCACACCAAGGTTCTAAGATGGATAGAATTTGAGTATTACAATTTTTAACAATAAATCCAGTATCATATCTACTTGGAACGATTGGCATCATAAATTCATCATGTAATACATCAGTATGCCACTTTCTCCACCATTCTCTAAATTTGTGTTGTCTTAGAATAGTGTACTCTTCGGAATCTTTTGGTTTGTACCAAATTGTGCCATCGGGTAGTGGAATTTCTTTTTCAATTTCAATTCCATCTTTGAACCTACTACCCCTACAAGTCATATGATATACAAATGCATCTCTACTTTGAATCAACTCGTATCCATTTAGAAAAAATCTATTAAAGATATCAGAATCTTCTAACTCCATTGGTGCGAATAAGAAATCATGCCCACCAATATCAACAAAATCTTCTTTGTACATCATCCAAGGTGCAAATATACCATCAGTAACTTTACCCTCATTTTCTATTTCCTTTTGTGATACGAAGTTTAAAAAGTTTTCTTTTTGTTCTGAGAACTCATCTACTTCTAATCCAAAGTTTTGTACATACTTTTCAGGACCAGGTGGATGAAGTGGTGGTTCAATTCGAGTTGCTGAAACTACCTTTTTTACTTCTAAGTGTTTCAACATATTTTCCACATAGTTTGGTGTTACCACCATATCCGAGTGTAGAATTGATACTACTTCGGTTTTTGCTAAATCAAAACCAACATCATACAATACAGTGTGTCCAACTCTATCAGGTCCTTCGTTTCTATAAGCGATTATATTATCCCTACCTTCTGAGTATTCAGTAATCCAATTCCAACTATTATCATCAGATGCATCATCTAAGATTACCACATCATGCGAATTACCATAGTGTTCTTCAATAGAACCTACGGCTTGTTGTAGATATGGTAGATTACTTCTACAAGGTATTACAAATGTTATTCTTTTCATTTATTCTGGTTTATAAGCTTTTACATATATCCATTGAGGATGTCCATTATCTGAGAATGTATCTCTCACATATGTTTCTATATTGATAAATCCAATGTTTGTTAAATCTTCTATAATTTCAGATTCACTTTGTACCCTCACATCAGAATGTGAATTAGTTCCACCAGCATCATAATGGTTTGTGTGGTATGGATATCTATTTTCATTTGGTTTTATTTCCTGACCATATCCCATTTGGAATGAAAATATTCCACCTGGTTTCAAAGTTCTAAGTAAATCGGTTATTAGTGATTTTCTGATATCATATACTGGAATATGTTGTAGTGCGATGGTTGACATGATGAAATCATATTCGTTATTTTTCAATTGAGATACATCAACTCCATTATTTACATACCAATCACTATCTTGTCCTTTATAATTTTCCTTACAATAAACAATGTTAGCTTCTGAGATATCAATACCATCAATTCGTTTCCAATCGGATAAAGATAACATATTTGTTACATTTCTACCCTTACCACAAGCAAAATCTAAACCAACTTTATTTACCCAACTATCTCTATCTTTTAAATCACCTAAAAGAATATTCCAATAATCGGGATTACCATTATGCTCAGGATGGTTAGAAGTTCCACTTCTATACGCACCCTTTTGCATTTTGGTATATTTGTTATCACTACTTACCATAATTCTCTAAGTATCTATTCAAATCTTCAGGTGTTCCAAGTCCCCACATCTTTGGTACATCAAATGTTCTCACCTTTAATCCACCTTTAATTGCGTTGTTGTAAACAGGACAAACATAGAATTCATTGTTTACTCTAATATCCTGCTCAATCATTTCTTCAGCGTATTTCACAAAATCAGAACCATGTTTCCAATAATAGAAACCCACTGTTGCTAAATCTGAGATTGGGTTTTTCTCTTGCACTTCGGTCACAAAACCATCTTCATCCAACTTAGCAAATGACCACTTTGGGTGAGTTGCTTTGAATGTTGGGATACCACCATCAGCATCGTTCTCATTCATTTTGTAGAAGAACTCATTTGAATCCCATTCTACAAATTGGTCTGAGTTAGCGAAGAATAATGGATTATCGTTATCAATATGTTCTTTAGCCAAAAGTGCAGTACAAGCTGCTCCTTCGGTAATACCATCTACTTCTACAATCTTACAATTAGGAGTAATAAGATTAAGTAAGGTATCCAAATTGAATTTCTCCCTATGTGATTTCTGAACTACATAGATATAATTTGCTTCGATGTTTAGATTTTCTACCACGACCTGAATCATAGGTTTACCTTCCACATCAATTAGTGGTTTTGGAAATGTGTATCCTGCTTGTTGGAATCTACTACCAGCTCCAGCCATTGGAATTAATACATTTAACTTATTATCCACCCATTTTGGTTTATCATTTGTTTGTCCCATTTCTATTTCAGTTAATTTTTTAAATATGTTTGTGTAGGTTACTTCTTGTGGATTTCTAACTCTCAACACATGAGCGTTAGAACGAGATGCTGCAAGTAACCCATAAGGTGAATCCTCTACGATTAGAGTTTCAGATGGTAAACATCCCATCTTTGAGATTGCTCTCCAATACATCTCAGGGTGTGGTTTAGAGTTTTGTACATCTTCGTTTGAGATGATGTAATCCATAAACTCCATAATACCCAACTTTGAAAGTACAGTCAAAACTGTCTTTCTGATTGAATTGGAACAAACTGCTATTTTGTATCCATCCTCAACCAATGCGTTCATTACCGATTGTAGAGTTTGGTTTGGTTTTAACTCTTTCAACTTTTGTAATGTCAATTTTTGTTTACCTTCCCAAATCTCTTTGTGTAGTTCGGTTGGTAATCCTTTTATCTCACTCAACATCTCCAACTTTTGATTGGTTTTTAATCCATCGTAAGTTGATAGGTGTTCAGCCCAACTAATTGCGTATTGTTCACCCAAAGCTTCATTGAGTGCATCATAGTGGATGTTTTTTGCTTCAACAAGAACACCATCCAAATCAAATATAACTAACTTAATCATTTTTTATAAACCTTATATTAACTTCGGCACCTACAACATCGTTAGGTGTTTCTTTTACAATCTTAAATCCATTCGATATTAAAAAATATCTTATGTATTCTATTCTATTGGTAGCTCCACTGTATAAATCAACTTTATCAGATGCTTCAACCACCCCTTCTTTAACTATTGATATTTTGTCTTTTAAACTCAATAGAACATTAAAATCATTACCCTGTGCATCTATGTGTAACATATCAATCCTATCTATGTTATACAAATTACAAAAATCATATAAAGTTATTGTAGGAACTTCATAAGAATGAGTTTTTTTGAAATCGGGTCTGTTTGGCCATTTCTTCTCTATATCATCGGAAAACTCATATAAACTACTACAACCCCAATCTCTATTTGCAGAAATATTGAATGTTTGGAATGAGTTTTTAACATCAACCGCAAATGGTATAACTTTTATATTTGGATTCTGATTAGAAAGTGGCCAGAGATGATTCATTAATAATTCATGTGTTGGTTCAAATGCGTAAACAATAGAACCATCCGAAGCCATTCTTCTAGTATCACTTCCACTATTAGCACCAATATCAAATTTTATTTTATTCATTATGAAATTCCTCTTTCAAATGGTATAATACCATATTCATTAAATAATTTATCGAATTCAAATGAATATTCACCATAGTTCCACTTTCCTTTTGTAATAGCAGTTGCTATGTAAGGATATATGATACTATCAGAGTGATATAATCCTCGTTTTTTCTCATCACCCAATCTTACCATATAGTGTTTTCCTTCAGCAGGAACTGCTAATTCAAAATCCCAAATATTTAAAGGTTCGGTTGAATCTAACAAAGATACGAAATTTTTTAATTTTATCAAAGTAGGTTGAATAGAAAATTTAGAATATGAATTAGAAATTAATGTAGAATCTAATTCAGATACCACATCGTTTTCTTGGACATAAATCAACTTAACACTATCAACCATCTCATTTTTAACATAATCTATGTACTTATCAAACAATTCAAATTTAGGTTCATTAAAAAGAACCATATCCTCATGCTGAAATAGAACCACATCTTCATTAATCTGAGAAAGACATTGTTTTAATCTATCAGTATAAACTTTAGAATCATCGTAAACTATTGTAGTATAATTCGATGGTATTTCTTCTGCATTAGAATCACTTAAAACATATACTTTTTGATTTGGTAAGTATTTTTTTAACTGACCAAATAAAAGTTTCCACACATCTTTATAATCCGAATGTGTATAAATTATTAAAGGTACGTTTATTCCCATATTGTATCTAATTTTATTTTTTTATTCCATAATCCATTTCCTATCATCCACCATTTATAAAATGCAATAGCATTCGATAAATCATTTGGATTACCTTCTATTGATGTAGCGAATTGATGAAACTCACCACCTAACTTCATATTTTTTTCTACCGATTTGTATAAAGTTGTGAAAGGATTCATTACTTTTGATGAACCATAAAACCACATATCAGCAGGTCCCATATGAAAGTGTTGCCAATTCGCCATATAAATCTTATCTTTTTCAATATCAGTTTGAAAATTGATACATTGAACTGGATATGGATTACCTCTACCCGGCCCAGATGTTCTTCTATTAATTCTTCCTAAATCAAATCTTGCCTTAATGATAATATCATATTCAACCTCACTATTAAATGCCAACTTCATAGATTCAGTTACACTATAAAGATGAGATAAAACACTAAATGGTGGTCTTGGTGGAGCTGATAATGTGTTTAATTTGTTTTTGTTTATTATATTAGTAAAATCTTTCTGTCCTTCAAATATGGAAGATTTTGGATTATATAATTTAGTAATCTCATCCATTTTTTCAATTTCCCAACTGTGTACAAATACATCGGTATCAACCACATCCAAAATATTTTTTTTGATATGATTATAACCATCCAATCCCTTTGAATTTTCATCTGTCAAAGAATCAAATAAGCCATGTAAACAAAGTGCTACTTTCATATTTTTAATAATCTAACTGATAATTTTGTTCTTCAAAAAAGTATTTATATTTTGTTTCAATAAATCTAATTTGCTCTTCGGTTAAATATTCTTTATATCCACCAATCTTACCACCATTGGTAATATGTTTTTTACTCATCTTTGTGGTTTCCCATAAAATAGCTTCTTCTTCAGTTTGTATAAAATCTTGGTGATGTGGAATATTCATATCTTTTATATTTTCACAAGTATCTATAACCTGTTTTACTAAATCATATGATACATTCAATCCCAATTTACTAATAGCTGAGTAAGTGTGTTCATATGGATTCGATTTATACTCTTCATATTTCCAAACAATATCTTTATTTACATCTTTCCAAGTATCATAGTACCACATCATTTGATACTTAGATGCTTCTTCAACATCACCATTCCATCTTTCTGGGTCTTTCCTTAACATAGATGCAACAGTATCTCTTAAATCTCTAATCATAAAAATAGTTTTTCCCATAGTAGCTGCATGATTATATTCATGTATCTTTATGACTTCATAATTCAATTCAGAGTTATCTCTTAAAACTCTAAATATATTATAACACAAAGTGCTACCACTCAACCCCATACCACCTATGATTACTTTCATTCGATTGTTCTATGATTTTTAAATACCGTAAATTCAGTTAAATCTCTATATCCGTTATCTTCACCCAAATCACTCATATGTTCAGGATAGTTTTGGAACATAGCCAATCCATGTGCAGCTTGTTGAGGTGTCATATACATATTCCATCCGTGGAATGTGATATCATCATCTTTATAGTACTTTTCACTTCTACCTTCATATCTTGCTTTCTTAAACCAATCTGCTGCTTCAGCGTTATCGGTTAGAATCATACCACCTTTCCAAATTGGAAGTAGTTTTTTGATGTGGAAAGATAAACACATAAACTGCCCTTCTACATACATCCCACTTGTCAATCTTTTAGCTGCATCCCAAATTGGGTATGGTTTCAATTGATACATTCCGTTCCAATGATTTGTTTCTGCTCTTTTATCAAAGATAACCTCACCACCAGCGTGTGTGATTGATTGAGGAACTGATAAGTAAGTTTTAGATGGAATGGTAACTTCATTAACTCCCATCCACTTACAAACCAAAAATAGTGCGTTTGTACAACTATCTACTGAGATAGCATAGGGAGCACCTGTGTATTCAGCAATCTCCTCTTCAAACATTCTTACGATTTTATATGGATTATGTTTCATCTTAATCTTTTGTTAGTATATAAAATTTCTTTTTAAATCCACAACTTCTAAATAATCTCAAACTTGCTTCATTATCTATTTTTACTTTTGCAAATGCAGTTGGATATTCTTTCATAATTTCATTTATCATAAACTTACCAACTCCTTTACCTTGAAAGAAAGGGTCAGTGCATACTCTAATATCATCTTCGATAACACCCACATAACCAGCGGGCACTCCATCTACTAAAGCAATACGATAGTATTGTGAGTTTCCACTCATATACTTTTTTTGCATTTCTTCGGTGATAAAATTGTTGTGAATAAATCCACTTTGAACTCTTTCATCATTTCTAAGAACTCTTACGAATTCCCAATATTCTTTACTACATTCTACTAATTCCATATGCATACTTTTTGAATATCTTGATTAGGTCTATAATTCCAAAAGGCTTGTAAATAACCCCTATGTGTTGGCATATCCATCATAGGAGTAAGACAAGTTCCAATATCAATATAGGTATTATTAGGAAACTCTCTGAACAACTGATATACTGCCAAGTTTGTAAATGTGGATGCTGAGAAAAGGAATACATGATTTTCAATGTTGTTTTCTTTAATCCACTCAGCCATTTCTTCAATTTTTCCATAATCATTAATCATTGCGTTGTAACCTACTCTAAAATCTTTCACAAAGAATGGTAATCTATCTAAGTTTGCATCTTCATGTCCAACGAATACACAATCTCTACTATAAAGGATTGGTAGAATGTGTGTAATGAATAAAGGATAGTTTCCATTTACCCAAAGATTTGCCCAAGTTAGAGTTTCATCATCCCCACCAGCTAAATCAACTTGCCAATCAAATTGTTCCTTACCTACACAACAACTACAACTAATTCCTCTATAATAGTTTGGTTGTTTGTACTGAAGTGATTCCACTAACTTTTGTTGGTAAAACGAATGTTCTTTTGGGTCAAAATGTTTGAAATCAGCAGGTTGATAAACACCACCTTGCTTCTCATCACCAATTTGAATCAACCCATTATCCAACACCAATTCTTTATTTTGTAGAATATACATTTCACCATCAGAATAACGAGAGAATGCAAAGTGTTCTTGATTCTCTAATTTGGTTTTTAGTTTTACAAAATCTCCTCTAAAGTTCTTCATTTCTTAATATTTCTAATACCGCTTGTGAAGTATATCCATCCCCATAAGGACAATTTTCACTAATATACGGATTTTCTATTAGTTTTCCAAATAATTCACCCAAATCTTCAGGAGAATCACACAAATGTAAATGACCTGTTTCTATACCTTCAGGTCTTTCGGTTGTTTTTCTACATACAATTACTTTCTTATTGAAGAATGAACCCTCTTCTTGCAAACCACCACTATCTGAAATGATTAGGTTTGATTTGATTAGAGTATTAATCATATGCGTATGTTCCATTGGTTCTACCACAGTTACATTCTTTAAAATGTGTCTATGTTTCTTTACATTTGGGTTTGGGTGAATTGGTAATACAAATGTATAATGTGGATATTCAACTGCAAGTTTTTCAATCTCCTCAAACCATTTATCCATCCAATGGTGATTTTCTCTACGATGTAAAGTAATCAAAATAATATTTTCCATTGTAGGTTTTGGAAAATCTACTAAGTTATCTAATACTGAGTTTCCAACTGTGTAGATACTTCCATGTACTTTTTCATCTTTAAGATTTTGTGCCGATAATTCAGTTGGTGTAAAGTTTACATCAGCGATTCTTGCAATCATCTGTCTATAACCTTCTTCAGGATATGGGTGTTGTAAATCACCACTCCTTAATCCTGCTTCCAAATAATAGATTCGGATTTGTCTATTAAATGCGGCTAATGCGCAACCAAATGCTGAACCGGTGTCTCCCTGTACCAATACACCTTTAAAATCTCCATTTGGAAATTGAATCATACAATCTGAAATGATAGAGTCCAATCTATTGTTAGTTGTACTCATATTGATTTGATAATCAACTTCCACATCCTTCAACAAATCAGGGTGTTGACCTGTGAATAGAAGTTTATATTCACTTCTATCCATAAGTTTAATCAATGGTTTAATTTTCAACCATTCGGGTCTTGTCCCAAAGCAGAGTAATATTGGTTTATTTTTCATTTACTAATTTCCAGCCTTTATTTCTTTGTTCGTGAAAATATTGATTCATCAATTGTTTGAATGGTGTACCTTCTACATTTACTTGATTTGATTCCCAAAGAGAGTTAACATCTCCACCATACTCACCACCCTTAATACTTCCCCAAAGTTCCATATCTGAACGAGGGTGTGGTGGTACAAATGTAGGAATATTAGCGTACTTTTGTAACATATAAGAGAAGTGCATATCCTCACCGCAAGTATTGTATTTTGGGTCAGGCAATTCTCTTACCATATGAGATAACCATTCTTTTTTGAAGAACCAACTATGTCCAACTAAATCAACTTGAACAGTTCTATCATTGTTACCTAATTCTGGCCAGCCAAATCTGAGGTAGTGTTCATAATAAGAAGAATTTTGTGGTGGGAGAGGATTTGGATAAAGTAATCCAACAGTACCTAATAAACCCTCCCTTTCATTCATTGTGTTCATACAATTTTCTAACCACTTTTTACCCGGAATTGTATCATCATCAAATACCACTACATATGGATTTCTAGCGTTCATAGCAAAGTAGAATCTTGCCCAAACCCCAAAGTTGTAATTACAATAAGCTACTGGTATTTCACCACCAATATCATAATTTAATAAATCATTATCACCTGGATTATTGTACCATAATAAAATCTCATCAGGTGGTAAGGTTTGATTTTTTAACGCTTCCAATTGTTCGTTGAGGTTATCTCCTCGTTTGTAACCATTTAGTACTGCTGTAATCATATTCTTTCTTTCATATAATTTAACCAAATTTCTTTGGTGTAATAACTTTGATATTGTTGTCTAGCCAACTTACTACATTGATTGTAGAAATCTTTATCATCTCTTAATTTCTGAGCTAATTCTCTAGCACCTTTCACATCATCAACTTCAACTGAAGTTAGTGGATGTAGTGTTTTTTGAGTATCTACTTTGATGTTACCAATTACAGGTATTCCAAAGTATGCACAATTAAGTGAGAATGTACCAGCTGCTACAGTTGGCATTAGATGAACCCCATATTTGAACTTAGATACTTCTTTCATCCAATCAATCCAAACCATTCTATCAAAGTGATTCAAATCTTCCATTGCTCCTTCGTTACTTCGCTTAGCATGAGATTCTTGTCCCCAAATAGGAACACCAAATTCGGTTGCTACCATATAGGATTCGAATCCACCATACCACCTTGCAAAGTTACCACCAATCAACACCTTATCTTCAGATTGTGATTTTATGTTTTTAATCAAATCTTCAATCATTAAGGTTCTAATCACTTTTATTTTTTTATTTGGTAACAATCCTTTATAGTAATTTACATCGGATTCATTGTGTGCAAAGATACCATCGGTTTTTGTTAAAAAATTATAGAACTGAATTTGGTCTACAATCTCATAATCATTCCACCACCAATGAGGTCCTTCTTGAATATAATATACTTTTTTGTTTACACTCTTTAAAGTATCTACTATTGGTTCATTTAGATATTGAGAAGCTGGATTGAATCCTTCTCCTATTTTAGAACCCTCTGCTGATAAAAATAGTTTACCTTTTGGGAAGATGATAAACACAACATCATATCCACTTACCGATTGGTATTTTGTTAATGGGTAATGAACCGCATCTAAAGCGTTCATCCAAGCAAACTCAGTTCTAGCGTTTGGATGTTCATTGGGAATAGTTCCCTCAAATCCCATTTCCGTTAGAAAAGCTACTTTCATATAGTTTCGTATAATGCGTTTTGTTTTTCTTGTCTTTCTATATCCTTTGGATGATACAATGAGAAATCTTCTTCTAATGGTAAATAAGTCATTGTATTATAACCTTTGATTCTTTCATGTACTTTACCAACCCACTCAATTTCAGAAGTTCTTCTATATAAACGAGTTTGTACATCAGGCCAATTCACCCATCCTTTTTCATTTACATTCCATCTCCATTTTTGGATATGTTCTGGTGTCAATCCTTCAACTGTGTTTACTCTTGGAACGAAGAATAAATCGATATCTAAATTTGCATTTAATAAATCATGCATATTTGTAATCAAATATTCATTTGGTAATTCATCAGCATCGATTTGGAAGATGAAAATACCTTTAGCATGATTCTTTAGATTGTTTTTGTAAGATGCAAAATCTTTATTTAGAGGGAATCCAATCACATTTACATTATCATGCAAATCATTTATGATTCTCAGATAACCCATAACATCATCAGTAACACCATCTTCATCATACTGAATCAAAATCTCATCATCTGATTGGATTCTTGGGTGAAGAAAGTTTATTAATTTTGTAATTTCATTTATCTCATTACAAACTGTAATTGCATATGTAACATTAACCATAATATCTTTCTAATATGTTTTTCTTTAAAAATACTTCAGTAGCGTATTGAATACCCTCTAACTTATAAGTTCTATAAGCTGCTCCTTTTGCTACAAAATCTTTATTGTTTCTGATGTATGAATCATAAATACGATTACCACCAATATCCATTGGAGTTTCTATTTCATATAAACCAATATATTGAGAATCGGATTCATTGTATTTATTATTAGCTATTCGTTTAAACCAATTTAAAAATTTAAGTGGTTGTATATTTGATAGTTTCAGTGCCGAAACTTTCTTTTGAAAAATACCCGTAACGAATATCAAAGTTTCATACTCACCCTTTAGACTCTGTCTACCTTCATCAACATACTTATAGGTTGAAATTTTGTAAATTCCATATGGCTGTATACTGGATTTAGATACACGATTGCCATAATCTAAATACTGTCTATATTGTGAACTGTAATTCATTATACTTTATTTAATTTAGGAATATTCATTTTATTTTTATTCAATTTGGGTAAATTAAATGGTTTTATTTGAGGAACCGATGATGTGTAATTTTCCATCATTTCTTCAAAAACTTTATCCATTTTTTCCAAACTAAAATTATTGATAATATTTGTTTTTAATCCAGCTGATTGTTTTAAATAAGAATCATATTCATTAAAAACTTTATAAAATTTATTTGCTGCATCTGAGTAGTTTACACTAAACCATTTAGAATCTTTTAAGATAAATTTATCAGCTGCTGATTCATCTACCGGAGTTAATTGTCCATCTAAGAAAACAGTATGTTGTTCAGGTAAGAAATCAACTTGACCACTCCACCTTGAAACAATAATAGGTTTACCACTTAAAGCAAATTCTGCAAGTGGTCTACCGTATCCTTCACCTTTGGTAAATGATACCATTGCCTTTACTTTTGGATGATTATATAGTTGACCCATTTCTGTATCATCTAAATCACCATGTAATATGTAAATTGGTGGAATATCCTTTTTATCCATACCATTAAGAATATTATCAACCTTTTCTCTAATATTTTCTCTATCAATTACAGAAAATCCAGCGTGAGATGTTTTAAGAATAAGACCAGGTCTTTTTTCCATTGGTAAAAATTTAAATACAGTAGCGAATGTTTTAATCATCATTCCAATATCTTTTCTATCCTGCCCTAAATGCCCCTTTAACCAATGTCCTACAAATAAGAAGTTGAAATCAGTCTGAATACCTTCTAAGATATCAGTATCCGATTTTGGGTAGTTTAAGTATCTATCCAAATCAACACCTTCAAATAAAACTTCAACTGGTTTTGTAACTCTAATTTCTCGTACAATTTGACCTGTTTGTTGATTTTTTTCTTGATATGCAGTTCCAATCATTAATTTTTTTGTAAATTCTGATGGTACTATTATTAAATCCATTTTATTAGAACCTTCAATAAATTCTTTTGGAAGTATTGTAGTTTCTACACCTGCAGTAATACCAATATTAAAGTTACCCTTTGGTTCAAATTCGTTTGCAACTGACATTTGCATAAAAATATCAGGTTTTCTATCTAATTGAGTTACAACATTTGATAACATCTTCTGACCAAATTCTGTAGAAGGGTCTGCTTGGTCTTGTGGGGTATTTCCCCACCTCATTGGTACAATTTTTACATCGTACTTTTCCATTTTAAATAAGCTTCTAAGAATATCTCTCGAATGGTCTCCATAACCACTTCGAGTAAATACAGGAGCTTGAAATACTAATAAAGGTTTGTTCATAACTTCTTATCTTTTATATGCTGTAATACTTCTTATGCGTGATGAATTTTGTTCAAATACTAATTCATCAACTGCGTTTATAGTTTCTCCACCAATCTCAATAACAATATCATTTTTTGCAGTAACTAAGTGCATATCATTATCAAATCCCATAATTGTATTTTCAACTGTTAAAGTAAACTCATTTTCAAAAAACTTTTTATTTTCCAACAAAACATTATCTCTACCAACCCATTCACCAACCCAATCTTTTAATACAACATTTGGTGAATATACTTGAGATGCCAATACATCTAAATTTTTTTCATTAAATGCTCTAAAGTATAGATTATTTATGTGATTACAATTGTTTACATCATTCATATTACTTAATTTTAAATAATTCGTATTTTTTTCTTGGTTTCCAATTTTCAAATGTTCCTTCGATTCCATCTACTAAAGTTTGACACATATTTGTGTTTACTAACCCCATTTCACCTTTGAACATCTCTCTACCTTTTAAACCAGCTTCTTTCAGTTCTGATTTGGGTTTTTTGTACATTTCTTCCATAGCAGTTGCCACATCATATACATCAATCTTATCATCCCAAATATATGGGGTAGGAACTGACCCTGCCATAGTTTGGGCTCTACTCCAAACTGGTCTTGCCCATTCTCCCCAAGTTAGTTTATCTTCCCAATCTCTCCATTTGTGAAGTGAACCGATTTCTTTGTAATCTTCAGCAGTTAGAAGTTCTCCAGTATCTTTAAATCTGAATCCACATTGGTCTTGTAATCCACCTGTAACATTTACAATAATAGGTGTACCACTCATTACCGATTCTGCAGTTGTTAACCCAAACCCTTCATTACCTGCAATGTTAATTGTACAATCTGCTATATTATAAAGATAATTCAGTTCAGCTACGCTTCTTCGTTTATCTGAAAATATTACATTACATTCGGGTGCTAATGTCTGATGAACTTTTGGTAAATCAGTACCATTTTGGTCAGTTGGTTGGGTATGCATTACTAATGCAACTTTCTTAGCTTTTTCTTCACCTATTCTATTACAAAAATCCTTAAATGCCATAATCACATCCGAAGGTTGTTTTCTACGAATATTACGATTTGACCAGAAGAATACATAATCGTACTCATTTCCAGCTAATATTTCATCTCTAAATGGTTTAGGTACATCAATTGGTTTGTATTCATTTGGATTAATACCATGAGGAACATAAGATACCTGCCAATCTTTATGAGGTTTCCAAGTTGGTTTATCAGTTCTACTTGTCAAACGAGATACAATACCATAAGTTTGTCTTGAAATACAACCAATCCAATCACAACTCTCATAATAATTTCTATTGTAAAGTGGGTCTGGTAAATCATCCCAAATTGCATAGAATAAAATAGGAATGTTTTGCCTTAACTCATGTTCCATTTCATACAACCAAATCCAATATCTTGGGTCAGTAAAGTGAAGAATAGCATCAGGCCTTTCAGTATTTAGTAATTGTCTAACCAAATCAGCGTTACCATATCCAGTCCACGGAAGTATTTTAACCGATGCATCTTCGACACCAGTTTGTTTTTGAATATCAGCCGATACATCTAAAATTTTACCTTTATCAGGGTGGTTAATTGCTGCACCTACTTGGAACCAATCGTATTTATCAACAGTTCCCATTACCAACGCTTTACTCATAGTGGCGATACCACTCGCCATTCTTAAATCATCTGAAAGAAGAAGAATCTTTTTCTTTTTACTCATAACTTATTTAAATAACTTTTTTTTAAAATTGTGAACCTGAAATTTGGAGTTTAAGATATTCATTCATCTCTTCTCTAAATTGTTCATCGGTTACATATCGTTCAACTGTTCTGTTTACTAATTTTTGAAGTGTTACATCAGATTCAAAAGAAACCCTTTTAAAGTTAGAATAAACACCCTTTATAATCTTTACAGTTGTTAGTTTAGTTTCTACACTCATAATATACAAATTATATGTTTATATATAAGTATATAGAAATATATTTTTACGATGGATTTCCATCACAAATTCCTCTTTGAAGGAATTCACAAAACTTACAATTCTTTTTCCGTTCACCCGGCACCTTTGGATAAGGCAAATCGTTGAACTTACCTTCATCATCAAATACCTCATTAACGAATCCCATAAACTCATTATAAACTTTGTTTACAGTTGGTTTACCATTAGCAGGTACATGCCTAGACATATAAGGAATTGGGAAAGGAGCATCCTCATAGAGTTTTCTCCTCATAATCTGATATTCAACTTTGATTTTATCTAAAGGAACATTGAATAGTTCTGAATAGTATTTCTTATAAAGAACAATCTGAGCGTTTTTGTATTTATCAGCTTTAGCGTATTTGTTCCAACCCATTGTTGATGTTTTCAAATCAATAATGATGATTGAATTATCTGATAAATCTTTCATTACGATATCCACAAATCCGATGAAGTTTACACCTTCCTTTACTTTTGCGTTTAGGGGTAATTCAATACCTACCAATTCAAAACCAGTCTTTGTGTAAAACTTATCTAATTTCTTTTTAAACCATTCTAATATTCTTCTACCATCACCATAGAACTCTTCTAACTCCAACTGAGTACATACACTCCCTTCCGTCAACTTTTCGTTCTCTTTGATGTATTCTTTTCGCATCCATTCTAACAACAACTTATCGGTATCAATTTCCATAGCTTGTTTTTTCGAAACTCCATACATAACTGAAAGGAAATGTTGTATGGTTTCGTGGATAGCTGTTCCGAAGATTGTATAAATGTTAGCAGATGATTCACCCAACTTATCTATGTACCTCAGTTTATATGCACGAGGACAAGATGAATATAGTTGATATTGTGAAAAACTTACTTTTGCCATAAACTTCTATTTGTTATACAAATATACGAAAAAAGTTTGGGATTTCCAAACTTTTCTCAATTATATTTTTAATTTTAATTTCTTAATTATCTTTGGGTCAGTTCCATAATCCTCTGATAATTGTTTGATTCTTTCCTTACCAGTTCTACTAGCATATAGAATCTTTAAGTAATCTTCTGCTTCTAACTTTGAGGTTTCATAATGTTTAGCTACCAACTCTACTAACCAACCTTCGTATTTATCGGCAGTTTTAGCTTTCATATACTTCATAAAGTGCCTACCCTTTGGAAGTAAATCAATCATAGCCAAATACATTGCTTTAGGAGGAACTTCCTGTAAATATGGTTGAACTGCTGCAATGGTTTCTACCCACTCATATTTCATAGATAGAAAACGAAGTACCATATAGTTAGAAAATGTTTTCTTATCAGCTTCCTCTAACTTATCCCAATACTTAGGGTCTTGCTCATTGGTAATTGCTTTTATGTGGTCAAACAACGATTTAGGCATTCTCCTCAGAATTTCTTTTATCAATTTCGTTTAATACTTTCATTTGTTCTGGTAGTAATTCTTCACAAATCTCACCACAATTACCACATAACATTACTTCAATTGGTACAACTACATCTTGCGGAGTACCAGTGATTAGTTTTGAGATTTTTCTAAATTTAGCACCATCTACAAATACATCATATCCACAATGAGCACAAACAACGGGAGTTGATTTACCTAAATCAATCTTTGGTGATTGTTGTGTACTTTGTTCTGATGCTTTTTGTGGTTTACTACCACCTTTACCAATTATATTTGCCATTATATTAAGTTTAAAATTTCAATCAAAGTTGCTGCCATTGGTATCTCTTTATCAATAGCGTTGAAGTGTTTATTCTGTCCTTCAGAAAGAGCGATGATTACATTCGCTGTGTTTTGTGGAGCGTACTCATCTACCTTTTCATATAAGAGAGTAAATAATTCTGAGAAATCAGTTACTCTACTATCAATGATAGTTTGTCTCATATTCACATATTTGTTTCTCTTATCATCCGAAGATTTTAGGATATCCAAAACTTTCATTTTGTAATCATTCTCTAAAAGGTTTTGAGTATCTACTTTCAACTCACCTTTGATTGAGTTTAATTGACAAGTATTGATAATCTTTCTAATATCAGGATATCCAGCATCAATAATTGGAACTAAATCTTTTGGTTCAAACTTTACTTCTTCATTTTTAAGAATCTTTGAGATTTGAACTGCTACATCCTTTTTAGTAGGAGGAATGATTTGGAAAGTTTGACATCTACTTTGGATAGGGTCAATAACTTTCTCAACATAGTTACAAGTCAAAATGAATCTACAATGTTGTGAAAATGTTTCCATAAGATTTCTAAGAATCGCTTGTGCGTTCTGAGACATATAATCAAACTCATCTAAGATAATGATTTTATACTTTTTGAATCCCATCGATGATGCGAATCCTTTTACTTTATTTCTTACAGTTTCCACATTGTTCTCATCAGATGCGTTGATTACCATATAATCACAATCTAATGATTTTACAATCAATTTGGCAAGAGTTGTCTTACCAGTACCAGCTCTACCATAAAGAAGTAAGTGAGGTACATCACCTGTTTCTAAATAACCACTTACTTTTTCTTTTAAGTGTTCATTACCCACATAATTTTCTAAAGTAGTTGGGCGATATGATTCTACCCAAAGTGAGTTATCTACTTGTTCATTATTAGTTTCTTCAAAAAATCCCATAATTTATATTTTATCTACCTACTTCTTTTAATCTTTCTGATTTGAAGGTTTCCCAATCTTTACCAATACCATCGATATAGAATAAATCTTCAGGTTTTAATCTACCTTCATCATGCAACTTAGAATATCGTTTGATTGCTTGTTTTTTCCACCAATTGTTGATGTAATCTACACCATCTTCAAACTTTTTCTTCATAACAAGTTCCGATTCTTCAATTTCTGAACGGAGGAACTCAGGTCCGTTTTCGTACATCATAGCAAGATATACACCTCTTTTAAATCCGTGATGATAATCAGATGCTTTGATACCACATTCTCTTAGAATCTGAGAAAGAATCTTTTGTTTGATACCACTTACAGGTCCACTAGCACCTTCACCAGTTCCCATATTTTTACCATTTCTGATTCTTTCGTTAGTGATTGCATTTTCGTACCAATCTGCTCTATTTTCCTTCAACCATTGGTGCCAAGGGTCATAGAACTCATCATCAGGTTTGATTGCAATCTTACCAGCGGATTCTCCTAAAGTTTTAAAATGCGGAATACCATTATATTGTGAATGAATTCCATAAAGGGAAGTTGTACCTACACCTATCAATGTTTGCCCATACTTTTCTTTCCAATAATTTCTAACTTCTGGAACTGTAGTCATCATTGCGGTGAGTTTACCACCTAAAAAGTTGTAACCTAAAGGTTGGGTACAAACGATGGTGGAAGCGATAGTTGTGTAGTTCAACTTTCCCTTTTTGAATTTATCTTCTTTAGTCCATCCGATGTAATCATCTCTTACTTTCATAGAAGTAACATCTGAGGCTAGTGATACCAAACCTAACAATTTACCACTCTTCTTATCTTTGATAAACAATTTCACATTTCGACCAGGATTAGCTGTCCAACTCATAGTGTGAATCATCTTTCTAAGATAAGTCCACTTTGTAGCTTCAGCTGAATCCTCTACAATTTCAACATAAGGTTCTAACTCTTCAATTTCTTTGATGGTTAGTTCTTTATTGTTGATATCAGTTGGTTTCCATTGAGTATCATAAAGAGTAGCGATTTGGGATTTATCTCTAAGCATTGAAGATTCTTGCAACTCTACCCACTTTTTGTATAGAGTTTGTTCTTCAACACTCATTGTCATTAGATAATCCATATTCTCTTTGAGTTTTCTTTTTTCCTCCTCAAAGATGAATTCTGGCTTTGCTGGTTCAGTATCCCAAAAACTCATAATTACTTAATTTCTACGAGATAGTAATTGCTGGTATAATCTCCATCAACAAAGTTTAGATGTGCCAAACCTTGTGATGAAATCTTCAATGAAGAAGAATTTGAACCTTTATTAGCCAATAGGATAGCTTTTAGATATTTCGCAGAGAATGCGATTGGTTCAACATCACCATCACAAGTACAATCAACTGAGATAGAAATTCTATTTGAATTGATTGAAGAATAACCTAAGATAATCTCTCCATTGTTATTTTTACAAGTGAATGTGAAAGTATCAGCATCTGCTAATGCTCCCTTAGATTTGATAAATTTGTTTACGAACTCATCGTTTAGTGTTACTTCTACATTGAAGGGAGGAAGTGCTTTTAAATCAGGTACCGCTGGGATAACTGATGGTGCTGCTAACATATACTGCATCTTTGTTCCCTTATCAGAGAACTTTAGTGCTCCAGTTACTTCTTCTACTTCAATAGTGTTATCTAACACACTCAATAACCCTTTCAACTGAGATGTAGTATAAATACCAAATTCCCCATTTGGGAAATCAGTATTAGCTGAAGTTACATCCCCTAAAAGAGTTTTGTCATCAGAAATCATTCTAACTGAAAGGTCAGAACCTTCTGATTTTACCATTACTGATTCAACCTCTCCACCGAGATTGTATCGATTGATGAAACCATCGAATTTTACTTTTTCCATAATTTACTTTTAAGATTTATTTTTAAGTGTTACAAATATACGAATAATTTTTTAATTATCCAAATTAAAATGAGAAAAATTTCTCAGCTGTTTTTGTTGAGGATAAAACTTCTCCCCAATCTAATGCTCCGTAGAAATCTTCTAATTTTTTTAGAAGTTCTCTTTCGAAGATTTTATCGTGATTGATATAAGTGTTAATCAGTTCCATAATCTGAGGTGGGTCATTGTAACCATTCATAGCTACACCATCCAACCCATATGGATTTTGTTTTAGATAAACCCACTTAATCTTATCACCATCCTTTAGGGGTTCGTATTGATTTTCCACCCCAAAGTGTTTTAGTAATTGATTATATGCAATTGCTGCTTTAACATGCGCCGGACAACCAGATGGAAATTGGAACATAGCTGTTTGATTCTTTTTCTTTGGCATATACTTTGATAAGTTTTTCACAGCTCCAGCTTTTGCAATCTTCACCACATCCATATTTGGTAGATTCTTTTTAAAATCATACACTTTATTCGTAAGTTGTTCTTCAGTATCACCTCTAAGGATTTCAATCAGAACCTCACTCATAAACTTTCTAAATGCTGCTGGATATGATGAACGAACAACATCTAATCCTTTTACATCCAACTTATCAACAGGTACACCATTATCGGAAATAATCCATTGTGCATATCGTTTCTTAGCAATCCAAATACCTGATTTAGAAACATATTCTTTCTTAATCTCAAATCGATGTTTATCCTTATCTACATTGAATACTTTTTCAGCAAGAATATCATAAAAATCATTTAGATAATCTTGCATTTCACCTGCAATATCATTTACGAATCCAGCAATAGTATCTTGCTCATTATCTTTCCAATTTGGAATCCTATGGTCTAAAAGTGGAGCTGCTGAGAAAAATACAGAATCAGTATCAATGTATATATTAGAGTCAGCATTAGGAGTACCAAGCTCCTTATTGTATTTGATGTTAGCCATATCCGCAGTTGATTTAATAACTGTCTGTCCCGTTGTGGTAACAGCGGTAGCATTATCAACATCATAGAACCTAAAGGCAGGAAGGCCAAGCACACCATATAAAGAATTAAGTAGAATTTTCTGAACCAACTGACGTTTCTTATACCATTCGTATTTTTCTTTTTCTCCACTGTTTCCATATTCTTTCATTTTGTTTTTGAACTCAACCCTCTGAGAGAACCACAAGTCCAAAATATCAGGAATACAACCCACTTTATCCGTTCTATAAAGAACACCATTTGATGCAACTGAAAACTTACTTCTTTCAAAAAACTTTTTTAGATTTTCTTGTGTGATTGTATCACCATTGATAACCCAACTATCCCTTTTATCTTTAACATAATCCTCAGCACTCCAATCTTCAATTTTACCCATCTTAGTTTCAGGTGAAATATTGATAGTCATAATAATAGATGGATATAGGGAAGTTAAATCCAAATCATATATCCAATCATATTTACCAACAATTGGTGCTTTTACATATGCTCCGATAAACTTCTCTTCTTTATTCTCTTTAAGAGCTTCCATTCGTTCTCTTCTATCAGCTGGTTTGTTAGGTGCAACAATACCCTTTCTTTTTAGGTAACATAAAAGTGCTCCTTCCAAATACTTTGAAGAATAAACGAAATCTTCGTAAGGTACATGCCCAGCGTGACAAATACCTCGAGCGGTATCAATGAACTGAAGTTTGTTATCTAATTCTACTACAAGTTCAACATCCACTAAGTTATACTCTATAAACTTCTCAATATCATCTCTGAATAATTGGTCTAAGTTTCCATCATATTCAATCTTTTTTCTATTCAACTCTCTCATAGAAATGGAATCTAATCTATAAGAATCTAATTCCGAGTATGTGAAGTTTTTGTATAATGCTAAGTAATCTAAGTACGATACACCAGCCATAAAGAATCTTTTACGATAAGGAGACCAAAAACACTCACCAATAGGTGATAAGCGATTTGCGGCTCTTTTACCCAACAATCGTTTGATACGATTGTATAACATTGGTGTATCGAAGTAATCAATATTCCAACCAGTTACAATCGATGGATTAATCATCTCATATAACTCTAAAAACTTTAATAACATTTGTTCTTCCTGCTTAAATGGAATCACAATTGCTTTATCAGTTTTTCTTTCCAACATATCACCACTTTTATCCATAACCAAAACCCAATATTGATTGGTTACTGAATCATGTAGTGCGATTGAAGTTAATTCATTCTCTGCTTCTTCTGGATTTGGTAAACCGCTCTCCATCTCACACTCAATATCATAAGTAAGAATAGTGTGTCCTTCTGATGGTAAATCCGAATCAGTATAAGTATCTACCAAAACTCTCGTAGTTTCAGGTACATCTGATTCGAAAAGATTTGGGTCATCTTTTGTGAATTTGTAGATTTTGGTTACTTTATCTCCATAAAGAGTTGTAAACTCACCTCTATCAGCCTTTTCGTATGCGTATCGAGTATAAGGAAAATTGAAGTATCCTTTTTTATCATCCCAAATATGAACGAGATTCTTTTCTCTTTGGTAGTAGCAGTTTTGGTACATTAATCGTTAAATTCTTTTCTTAGGTTACCAATAAAATTTTTCTCAACATTCCAATATTTCTCAATTTGTGATTCCCATAGGAGAGATTGAGCAAGGTGAGTTACATCAGGTCTTGGAATATCACCATCTAATAACTTTATTACCATTTCTTTAAATTCTTTCTTACCATTATAAAGAAGTGGATAATCATCACCTACCATTTCAGGATAACAAAAACCATTTGGTAGTAAATATGGTACACCTACTGAAAATCCATCAGTTGTACTCATACTCCAAGCTGAATAACCTTGGAAAGTACCAACACCAAAATGTGCTTTTGATAATTGACTTAGGTACACTTTTCTATCAGCTGCTCCAATATACTTTGTATAAGGTTTACCCATTTCTTTCAAAGTAGTATAAACTTTGAAATCCTGCCTTTCTTTCCACAACTCATCCATAGTTTCAAAGAACCATTTAGAACCAGTATAAACACCTTCTCTATGATTGAATACGATTGTTTTATCATCATATCCATTTGAAGGAGTAGCTGTATCACATCCTAAATACCAAGGTTGAATAATCTTATCCAACTTTTCAACAATATGTGGTTGGAAATCTAAAGCTGCGTTTTTAAGAATAACACTTTTTTGATATTCAGAGTTTACACCACAAACTTCCATTTGTAAAATACCTCTAATGTTTGTCCAAAATGAGTTTTCCGTTCTAGCACCATTTTCGGGTATTTCGCTCCAATGGCAGTAGCCAATTATAGGTTGTAATTTATTGTAGATTCTTGATATCTTAAATAAATTTGTCCACTCAGGTAAATGGCTCCAAACGAGATTAAATTTTCCTTCATATTTCTCAATAACCTTCTCAAAAAATTTGTGAGGATAATCAACCCTCATCTTAGCTGGAAAACAATCTATCGGGTCCATTTGTAACATCGTTACATTCGGATATTCGAAAGTGTTTATAATACCTGGATGATTGTGCATTCCACCACCTGGATATGGTAAGACCCACTCCCACTCCTTTCCAATTTGTGTGTTATCTAAAAAGGACTTGAATACCAATAGGAACGAATCCCTATTGATATCCTTTACTTGTCCAAAATTTGTATAATTAGGTATTACTAATACTCTCATATTTTATTTTAATTATTTCCAAACACTATTAACAAATTTACGAGTGTTTTGATATGCCTCTTGCCAATCATCATCCATCATTAAATCATGCGTATTCATAAATTGTTTAATGGAGTTTAGATATTCCAAAGAGTATTCCGATGGAATAAAGTTTCGTTTGTTTGAATGAAATCTATTATCACCTGAAAATTGTAGGAAGAAATTAGAAATATCTTTACCATCTTTTCCAGAGTTTTTATGTCCTTTATCAAACCCAACACCATTTGATATATTAATTGTTACTATTTTAAATTCAGATTTAGAACCATTATTACGGTCAATCATAGAAATATCACCATTTGGATTTAGTGAGGTATCTAATGATTGTTTAGCCATAGAAATCAAAGTACTCTTTACATCACTAATAGTTTCATAAGGTAATTTTTTAAGCTCTTCTTCCAATATTGAATAGAATTTGTTATATCTCCCATTGGCACCAGTACCAGCTTTAATTAAAGCGTTTTGTACTTTTGATTCCAATATTAAATCAGAAGCCATTTGTAACACATAACCAGTTACATTTAATACCGTTTCCTTCGTTGGATTGGATGATGATAATTTTATATAATTATCAATCAAATGAGCTATCATTAGTGCAGAATCCACTTTAGTCATAGATAAATCATTGATGTTGGTAGTTGATGAACCATTATGCTTATTAATAACCTGCTCTATGTTATTTTCAAATGTATTAATATCTACACATTCAGATATCCAATTAAGAAATTCTTTACCAACACTAGCTTCATTTTCAGCATCAGTTTTATTAGTAGCTATTACATAATCCTCATACTGCTTTATTCTTCTCTTTTCAGCTGAACAATCAAATCCACGATAAATATCCAAAATACCACCTGTTCTAGTTTTCCTAGAACTATTCCATAACATAATGATTTCTTCTTCAAATCGTTCCATCTTATCCCCTACTTTGTTATGGCGGCTAAACATAGTTTTTTCACCCTGAAATAGTTCATCTCCCTCTACCAGTGAATAGATAGTATCCATATAATCATTACCAACACCATATTTATCATCTAATTTTATCTCCGCTGATAACATTCCCTTTTGGTGAGTTGTCCAAGAATCCTCACTATTATTGATGCCCAATATTTCTCTACGATGCATTGCACGATTTGGATATACTTTTATTTGAATCGGAATATTGGTATTTGATTGCTTCTTACATACCGATGATGGTATTACCTCAGATAAAGATAATTCAGTTATTTTTTTATCTTTTAATTTATTACTTAAATTTTCTGCAATCAATTTAGTGCTAGCTGTTCTATCATCTTCAGGTAGTTCAGAATCTAATTGTCTTTGTACTTTTTTCCATATTGATTTTGACCAAGACTTTTCATAGTGAAAGAACAATATAGTACCCTCATGCCCTCTATCTTCTGCTTGTAGAGCGATAGTATCATCTAACATACCCAATGGTAAGAAGTTGAAAGATGAATTACCACCCATAATACGAAGTGCGTAAGATAATTTTTTAGGTAATTTTTTAGATGTATCTAATATAGATGGGTCTCTATTTGATTGAGAGTTTTGTATATCACCAACTTCCAATTCACCTTGATATTTTTTGGGATACATTTTTAAATCTCCCCATGTAATGGTACAACCATCAAAGTGTGTTTCGTTATTATGAACACACCAATCCAAATAGGTATCTCTAATATTTGATATCAATTCTTTAAATTGTTTTTTAGTAACTTTTGGAAAATCCATAACTTATTGTTTTAGGGTTTTAACATTTGGGGAACATCCCCGCTCAATTTTATGATACTAATATAAGAATAATTTTTTAATTATCCAAATATTTTTTCACTTTTTTTTACCAAAAATTTATTTCGTTACTTTCCTCTGGTGGATAGGTTAAATGATGTACTACTTCAGTATTATAATCATTCAACTCTTTTGGATAAGGTCGAATCTCATGCTTCAACCTTTTCATCAAATCCTTTTTCTCTTTTTTATTTTGAGCAAGAATCTGAATGTATCTATGTTTTGGAGGTTCTTCTCTTCTCCAAAATTCTTTATATCCCTCTTTTCCGATTTCTTTTTTGAGATGTTCTAAGTTACCACTTCCCCAATTGTTGAATACAGTTCGAGAGTGAATCCAATCGTATGGGTCATTAGATAGTGAAATACCCCAATTTGGCATCAGAGCGATATCAGTATTCAATCCCTGATAAATCCAATTGGTTGCTTTGTAAATCCCACCTAAGTGCCCTTGTCCATTATTAGCATAAGATAGAAGAACTTTGATGTTGGTATCGTTATCCTTTAACCATTGGAAGGTTTTACCTAATGCACAACTCTCAATGTTTGAACCATACCCATCATCAACATACAATCGAGTAAGTTCTAAGATGTTATCTTTTGTTAATCCCTCACAAACTGAGGTGGATGCTTTTGCTCCTACTGGGAATCCATATACAGCTACTCCTACCAACTTTTTATCATTACCAAAGATATCTTTTTCATCCATTTGATGATAGATACCTAAAGCGTACCTACATGCAGTCCAAGCATGAGTGTAATGCTTTTTGATAATCATATCTTTAGCGATAGATTTAGCTATTGGTGCAATACTTACTTTACTAGCATCACAATATTTCTTTCCTTCTACTTTACCCATTCGTTGAAAGCTTGTTGGTATGCATCTACTTTTCTCATTTTGGGATTACTTCCCATAATTTCAGAAGCAGTTTTCATTACTTCTATTCTTAATCCATAAGATGATGATTCCATTAAGATTTCTTCAATTTCTTCTGATTCAGTCATAATACTACTAATTTTTACAAATATACTAAATTATTTTGTAATTTCCAAATTTATCGGGTCCATTCTATGAATTTCTTCCACAAATTGTTCATTTTCTTTAGGATAGGGGAAGGTTGGATGTTTAATATTGTTTAACAACTTCCTTCTTTCACCACCTTTGGCTAAAATGTACACATATCTATGTTTTCTTGGATTTTTCTTTATCCAAAAAGTAGATGATATCATTTTTTGTATTTCTTTGGGGTCATTTGTTCCAAATTTCACATAAGAAGTTCTTCCGTGGTGCCAATCACCACCTGCTTCCCATCTGAAATCCCAACTATCATTGAATCTTAGTTTGTTACCTTGATACAACCAATTAGTTGCTTGGTAAATTGTACCACAATGCCCTTCTTTAGGGTCTGAATATGAAATAAGTGCTTTTATTTGTGGTACATTCTCTCTTAACCAATCAAAAGTTTGACCTAAGAACCAACTCTCTATATTAGAACCATATCCATCGAATACGAATAATCGAGTTAGTTCTAATACTTCAGTTCTTTCCAATAAAGGGGATATTGATTGTCCAGCACTTCTACCAATTGGGTCTCCATAACAAGCTACTCCAATTAGTTTATCTTCTACATTATCAAAAAAAGGATGTTCTTCTACATCAGAGGTAAATAAACCAATTGCGTAAGATACCTTTGTCCACAATCCACTATAATGGTTGTTAACAATGATATCCTTCGCTACCGATTTGGTTATAAGACGAATGGAAAGTTTAGAAGTATCACAATATGTTTTCTCCTCTTTCATAAACTACCAGACCAAAATTCATTTAGGTGTGTCCAAGTTTTATTTTTGACAATCTTAATGATATTGGCTGGGGATACCTTATTGTTTCGAGCTATCACTCTTACATTTCGGTGTCCCATTTTCCATAACCTTCTTATTTGTATAACCTGCTCATCCGTTAATTTTGCAGAAGGATGAGTCTGTCCTCTTAGTATTGGCATTCCTTATAAAACTTCGTTTAGCGCATTCTTATATGCTAACTCCGATTGTGCACCTGTAAATCTTTCTACCAATTCTCCGTTTTTTTCAATAACAACGGTTGGAATTGAACGAACTGAATACTTAGCTGCTTCATCTTGGTTTTCATCCACGTTAATATACGAAAATTTTACGGAATTTCCAAATGATTCTTCTAATTTTTCAAATGTTGGTTTTAACATCCTACAAGGACCACACCAATCTGCTTCGAATTTTTTAATTTCTATCATAGCTTTTATAATTTAATGTTTAATATTATCCCTCACAAGCAACACAATGTAAATCATTCAATCCAAGTTTCTTTCTAGCGAAAGCTTGTGCTGAATTCATTGAGTGTTGGTAGTAAAGTGTTTTAACTCCTAACTTCCATGCATCAATAAGGAGTTTGTTTACATCCTTAGTTGGCATATCAGGTGCAATCATTAGATTCAAAGATTGTGATTGGTCAATGTAATCCTGTCTGATTGCTGCTTGGTTAATAATAGTAGATTGATTGATTTCAGCAAAAGTTCTGAATACCTCTTTTTGTATAGGAGTTAAGAACTCTAAATGCTGAACCGAACCATCATTTTGTTTAATACTATTCCAAGTTTCTTTATCATTTTTACCCAACTCCTCAAGTAATTTTTCTAAGATTGGGTTTTTGATTGTTACTTTCATTTTAGCAACATCTTTTACATAACAATTTGACCAAATTGGTTCAATTGATTGTGATACCTGTCCTAAGATAAATGCTGAAGATGTGGTAGGTGCAATAGCGTTCAAAGTTACATTTCTTCTACCATATCCTTTGAGGTATTCAGGTTCACCATATTTTTCAGCCATCTCTTCGGATGCTTTATATGATTTTTCTTTGATTAGTTTAAATACTTCAACATTTAATCTTGCCGCATCTCTACTATCAAATGGTAATCCTTTTGATTGAATAAATGAGTGCCATCCTAAAACACCTAAACCTAATGCTCTTTGTCTTTTAGCGAAGTTGTATGCTTTTTCTAAGTAGAAGAATGCTCTTTTACCTTCAATTGTACCATTATCTCTAATAGCTTCAATCTTAGTAAGGAATTCGGTTACAACCGCATCTAAGAAGTAAGTCATCGTTTCAACTGCATCAGTATCCTTCCACTCATCATAGTGTAGAACATTCATAGATGAAAGTACACAAACAAATGATTCTTCCTCTGAGTTATGAAGAGCGATTTCAGAACATAGATTAGAGTTATAGATTTTAGCGTTTTTATCTTTATAAACATCCACAGTATTTTTGTTCATCGTATCTGAGAACATAATATATGGATATCCGATTTCACCTCTTCGTTGGATTACTTTTGCCCAAGCAGCTCTTTTTTCAGTATCACCAGCAATCATTTCTTCCATAAACTCATCAGAAACAGTTACCGCATGTGTAAGGTCTTGGATAGTTGCACCTTCAGTTCCAATTTCTAAGAACTCCATAATATCTGGATGTTCGATTGGTAAGTATGGTGAGAATCTACCTCTACGAGTTGAACCTTGTGAAATATTATCTACTACACTTTGAAAGAGATTCATAAAGTGAACAGCGCCAGGTGCATGTCCATTATCAGTAATTTCAGCACCTCTACCTCTGATGTTACCAAAGTAACCAGAAGTTCCGCCTCCCATTTTACTCATTTCACCAACTTCAGCTTGAGTATATAGAATTGATTCAATGTTATCACCAATATTAGAACCAAAACAAGAAACTGGTAAACCTCTTTTCTTACCAAAGTTTGCCCATACAGGTGATGAAAGTGAATACCACCCTCTACCCATATAATCAATAAACTTATCAGCAAATCCTTCGATTTCTAATAGTTTTTCTGCATGGTTTGCAATTGTTTTAATTCTATCTAAAGGTTCTTCACCTTCACTTAAATACCCCCTTCTTAAAAAGGTAACGGATTCTTCGTTAATCCAATCAAATAATTTTCTATCGCTCATAATTGTAACTTCTTAAAATAAATCGTCTTCTGTAATCGATTTTTGTTTTTTACTATAATTTATACTTCTTTTGTTAAAGAAATCGGTATGTTTTGTGGTAAGGATTTCATCATCAAACCACTCAGTTGTTTCTAATAAAGATTCATCAATACTGAAAACACTATCGATACCAATTGATTTTAATGACCTGTTGAATCTATCTTTAATAAATTCTAAGGTTTGTTCTTTGGTTAGGAAATCTAAATCTCCTTTTTCAAACATCCAATCTACGATTTCAGCCTCAGCATCGTATGCATCTAAAGTTGCATCAATAATATCTTCAACTAAATCATCAGTCCACCAATCAGGATTCTCAGCTTTGATTGTGTTAACCAAATCAAATCCAAATTCAGCATGAATGTTTTCTTCTTTTGATGTTGCTTCAACAGCGTTACTAATACCTTTCAATACATTCTTATGTTTGTTAAATGATAACATCACTAAGAATTGTGAAAATAGTGATACATTCTCAATAAACATAGAGAAAAGTATTACTGATTCAAAGTAATCTCTATTTTCAATAGAACGAGCTCCACTAATAGATTTCTCTAAATATTTGATTCTTCTACGAATCGCAGGTACTTCCATTAAGTTTTCAAACTCATTGTTTAATCCTAAAACCTGAATTAGGTTTGAATATGCATCAGCATGTCTAACTTCCGATTCAGCGAAAGTTGCTCCAACATTTCCAATCTCAGGTTTTGGCATTTTTTTGTAGATATCTCCCCAAAAGGTTTTTACAGCGATTTCAATTTGGGATATTGCTAACATAGCTCTTTCTACTGCGGTTCTTTCCTTTTCACTCAGATGTACTTTAAAGTCTTGGATATCTGATGTGAAGTTGAACTCAGTATGAACCCAATAAGAGTGTCTAATAGCATCAACATACTCCACTAATTGTGGATATTCGTAAGGTTTAAGATTTACTCTTTTCTTAAAGATGTTTGGTTTGTTTTTTGAGCGATATAGAATGTATTCTTTTGCTACATTGTTTAATCCAACATCCATAAGTTTGTTTTCTACAACATCACCAATTTCATCTACTGTTACAGTAGTGATGTGTTCGTATTTAAACAAACTTCTTTCCACAGTTCTTGCAACCTTTTCTGCTACTTCCTCATCTACCCTATCAATGGATTCCATTGCCTTTAGGATAGAATTTTGAATTTTTTCTAATTTAAAACTCTCTTTTTCTCCACCTCGTTTAGTTACGAAGTGAACATCTTCCGCTGTAGTATCTACAAATATACTCATAGTTCTTCTTCTTTGATAAATGTACCATTTACGGTCTTTCCCTTCCTATCTTTGATTTCATTCCAAGCTGATTCCAAACATTCGGTAGGTTCTAAACCTAATTGTTTTGCTAAAATAATAACTGTAACTAATATATCACCGATACCATCGATAACTTCATCAGTCTTTTTTCCTTTTAGGATTGCTCCCATTGTTTCACCTAACTCCTCCATAATCTTCATAGATTGTTTTGGAGCATTATCAGGAACAAGTATCCCCTTGTCATCAGCCCATTGGGTGATGTTTTCAATCAATTCATCAAATGTCATTTTAATATTGTATCGTTTAAATTGTAGGTTCCTAAAATTTCTTCACCAACTTTGATTGGCTTGATAACTTTTTTAGTGATTGAATCGAAGTTACCATTTTTTTCGGCTGTGTTTGTATGCATTATTGGATTAGCCAAATTCCAATAACAATCGTTAAATAATCTAAACCAATAAACTGGGTATTCGGGTTTATTAAGATACCCTTTTAAGATTAATTTTTTAGTGTAGTGGGGTAATTCCTCAAATTTATCCCTTTCAATGGTATAAATTCGAGTATCACCTTTCCACACTTCAAAAAGAGATTCACCAACTTCAATATCTCTTAAAGCGAATGTACCAATTCCATGTATTGGAGAAGGTGCTATATCGGTTTTGACACAATGTTGGAGATACTCAATTACATCCATTACGATTATTTATTTTCTTCAACAGAAGCTTTTCTGTAATCGGTTACTAATTTTTTAATTTCACCAATTGCCTTTCTAGCTCTTGATTTACCTGCTTTAGTAGTTGCAGTGTGATTTTCTTCAAACTCAACGAAGAGTTCTTTGATTTGTTCGAATAATTCTTGTGATGTTGCCATAGATAATATATTTATAAATTAATTAAATTAAAAAACCGAACACCTTCGATTGCTGCTCGGTGATTATAACTATTGTATATATTGAAAAAAAATTAAGTTCCAATATTAAATTTCTTACTTTTTTGTTTTTTGATATTTTGTACAAATTTTGATAGTTACCCAAAGTTTTCAACATACTTTTTATGAAGTAACTTTTTCTCCATTTGTTCTCCATTTGCAGATTCTTTTTGTGTAATAATTCCATCTGATGAATTGCCATCATAAACCTCAATGAATCCAGTATTGGTATCCATCTTAGATGGGAAAGTAATTCCATCGGGTCCAAATCGGTTTTTCATAATATGGAATCTTGCAGTATTGTTCAATTTATCCTTACTCTTTCTACTGATACTCATAATGAAATCAGCGTTCATTACCTTAGCGTAGGAATCTGCTACCTTATCCGCTTCAATAACTTCAGAATCAATTGCTGAACGATTGGTTTGGGATGCTGTCCAAATAGGAATACCCAATTCACCACTAATACCTCTCAACTCAATGTAAACACCACCTTGCTCACCATAGGTTGAATCGGATTTATTAGTGTGAGATAATAACAAATCAGCATAATCAATAATTATCAAATCAGGTTTATTTCCTGCTGCTGTCATCTTCTCAATATGGGATTCTAATTTTTTAGCAGATATACCTTTTGGTGGGAAATACTTAATAAGAAGTTTTCCACTCAATCTATTGATTTTCTCTTTTACTTCTTCTTTCTTATCTTTCACATCTGCTGATGGGATTTGTGTAAATACAGTATCGTATCTCTGTCCCACATAATGTTCTGATAATTCCAAAGAGTAATGTACTACATTTAATCCTCTCTTAACAGCTGCTGCTCCGATTGCACATAGTACCCAAGTTTTACCAACACCAGAAGGTGCTACTGCTACTCCTAATTCGCCAGGTCCCAAACCACCATCCATCAATTCATTAATACAATCCCAACCAGTTGGAACTGTACTTCTATCAACTTCGTTAGTTCTTTCTTCAAAATCTAAAAGGTAATCGTGTCCCATATCTGAATCCACTCCTACCTTCATTGCTTTATCTACTAAATCTTTGATTCTATCATAGTTACCAGCTTTTAGTAAATCAACTGAACTAACAATAGCTTGTTTTAGGTTTTGGTTGATGCAAAATGAAGAAAACTCTTTCTTTACATAATCCAAATCAGAATCACCAACTTTGGTAAAAACTAATTTTAATTGCTCTACTACACTTTTCTGAAACCCTCTATCATCTAACTTCGAAACTTCGGATTTAAAAACGTCTAATGTTGGAGATTTCTTAAATTCATCGTAATATGAAACAATCTCCTCTGCTATCCATTTATTAGCCTCAGCTTCAAAAAACTTTGGATGTATAATCTCACTAAGAGTATCCAATAAACGAACATCCGTAATCAAAGAAGAAAGTACCTTCGTTTGAAAGGATTGTCCGTATTTTGAAAGAGTATCTATATTTTGCATTTACCTATAACCTAATTTGATTTCACAAATATAAGAAAAATTTGTGATATATCAAAATTATTTTGTAATAATATTTTGAAAGGTTGAATGTAACCAATCATTTATATCTCTCCAATTTTGGAGAATTTTGTATTTTTGTCCAACTCTAAGAAAATCTAATTTCTTAAATTCAACATCATCTTCATTAAATCTATCTAAGATTTTTAACTTCTGATTTGTTGGGATATGGGGTTCATCTAACTCCATTAACCTCTTATTCATAAGAAGTTGGTCTTTTGCTTTTAAGATATCATCATATAATTTGATTTTACCTTGCTTATCTTCACACAATTGGAAGAACTCCTCATGTGTTATCAATCTATCCTCAGAAAGTTCAGGAAACCTCTTTAAAAGAGTTTTAATACCACATCCTTTGATGCCTGGTATGTTATCTGATTTATCACCATCCAATGTTCTATATAATAAAAGATTCTCAGGCCAAATTCCATACTCATCAAACACCATCTGTCTATCGTATAATTTCTTTTTAGTAGGTGAAAATACTTTTACTTTATCAGAAACTAACTGAAGAAAATCTTTATCAGTTGAAACAATAACAACTTCATTACCTAAATCCGATTCATTGTGTTTAGTTAGATATGCTATTGTATCATCTGCTTCAATTCCATCATAAATCATAGTCTGAACAGGTAGATAATCTAAAATATCATTTAACCAAATGAATTGTTGTTTCATAGATAATCTTTCCTCTTCCTCATCCATCATACCTTGATATTGACGGTTTACTCTAAATCGGTTCTTTTCTCTACCAGCTTTATATCCTTCGTGGATTTTCTTTCTGGATTGAGAACCATCTTTACCATCAAAGGTTACGATACATCGGGTTGGATTAAATTCTCTAATTTGGTATCCAATAGATTTGAGGGAGCCAATCACCCCACCCGTATGGTCACCATCCTCATTCATTGTGGGGTTGGTTGTCCAACTTCGGATGAAGGTGTTTAGTCCATCAATAATCAGAACTCTACTATTTCTCTCACGAAGGTGATTCGTTTCTCGTTCCTGCTCAACTTCGTTTAGAATGTTTTTATAGAGGTCTTTCATTATGTAGTTGTTGTTGAATCAGAAAAATAATTGTGAATACCTTCACCGAAATAATTATCGATAGTTTGTAATCTATCTTCTGCATCACATAGTTTGGATAATGCCTCTTCTGCGTTTTTATAAAAATCCTCAGTTGAGTGGTCTCCAATACCCACTGCTTTGTTCTCCAACAACTCCAAAGTAAGGAGTGCTTTAGCTCTATCTGCTTTCGCAGATGCTTGTAACATTTCTTTTAATTTACTCATAACTTATTATTACTTTTTATTCTACCACCTCAGCTCCCTCAGTATCTAACTCATGTGCTTCGATATCTTTAGAATCTGATTTGTATTGTAAGATAGTTGCTTCGCAAATCTTTTTGTAGATTTGTTCTTTAACATCTTCTCTTTCTTCCATCAAATCAATGAAATCTTTGGATTGGAATTTAATTTCCTCTCCAGTTTCCGTATCAATGTAAGTGTACCATGCACCAGCCTGCTTCACCAACTTATTTTCCTTCATTACTCCTAACCAAGAACCGAAGTTATCGATTCCTCTATCAAAGAATATTTCGAAATCAGCTGCTCGAAGTGGTGGTCCCATTCGGTTTTTGATAACCTGACATCTAACTTTCATACCAATGGTTTTATCTTGCCCATTGACTTTTTGTTTGATTTGTCCCATATTCTTCAAACGAAGTCTAACTGATGCATGGAATGCAAGAGCTTTTCCTCCAGAAGTAGTCCACGGGTCACCAAACATAGCGTTCATTTTCTGTCTTAATTGATTAGTGAATACTAAGGTGATTTTTTGCCTACCAATTAAATTGGTAATTTTTCTCATCGCCTTTGAGATAATAATAGCTTTATCAGTAGCGTATCCATCTTTACCATAATCAGCTGCCAACTCATTCTTAGTTGAAGCTGCAGCAACTGAATCTACTACGATTGTTACTAACTTATCCTTTTGTGTGGTTCTTACCTTTTCAATGATTGTTTCAGTAAATTCGAAAATTTGTTCTACTGAATCAGCTGATACATAAAGTAGTTTTGCTACATCTACACCAATTGCTTCTAAGAATTCTCTACTTACCGCAGTTTCAGTATCAATTAGAACCGCAACACCACCTTGCCTTTGTGTTTCAGCAAGGAGGTGTGCAGATACTAATGATTTTCCACTTTGTTCTAAACCAGTTACTTCGGTAATTCTACCAACAGGAAGTCCACCATAAGGGCGATTCGAAATGGCAACATCTAACATAGCACAGCCAGTTGATATCCATCCATCCACATTTGTGGGTGCATCATCCTCTCCTAAGAAGAAGGCAACCTTCTGGTCTTTGTTTGTTTTGTTTAGCTCGGAAGCTAGTTCCGCCGCTAAGTCCATTTCTTTTTTTGCCATTTAGTGTAAATTATCCGTTAAATAAATCATCAAATGCTGATGCAACATCATCCATTTTCTTTTTCTCTTCAGTAGTTACCTCATTTGAAGGTGCTGCAGCTGGTGCCGTAGTAGCTTCAGTTTTAGGTGCTGATGGAGTTGATAGAGTTTGTTGAGAAACACTCTCTTCACCTTCTTCAGCAGTTGGATTTAACCAACCTTCTAATACTGATTTTAATTCATCATAAGATAACTCTGAATAGATATCAGTAATGTTACTTTGAGATTCCATAAAGTTTTGGATGTTAGTATCACCCTCTGCCAATGGAGTTACATTTGGTTTAACACGGATAGTAGTTACAGGATAAGAAGTTCCTGCATCTTCAGCTGATACATACTCAATAGTAATATCTCTACCATTATTAGGGTCAGTAATATCACCATAGTCTGGGTCAGCAATGTAACCTAAGATTTCCTGATAAACAGTTTTGCCGAATCCCCAAAACTTAACACCTTCTGATTCCTCTCCTCTTACGAGTACAGGTACAAAAGTTCTTAATTTTGGCTCCATTTTCTTCGCTGCTTTCCAATCTTCTTTATCACCCATTCTTTTCAACTTTTCAGCAAACTCAACGATTGGGTCTGGTCTACCAAATGAACTTGGAGACAAGTACGTTTTGTTGTTGATGTTGTAATGGAAGAATAGTTCAATGAAAGGATTTTCAGGAGAAAATTTGTAAGGAACGATTCTGACTTGATGTTTACCCGGTGTGGGTTTCCACAGATTTGATGTTCTGTTTGAAGTGTTTTGTAGTTTGTTCAGTCTACCTCTGATTGCGCTTAAATCTAGTGCCATAATTTTTAAATTTTAAAGTTTTAATTGTTTTATTGGTTTTATTATGGTGTCTTTCCTACACCTTATATAAATATCAAAATACCTGGTTTTAAGTGGAATTTTGAAGATATATTTATACAAATATACGAAAAGTTTTTAACAATTCCAAATCTTTTTTAATTTTTTTTGAAATGTTAATTTTCCTCATTTGTTGATACAAATATAAGGAATTATTTTGAGATTACCAAATTTATTTTGATTTTTTTATAGCTCTAGTATAATTTCACCATTAATGGTGTGTATATTAAACCGATGATTAGGAGTTTTTAACATTCTATCATAGTCTAAAGCAGAATCCCATTCTCTGAGTCCATCCTCCATAACCTTATCAATATCAGATATTTCTAACATTAATCGGTTATCCAATGATTGAAGTGCTATGTGTTCTGGTTCACCAGCTAAACCAGTGTTTACCAATCTATATACTATACTTGCCATTTTACAAAGATACTAACATATCCAACAACTCTTGTTGTGGGAACAAATCAAATTTATCTTTACGAGTATTAGTGTGAGTCCACACACCTTTTACTTTACCATAGTAAGCATCTTCATTGAACTCAAATGCAGCTGCACCTTTTTCTTTGATTAAAGCAGGTAATCCAGCTCTGATATCAATTCCATCCCTTTCTCCAATAAACTTCATCCACTTTTCTAATTGTTCGATTTGTTTATCAGAATATCTATGCCAAGTTTTGTGTCCTCTAAATTCTTCTTTTAGAGTTACAATTTGTGAATCTGCTACTTGAGTACCAGCATAAGTTTTTCCATCTACTACATATCCAAAGTTACAAATTTCAATACCTACTGAATGCACGTGCATATGTTGTGAACCATTTTTACCTAAGTGCCATGCGTAGTTACCTTCTGGGAAACATTGTAGTAATTCACCATCGTATTTATCATCGTTTCCTTTTACCGATGGTCCACCCATTACCCATTCAGTTGCAATAGTACCATTATCCATATCCCAATACTCAACACACTTATAAGGATTATGCCATCCAGCGGTGTGGTGTAAGAAAAGATATTCGTAGTTTACAGGTCCATGTTTGTACTCATCTTCGGGCATAAAGTATTCTACATACTCTAAATCACCCTTAGTTACTTTATTCTTTGAATAGATATCTGGTGCATCTGATTCTTCTTGTCCAGTTGCATCAGTATCGTTTAATCCCATTGCTGCCCAAGTTCCTTTTCCAACTAAACCATCGGCAGTTAATCCATTTAAGGATTGAAAATCTTTTACGGCTTGTTCCGTACCTTTTCCGAAGATTCCATCAGCACCAAGACCTAAGAATTCTTGAACTGCTTTTACATCTTCACCTCTTGAACCTACTTTTAATAGCATATTTTTTATTTTAGTTTTGATTAAATTCTATAACCTCAAAGATACGAGTCTGAATACGTTTCGTACCCTCAGTATTTGTAAGTATTATTGAATTTCTAAATTTTTGCCAATCTATTACGAATGTCTTATCCAATACCCCACCATTTTCTTCTCTCACTAATTGATTTAGTGCGTTGATGGTGTATAGAGTATTTGATTCTTTTTTTCTGTGTATTAGTATTGTATCTTCTAAAGGTTGTGGTGGTTTGAACTCCGTATTAATATTATAGGTAACGTAAAGTTCATCTAAGTTTGATTTATTCTGTAAAATATAGATATAGTTATACACTATCACATAAGTTTCTCTGATATCTTGCAGAGTCTTTTGTAACCCATCCTTTGAAGTAAATGTACACAATAATTGTGTTTTCATATATTTTTTTCTCTATTAATCAATCACCTATAAATATCAGATTATTTTTTTGGGGGTAATTATTATCCCTTTGAATCAAAGCATTGTTGCATTTCCCTACTCCAACCATATACAGAGTTCAATCTTCCCAAAATACCATTCTTAGAACGCTGTCTTTTTTCCATAATTGGAATTCGTTTACCTTTTTTAGAAATAGCGTAAACTAACTTTTTAGAACCAGTTACACCACCACTCTTTCCTTCAACTTCTTCAGCAGTTCCCACTTCAAAGTGAGAGATGAAATCATTCTCATCTTCAATATTTGCACAACCTTTTAACTCCTCTGGTCCGATTGGTACACCACCATTATTTACCTCAAACATACCATCATACTTAAATACACCGTTATCGGCGTTGATTGCGGTAAAGTGTCCTTTTTCCCAAATATTTTGAGCTTCTATATAAGTACCCAATCCGATTGATTTACCATCAATTTCAATTTGATGTTGAGTATCTAACTCATCAATCATTTGTTCTTGAATTTCAATAGTTTCTCTTCTGATTTTATCAATTTCTTGTAATACATCCGGTCCACCAAAGTTAGTGTTTAAATCATTAATTAACTTTTGGTCGTTCTTTGGAAGTGATTCTTCAGATTTACCCCAACTCTCATCCGAACACCAATTGATATAAGCTTCCACCATTTGTTCATCATTTGGTTCGGTTACACCTTCAGGTAAGTAATCAGATACTCTTTTTCTTGGTTCACCATCTTTTGGTGGTAACAATAAATTTGGATTTGAGAATCTTTTTTGAACTTGAGATTTCCAATATTTCTCTGGGTCTGCTCCAGCCGATGCGTTCTTTAGGAGATTTACCGCTTGTGATGATTGGATTGTATTCCCAATACCCTCTTTTAAGAATTTAGCAGGAGTTGATGTTACATCATTCAATTTGTTTTCAGTTTCTTCAACTCTTCTACCATATGCACTTCTAGTTGTTTTTATAGTTTTTGCTTGCTCTGGTGTTAGTTTTTTATCTGATACTAATTTGTCTATACTTTTTTCACCTTGCTCTATTTCTGCCCCAAATGTAGACTGTGCAATCAATGCAGCGGTTGAATCTTTATCAGAATGGAATAACAAAGTAACTACACCATTACTATTGTTAACAATTACAGTTCCAGTATCAGATGGATTTTCTCCACCACCAGATGTAGCAATCAATTCCAATGCTTCCTCTTTTGATATTGGATTTCCTCGTTGGTCAACAATACCATTAGAATTTTCTACAACACCACCCATTGCTTTTAATCCTTTAGTATCACCAAAGAAGTTTAAAGTTTTGGTATTCTCCCATCCCAATCGTTCATTTGCTATTTCAACTTTTTTAGCTTTTCTTTTAGCTGAACGAACTGCTATTAATCTTTTTGAAATCAACTCATTTGAATCACCACTACCCTCATATTCTTTTGTATCATTAGAAGTAATTCTACCTGGTCTATTTTTTGATTTATTATTTTGTTGAGCTAACTCACCACCAGCTTCTAATTGGACTAAGTGATTATATGCTTGTTCTTCAGTTGCATTTGGATTATTTAAAAAGAATTCAGAAACTTTACAACTCATAATTTCATTATACATAGAACCAGCATTACCTGGAGCTGCTCCAGCTTTGAATCCATTTTGAATGAAATCACTTTGAGTTTTTGTATTTTCTTCTGAAATTTTATCTAATTTATTTTCTTCGGTTGGTTTATCTTCTTCTTTATCTATATCGGGTGCATCATAATTTTGTTGAAAGATTTTTGATTTTGATTCTTCACCACCTTCTCCATCTTCACCATTACCAATCTGAACATACTTACCAGTTTCAGTTTTGCTAAATTTAGGACCTGTAAATCCGTCTGGATTTGATTGCCATTTTTGGTAATCTCCAGATTTTACATAAGCAGGTGGTTGTCCACCAATACCTTTGTATTTTTTATCTTCATCAGATTTTGTTTCGGCTTCAAAAAGGGTTTGGAATAATTCACCTTTAATTTCCGATAATCCCAACTCATCCAATACTTCAGATAAGATAGTAAGGTGTTCTGATTTTTTCAGGTCTACAATACCTCCTTCCGTTCTATACGAAACTTCCGTTAATAAATCGTTTATAAATTCTTTAAAGTAATTCATACTTAAATCTTCCTATATCATATAAATATTAAAGTTTTGAGTAATCCGTTCCCCAACTAGCTTTTATAGGGAAACCATTACTCTCTACTATTTGTTTCAATTTTAGAGCGTGTTCTTTAGGAGTATCTAATGGATAAGAGAATAAGAATGAATCATAAGTATATAAGGTCAACTCAATATCGGTTTGTTGAATAAACTCCAACACTTTTTGGATTGTTTTCATATTCAACTCAGTTTCAGTTGCTTGTAATAAATAGTTGAATACTTTTTGAGGATTTGAATCTTCTATCGATGAGAGAGGTATATTTCGGTTGTAAGTCGATACATAACCCATTTCCGATGCCTTACTCCACATTACATCGATGTACTCTCTAACCTTCTTATAATAAGGAATAGAGTCGAACTCTTCGGGTATCCCACCATAAAGGAGTTGGAATGTGATTCCCTTAGATTCATCGTATGGAACTCCATATTGGTCCGCTAACCATTGGTGAACGGAAGTATTGGGTAAATCGTAATCAATCAACTTACCGATGATTCGGGGGTGATAGGCATCATAATCCATTTGTAGGAATATGTGCCCATCTTTGGGAATAAACACTTCTCTCGTACCATCCTTTTTATTTAAAGCAGAGAAGTTGATTCCCCCAAATCGGTTGGAAGGACGGGATGTAATGGTATATGGGTTATATTCGGTATATACGATATTGTTGTTTAAATGTTTAGTGGCTTGTGGATATCTATCAAAAAATTTTCTCCCATCGACCCGAACACCATATCGTTCAATCTGAGATAAAAGAGGAATCATCGTGTCATCAATCCAACTTTTAGGAGATAAATCGGGAGGAGGAATAGTACTACTTATATTATCAACAAATGATTTTAAGTACTCTCCCCACTTCATCAAAGGTGCTATCTTTCCCAAACCATCTCTTATACCCATTCGGGTATAATGTGATATAAATGGTTGATTTTGTACCTCATCGGGTATAGTTTGATTCTTTTCAAAGAAGTAATAATTGGATATATCAAAAATATTTTGTATATTTGTACCACTTTGTAATAAGCCCTTTTTATTCCACACCCATTTTGGTTGTGTAGATTTGGAAAGGTCTAAATGATGGGATTTCCCATCAATATGATTATATATGAGGATAAAGGTGGATTTTCCAATCATAACGAACAAAAACGCAAGTTCATTGTTCATCGGGTGTTTTTCTAAATCACACCATATGGGAACTACAATAGATGGTTCAGATTCCCATCTTTTGATAAATTCTTCCTTCTCTTTGTTAGACTCTACTACAATCATCCAACAAATATAAGAAAAATATTTTAATTATCCAAATTATTTCTTATGAAATTGTAAAAGGTTGGGAAGATATAGTTGAATATTTCTCATTGATTGAGATGCTATTCTTACAGATGCCGAATTTGATTTCTTTACTTCGGATGGACTTCCTTTAATTCTCCAATCTAATGAAACTACATTATAAAATGAATTAGTAGAAAACTTAGAGGTAGATTTTTTTCTAATTTCGTATATTACGGAAGATGGGTCATTTGATTTTTGAATAAAGTATCTAGTAATATATCCTCGATTATAATCAATATCAATTGGTTTAGGTATATATGCTACTATGTTTGTCTGATTAAACTCAGAACCCAAATGAGCTATTTCCTTATATCTATCTATATTCATAATTATTTATTATTTCTATATCCACCACTTACTTCGGTTGTCCACATCATACCCTCAATACTATGTTTAACACTTAATACTTGAAAAAATCCATCATTATATACAGATGGTACTCCATTTACTTTAAACATATCACCTCTTCTTATACCACTAACACCATGAACCTTAAAAGTGAAGTTAATTGGCATTAAAGGAGTTGCGGATGAAGCATCTTCATCATTTCCTGTTTTTAGTGCGGTAAATATACCAGCATCTTTATAAGCCCCCAAATAACACAAATCATAAAGGTCTTGACTCATACTAGATTTATCATTTATTTCAACCTTTGGATAAAAACGAGCTTTACCTAACATAATATTTAAATTAGCTTCTGCTATATCTTTTTTATCTTGCTCAGTTTGAGTCTTAGGGTCGTTTTTGTTTGTATTTTTTCTTTTTAATTTTACACCTAATTGGTCATTAAGTACATTCCCTTTAGAAAATAATGATACTTTTTTAGAATCACCATTTAAATCTGCTCCTAATTTTGAACCTATAACTTGATTCATTTTAGCACCACTAATATCCAAATCTAAACTAGCATCAATAAATACCGAATCTGCTCCTATCATTTCAAATGTATATGCAGGAGTTTGTTTTCCATTCGATATAAGATTCATTTCAAATATTTTTAATTTGTTTACTTTTTTCTTGCCAGATGTTACTTCTGATTCTTGTATTTGAAAATCCCACATACCATTTACAGCTGATGATATTCCATTTAAAATTTGATAAAGAGCATCTTTTAGATAAAATTGTTTAGTATCTAATATACCTTTAAAAAAATCAAAGTTAACATACAAATCTTTTAAGTATCCCCATTGATTAGGGTCTTTGGTCACTACCTTTCCTCCATCCGAAGGTGTAAATGAATAATTGTTTGGGTTTGGAAATTTAATTTTATTAAGTGGTGAATTGTTTACTGTACCGGCATTTCTAATTTCTTCAATTGATGGTAATCCTTTATCAGCACTAATAGCAGCTAAATTAAATTTAGGTGATTGTGGATTTGGTATAAATAATTTAGATGGGTCAGTACTATATATTTTTTCAAACGCTAAACATGCAGTATCTTTATAATCAATTTCAAAAGTTATTTCAGTACCATCAGGTAAAGTATAACCAGAAATACCAATTTCATATATGATATCCATCATACCATCAAATCGTATAAATCTTTCATCTCCAGTTATTTTTGTACCCGTTGGAAATTTGACTTTTTTTCCATCAATTGTCATTTTTCCTTGTGTAACTTCCCAACCAAGACCAGGAATAGTAAATCCATCAGATTCATCATTTAATTCTTCAATAACCTCATCATCAAAATTTATTAAATAAGTATCATCTGCTGCAAACTTACTTCGTAATCCCTTTACTGCTAAAGTTTGTCTTGTTTGTGGTAATTCATTAAACATTTTCATAAAACGTTCATCACCCAAACTACTATTTTTAGAATCAATAAAATTTAAACCAAATGGTTCAGCTGATGTTAATTTTTTTGATTCGTTTAGTTTTTGTTCACCGGTTTCGGTAGTAAGTAAATATGTTGGTAATTCCGTATATCCTGTACAATTTACATTTATTGTCCATTTATCACCATCTAAAGAAACACCACCACCAGTTGAAAATCCCAAGTAATTATCATATTCACCACCAGTATTACTCCTTACATTATTAGTATTTGATGAATTTTGAAATTTAGATATTGCAGATGCATTTAATGGTGTTAATCCACTAACACCATTTGATGTATTCCAGCCCCATTCTATAAACACACTCATACCAGGTTCTAAAAAGTATCTAGTTAACACTTCCATTTGTTCTTTAGTAAAACAAGTTATAGAAAAACTTGCTTTTCTACTCAAATTACCAGAACCCTCATCCACTTCTAATGAGGTTACAATTGGAGAAGGTCTATAACCTTGTCCAGCAGAGGGATTTATATCAGCACCACCCCAAGTTGTACCTATTCTACCAGCTTGTGTAGATGAACCATATGTTCTACCAGCTGCTCTAAACAAATTATTATCTGGATTTGAATCTAAAACTAATCCACCCCCACCACCAGAAACCAATCTTACAAATGGATTTAGTTTTGATAATAATTCAGTATTGCCTACTCTTTTTAATAAAGTACTTCTAACAAAATCCTGAATATTTGAGAAATTCGGAAATGACATATAACTTATTTTTTAAATTGATTGTTTATCTCTATAAAGTTTTGTGGTATTCTTAAAATCGTACCATCTTTTAAACCAAATGGTGCATTGTGAATGTTATTGGCAGCTGCGATAATCCACCAAAGGGATGCATCACCATAATAGTGATAAGCAATTGTATCCAATCTATCACCAGTCTCAGATGCTACTATAATATCATCATCTCTCAATGGTATTTGAGGATATATTTTAGAACGATATACTATTCTACCATCTCCTATTTTTTTAACTTCGTTATTTTGATATCTACTTGCCATAGTTTATTATGTTTGTGATGTAAATGTATAAAGTTTTCTATTACCATCTTCAGTACCAGTTTCTTTTCTATTTTCAACAAATTTAATGGTAATAGCCACATCAACAATTGTAGGTAATCTATAACCAGTCATATCTATTTCATTATTTTGTGGGTTTTGGGGTATTCCGTTTGGTTTACCATATAATAGTTGACTTGTAATTTGAGCTGTATTATTTAAATGAGTATTTTCCTCACTCATCACTTGCCAAGGTGTAGTATCATCAATAGTATATGAAAGAGATTCTATAAAACCTGCCTTTTTATTATACATATCACCCAATGTAAACATTATAAGTGGTGATTTTATAGCGGAGTTTCCATAATAATCAGCTGGATAAGTTAATCCAGATAAAAAGTTAAGTTTATCCCAAGCCTTTTTATGTTCTGCTGCGTTTAAAGAATATGTTTTAAAATTAAAAGAAACACTTCGTTCTATTCCATCGTATGTATAATAACTAAATGGGTTTCCAATAAATTTTTGTCCACTCCAAGAGGGAGAAAAGGTTTCAGTTAATCCACTAATAGTTGCTCTAAAATTTGCTGAACGTAATGCTCCACTAACTGTACCTAATGAAGTAAATTTAAGAGTTACGAAATCTAATGCATCTAATTCATCATCACCCTCACCAGCATACACACCACTCATATTTACTTTATCACTAATGGTGTACATTCCTCTTTTTGTTTCTAAGAAGTTTTCCGTAGATACATCTTTATAATTTGGGTTTTTAGTTACATTTGAAAATTTACTTGCTCTTTCAGGTTCAGCACTAAATTTAATAGTTGGTACATTTTCAACTTCTTGTTTATAAGATAAATCATTTTTATCATTACCTTCTTTGATGATAGTTTTACTATACCTATTTCCCTTTTTATCTTCTTTTAATCTTTGAGCACCAGTAGTTGGTTCTAACGAACCATAATTAAATCCAAATTTACCCCAATTTCTTAAACTTTTATCAGTATATAAAGTTGGAAATTCGTTAGATGGGGTTGGTGTAATTCCACTTGGTATTCTACCCGTTGCTAATCCCAAAGAACTACCACCTCTACTTCCAAATAGTTTTTTACCTAATTCTTGCTTACCAGCACTTATAGCACCACCCACTAAATTTCTACCAATAGCATCTGGTGTACCACCTCCAGCATTTTCACCAATAAATCCTAAAAGTTTTCCTGCAGCTGTTCCTTCTGCTGATTTTAAAATCTTTTGTAATTGGCTCATTCTTTTTTGAGTTTCACCAATTCTTTCACTTTCCAATCCATTTACTACAAATGTTGGAATTGCTTTGGTTGGTAATCCTAATGCACTTTTTACACTTGATGCCGCACTTCCTATCTTAGCCATTAAACCAGTAGCACCTGTTATTTCTCCAGATGTCTCTGCTTTCATTTTTGAAATCGAATCGGTTGTTCTTAAAGTTATTCTTGGTGTATCCGAACCATATATCATAGGTATCGAACCAAATCTAATAACTCTTAAACCAGTTACTTCTTGTTCTACTAAAGATTCATCAGTTCTAATTCCTAACAACTTTCTAGCACCCCTAGCCAATAACATACCAGTTACATTCACTAATGGATTTGATGAAGATATTCGTATATCCTTACTATCTCTAATAGCATAAGCTTCCTCAGCAGTTTTTCCGCCCTGAGAGGGTAATTGTTTACTTTTAAATAATTCTTCTAATGTTGGCATAATATATTATGTTGCGTAAGAATTACTTCCCACTCTACTTACTACTCTTGAAACTCCAGCAGTTACTTTCTGCCCATCTAAGTAAACTGCAACTTTACCATTGTTTAAATCTTCTCTCAATCCTCTAATTTCAGTTATTAAATCAGAATCAGAACCTCCACCTTCATCTCCACCAAATCCTAATAGAGAACCAACTCCCATTGCGATTGTTCCAACAGCAGCAACTGCCATCAGACCTGGTAGAGCAGCAATACCAGCTACACCAACCAGTGTTAATGCACCAGCTAATCCAACCAATGCCAATGCTAATGCGGCAATAGGTGCGATATATTGGAACATACCACCTAAAACATCTTTAACTTGAGATATAAGTGATACCACACTTCCCATCGAACCTCCAATTGCTTGGAATCCAGCTGCTGCAACTAATAAACCAGCACCCAATACCATCATAGATACACCCAATCCAGCTAATGCAGCTAATCCAGCACCAAATATAAATGCCCCTACACCAGTCATCATTAATGCACCAAGTCCGAACACAGCTGCTGAGAATACTACCAATCCTGCCGCTGCTGCCATTACTGAACCAATATCCAATCCAGCAATTAAACTCATTGAGAATGCGAATGGAATAAGTGCAGCTCCTAAAATAGCCACAGCAATTGCACCCTTAATCATTTCACCTTGAGCTTTTCCTAACACATAAGCAATTGCAGCTAAACCAACTAAACTAGCTAATCCCATCCCAACAGCAGGCCATGTTACTGAACCGAATTCTTGGAATGCTTTAGCAGCAACGAATAATGCAGCTGCTAGAATAAGGATAGCAGCAGCACCTTTTAGTAAATTACTAGCTTTAGGTCCTTTACTACCTGCGGTTTTATTTAAATTATCACTAACTGAAGTTTCTGGTACTTTTGGTGTTTTAGCTGCTAACATATCTTTGGCTTTCTTACCCCCAAATCCAGCTGCTATTTGTTTATCTGATAAGTTCTTTCTTGCTTTTGATAATGCATCTTTACCCAATAATCCTTTAAGTTTTCCGGTTAACCCACCCATTCCTTTCATGGATTTTAAACCATCCTTTAAATTGAATCCCATCTGCCCAGCAGCAACTGCCACACTACCTAAACCTTGTACACCACTCAAAATTTGCGAACCAAATGCTTTAGCAGTGTTTGTTAATTTATCATAAGTAGATAAGGTTATCTGGCCGTTTTTATCCAATTTATCAGCATTATCAGCCATCTTTTGGAATTCTTCCACCGATACGCCTAATAGTGCTGCGGTTTGTTTCTTTTGGAAATAATCCATTTTATTGAATTCCTCAATACCACCCAATGCGGAAAGTGTTTCTCTTACTGAACCACCTATATCTCCTTCGTATGCTAATGCTCTGGCTCTATCTAAGTTGATATTCTTACCTAACATTGCACCTAATTCTAATTCGGCGTTTATCGATGATTCAAAATCTAATAGGTTATCGGTGATACCACTAAGGGTTTTCATACTAACACCTAACTTACCAGCAGCAACAGCAGCTTCAGCTATATTCGTACCACCAGCCTTACCATAGAGTGCAAACTCTTCAGCAGATGCGGCTACATCAGCCATTACATCGGCAGGAACTAATCCATTTTGTTGTGCTAAATTCTGGGTTTGTTGAATTAAGTTTTGTGCAGTTTCGGCAGAACCATCATTTAAACGAGCAAACGAACCTGTTAAAGATGCCGCTTCACCAGCACTAATACCTAAGTTCTTAGCTATTACGTTAGTTCTGAATTGTGTTTTTAATGATACATCACTTAATCCACCAAATTCTTTTGAAAGAGATTTAGTAACACCAACTGCGTCTGGGAACACTGTCCCAAATAATGTGGTTGCTATATTAGAGGTAGAAGTTAGAGAACCACCCAATTCATATGAAGTTTTCAATAATTTTTTACCAGCAACACCAGCACCAATTAAAGCACTACCTAATACTCCACCAACAGTTGATGTAAGTAATGATGCAGTTTCTAATATTCCACCAATGGTATCTTTTATACCATCATATACTTCTAATTGTTTATTTAAGAATTTTTTCTGTTTTTCAGTCAATCCAGACATTTTGAGGGCAACATCTCTTTGTTGTTCTAAATTATTTAGAATCTCTTCACTAACAGTTCCTTTTTTCCTTAAAGCTGCAATTTGTTCATTTATAGATTTTTCTTGAAGTTCTCGTGCAACAGAATCTTCAGCTGACATTGATAACAAATCCTGATTCAATGATGCAATTGAATTTATCGCATCTTGCGTAGGCCCTTTAAGACCTTGTTGTATTTTTAACCTATCTCTATCTAAATTAACTAAAGATGCTTGAATACCAGTTAATCCTTTTAGTTTTGATTCTTGTTGAATTAAACTATCTACTACAATTTTGTGATTGGCTTGTATTTCTTTTATTTGTTCATTTATCTCTTTTAATTTTGCTAGCTGGGCTTTATATTCCGGAAGTTTTTTTGCATCAATGCGCCCTTCAGCAGTTTTACCCGCTAAAAGTTCATCAAGATAAGCTTTTGACTCTCTTCTTAGTTGTTGTAAAATTTGTAATTCGTCTCTGCTAGCCATACTGAGATATTATTATGAATAGTACTTTAAATCATCTTCTAGCTCTTTAGCTAGTTTATCGATTTGTTTCATTTTTTTAATAATAGGAGATGGAACTTTTTTGTTCTTTTCGGCTTGTTTTAATGCTTTATTAACTGCATTAGTTTTCAAACCATCAAAAAATGCATCAGAGAATTTTTTGGCTGCCCCAAATAATCCTTCGTTTGTTTTTTCTTTTGACATAGGTAATCTCTTTATAGTTTTATACATCTATAAATATTGGATAAAAAAAAAGTAAGGATTATTTCCTAACCCTTACTTTTGATTTACGTTCTGCTTTTTTGTATTCGTCTGCTTCCTTCTTTTTTAAATCGACCAATTTCTTAAAGTAAAACTTTCTCCATTGGATTGGCATGAAGTAAACATCTCTCCAAGTAAATCCATTACCAAAGTTAACCAACTCCCAAATTTGGTTATGAAGTTGGATACTATAATCATTCGGAAGGGTAAAAAAACGATACCCCAAACGGGATATCGAGTGCCTCCTCTTCACCCGTCAACTCTGAAACAAAGTTGAATGTTAAATCCATATCAGGACTTAACTCTCTAACAAATTTTCTGAATGCTTTTGTATCTAATGCTAAGAATGAATTTTGAACCCACTTAGTAATATATCCTCTATCTTGATTACCATCTACCGATTGAATCATATATTTCAAACGAGTAGTTACATCGAATGAAGTATCACCTTTACCTTTGTACAATCTAACCAATGCTTGATTTTCTTTTGTGATTTCAATTTCATCACCATGTGTAAGAAGTTTAAATTCTAATTCAGTTCCACTTTTAGGTAAAGTAAATTTATACAAATTATCACCATTTAAGATTTTTTCATCAAAATCTTTGGTTTTTACTTTAGATAAATCAATAGTTACTGTTTGTGGTTCTAATGTAGATGGGTCAGTTACTTCTACTTTATAATCAGCACCATAACCCATTACTCTGGTTGCTAAAAGAATAGCGTTTTTATCACCAATAAAGATATCATTGATATCAACATCTGGCTCTACTACTACTGATTCAAATAGTTTATCTAAAACTACCCCCTTTTTAATTAGAGATTGTGATGCAAGAATATCTTCTTCTCTTGCTGTCATATATTTAATCTCAATGTTTCCTTTTCTTAAAGGATGTCCTTCTGGATAAACTAATCCCTTTGATGGTAAATCCACTACCTCAGTTGGGAAATCAAATTTATTTTCGCTCATAATTAACCTTTATTTGTTTGTATATATAAGTATATCAAAATAAAAAAGTTGTAAAACGAAAAAAGGTTCTCACTAAGAGAACCTTCTTCAATTTATAGATAGTAGTGGATAATATCTTAAAATTCTAATATTGCGTAATCATACGAAAGCGTTAATTCAATATCGGCAGGGTCATTAGATGAGAAATCTAAATCATTGAAATTAGCTGCTTGAATGAATGCACCTTTTAGTTTCCATTGTTCAATTTTATCACCAACAGGTCCTAACATATAGAAATCGATATCTTTTTTGTAGAAATCTGCGTATCCTTTTCTACCAGTTAAAGATTCATATCCTAATCTCACCCATTCCATCACTTGTTGTGCTCCACTTGGAACGATTGGGTCATATAATGTGATTGTGATATCTTGCCACTCACCCTTACCTTGTAATTTTCTATAAGTGTTAATGTGGTCTAACTTCACAGTTTCGAAATTGATAGATGGTCTCGCTGCTGTTTTAATTAAGTATGATTGAATACCATCAATCTCCATAATATAGCGATTCTTCATCTTCGGTTCGAAGTTGGTGAAGAACATTTCGTTAAATTCTAATACTTCTGCCATTTTTTTATTTCCCTTTTATACTAATAAATATTAGTTATTCATTTTTTTGTTTTATGCTGAGAACGATGCTCCCGTTGGTAAGATGTTGAAATCAATTACAATGAATTCAGCGGTCTTAGCAGGTTGTAGGAATATCTGTCCAGCTAAAATGTTTCTATCAACCACATCAGGTGTGTTGTTAGTCTCATCCATAACTACTTTAAATGCGTACAGTCCTTGTCTTTGTTGGATACCTTCTAAGTAAGGTTGTACAGTGTTGATAAATCTACCTCTAGTCGATGCCGTATTTTGTTCGAATACTAAGAATCGAGATGTAGATGCTACAAATTTCTTAACATTGATTAATAATCTTCTAACATTGATTCTATCTAATGCTGATGCTCTATCTTGCAATGTTTTCTGTCCGAATGCCACAATACCTTGTCCAGGGAATGCTGCGATTGGGTTTACTTTGTTTTCATATAAAGTATCTCTTTCAGAATGAGTTAATCTATTCAATACTGATGCTGCTCCTATGATACCACCTCTATTTAAACCAGCAGGTGCGAACCATTCAGCTGCGATAGCGTCATTTGCTGCGTACACAGCAGGTAATAATACTGAAGGTGGAACACTTACTAATTTATTAGTGTTTGTATCTACTGTCTTAACCCAAGGATAGTAAGTTCCAACATAGTTAGAATCTACTGCGTTTGCCTGAGTTGTTACATCAGAAATTGTTGAACTAGCATCAGCGAAATCAGCGATGTAAAATGCATCTGCTCTAGCTTCAACAACATCAATTGCCTTACTAACAACTGCTGGGTGTAATGTTCTTACAACACCAGGAGTTACTAACATATTGATATCCCACTCATCAGCGTTTGAAATTGCGTTCAAACCTTTAGAGTATGATAGGTAACCACCAGCCGTAGTTGATGATAAATCAAGTCCTTGCGAATTACCAGCACTCATATCAGAACCTAAGTTGATATTAGTTGCAGGTGATTGTCCATCAAATCCACCTTGGAATGCAATTGAAAATTGTCTCTTCACCATATCAGATGAATCAGAACCACTCATTACATAAGAAAGTTGAGAATCGAATCCGAAATCAACATTCGAACCAACTCCTACACTTTCAGGTAAAGGTTTGATATAATTGTTGTTATCATATTTTACACCAACTGTTTCGAAATCGAAACCAGCAAAATATGTTGGGTTACCAGCAGTATTTACTACTGAACCGGTTTGGTAAACAACTGCTGGAACGATAGTTTCATCGGTTGCTTTAATTGGGTTAGAGTATGCTCCATGTCCGAATGGTGCAGCAGATACAGGATATGAACCCTGAGCTGCTACTTGTACTCTAATATATTTTGAATTGTTTACCCAATCACCATTTTCAGTAATCTTACCATTTGAATCGATAGTTAAATATCTATCACCGATTCTTCTAGCGATAAAGTTTGGTGATGCTGGGTCTAAGTTTACATTACTAAATGTTTCTAATACAACAGGTCTTTTATCCGTATCAGAGAATGAACGAATAATTACTGTGAATACTGAATAATCAGTACCTCCATCTTCACCGGCAGCTTTCACATTGGAGATTGAAATTTTGAATCTGGAGTTTTCATTTGTTCCATATCCTAATGTATGGAATTTAAATAAATCACTTCTTACACCTGAGATTAGTTGTGATTTAACAAATGGTGTAGATGCCCAACTTGCTTCATAAGTAAAGTTTTGAGTTGGAAGTACTTCAGCAGTAACTGCCTCACCATTAGCAACTTCTAAGTTAATACTATTTACTGCATTTTTAAAGTAAGAATACACATAAGCTTCTTTAGAACCTAATGGGTCAGAACCAAATACATCAGTTACATCATTACCAGCTGATGATAATAGTGAAGATGATATGTTACTTAATCCACTACCACTTACCACAAATGAACCAGATGTAGTTAATGATGGGGATACAGTAAAAGGACCAAATCCTACTTCGTCATCACCATTTACAGTATTATGTAATGTTGCAATAAGTGTTTGACTACCATCAGAACCACTAGCTACTAAACCAACAGGTGTTACTTGAGAATAACCAGCATCAGCGCCAGTTTTACCCAAAACTCTAACAACTGTTGCTGTTCCAGCTTCTCTAAGATAGTTTTGTACTGCGTACTCTGTATAATAAGTTCCATCAGGTGTTCCGAACTTATCTTCAAATTCTGATTGTGTTCTTACAATCGTTGGAACAAACGCTGGTCCTTGTTTAAAAGGTCCTACAAACGCTGCTCCGATTTCTCCTACTCCCTGCGCTAAGAACGAAAGGTCATTTTCTCTCGTAAATACTCCAGGTGATACTATTCTTTCTGCCATAATTTTATTTCTCCAATAAGTTTATTTTGATAAATAAATCAAATACACATATAAATATAACGAAAATCTCCAAAAGATAAATTTCATTTCTATTAACCACATACAATCAAACTTAAATTGTACATAGGTTATTATGAATTTAAGATTTTAACTACACATTCACAATAACATCACCAAAAACTTCTTTTAGTTCTGTTTTTAATAATGGATATGCAAAATCATAAATAGATGAGCCGGTTAATGCATTAGTTGTGATTACATCTGCTGTATATTCTTCACTACCACTAACATTTACAGTATCGTATGTCCAAGAAGATTGAGTAATCATATTCTCAGGGTCTTCTGGGTCTGGAACCATTTGTTCTACAGATGAAGATACAGTTTCTACTCTTAAAAATTCTCTACTTCTAACTTGAGATTCTGTTAAATGAAAACTATACACCTCTTTTACCTCATAACTCTTTGCTTCCCATTCTTCAACTAACATAGCAGGTGAATGTTCATCAAATAAATCTCTAGAAGCACTAGAAGCAGCTCCTTCATTTAGATATAATGTGGGATATACTCTTAATGTACCATTTGATTTTCTAAATTCAAAAGATTCTATTCTTACATATCCTTCAGAAGTGATACCTCTACTTGTACCTATTTGTTTTTGTATTTCTAAAGCCATTTTGTTTTTTTTACTTTATGTTTATAAATATAACTATATTAGTAAAAAGATTAACCTTTATTAATTAATTGTTTTACTAATTTTTTTAATTCTTCAATTTCAGATTGTTGTTTTTCAATAATACCTTCTAATTCTTTCATTTTGGTGTTGTTCCAACTTACAATCTTATGCTGGTCTTTAATACCTTCAATTACTAAAGGAATTAATCTATCGTATTTTATTGTTAAGTAATCTTCACCAGATTTAGAATATAGATTTCCATTTTCATCGTAATCGGAATCAAATGGTGCTAAGTGAACAACCTCAGGTACAACATCTCTAACCTGTTGTGCTGATAAACCTACTTGTAATCCTTCTTCGGTAAATCCAACTTTTTTTGCTAAATCATTAGTTTCGTAGTAGAAACCATCTAATGAAAGAATCTTAGAAAGTGCATTTCCAATTTTACCTTTCTTATCTTTTAATCTTTCATCTGAGTAGTATGCTATAATATCTTGCGTACATCTAAATACTCGAGTAGCGTAGATTTGTGAGTTGTTTACCTCTAATCTTTCCGAACCACCAGTTACAACTCTCCATTGGTCAGATGCATGGAACTGCATATATGTATTGGTATCACCTCTATGCCTAATTTGCGAATTGATATCAATCCGATTCAGTTGAGATGTCCCATTCGGGTCTACATAGTAATTACCATCATTTCTATCATAGTAGATAGCACCATATACTCTATTGTAGAAGTATGCTATTGCATTTCCATTTTCCCGTCCAATATATGCTACGTTCATAGAATTACCAGCACCATTATCATGTATTCTTAGATAAGAGTTAGTATTATTATTGTTACTATCTAATCTAATATTAACATCATTAAATGAGTTTAATGACATTGAATCACTAAAGTTACCATTGATATCAGTAGATGCTAATCCGTGATAGTAGTAGTAATCGTATTGAGCGTTCCAGTCAAAGGACATATATGCAATTTTATGCATAGACGATGAATAAGTCCCATAACCCTGTGCTCTACCCTTATTTGTATCTGAACCAAAGTATGAAGTATTGGTTACGGTTGCATTAAATCTAGAAGTAGAATTAAAGTTACCATAGTATCCAGTATCGTGGTCATAGTAAACTTGTGCTCTTACTTGGTCTCTTACATAGATACCATAAGAATCGGTATTCATTTGTCTAGCACCATTCCACATTAGTTCGGTACTACCATTTCTATTGAAATAAGCCATCCACTCGTTATCAATATCGTTGAAGATACCAGCACCAGAAGAATCAGCAGACATGAATACATATCTACCATTGATTGAGTATCCTTCCCAACCACCTTTACCTCCACCATGAGTTTGAACAGTACCATAGTTTCCATCTACACCACCTTGCCCAGCTCTGAAGGTAACTTCATTATTGTCTCTAAGTTCTACATACGAATCTCTAACTACTCTTACTGCCCAGTTTCCATCAGAATCTAAGATACCAATAGTATTGTTATCTTCTGCGTAGAAATAACCTCTAATAGTACCTTGGTGTCCATCTCTAATTCTAATACCTTTAGCGTTATCACTTTCACCAATACTCCAATATGTACCATCTGCATACCAATGGTTAGCAGTTGCTTGGTTGTATAAACCTTCATATTGATTATAGTTTCTGAACCAATCATCAGCGTAGAAGTTCCACGCTCTAGCAGTATTCATACGAGCATCACCCTGTCCACTACCGAAGTAGTATGCAGTATTCTCTCTATCGTAAATGATATTAGTTCTAATATCGTTGAAGTACGATGTTTGACCAGGGTTAGCGTAATATGAGGTATTATCTCTATCATAGTAGATATTTGCCCTCATATCGTTGAAGTACGATGTAGAAGCAGGGTCTGCGTAATATGATGTACTGTTTTGGTCATAGTAACGAGGAGAGTAAGTTACATCATAGTTGTACATCCAACCATCCACTCTCAAATTCAAGTTACCACTATCCGAACTCATTCTGAATTCATCAGTACCCGTTCCGATAAAGTCAATACCAGTTCTACTATCCCAATGTGTGTTGGTTCTAAATCTTACCGTACCTCCACCATATGCGGGCATTATAATTTGAGATGCGTTATTAAATGTTAAACCATTACCATCATTTGCTCTATTACCAGTTAATGTTTCAATAGATGGTTCGTTACCATTAATTTCATATACACCAGGTCCCCACCATTTTAATTGTGCAGCAGGATTTGTTGAATAATATAAATAAGTTCTATGAGTTTGGTTTCTCGTACCAGTGTACCTCATTTTATAATCAGTACAACCCCGAATTTTTTCACCAGTATCCAATCTCCAAACACCACCTTTTCCACTACTACTAGTAGATGGGTGATTGTTTGCATGTACTATACCAACTACTAAACACCAAACATCTTGTGGTAATCCACTAATTCCAAATGCCGTAAAATATGGGTTACCATTAGCTGAACCACTCATATTAAGTGTTTCTCCACCACTACAACCTAAATAGAATGTACCAGATGTATTTGAACCAACACGCTTCACATATGTTACCCACATATATGATTTGTTACCATCTAAGTTTGATACAGTTTTGTTCCAACCACCATCGGAGTTCGAACCAGCATCATTATTTAATGCTCTCCAAACAATAGCCGGTCTACCCCAAGGGTCATAATCTTGTATGATTGAGTTTTCATTGGATGCTCCATTGTTTGAGAATGTTCCACCCAATGCAGCTGCACCATTACCAGTTGAACTTACTGCCCAATCTTCAGCGGTTGCTAAGTTAGTAAATGAACCAACATGATGGTTACGAGAGTTAATTGCTTTCTGTCCACCAACTCTTAGGTTGTAAGTAACTTCAACGTCTTGAGAACTTCTACCAACTGAGAATAACATTGTTGATAAATCTTCATTGTTGTACATTCTGATACCACCATAACCAGGTTGTGCACCCATACGGATACCAGTATGCCATCTTAAATCTAACTTAGTGTAGTTACCACCATAGTTTTCTAAATTTGTACCAATATAGTAGTTAGCATTTGCATCTGAGTTACCACCACCAAAATGTAATCTCGTAGAACCTACTGAGTTATATGCGTTGTAGTCAAATCTACCACCAATTACAACTCTATTGATGAATTCAGCTGCGTACATACGAGAAGTAGAACCACCATGCCAATAATATCCAGTTGCTCCTCTATCATAAAGAATGTTTACTCTAACATCATTTAAGTAAGAAGTAGAAGCAGGGTCTAAGTAGTAAGATGTATTGGTATCATAGAATCTTGATGCAAAAATATTTCCATTTACATAAACACCATCTGAACGAGTGTAGATTTTCTCAGCACCATCGTAATACATTGATGTTTGTACATTAGTTGTTCTAACTGCCCATTGTCCATCCCGATTTAATAAACCGAAGTTTGCACCATCACCATCACCATACACATATCCATATTGTGTACCATTTCCATCTCTGAATCGAATACCAGTTGGTCCGTTTGTATCATCGGCTTGGAAATTTAGGTAATTGTTATTAGAATCATCATAGAATCTAACACCAGCGTTAAAGTGTAATTGGTTTACATAGTTGATATCATAGTTGTTCATATGGAAATGACGATACCAATAAACATATCCATTGTTATTGGTAATGTATCTCATCATTAAGGTATCTGAGTTGTTGTTTCTCATATACCAAGAGAAAGTGTATCCACTATCCCAATACCAATGTGCACCATATGAAATAGCATGATAACCACCCTCACCAAAGTATAAGTGAGAATCACCACTATCAGTAGCACCCACATATAACATATCGTTGATGTGAGTTCTATCATCGTTACCATTACCTATTCGGTTTCGGTTACCATTTACATATAAGTTGTTTTGTACAGTAGTTGTACCATTGTTTACTTCTAATCTTTCACCACCACCAGTTACAACTCTCCATTGGTCATTTGCATGGAATTGGATGTAAGTATTGGTATCTGAATCGTGGTAAATCCGGTCATTTAAGAAGATATCCTCTACATCGTAGATTCTACCATTATCCATATATAAATCAGTACGGATAATAACCGAACCATTTACATCTAATCGTTGTGAAGCAGTATCATGCCCAATACCCACATTACCGCCACTAGCACAAACCATATAAATGTTTTGATTTGCTGAGTGGTTTAAGTGAAGTGGTCTATTATAAGAGTAAATCTGGTCATAGTTAATTCTTAAACCATCACTTACACCAGAAGTATCAAACTGTACCCAATCTAATCTACTACTATTTCCTCTAAATTTAAGTATATCTTCTGGCCCATCATATTCGATTACAGGTCCACCATAACCATATTGGTGGAATTGAATTTGTGGATGACGTGAATTTGTACCACCATTACCACTTTGAATTTGAATTGCAGTTGAGAATGTTGCAGAAGGTCTATTAAAGTATCCACTATCTCCACCCCAATGCGGTTGTCCAGCTGGAGCTGAATAATATGATGAGTAATCATTTGCGTAGTAATCGTATTCATCGGTGTAACCACCTTTAACAAATAAACCACCATCAACTACTAATTTCGATGCATCCCGTGCATCACCACTATGCCATTTACCTAATCTCCAACCACTATTCTCATCATTGTTATTTGATACCGCAAAAGTAATACCCCTATCATAACTAGCATCAGAATACATAGTTGTAATTAAAAGGTCATGTGCGTAATTCGCATCAGCTGCTAAACCAGATGCTTGTGATTTTTGGTTAGCCGTTCCAGTAAACCAAGTACCATTACCCGCTCCAATCCAGAACATTTGATGTCCTTGGAAGTGTAGGTTTGTTTGTGCATATTGTCCAACTGCATCCCAATTGTTTGATACACCTAAGATGTGGTATTTTGAATCCATATCTAATGTACCCGTACCAACAACATTACCAGTTACACTAATACCCGTATTGGTAGTTTCTAATTTACCAGCACCATTAAAATGTAATCGAACATATGAGTTTCTATACATTAAGATAGCCCACTCATTTTCGTAATCGTTGTAGATACCAGCTGCATTTGAATGGTCGTGCATAAACACCCAACCACCATTGATTGAGTATCCACCCCAACCACCTCTAGTAGTCCGAGTTTGGACAGTACCATAGTTACCACTTACAGTATCTCTACCAATTCTAAATTCTTCAGTTGTACCATCGGTATAGAACTGAGTACCATAATCATTTTGGTGTCTGATTGCCCAACTTCCACCAGCATCTAAAATACCAATTTGATTAGAACTATTTGCGTAGAAAGAACCTCTTTCGGAACTTCCATTAGTTTTCATTCTAATTCTTATAGAAGATGCTGAATCTCTAGCAGTCCAAGATGCATCTGCATCTGAAACCCAATGTGCTCCAGTTGCTTGGTTATATAAACCTTCACCACTTTGGTTGTTTCTAAACCAACCATTGTTATAAATTTCGTTAAATGTTACACTATCCGTTGTACGAACATATTGGTTCATATTTGCAGCGTATGGATAGTTTGTAGAATCTAAAATTCTTCTCCAACCAGAATAGTTATCGTTATTCCATTGAGTTTTGTATGCTAAATCACCAGTATGTGCTGCGTATAATTGGAATGAATGATTTGCACCTCTCAAACTAAGAACACCACCATAAGTGTACACACCAGTTGGATGATTTGAGAATCCAGAGGCCAAGTTATTGACCTGAATATAATTCATCTCACCAGCAGAGTTTGTCCAATCTTGGAAATTACCACTACCTACTGCACCACCATAGTTAAATACATTCCAAGCACCAACCGAAGTAGATGTGAATCTAACTCTCGGTACTGCAATCTGTCCACTATTTGCGGTTGGGAATACTTCAGAATCCGGTGTGAAATCTGAGATATTAGTTGCGCCAGGTGATTTGTTAATGTAAGCTTGTCCGCCTGATGGAGTATTATCGGTATATTGTACTGTCTTATTGGTTTTAATCATTACATCAACCTGTCCGTAGTATCTAACATCTACATAAACAGGAACATATCTGATATCACCACTAATAGTTACTGGTGAACCGATTCTCACCTGCATTCTATTATCAGCCCAAACTCTACTATCGGTTAGATATACTTGCCAAGCATTATAGTATCCCCACCAAACAGTATAAGTTTTTCTATCACCTCTACCATAGTAATCTTCATGTAATTCTACTTCGAATGTACCAGCATCGTTCCAATCGTTGTAATCCATTGCTAATCTAGCAATTTCAAATGTACGAGCTTGCGTTCCACTAGCACCTAAATCACCAATTGAAACATAAGTAAACTTACCAATAGTGTAATCATCACCCAAATTAACCCCACCATTATAGGTAACATTACCATTAACAATTAAGTTATTTTGAATTGTTGTATTTGTATTATTTACTTCTAATCTTTCGCCACCGCCAGTTACAACTCTCCATTCGTTGGATGCATGGAATTGAATGTAAGTATCGGAATCACCTTCATGAATGATTTGGTCTACACCAACTATATCATTGTTGTTCATATCAAGTGTACCACCTGATATACTGAATCCATTACTTACATAACTTCTTTCCCAAGATGAGATTAATGCTCTTACCGTACCATCATTTCTTCTCAATCTCATATCAGGGTAACCATTACTACCTACCCAGAATCCAGATGAGTTATCGTTACCAACACCATTCGTTACAAAGACAAATGGCCATGTACTATTCCGAACTTCTCTAAGAGAAATAGCGTTATCAGCTACATTATTTAAATCCATATCAATAGCATGACTATTGATTTGTAGGTTAGTAGCTAATGTAGTAGTACTATTGTTTACTTCTAACCGTTCCGAACCACCAGTTACAACTCTAAATTGGTCTCCAGCGTGGAATTGGATGTAAGTATTAGTATCACCTTGACTAATAATAGCATTATCTAAATAAATGTTTTCAACAGTATTTAAATTACCATTTCCTAAGTTTAACCCAGCAAATGTTGGTGAATCGGTTGTACGAACATCTTGATTCATTCTGAACGCATATGGAATATTTCCATCGTGTCCGATTGTTCTCCAAGTTTGATATGTCCCAGCTTGCAATCTTCTAAATCTCATATCATCTGAGAAGAAACTGATTGCTAGTGTTGCACTATAATAAGTTGATGCGTTTCCGTGTCCTAATCTCATCCCATACCACCAATTGGTATCAGGATTAAGAGTTGAGTTATTGATTGTGTTCCAATATTGGAAACTATCTGATTCAGTACCAGTATTTGATGATAATCTTGTTGCTGCATCAATAGAACCATTGATTTCACCATTAACAGTCAATCCATTTAAGTTCGAAGTTCCTGCAGGATTTACATAATAATTATCATCATTCGAATCATAGTAAATTGGTGCATACATTGCTACACCAGCATCTACGATTTTAGCTGCATCAATCGAACCTAAGTAAAGAATCGAAGCGTTTTGGTCTTTATCACCATAGAAGGTAAACTGCCCACCATGTCCTTGTCCTCTGAATGTTGGATTAGCATCACTAAAGTTAATGTAAACATCAAATCCACTATCATTGATACCAATGTTAGAAGTATAAACACCACTAAATGTTGGAGTACTATTTGTTTTTACCGCTTGGTTTAAATAATCTGAGAATTGATACCCATCCCAAAGGTCAGCATCCAATCCAGAACCAGCACCATCAGAAAGTGAAGTCCAAACTTCTCTCCAACCGGGTGCATAACTACTACCTTGGTCGTTGTAAATGAATACTCTACCAGCAGAACCACCTGTATTTGGTGCAATTGCTAATGCTGTAATATTACCTCTTGTAGAATCTGATGAGTTATCAGTCCAAGTTATCCAAGAAGAACCTGCCGTTTCGGTAAACCTACCAGCATCAGTTAAGTTGTAATTTCCAGCATAACTCCAAGAAGTTTTGAATACCGAAGTATATGAATCAAATGCCCCATCACTTTCCATTTCGGAAATTACTTGAGCAGTTGTTATATTTGGATTTGAACCATTAGTAAATGCTCTTGTTCCTAATGAACGAATGTGGTCATATATAGCGTAGTAAGAACCATGTTGTCCATCCAATAAATCAGCATTAAGGTTTGATACTAATGTTGTAGATGAAACGGTCAAAGGAGCCGTTCCAGTTGCTTGTGATAAAGTTAATCTGTTAAATGTGGGTGAATCTGAACTTCTAACATTTTGGTTCATTAAATAAACCTCAGTTGCACCCTGTCCAGTATTAATTGTACCAATGTTTACTAAGTTACGAGATGTATCAATTACAGTTGTACCATTTAATTGATAACCATATGGTGCATTTACACCTGTATCATCTAAAATTTGGAACTGAATTCTATTACTTTGCTCCGGCTCAATAAAGTTTAAACCTTCTGGTGTAGCTTGGATAGCCATATCAGAACTTGCACCATCACCACCATCAGATGTACCATTAAAGTAAATTGTAGGTGTATTGTTTGATGATAATTGTAAGTTAGCAAATTTAGGAGTATCAGTTGTACGAACATTTTGGTTCATTAAATAAACCTCAGTATTCCCTTGTCCAGTATTTACTGTATTTGCAAAGAATGTACCATTTACATACATCGTATATGATGTATTTAATGTTCCCGTATTAAAACTAAAGTTACCACCATTTAATCCAAATACTGCTTTAGTACTACTCGCATCACTCTCTAAGAAGTTTACTAAGTGGTCTGAATAAATTGATAGATTATTTTCATTAGTAATTTTGGTTATTGCACCAGCAGTTTCATTTAAGAATAATTGTCCACCTGTTGAATATAAATTACCAGAAGTTTGTAAGTTTGAATCGGCTACCCATCTATCAGAAGATTCGTTCCAAATAAATTGTTTGTTAGAAGCAGTTCCTCTTTCAATCTCAATACCAGCATTTTGTGAAGGAGTACCAGTCTCATTTGAGTTAAGAAGTATAATATTATCTGCTAAATTAATGGTTTCAGTATTAACAGTTGTTGTTGTACCTGTTACTGTTAAGTTACCTTGTACATTAAGAGTTGTACCATCAAAAGTAAGATTTGATTCAACAGTTGCATTTGGTGCTGAACCATTAAGTGTAATTACACCATTATCAGTATTGCCAGTTAGAGAAAGTGTTCCAGAAGAACCAGCAGAACCTGAAGTTCCTCCACTTCCGCTTGTTCCAGATGAACCCCCAGAACCCGAAGTTCCTCCACTACCAGCAGTTCCCGAAGAACCTCCACTACCAGATGTACCCGAACTACCTCCGCTACCAGCAGTTCCCGAAGAACCTCCACTACCAGATGTACCCGAACTACCTCCGCTACCAGAAGTACCCCCACTACCAGCAGTTGCAGATGTACCACCCGAACCGCTTGTACCACTTGAACCACCAGAGCCCGAAGTTCCACCACTACCAGATGTTCCTCCACTACCAGATGTACCATCACTACCTGAAGTTCCTTGTTCACCACTTGTACCAGATGAACCACCACTACCAGATGTTCCAGAAGAACCACCACTGCCAGAAGTACCAGCAGAACCACCACTACCAGAGGTTGCAGAAGTACCTGATGTACCACCCGAACCGCTTGTACCAGATGAACCACCACTACCAGAAGTACCAGCTGTACCACCAGTACCAGAAGATGCTGAAGTACCAGACGAACCACCCGAACCAGATGTTCCCCCACTACCACTTGTACCATCATCACCAGATGTACCCGAAGAACCTGAAGTTCCTCCACTACCACTTGTACCAGCTGAACCACCTGCTCCAGTTATACCACTCGAACCACCACTACCTGATGTTCCAGATGAACCTCCACTACCACTTGTTCCACCAGAGCCGGATGTTCCCCCACTTCCAGATGTACCTGCTGAACCTCCTGTCCCAGATGAACCTGTTGTACCAGAAGTACCACCAGAACCACTTGTTCCAGACGAACCTCCACTTCCTGCTGTCCCAGAACTTCCACCACTACCAGAAGAACCACCAGTTCCACTTGAACCAGCTGAACCCGTTGAACCTGCACTACCACTTGTTCCAGATGAACCTCCACTTCCAGAAGTTCCACTTGTTCCTCCACTACCCGATGTACCACCCGTACCAGAAGATGCTGAAGTTCCTGATGAACCACCACTACCTGATGTACCACTTGTTCCACCAGAACCTGATGTACCAGCAGAACCAGTTGTACCACTCGAACCACTTGAACCCGATGTACCAGCCGTTCCAGCAGTTGCTGAAGTACCAGCACTACCCGATGTACCAGCTGAACCTCCCGTACCAGAAGAACCTCCTGTACCAGAAGAACCTCCCGTACCACTTGTACCATCTTCTCCACTTGTTCCACCACTACCAGATGTACCTGATGAACCAGTTGTTCCAGATGAACCACCACTACCTGATGTACCGCTTGAGCCACCAGAGCCGGATGTACCTGAACTACCTCCACTTCCAGAAGTTCCACTTGTTCCACCAGAACCAGATGTTCCAGATGAACCTCCACTACCAGATGTTCCTCCACTACCAGATGTACCAGAAGAACCTCCACTTCCGCTTGTACCACTTGAACCACCAGAACCAGATGTTCCAGATGAACCACCACTTCCGCTTGTTCCAGAAGAACCACCAGAACCCGAAGTTCCCGAAGTACCACCAGAACCAGATGTACCACCAGAACCAGATGAACCTGATGAACCAGAGGTACCTGATGTACCAGAAGATGATGCGTTAAACTTTCTTTGGAATGTACCTGTTGTTGTATCGAAAACTACAACTTCAGAAGAAGTACCTGTTGGTAAATCATCTGCAGTTAAGTTTCCACTAAAATCTATATTACCATCAACACTTAAATCACCCTTTATACCAACCGAACCAGTGAACTCTTGCTTATCAGAAGCACCATCACCAAATTTGTTTGAACCAGTAGCATAAACTACTGAAGATGATAAGTATGTTGTATGAAGTTCGGTAGAAGTAATTTTACCTGCTACCGTTAAATCATTTCCTATTGTTACATTGTTACCAACATCTAAATCAGTACCAATATCCGCAGATTTATCTACTTTTAAAGTATCATCTGTTCTTAACGAACCACTAATATCTAATGTACCACTTATTTCAGTATCTACATTAATTTCAAATCCTAAATTTGGTGAAATCACAGCTTCAGCTGAACCTGATTTTAATTTATCAATATCACCAATGGAATCCGCATTAATATTTGTAATTCCACTACCATCACCACTAATTACTCCACCAACAGTTAAAGATTCGGATACATTTAATGCACCACTAATAGATGTATCTACATTTACTTTAAATCCCTTATTAGGTGAAATTGATGCTGTTGCGGAACCACTAAATATTTGATTTTGAGCATCGGTTGTAAGAGCCGTTGGTGGTATGTTAAATAATTCCTCACCACTACCACTAAATATGGATGCAGATACACTACCTTGAACATTAAGGTCATTGATTATATCAACATTTTCAGTAGATATATCAATTTGCCTTTCCCCATTCACATAAAGTGAAACTAAGGATTGTGAAATCTGATTTATACCATTTGGGTCTATACCTTTATAGCTCATACATTATTACTTTATGTAATTTCTAATACTGATACTACAACATCTGCCGATGAATTCACCGAAGATGTTACAGTTATTGAATCGTTTGCTTCTAATACTACTTTTTGCTCCCCACCAACCAATATTGTTGAAGAACCTTGTGGAATTACAGCACCTTTTAATAAATATTTAGTTACCGATGCAGAGTTATCAGTTATCTGAACATCTACATTAATATTTTGTGATACTATATTTGCCACATTTACACCAATCACAGTTGCCGAAGTTGCAGCAGGACAGGTATAAACTGATAAACCGCCTGTTCCAGCGGGTCCTTTAATACTATTTTTAAATGTATTTGCCATATTTTATTCCTTTATCCCAAAGCAATTGCAAAAGCGATTGCTGAATCTAAAACATTTACTCCATCAACATTGAACGAATCATCAGGTCCAATGTTAACAGAACCACTAACTTGAATGGATTGAGAAACAATTACAGACGTACCACTTGTATTTTCTTCACCAATTGTAATTGTATCGTTTACAATCAATCTATCAAACTCTGCTTCAGTTACCGATATATCTCCAGTAAAGGAACCAGTAAAGGAACCAGTAAACGAACCACTTAAATCAGCGTATGCTGATAACGATTGTTCAATCGAACCTGAAAAAATGGGTGAATCTATTCTCATTTATCTAATCCATTGGTTATAGGTATAAATATAACTAATTTTTGTTTACTACTCCGGCTTAGTGGGCCAAGTTATTTCAAATGGATTTGATTGGGATGTAATATCTCTTAATGATTGTCTGTATGTTTGCCATTCAGTTAATTTAGAACCACTAATTGGAGTATCATTCATTTGTGTCCAATCACATTCACTTAATAAATTATTTCGTATTTCTCTAATTTCTGTCCACTTTTCTTCTTTTCTTTGTGCAATTTCTTCAACAGATGCCGAAGAAGTTATCCAATTCTGAACATAAACAGAACCGCTTTGAATTGGAGTACCTTCAACATAATTTTTTTCATAATCGGAATCAATATCAACAGCCACATATATTATTGGATATGTGTGAAAAGATGCCAATATATCATTTGTTAAGTTTTTTGGAAAACTAACATTAGTATTATCATTCCTTAAATTATCTAAGGTGTATGGATATGTTATTTCTGAACCGCTTACTTTTATATACATAACTTTATATTTTTATTTCCAATTTGCTGGTATTGATGCGTAATTACTTAATCCCGTTGCATTTCTAAATGCATATAATCCCAACGGAACTGGATTTCTAGTCCAAAGTTCTGGAGCATTTCCAACTAATGAATTAGAAGTTGTTGGCATTCTAAATACTGAGAAAAATGTTGTAACTGATGTGCAATTATCGAATAATCCCGTTGGGATTGAACCAATTGATGTACAACTTTTAAATGTTGATGAAAAGTTGGTTACATTTGTATTATTATCAAATAACCCAGATGGAATAGCACTTAAACTAAAACATTGGTTAAATGTGGAGTTGAATGATGTTATTTGAGTACAACTATCAAAAAATCCACTTGGAATTGATGATATTTGCATAAACGAAAAACTATCTACCAAAGATGTTACATTTACCATATAATCTAATAAACCAGTTGGTAGTGTTGTTATACCACTACTTCTTAAAAAGTTATCCAAATTAAATATAGTACTTAATCCTTCAAAATCAGTAGTTGGTAATGATGTTAAATTATTACAACCATGAAAGTTTATAGTTCTAAATGAGCATTGACCCCAAGAAATAACCGCTGTATATAAACTTCTATATAAGGAATTGTTATCTACCTTAAAAGAAGGTACAGTTCCATTTAATTCAATATCATAAGTACCGGCTGAACTAAAAGTATGTAATTTATTCACATCAGATGAAGATTGTATTACATTATCAGTACCATCATCCCAATTTACTGTAAAATTAGGTGTATTACTCCCATAATCGGCGATAGGCAATTCATATGTTTGATTTGCCGAAGTTGTTACTATTCTAAAAATAAATGATTCCAATTCTCCTCCTGTTACACTTGTTAATCTTCTTGCTATTCCCATTTTATATAACTATTTGTTAACTCATATTTGCTGCACTTAGGAAACCATAATAAGTTGTTCCCGTATCATAAGTATAGAATACTAAGATATCTTTACCAGATGTTGTTAGCGTTGGTGCGTTACCATTTGCCCACAATACTCCAGTTGGCCAACTTACTGTAAATGCTCCACCATTTTCTATCACCAATGTGAATCCAAATGCTTTTGGATTTCCTGGTGGGTTTGAGAATGTAAATGTACAGTTATTATTTACTTCATATTCGAAGTTATTTCCTTGTTCTAAATCGATTGTTACATTGGCACCAGCTCCTAAATCTTTATAAAGTTCAATAAAGATTTTTGATTCAATATAAACTGAACCTGATATTTGTGGTACTTCTAATGTAACTCCATCATAAATAAGATTACTCTCAACAGTTGCTTCATTTCCAGTACCATTATAGGTAATTACACCATTTGGTGTTACACCATTTAACTCAAGTAATCCAGAAGTACCAGAAGTACCAGCTCCAGAAGTACCCGATGTACCAGCGGTTCCGGTTGCATCAACTCCAGAAGTACCCGATGTACCACCAGTTCCAGATGAACCTATCGCAGAAGTACCCGATGTACCACTGCTACCAAGTCCAGATGTTCCATCTGAACCACTTACACCCGAAGTACCACCAGTTCCAGTTGTACCCGATGAACCACTACTTCCGAAGAATGTTCCATTTAATCCACTTGTACCAGAAGAACCAGCAGTTCCAGATGAACCATCAGTACCTGTTGTTCCAGAAGTTGCCGATGTACCACTACTTCCGAAGAATGTTCCATTTAAACCAGAAGTACCACTTGTTCCAGAAGTACCAGCTGAACCAGTACTACCAGCAGAACCATCTGTACCAGCTCCTGATGTACCCGAAGAACCACTACTACCTTCAGCTGATGTACCTGATGTACCATTAGTACCCAATCCAGAAGTACCCGAAGTACCAGAACCAGATGTTCCTGAAGAACCAGTTATACCAGAAGTACCTGATGAACCTGCCGAACCAAAATTTGTACCATCTAAACCAGAAGAACCAGAAGTTCCAGATGAACCATCAGTACCTGTTGTTCCAGAAGTACCAGTTACACCAGAAGTACCTGATGAACCAAAGTTAGTTCCATCTAAACCACTTGTACCTGATGTACCAGTCGAACCAGAAGTACCAGCCGAACCTGAAGTTCCAGTTGAACCAGAAGTACCTGATGTACCAGCTGAACCAAAGTTAGTTCCATCTAAACCAGAAGAACCCGAAGTACCAGTTGTACCACTACTTCCGCTTGTACCAGCACCAGATGTACCAGAAGTACCTGCTGAACCGAAGAAAGTGCCATCTAAACCAGAAGTACCCGATGAACCTAAACCACTTGTACCTGATGTACCAGTCGAACCAGAAGAACCTGATGTACCAGTTGTACCACTAGTACCAAAAAATGTACCATCAACACCGCTTGTGCCAGCTGTACCATTTATACCATCAAAACCAGAAGTACCAGAAGTACCAGCTCCAGAAGTACCAGAAGTACCCCCAGTACCTGTTGTTCCACTACTACCAAAGAAAGTACCATCTAATCCAGAAGTACCAGCAGTTCCAGTTGAACCGCTTGTTCCATTGATTCCAGATGTTCCAGATGTCCCAGCACCACTTGTACCAGAAGAACCTGAAGTACCTTCAGCTGATGTACCCGATGAACCTGTACTACCAGAAGTTCCAGTTAAACCAGATGTTCCTGATGAACCAGATGAGCCAGATGTTGCTGAAGTTCCGCTTGTTCCACTACTACCAAAGAAAGTACCATCTAAACCACTCGTTCCAGAAGAACCTGATGTACCCGCTGAACCATCAGTACCAGCTCCTGATGTACCAGCTGAACCGCCCGTACCACTTGTTCCACTACTACCAAAGAATGTTCCATCTAAACCACTCGTTCCAGATGTTCCAGAAGTTGATGAAGAACCTGATGTACCAGCACTACCACTTGTTCCATTGATTCCAGATGTTCCAGATGTACCACTACTTCCTTCAGCTGATGTACCAGAAGAACCACCACTACCAGCAGTTCCAGTTGAACCAGAAGTTCCATCCGTACCTGAAGTTCCACTTGTTCCATTTGTACCAGATGTACCCGCTGAACCTGAAGTCCCCTCAGCTGATGTACCTGATGTACCACCCGTTCCAGTTGAACCTGCTGAACCCGAAGTTCCAGAAGTTCCTCCACTACCTGTTGTACCACTTGTTCCGCCAGTTCCAGTTGTACCACTTGTTCCACTACTACCTTCAGCTGATGTACCTGATGTACCTCCACTACCAGCAGTTCCAGTTGAACCAGCTGAACCAGCTGAACCTGATGAGCCAGATGTACCACTTGTTCCAGAAGTTCCTGAAGTTGCGCTTGTTCCAGAAGTTCCAGCTGAACCTGTTGTTCCTCCACTACCAGACGTACCCGCAGTTCCGGTTGTACCCGATGTTCCATCGGAGCCGGAAGTTCCACTACTTCCATCAGTACCAGATGTTCCACTACTTCCACTCTCACCAGATGAACCTGATGTACCCGATGAACCAGCTGAACCTGTTGTTCCAGAAGTTCCCGATGTACCATCAGTACCAGAAGTACCTGATGTTCCATTTGTTCCTGAAGTTCCAGATGTACCAGCAGAACCAGTTGAACCTGAAGTTCCACTACTACCACTTGTACCAGCAGTTCCATCTAAGCCACTCGTTCCAGATGTACCATCAGAACCAGAAGTACCACTTGTTCCAGAAGTACCAGCTGAACCAGTACTACCAGCAGAACCTGTTGTACCAGCTGAACCAGTAGAACCAGACGTACCAGCTGAACCCGAAGTTCCTTGCTCACCAGATGTACCACTTGAACCACTTGTACCAGCAGAACCGCTTGTACCTTGTGCCCCACTTGTACCACTACTACCGCTTGTTCCAGATGAACCCGATGAACCAGCAGAACCAGCAGAACCTGTCGAACCATCACTACCAGATGTTCCACTTGTACCACTTGTACCGCTTGTTCCAGAAGTTGCTGAAGTTCCACTACTTCCGCTTGTACCAGAAGTTGAAGAAGAACCAGAAGTACCAGCAGTGCCTGATGTGCCCGAAGTTCCACTTGTTCCTTCAGAACCAGTTGTACCACTTGAACCCGTTGAACCCGAAGTTCCAGAAGTTGAAGATGTACCACTACTACCTGATGTTCCATTTGTACCAGAAGAACCCGAAGTTCCATCAGTACCTATACCACTTGTACCAGCCGAACCTGTCGAACCACTACTTCCACTACTTCCACTTGAGCCCGATGAACCAGAAGTTCCAGATGTACCCGAAGAACCTGAAGTTCCCTCTGAACCAGTTGTACCACTTGAACCAGTTGAACCACTACTTCCACTACTACCCGATGTACCAGCAGAACCAGAAGTACCTGATGTACCAGCTGAGCCGGATGTACCACTTGTTCCAGAAGTTCCAGCTGAACCAGAAGAACCAGATGTACCCCCACTACCAGTTGAACCATCGGTACCTGAAGTTCCAGAAGTACCACTTGAACCAGAAGAGCCCGAAGTACCTGTTGAACCAGTTGTACCCGATGAACCAGCTGAACCAGTAGAACCCGCTGAACCAGTAGAACCATCAGTACCAGATGTTCCCGATGTACCACGTGTTCCACTACTACCCGATGTACCAAATGAACCAGTTGTACCTGATGAACCAGTTGTTCCAGCAGTACCAGATGTACCAGCAGACCCGGTCGAACCATCAGTACCAGAAGTACCTGATGTTCCTGATGTTCCGCTTGTTCCAGAAGTACCAGAAGTTGCCGATGTACCAGAAGAACCATTTTTATCTACTATCTCAATAGTACCAATCATTGATGAATGAATAGCACATTGATAAACTATACTATCAGGTGCATTTTCAGGTACTCTATATTTTATTAATACATTTGTACTATGATTTCCGTTTGTTGGGTCATTGTTTGTAGTACCCGGAACTGCTGATGTATTACCATCTGCCAATCTCAATGCGAATGGATGCGATGAACTTACATTACTTACATCAAAGTAGAATAATTCCCCTCTTACCACTGTTAGGGTTGGGAAATCTCCAGAAGTACCATCTATATTATATACAAACCCATTACTTCTAACCACAAACATTCCACCACCTTCGATACCAGATGTTCCACTTGAACCACTACTTCCACTTGTCCCAGAAGTACCCGATGTTCCAGCAGTACCAGTTGAACCAGAAGTACCACTACTTCCACTTGTCCCAGAAGTTCCAGAAGAACCAGATGTCCCCGCTGAACCAGTTGTACCACTACTACCAGTAGTACCACTACTTCCACTTGAACCAGATGAACCCGAAGTTCCAGAAGAACCAGAAGTACCATCTGAACCTGAGGTTCCAGAAGAACCAGATGTCCCCGCTGAACCAGTTGTACCAGAAGAACCAGTTGTACCAGAACTACCTGAAGTTCCATCAGTACCTGATGTTCCAGAAGTACCATCTATACCAGATGTACCAGAAGAACCAGTTGTACCTGATGAACCAGTTGTTCCAGCAGTACCAGATGTACCAGCAGTACCTGTTGTACCAGAAGTACCAGCTACTTCAGCTATACTCTTAGTTTGTAATTTTTTATTAGTTGTATCATAGATTACTAAATCATTGGAACTACCAGTTTCTAAATCTAAGAATACACTACCAGTTACAACTAAACTTCCAGTTACATTTAAACTACCACTTAATTCAGCTTTTCCTGAGAATGGGAATCCATCACCAGTAGAGTTACTTAATACTTCTACCAATACTCCATCTGAACCAGAAGGTGTTACACTAACACCAGAACCAGTAAAGTTCATATTTCCTACTAATCCATTTACTACTGAACCAGTTTCAAATATGTATAAATCAGTTCCACCACCACCAGCACCAGCATTTAATGCGTATGAAGCGGTTACTGCAAATAATGAATATGATGATGTAGCCACACTCATTGAAGAGGTTTGGCTATTTTGTATGTATTCACTTAAATCAACACTAACTTCAGCATTTTCAGCGTAAGATGCTGTAATTGCGAATGAAGAAGAAAGAACGGTCATTGATGCCGTTTGTTCGTTTCTTACAAAGTTTTCTAAATCTTGTAGTGCTGCTAATGATGCTGAATCTAATCCAGCTACCGAAGATGCAGTTCCAGCAGTTTCAGCGAATATAGCATATGATGCTGAACTAACTGTTCCTATTACATTATCACCACTTATTGCTCCACTAATTTTAGAACCACCACTACCAACAACGATTTGTCCACTTGTTAATCCACTAAACTTAACTTTAACAGTATTATTATCAATAGATTCAATAGCTAAAGGAATAATCATTCCATTTGAACCAGTTTCATAAACCTGTACTATTGGATATGCTACATCAAAGTTATGAACAATAGTTACTTCAGTAGCATTTGAGAATGGTTCGGTTGTAGTTGGAGTAGATTCAGGTACAGGTACAAATTTGTTTGATGCCGCATCAAATATTAGAATTTCTCTATCTTCAGCATCACCCTCACCTCTATATGCTCCCTCAAATGAACCAGAAAGTAAACCACCTCTAAATACACTTGCGGTAATATCGTTTGCAGTAATATCGTTTACTGTAATATCATTTTGAACTGTCAAATCACCCTCAATAGATGCCGAAGTGTTTACTACGAAACCTTGAACAGGTGATACAGATGCCGTTACCGAACCAGAAGTAATTCTAGTTTGGTCTAAATCAAAGATTGCATCCGCTGGAATATCAAATAGATTTCTACCACTACCACTAAATGATGAACCACTAATTAGTGAGATTGCCCCACTTACGAATAATGAACCAGTTAATTGTGAACCACTCTCAGGTGCAAATACTACAAATCCGTTGTTATCACTTACTTGTGCGAATGTTGAACCAGAAGTAATTAAATCTAATTCTAAATCTGTCAACGATTCCGCTGGGATATTGAATAATCCACCACCATCACCTCTGAATAGAGATGCCGATAATGGAACATTTACAGTTAATTGATTTGGGTCAATCACAGCTTCACCAGAACCAGATTTGATTCTATCCAATTCTAAGTCTTGAAGTGCTTCCGCTGGAATGTTAAATAATCCACCACCATCACCTACAAATAGAGATGCTGATATTGATTCTGATATAAATACCGAACCACTAAATTCTGATTTTACAGATGATGTAGAGAATACTCTAAAGAACCCACTTTCATCAATAGATGCAGTTACAGAACCCGTAGCAATTCTATCAGCATCAAATGCTAAGTTAGCGATTGAAATATTTGTTAAACCACTACCATCACCACTAATTACACCACCTACATTTAGGGATTGCGATATTTCAACCGAACCACTAAACTCAGATTTAACTCCACCAAACGGGTCCTCAACAATGAATCTACCATCTTCATTTGTAGATGCAGTTACCGAACCAGTTACGATTTGTGCTACATCAAATGCTAAGTTAGCAAGTGAGATATTTGTAAGACCGGAACCATCACCAGTATAGATACCACCAATTTCTATTGATTCAGAAACAAATAACGAACCACTAAGTTCGGTTCTAACAGAACCAGTAGATTCTACTACAAATTTACCATCGTTAGATACCGATGCCGTTACTGAACCGGTTACTAATCTATTTACATCAAATGATAAGTTTGCTAATGAAATGTTGGTTAATTGAGAACCATCACCAGCAAATGAACCAGAGAATGAACCACTAAGTTCTAAATTTTCTCTTGTATTTTCCCATCTTTGAGAACCACTATTCCAAACTAATAAATCACCATCATCGGATTTAATTGAACCACTATCAACCAATATAGCATCAGATGTAGTAATTTGTACATCATGTAAATCATATAAGTGGTCTCCCAAATGAGGTCTTACCAATAATGTTACATTGTTACCATTCTTAGCAGTAACTACAGCGATAGATGATTTTAAGTTTGGAGCTTCAGGTTGAACATTTGTTAAACCACCTGGTCTTTGAGGGTCTCCATAAAGAATATCACCCTCTGCCCAAACTGAACCACTATCTTTTAAAGAACCCGATTCTAATGCGTTTATCTGAACTCCTCTTACATATCCAAACCAAGTTACAAATCCTTCTTGATTATTATCGATAGGTTCGGTAAGAATACCAACTAATAAATCCTCAGCGTAAGTTCCATCGGTTACTGATTTTATTACTCTAATTCTATTACCTTGTGCTGGTTGAGCTGGGTCAACCATTACTAAAGTACCATTGATTAGATTATTACCATCTTTGTTTACAACAGGCGGATAATATAATTCTTGTCCTAATTGAAGTGTAGCTTCATTGCCCTTCATTCCTAAATCAAGAGTACCATCGGTTTCGTTCCACTTCAATCTACCAGCTACACTCTGAATTCCATTATCAAAATTAATGAAATCTAAATAAGATGCGGTAATTGAAGATGCTGTGATATGATTTGCTACTAATTTTTCAGTAGTTGTTGTATCACCAACAATTAAATCGTTTGTTATAGAACCATCATTTGCGATAATAGTTTGTGATACATCTAAATTACCACTAACTTCAGTCTTACCTTCAAATGCAATTCTTTCATTTATATTAAGATTATCAGCAACTCTAATACTACCACTTAATGAAGAAGATTCTTCAGAAATATAGTAAAGTGTACCAGGAGCTGATTGAGGAACTGTAAATACGATTGAACCACTATCCTCACCATTATTGGTTACACCAGTTGAGAATAAATCACCACTACCAGTTGTATTGTTTGTTTTTAAGTAGAAGTTGTAATTTGGTGTATTTACATTGAATGTGTATTCAATACCTCTTACCAGCGTTAAAGTTGGTTCTTCTACACTATCCACCAAGTATGATGAACTATCAGCGTTAAATGTTATATAGAATGATTGAGATACAGCCTCTACTTCAGTAATTGATGATGAAATCACCAATCCACCAGTTACGAAAGTATCACCAATAACTTTTAAGTTACCTTCAATTGATGCTGATGAGTTTACTTCAAATCCATTATTTGGTGAAACCGATGCGGTTACTGAACCACTTGCGATAAATGAACGAGGAAGTACATCCTCAGCAAGTGCTGAAAGTGGAATATTAAATAAATCTCTACCACTTCCACTAAATGAACCACTAAAGTCTCCTAAGAATTTACTAGCACTTACCTCATTAGCTGTTATAGTGTTGGATACATCTAAATTACCAGTTACAAATGTACTACCTGTTATATTTAGATTACCAACTACCTCAGTATCACCAATTAAATCAATTTGTCCGTATAGTGGTATTTCATCAACTATATTGAATTCACCAGCCATTGCAAGGTGATTTTCACAATTATAATAAAGTGTATTTGGAGCGGAACCAGAAACTATCCAAGTTATAGTACCATTTTCAGTACCATTATTTGTTATTACACTACCACTATATTCAAATTCAGTTCCATCGGAATTTTGAGTTTTTATATAGAATGGATGTGAAGGTGCATTTACATTGAATGTATAAGTTAATCCTCTTACAATTGTAATTGTTGGGTTATCACCAACTACACCACCACTAAATCTATATGCGGATGAACCCTCATTGATAACATTAAATGTTGTATTTATTGAACCAGTATCAACAAATCCGTTTGATGATGATACTATGAAACTACCTGTTATTCTTACATCATCCTCTAAGTTAGTTGTTGTATTGACTACAAACCCTAAGTTGGGTGAAATGGATGCAGTAGCAGAACCACTAGCTATTCTCTTAGCTTCCTCAGCGAACTCAGCCGCAGGTAAGTTGGTTAATTGAGAACCATCACCCACAAAGAATGATGCCGATACCGTACCTTCACTTGCAGTAATATCAGTACCAACTTTAAATCCTTCATTTACATCTAAACTTCCACTAATTTTAACTGAACCCGTAAATTCAGAACCACTTTCAGTAGATTCTACAAAGAATCCTCTTTCAGGTGTTACTGAAGCAGAAACGCTACCACTAGCAATTCTAAATGCTTCTTCAGTAAGTGCCGATTGTGGAATGTTGAATAAACCACTACCATCACCAGTTATAACACCATCTACATCTAATGAATTAGTTACAAATACTGAACCTGTAAATTCTTGTCTATTATCTAAACTATTTCCAAATGTATTTGAACCAGAAGATGTAATTACAACCGAATCTATAAATGTTACATTTAACTCTCTAGCATTTATAGCCCCACTTACATATAAATCATTATCAATTGTTAAATCACCTTGAATCGAACCAGAAGTATTAACTACAAATCCTAAATTAGGTGATACAGACGCAGTTACAGAACCACTAGCAATTCTTGGAGAATCTTCTGCTAATGCCGATTGAGGAATATTAAATAATCCAGCACCATCACCTTTAAAAATACCATCGTTTATTTGAACATTTCCACTTACGAAAAGTGAACCAGTGAATAATGAACCACTATCTAAAGATTCTACAACAAATCCTCTATCTGGGTCAGTTGATGCGGTTACCGAACCACTACCGATTCTAGGTGCATCCCCACTAAGAGATGTAAATGGAATATTATTAAGTTGTGAACCATCACCAGCAAATGAACCAGAAAATGAACCAGTAAATTCTTCTGAAGTGATAATCGTAGCATCTAACTCATCTACATTAATCTTACTAGCAGTTAAATCATTTGAAATTACTACAGAACCAGTTATATCAATACTACTTGTAAATTGAGAACCACTACCAGCATTTACGATAAAGAACTCTCCACTTTCAACCGATGCCGTAGCAGAACCACTAGCAATTACAGGAGATTCTTCAGCTTGTACATTTGTTAATTGAGAACCATCACCAATGAAAAATTTAGAAGTAATTGATTCTGAAACAAATACAGAACCACTAAATTCTGATTTGGTAGTTCCAGTAGAATCTTCTACTCTAAATATGTTACTACCAGATTCAGGCGGTACTACTATCACCGATGCAGTAATAGAACCACTTGTAATATTATTTGTAAGTAATGCATCTTCAGTTAATGCTGAACGAGGAATATCAAATAAATCTCTACCACTACCACTAAATGCGCCACTAACTTCATTACCAATGAATCTATCAGCGGTTACATCATCAGTAACTTCAACATCTTTAGCAAATATCGTAGTTGATGCAGAAATACTACTATCAAATGTTGCTGGTACATTTACTTGGAATCCTAAGTTAGGTGAAATCGATGCGGTTGCCGAACCAGATGCTATTCTTGGTGAATCACCAGAAAGTTGTGCGGCCGGAATATTAAATAAACCACTACCATCACCCTGAAATAGTGATGCGGTTACTGATTCTGAAATAAATAATGACCCACTAATTCTAGTAGTATCACCCAATTCTATAAGTGATACTTCAGCTTGACCTGGAGTTTGTTCTGCTTTTACAAATAATCCACCAGTGATTGTTGTGAATGTATTTACATTCATTCCACCATTTGGATTAAGAGAAGCAGTAATTGAACCAGTTGCTATTAAATTTGATAATAATGCATCTGGTGCTAATGCTGAACGAGGAATATCAAATAAACCTTCACCACTACCACTAAACATAGATGCGGATAAACTACCACTTACTCCAAGAGAACCACTTAATTCAGTTCGTATTTCTTTTCTAGTTGTATCTTCTACTCTAAAAAGACTTGGTTCATCTGAACCTGATTTGTATAATAATGAAGCCGATACTGAACCACTAGCAATTCTAAATGCTTCTTCTGATAATGCGTTTAATGGTATATTGAATAATCTACTACCATCACCTTCAAATGATGAACTTATAATTCCACTTGCGGTTACATTACCAACAATCTCAGTTTCACCAATTAATGTTTGTTTATCTTCAGCTGAATCACCAAATATATTTGAACCAGATGAATAAACAATCGATGATGAAATAAAGTTTGTATATAATTCGTTTGTTGTAATTCTACCCGTTACAACCAAATCACTATCTATTCTAACATCTTGCTCAAATAATGAAGATGTATTAACTACAAATCCTAAGTTTGGAGAAACGGATGCAGTTGCTGAACCACTTGCAATTCTAAATGCTTCTTCAGTTAATGCTGATTGTGGAATATCAAATAATCCAGCACCACTACCACTAAACATAGATGCTGATACTGGGAATTCAAATTTTGAGAATGTATTAACTACAAATCCTTCATTTGGTGAAATTGATGCAGTTGCAGAACCACTACTAATTTTATTAATATCAAATGCTAAAGCTGATTCCGGTATATCAGTTAACCCAGCACCACTACCACTAAATACCGATGCAGAAACTCCACTTTCTACAAACACCGAAGAACTAAATTCTGCTCTATTAGTACCTTCTAATCTAAATCCAAATACTGGGGATACTGATGCCGTTACCGAACCACTAGCTATAAATGATGAAAGTAATGCATCTTCTGTTAGTGCACTTCTTGGTATATCAAATAAATCCCTACCACTACCACTAAATACTGAACCTGAAGATAGTTTTACATCACCGAAGAATGTTGAACCACTTTCTATCGAAGTTACTACAAATCCATCTTCTGGGTTTGTAGATGCGGTAATTGAACCACTAAATATTAATGAAGTATCTAAATCTACAATAGCAGCTACTGGAATATCAAATAGTTTAGCACCACTACCACTATATGATGAACCGCTTTCTACTCTAACCTCTCCAAAGAATGTTGAACCACTAGCGATTGAAGTTACAACAAAACCATCTTCAGCATCAACGGATGCGGTTACTGAACCAGAAGTAATTTTACTTATTTCAAAAGAAAGTGCTGATTCTGGAATATCGAATAAGTTAGCACCACTACCACTAAACGAACCACTAATTTCCTTTGCTTCAATTGATTCAGATACAAATAATGAAGAACTAAATTCTGCTCTATCTGCTCCAAAGAATTTAAAACCATCCTCTGGGTCAACTGATGCTGTTGCTGAACCACTAGCAATTCTTGGTGAATCACCAGCTAAGTTAGATATCGGAATATTAAATAATCCACTACCATCACCAGTGTATATTCCATCTTCTAATGTAACTCCACCACTTACAAATAAAGAACCTGTAAATTGTGAACCACTTGCTTCAGATATTACTATAAAACCATTTTGTTCATCAACTGAGGCTGTTACATTACCATCTTGTATTTTTGTTGCAGCTACAACCTCTTCAGCTAATGCAGATAATGGAATATCAAATAAACCAGCACCACTACCAGAAAAGAACGAACCAGAAATACCACCACTTACAAAAAGTGAACCACTTAATTCAGTTTTTACCGAACCAGTTGATTCCACTTTAAAGAATCCTTGAGGTGAAACAGATGCGGTTACAGAACCAGATGTAATTTGATTTGTTACTAATGCATCTTCAGTAAGAGCAGAACGAGGTATATCAAATAAATCAGCACCACTACCAGAATATGTTTCTCCATCGGATAATGTAATACTACCACTAATTCTAATTGAACCCGTGATTTGAGAACCACTTTCTAATGATTCTACTTTAAATCCTTCATCGGGTGAAACCGATGCGGTTACACTACCACTTTCTAAAGATGTTGCTATTAATGTTTCTGTTGATAATGCAGATAATGGAATATCGAATAAATTAGCACCACTACCAGAATAAGATTCACCATCTGCTAAGGTTATACTACCACTAACTTTAATTGAACCAGTTATCTGAGAACCACTTTCTAATGATTCTACTTTAAATCCTTCATCGGGTGAAACAGATGCGGTTACACTACCACTTGTTATTTTATTTGTTACTAATGCATCTTCAGTAAGAGCAGAACGAGGTATATCAAATAATCCAGCACCACTACCACTAAAGATAGATGCAGATACTGAACTACTTACAAATACAGAACCACTAAATTCTGCTTTAACATCACCTTCAGTATCTTCTAATATAAATCCTCTTTGTGGGTCAACCGAAGCGGTTACTGAACCTGAAGTAATTTTATTGGTTACTAATGCATCTTCTGTAAGTGCTGAACGAGGAATGTTAGTTAATCCCTCACCACTACCACTAAAGAATCCCGCGCTATCAAATGGTATTTCAACAACACCATCGGTAGTTAGTGAACCAGTTATTTCAACCGAACCTGTAAATTCTTGTCTATCGGTTAGTTCATCACCAAATTTATTTGAACCAGATGAGAAAAATATAGATGAAGAAATAAATTCAACTAAAATTTCTCTTGCTACAATTTTATTATCAACAACTAAATCACCAGTAAATCTACCATTACCATCAACAGTCAATCCACCATCAAATGAACCAGATGTGTTAACTAAGAATCCAGTTTGTGGAGAAATTGATGCCGATGCAGAACCTGATATTAATCTACTAGCATCTTCTACTAAGGGTAAATTTGTTAATTGTGAACCATCACCTTGAAATGAACCACTAAATGAACCACTAAACTCTTCTAATTGAATTTTAGTAACAAATAGTCTATTACCAGCATCATCCGATGCAACTAATGCAAAAGAACCAGAACTAATACTACCACTTTCAGGAACCCCCAAATTAGGCTCGGCTTCTGAAAGGGATAAATACTGATACCTATCCAGCGATACGTCCTGCGGACGAGTTACTTTTACTTTACCACTTAGTAATTGACCCATTTACAACTCTTATTTTTATTCATTAGCGGTTTCTAATATAGATAGAACCACACTTAAATCAGTAGAACCAGAAAAAACCAGTCCATAATCTTCCTCCAATACTAATTTACCAGCCACAACAGGGGAAAATGAATCACCTGTTGGTATCGGAAAATTAGTTACAAACTCTACTGGAGTTTGTGTTTCCGTTACTGGGTCTTGAATTGCTCCAGATATTACAGTAAATAGTTCTCTTATAATATTTGATGAACCACTTTCAGCTATTAAATTAGTATTAATTGATTGTGTTACGCTTGATTGATATAATCTATCTACATCATCAGAACCCGTTACTGATTCATTTAGAATAATTTTCTGAGCAAGTGTATTTGTGTACGATATTGCATTTATTGATGCTGTAATTTGATTTGATGGAATCAATAATACACCATCTTTATCATAAAAAGATAGTGCCGCTTTATTGGTTCTAATTGTACTACCACTATTAATTATATCAAATGTTACAGCGTTTACAGCGGTTTCAACATATTCTTCATATCTTGATGATGAAAATCCAAATGGAATTTCTTGAAGATTATTATTGAATCTAGTGTAAGCAGCTACTTCTTTTTTAAGGAAATTTTTATTTTCAACTATTAATGCTGATGATGAGAAGAAACTTCCTGAATTTGCAATTCCAGCAACTTGTGGAACTGGTAAAATTCTGTTTGGTGCTAACTTAATTACAACTTCTTGGGTTTGTGTACCATTGTTTGTAATTTGAGCCGATAATATAATAGTAGAAACACCAGTAGGTGCTTTATACACCTGGTCTTCCTCACCAGTCAAAGTTGCAACTACTGATTTAAATGCGTTTAATGGAATTAATTCATCTGCCATGTTTTTTCACTTTATCTTATATAAATATTCAACTTTAATTTATTACCCTTCCAGAGCGAGAGAGAATGGTGTAACTAATGAGAATAATGAACGAGAGAATGTTCTACCCTGTAATGTACCAGTTGCCTGATTAATTACAAGTCCCGTACCAATCTTAAAGTCACCAAGTTCGTTACCCGCAGTGAAGAATACTCTACCTCCACCCAATTCAACAATTTCTTTATCTGGGTCTGGAACTCCATTACCACCTTGGTTAGGAGGTAATGCTTTATAAGTTACACCAGAACCAGCATATGAGAAATCATGTCCAGTAGTAATAATTAGTGAACCAAATAATTCCAATGGTGCATTTCTAGCAACTTTTTGGAATAAAGTTCTTAAATATCTATTTGTTTCTGCCGTTTCTTTCTTTTGTTCGTTTATCACTACACTAGCATCACCATAAACACCATTGTAGTAAGATTTTGCAGCTTCAATACTTCTCTCATTACCACCATATAGTAAATCAGTTGAAATAGCATCTAAAATAAATCCAGTATCTCTATAACATTTTTCTTCGTTATATTCAAAACCTGGGAATGCTGCTTCAGTATATGAAATTGCCGATGATTGTAAATATTTCTTCGCTGCTCTTAATTCATTGTAACCATTTCTTCTATTCAAACTAGCGAATGTTAATTGGTCTTGCTTAATAACTTTTTCAGCCATTCCTTTTGCGAAATCAATACCATCGATTGTTTGGGGTTTTTGTTCAGTAATTGCTACTGAAGGAATATAGTAATAGAATGTAGCCGCTTGGATACTTCTTTCGTTACCACCATATACCAAATCAGTTCTAACCGCATCTATGATGTAACCCAAATCTCTACTACAACTTACATCATTGTAAGCGAACTCACTCCAAGATGAAGATAAAAATGCGATAGTTTCTTTTTGAATAAATGTTTTGTTATTCACCAATAAATCAGCCGCAACTAATACCGATGCTGATGGTTCGTTCCATTCAATATTTTGAATCACATTTTGAGCCAATCCACTAGCATATTTGATACCAGTAGTTGTTGGGTCTAATTGAGATACCACCGAAGGTACACCTCTTTCAGTTGCCGATGATGGGTATTTGAAGTAGTAATTACCAGCGATAACACTTCTTTCGTTACCACCATACAATAAATCGGTTGCTGCTGCATCTACTATGAATCCAGTATCTCTTCTACATTTAGCTTCATCATAGTAAACACCACTCCAAGAAGAAGATACATACTGAATTGTTTCTTCAGCGATAAATGGTTTGTTCTTTCTCAACAAGTCAAACGATGCGGATACTTCGGTAGATGCTGTTACGAATTGGATATTTTGAACCAATGCTTCAGAGATTCTACCAGCGTATTTCACACCATCAGTTGTTTGATTTGCTTGAACTGAAGTTGCTTCCGATGGATATAAGTAGTAGTATTCACCAGCGGTTCTACTTCTTTCATTTCCACCATATAAGAAATCAGTTGCAACTGCATCCACAATATATCCAACATCTCTAGCACACTTATCTTTGTTGTACTCAAATGTACTCCAACTAGCAGTTAAGTAAGCCAATGATTCTGATTGAATGAATGTTCTATTGTTTAGTAACGATTCGTTACCAGCAATTCTTTCAGCTGATGGAGATTGGAATATTTGGTTTACAATTACTTTTTCCATCATATCACCCGCGTACTCAATTCCAGTTACCGTTGGGTCTAATTGAGCGTTAGTTGCTGATGATGGATATTTGTAATAGTAATTTCCAGCTATTACACTTCTCTCAGTTCCACCATAAAGAATATCAGTTGAAATAGCATCTAAGATGTATCCAATATCTCTCTTACAAGTTTCTTGGTTGTAATCAAACTCACTCCAAGAAGATGATAAGTAAGCGATTGATTCACTTTGAATGAATCCTTTGTTATCTCTTAATAAATCATAAGATTGTTGAGAAGCTGATGATGGTGATACTAATTGAATATTACTAGCAACTTTCTCAGCCAATCTACCAGCGTATCTGATTCCATCCAATGTTTGGTCTAATTGAGAACCAGTTGCTTGTGATGGATATAAGTAGTAGAAGTTTCCTGCTTTGTTAGTTCTTTCGTTACCACCATATACAATATCAGTTCTTACAGCATCAATAATGTATCCAACATCTCTCTTACAAGTTACTTCATCATAATCAAAAGTTGACCAAGATGAAGATAAGTAAGCGATTGTTTCAGTCTGAATGAATGGTGTGTTCAATCTCAACAATTCAGATGTTACAACTCTTTCAGAAGATGCAGTTACAAATTCAATATTTTGAATAAGTTTTTGTGCCAATCTACTTGCGTAATTGATACCATCTAAAGTTTGATTTAATTGAGCTCCTTGCGCTTGGGATGGGTATTCATAGTAGAATTTACCATTTACAATAGATGCGGAATTAGCGTTCCAAATTAAATCTTCAGCTGCTCCACTAATAATCAACTTAATATCTCTAGCACATTTAGCTTCATCATAAGATGCCGTACTCCAAGAAGATGATAAGTAAGCTATTGATTCCGATTGAATGAATGAAATATTACTTCTTAGGATTTGGTAAGCTGCGATTGTACTTTCATCAGTTGATGGAGTTGTATAAGTTCCAAACAATGGAAGTGAACCAGTTCCATTAGAAATAATATCAGTTACAATCTCAACCGATTCTGAAATAAATGAAATATTTTCTAATGAACCACTAGCTGATGAAGAAATGTATTGAGTAACATTTGTTACTTTAATGTTCTCATTTAAGTTTTCAACTAATGTTGGGATAACACTCACACCATCTTCAACAATACCACTAACTGATGCGAATGAAGAACTAATCTTAGTTAATTCAACTTCACCAGCAGAAGATGCTGAAATGTATTGAGGTGTTGATGTTACTTTAATATTATTGTTAGTATTCAAACTAGCTGATGGAATTGGTAAAGTATTCTTATCAATCAATTCAGTTACCAACTTAGATGCGTAAATTACTGCATCAGTAGTTTCACCCAATTGTGCGGTTGTTGCTTGTGATGGGAATTTATAGTAGTACTGTCCAGCTACGATTGAGCGTTGGTTACCACCCCATCTTAAATCAGTTGCTACCGCATCTACGATGAATCCAGCATCTCTACTACAACTAGCTTCGTTGTATTCTAAGTTTGGATATTTAGCGTTTACAAATGCAACAGTTTCCGCTTGGATAAATTCTCTATTTTCTCTAATTGAATCGTAAACGAATTCAACTTCGTTTGAAGCAGTTACAAACTGAGAACCACTTAGTAACTCATTTGCCAATGATTTAGCGTAATTGATACCAGTTACAGTTGGGTCTTTTTGTTGGTCTACATTTGGTACACCACCCACAATCGCTGCTGATGGATATCTATAATAGTAATCTCCAGCAATAACACTTCTTTCATTACCACCATATTTCAAATCAGTTGCTACTGCATCTATAATATACCCAACATCTCTCTTACACTTAGATTCGGAGTAATAGAAATCACTCCAAGAAGAAGATAAGTAAGCGATAGTTTCGTTTTGGATAAATTCTTTGTTTTCAACCAATAAGTTGTAAGATGCCGAAACTGATGATGATGCGGTTACGAATGTTCTATTTCTTACAATGTGTTGAGTTAGAGTACTAGCATAATTGATACCATCTAATGTTTGTTGTAATTGAGAACCAGTTGCGGCAGATGGATATTCTAAGTAGAACTTACCATTTACCACCGATGCGGAATTTGAGTTCCAAATTAAATCTTCCGCTGCACCACTCACAATCAATGCAACATCTCTACTACAACTTGCTTCGTTGTATGAGAAATCACTCCAAGAAGATGAAATGTAAGCGATTGATTCAGATACAATAAATGGTAGGTTATTCTTAATTAACTGATAAGCCAATTTAGCTTTTGGAGAATCAGATGGAGTTGTGTACTCAATAATCGTAGGTGCCGAACCACTTCCATTCTCAATAATATCAGTTACAATAGCGATTGATGAAGATACAATCTTAGATTGTAGTTTATCAGCTGATGATGCTGAAATATATTGTGGAGTATCCGTTACCTTAATTAGGTTATCAACATCGGTATTATTTCTTACGATAGTTGGTTTTTGAGATAATCCATTTTCAACAATGTCCACCACAATTCCAAATCTATTATCAACAATTGAAAGTTCAGCCGTTGATGCAGATACAGAAGATGAATATTGAGTTGTGTTTGTAAACTTACGTTTGTTGTAAGTATTATCAACAAAATCAGCAATAGATGATGTTGTATTTTCAATAATATCATTAATTAATGAGAATGAACTACTTACGATTGCTAATTCAGTATCAGTTGTATAAGTTCCAGTTGGAGTTACAACATATCCAGATTCACCTGCTATTGTTGGGTCACCCAAATCACCATCTTGGAATATACTTCTAATAGTTGCCAATGATGGTTTACTAATTGTAGGTGAAATATATGTGTTATGGAATGCATAACCTAATGGGTTATTTGCTAAAATTCCAGCTTGTGTTCTCATTGAATCATCCCACTCAGGAGAAAGACTTCCATTTTCCCATAAATCGGTATATTCAAACATTGAGAAGTTTAACAAATATAGATATTCTTTAGCAGCTACCTCAAATGCATCAGAATCAGTTTTCCAACTATTACCACCATATCCCGATGAATCCCACAATCCAGCATCATATGCCTCTTCCATTGCAAGATATAAATCACCAGTCTGCCAATCAGATGCCAAATAAGAATATAGTTTTATATCATCTGCAGGTAAACCATGCATATGTAATGTGTGGAATATGTGTTCAATTACTTCTTGTGCATCTATATCACCAGAACCAGATATATCACCTGTTGAGTTTAGATACCAAACCATATCGTTTTGTACATGAGTATCAAACAAGTTTGTTAAGTTCCAATATAAAATACCAGCATCATCAAGGAAGTTTGGAGTATAATCACTTCCAGCTCCTCTTGCTACTCTTTGTATAGTTGGTAATCCAGCGTGGTAAGTTCCACTATCACCACTTAATGTTTTAATTAAATTTCTTTGGAATGTTTCATTTATTCCCGAACCACTTGGGTCAGTAAATAATTCAAACATACGAGCAACTTTCTCAGTAAATGCATCAGGTACAGCAGTTTGTCCACCAACATCACCGGCTACAACAATTCTTACACCATTGACTGTAACTTCTTTTTTGAAGAAATCACTACCATCACCAGTTAAAGATATAATTGAACCATTGTTGTATTCTGAATCTAATGTAGGTCCAGCTATTTGAGTATAAGAACCCGTTGTTAATTGTTGTGGAGTATCTAACTCAGAAGTTTGGAAATGCTTAGCGATAGTAAATGGAATATCATCAGAACCTAATCTAATAATATCGTTAATCATATCAATACTTGCCGATACAATTCCAATTTGTGTTCCTTTGTTTTGAGATGCAACCTCAGTTAATCTTTGTGCGTACTCAATACCAGCAACAGTTTCTTCTAATTGATATCCAGTTGCTTGTGATGGATATTTGTAATAGTAATTTCCTGATTTAACGCTTCTTTCATTACCACCATATAGTAAGTCAGTTGCTACACCATCAATGATGTAACCCACATCTCTACTACACTTACTTTCATTGTATTGGTGAGTTGGGAATGAGGATGATAAGTATGCAATTACCTTAGATTGGATAGTTGCTTTTTCATTTACAATTGAGTTATAAGAATCAACAATAGTAGAATCTGCCGATGAGAATGTTACATTCTGAATCAATTTCTGAGCTAAATTACTAGCGTAGAAAATACCATCTAATGTTTGGTCTAATTGTGAGCTTGTTGCCTGAGATGGGTATTCTAAATAGAACTTACCATTTACAATTGAAGATGAATCAGTATTCCAAATTAAATCTTCAGCTGCCCCACTTACAATCAATCCAACATCTCTTCTACATTTTGATTCATCATATACAAATCCACTCCAAGAAGATGATAAATAAGCTATTGTTTCTTCCTGAATGAAATCAATGTTATTTCTTAGGATTTGGTAAGCCGCAATTGTTGATTCATCGGTAGATGAAGTTGTGTAATTTGTAGGTACATATCCACCAACACCATTTGTTATAATATCGGTTACAATATCAATAGAAGATGAAATAAAGTTTACATTTTCTAAACTACCACTAGCAGATGAAGAAATGTATTGTTCAATATTTCCAACTTTGATATTGTTGTTTGTGTTTGATACAATCGTTGGAATATTTCCAACTCCATTTTGAATCACATCAATCACAATTGCGAATGATGAACTAATATCAGATACGGATTGAGTAGCTGAGTTAGTTGTTTGAATTGCGTTTGTTACTTTAGTTAATGATTCAATACCCTTATGTTCTGTTGGTAAGTTATTTAATCCACCTAAAATTACATTGTTAATAATTTCAAATGAAGAACTAATTTCAGTTAAATTACTACCACTAATAGCCATTGAACCACTATATTGTGGAACACCATCAACCTTAATATGATTTTCACTATTAAGGATAATTCTTGGTCTTTCAAACTCTTTGTTTAGAATCACATCCTTAGTAAGAGCTTTAGCGTATCTAATACCCTCAATAGTTTCTCTTAATTGGAAAGTGGTTGCCTGTGATGGATATCTGTAATAGTAATCACCAGCAATAATACTTCTTTCATTGCCTCCCCATAATAAATCAGTTGCTACCGCATCTAAAATAAATCCAACATCTCTCTTACACTTAACTCTATTGTAAGTAAAGTATGGATATAAGTTATCAACAAACTCAATAACTTCGGATTGTATAAATAATTTATTATTTCTAATTCTATTGTAAGCTTCTAATGTGTTACTATCGGGATTTACTAATAGTGTGTTTTGAATAATTTTTTCTGATAATCCAGCTGCATGTTTTACACCTGTAATTGTTTGGTCTAATTGAGTAGTTGTTGCCTCAGATGGATATCTATAATAGAACTCACCAGCCACTACACTTCTTTCATTACCACCATAAACAATATCAGTAGCGATAGCATCTAGGATATACCCAACATCTCTCTTACACTTAGATTCATTATATTCAAATGTACTCCAAGAAGAACTTATAAAGTGGATAACTTCATTTTGAATCAATCCTTTGTTATCCATTAATAAATCTTTAGTTGCTCTTCTTTCTAATGATGAAGTTACTAAAGTTATATTATTAATTAATTTATTTGTCAATCGTTGTGCGTAAGTGATTCCATCAACAGTTTGTGTTAATTGTGAACCAGTTGCATCTGATGGGTATAGGTAATAGAATTCTCCAGCATTTACTGCTCTTTCATTACCACCATATACGAAGTCGGTTACAACCGCATCTATAATGTATCCAGTATCTCTTCTACATTTAGCTTCATTGTATTCAAATGTACTCCAAGAAGAAGAAAGGAATTGAATAGTTTCTTCTTGAATTAAACTTTTATTTTCAGAGATTAATTCTGCTACTCCTAAAGTTTGTAATTCAGGTAATTCTAAAACTTGATTTTGAAGTATTTTATTAGATATTCTTCTAGCGTAATTAATCGCATCAACAGTTTGATTCAATTGTGAACCAGTTGCTGCGGATGGATTACTGTAATAGAAAGATGCCGCTTGTACAGAACGTTCATTACCACCATAAAGAATATCAGTTGCTGCAGCATCTACAATATGTCCAATATCTCTTCTACATAATATATCTGAGTAAACAAAATCACTCCAAGATGATGATATGTATTCAATTGTTTCATTTTGAATTAATACCTTATTATCTAACAATAATTGATGTGATGCAGATGCTTCATTTGAAGCAGTTACAAATTGAATATTTTGAATTAATTTTTGAGTAAGTTTACTAGCATATTCAATACCATCCAATGTTTGATTTAATTGAGATGTTTCAGCTTGAGATGGATATTCTAAATAGAACCTACCATTTACAACTGATGATGATACAGTACCCCAAATTAAATCTTCAGCCGCACCAGATATTATTAAGCCAATATCTCTACCACATTTTACTTCATCATAAGAAGCAGTACTCCAAGACGAAGATAGGTATGCTAAACTTTCTGATTGAATAAATGGAATATTATTTCTAATAATTTGATATGCAGCTATCGTTGATTCATCGGTAGATACTCCACTACCAGTATCATATAAACTAGCGGTGTACGAACCAGATGAACCTAATTGTACTATGTTATAAACTATTGATACCGATGAAGATATAAAATTAACATTTTCTAATGTACCACTTACCGAAGATGAAATATATTGAGGTACATCAGTTACTTTTATACTAGCTGATGTATTTGATATTTCGGTTGGTAAAGAACTTGTTCCATTTTGTAAAACATCAATAACAATTGCATATGATGAACTTACATTATTTAGTTCATATTCAGATGGTGTTATTGAAGATGTAATTTGTGATGTATTTGTTACTTTTATTGAACCAGATGTATTTTCAACAATAGTTGGTAAATCATCTACACCATTTTTCAATATTTCTATTGTAGTTGCAAATGATGAACTAATTTCATGTGATTCATCAACCGAAGCACTGAATGAAGATGAATATTGAGATATATTTGATATCTTAATATTATCAACATTGTTAGTAGTTATTTCAACAAATCCTTTAGATGGAACTTCAATATATCTTTGAGTATCCGAAATTGGTAAATTATCAACTACATTGATAATACCACTAGCAGATACATTATTACCATTTACATAATATAATCTATCCGGTGCTTCTAGTGGAACGATAAATGTTAAAGTTCCAAAGTTTACACCATTATTAGTTACACCTTCATTATAAAGAGCTTCTTTATTTGGCTTTCTAGCAGTTTTAATGTAGAATGGATTTAAATCGTATTTTAGAGCATTTACTGAGAAGGTGTACATTTCACCCCTTTTCAATGTTAAAGTTGGGTCTTTAATACCATCTGAGAATGAACCTGTATTTTCTTCGGTATTAAAATATCCACCTGCTCTTACACCATCAAACTCATCCAATTGAGCTCTATTGATAATATAATAATCACCAGTTTCTGGAGTAACAACTTCGTAGTAAGTTGAGGTATCAAAAGAACCACTCAAACTTAAACTACCAGAAGTACCATATTTAATGATATCAATAATATCTGAGAATGAAGATGATACTTTTAATGATTCACTAACTGATGAAGTTATAGAACCTGTAATTTGTGTATCACTACCAAACTTAATACCCGAATCTGTGTTTTCAGTCAATTCAAAAGTTGGTATGGAAGTAGTAATTACAGTTTTTACTAAACCATCACCATATGAATCTTTAGGAATTCCAATAGTAGAAATTGGGTCTCCTATTTGAGATTCAGGCACTGGAGCTGAACCTGTTCCGATTGTTTCTTCAGTTACAATAGAACTACCACTTTCAATAATTTTAATTACAGTATCGAATGAATTCTCTACTGAATTAGCTCCTCTTAAATCTAATTTAATTAAATCTCTAGCGAAGTTGATACCATCTACCGTTTCACTTAATTGTGAGAATGTAGCTTGTGATGGGAATCTATAATAGAATGCTCCAGCTTGAACACTTCTACCATTTCCACCATATACTAAATCAGTTACAACTGCATCTATGATGAACCCAACATCTCTAAAACACTTATCGTTGTTATAGTTTAGATTTGGGTAAGTATCATTGATGTAATCAATTGTTTGTTGTTGTACATTTGATTTGTTATCAATGATTGAGTTTTTAATTGTTATCTTAGTGCTATCCGCTGATGTGAATGTTTCACCCAATACAATCTTCTCAGAAATACCACCCACATATTTGATACCATCAACCGTTGGGTCTTTTTGTTGAGTTGTTGAAGGAACACCACCTACAATTGCTGCAGATGGATAACGATAGTAGAAATTAGATGCGATTCTACTTCTCTCATTACCACCATAAACTACATCAGTTACAGCAGCATCTATAATAAATCCTATATCTCTCTTACAAGTTGTTTGGTTGTATGAGAACTCACTCCAAGAAGAAGATAGGTATGCTATTGTTTCATCTTGTACAAATTGTTTGTTATTAAGAAGAACATTCTTAGCATCTAATTTTGCTTGAGATGGGAATGAGAATGAACTACCAGTTACAACTGCTTCAGTAATTCTACCAGCATATCTCAATCCATCTAATGTTGGTACTAATTGTGTTGTAGGTGTTGGAGATGCACTACCACTTAAAATTGCTGCCGATGGATATAGGTAATAGAAGTTACCAGCAATAGCACTTCTCTCATTACCACCATAGTAGATATCAGTTTTAACTGCATCTAAAATATATCCAGCATCTCTTCTACAAGTTGTTTCGTTATAATCAAAAGTACTCCAAGAAGAAGATAGATATTGAATCATTTCTTCTTTAATGAAATCTTCATTTTCAGTAATTGCGTTCCAAGCTCCCCTTCTTTCAACAGATGCGGTTACGAACTCAATATTCTGAATAAGTTTTTGTGCTACTTCACTTGCGAAAAATACACCATCTAATGTTTGATTTAATTGTGCACCTTGTGCTTGTGAAGGATATTCATAGTAGAACTTACCATTTACTATTGAAGATGATACAGTTCCCCAAATTAAATCTTCTGCGGCGCCTGAGATAATTAAACCAACATCTCTTCTACATTTACTTTCATCATAAGATGCGGTACTCCAAGAAGAACTCAAATATGCAATTGTTTCATCTTTGATGAAATCAATATTGTTTCTTAGGATTTGGTATGCCGCAATTGCATTTGATGATGAAAGTGGTTGTGATGGATATTCACTAGCAGTATATGAGCCAGTTCCATTTGCGATAATTGATGTTACATAAGAAATAGAAGATGAAATGAATGATACATCCTCTAAACTTCCACTAAACGAAGAAGATATGTATTGAACACTATCGTTAAAGAACTTAATATTTTCGTTTGTATTTGATACAATTGTAGGAATCACACCTACACCATTTTCTACAATATTTGTTATAGTAGCAAATGATGAACTAACTTTAGTTGCCTCAGTTAAAGAACCACTATAATCCGTATTCTGAAGTTGATTTGTTACTTTGATTAACCCATCTATACTAGCTGTTAATGGTGGTAATGAATCAACACCATTTTGTACTATATTTGCCACAATAGCAATTGATTGAGAAACCAAAGTTGCTTCGGTAGATGTTGATGATAAACTACTACTAATGTATTGTGGAGTATCAGTTACTTTAATTGTACCTTCCCAAGAAGATGTTGGTTGAGGTATAACAGATTCACCACCAGCTATGATTGAGGTAACAATATCAAACCCATCACTTACATTTTGTATGTTAACGGATTCAGTTACCGATGATGTTATTGGAAGTACACTACTTACATTTATTGGTGAAGATATACTCCAATTAAAACTTCCAGTATTTTCAGCAATTGAAGCTAATACCGAATCATTACCAAATCTAATGATATCTTCAACGATTCCAATTGAACCACTAATATACTTAGATTCAAACTCAGTACCACTAATCGATGATGTTATGTATTGCACATCACCAACCTTAATTCGTTTTTCAATATTTCGTTTAGCGGTTGGTATTTCAATCAAATTAGATTGAGCAACTTCCAATGCAAATCCTTTAGAATATCTGATACCCTCTAAGGTTTCTTCTAATTGAGTTGTGTTTGCGATTGATGGATATAGGTAGTAGTATAGACCCGATAATTGAGAGCGTTCCACCCCACCATATCTTAAATCGGTAATCACACCATCCAAAATATATCCAGTATCTCTTCTACATTTTGCTTCGTTATATGAGAAGTTTGGATATGTTGTATTAATATATGTAATCGTTTCGTCTTGAATTAGAGAACGATTTTGTAATAGTGTATCAGCGATAGTAAGTGTAGATGCCGATTGAGTTACGAATGTTTCGTTTTTAGCTAACTTCTGAGCTATCCTCTTAGCGTACTTAATACCATCAATTGTTTGATTTAATTGTCCACCAACAGTACTATTATTTACAGTTGCCTGGGATGGGTATTTGTAATAGAAATTACCAGCGATTACACTTCTCTCATTACCACCATATTTGATATCAGTTGCTACCGCATCTATGATGTATCCCAAATCTCTTACACACTTAGCTTCATTGTACTCAAATGTACTCCAAGAAGAACTTACATATGCAATAGATTCGGATTGTATAAATCGTTTATTTTCAAACAATAAGCTGTATGCATTATCAGCCTCAGCAGTTGTTTCTACAAAAGTTGTATCTGATAATATATTATCAACCATACCAGCAACATATTTGATTGCCGTTAGGGTTGGGTCTTTTTGAGTTGTTGTTGCATCCGATGGATAGAGGTAATAGAAGTTACCATTTCTCACCGATTCTTCATTACCACCATATAATAAATCATGCGCAGCACCACTTACGATATAACCAACATCTCTCTTACAAGTAGTTTGGTTGTATTCAAACTCACTCCAAGACGAACTCAAATAAGCAATCGTTTCTTCTTGAATAAATGGAATGTTTTCAATTAGTAATGCGTAAGCATTTTGATAATCAATCGTTGGATTTTCGTTTGAACTACTCTGAATAATTGCTGGTGCTGAACCTGTTCCATTATCCAAAATATTATATACAATAGATAACGAAGAACTTACTGCTTCTCTAACATTTAATGATGAAGATAAATCAGTAATATATTGAGTTGTATCGGTTACCTTAAACGATTGAGATGTATTTAATTTTATTTCTGGAATAAAATCTAAACCATTTTCTATGATGGAAATAATAGTATCAAATCGTTCACCAATTGTATCTTCCGTAATATCAGATACCGGTGATGATTTGTATTGCTCGACATCACTTATTTTAATTGAAGAACTAACATTATCTACATAAATGTATGATGATGTAGCTGCATTACCTCTTTCAATTATATCTAAAACAATATCATAATTAGTATTGATTGTACTTAAATCATCTTCAGATGCCGTAGTTGATGAAGTTATTTGATTATCACCACTAACATTCCATACTGAACCCGAATTATATCCTCTATCCGATGATACGGCTAAAATAGGAATTTTATTTTCAACTCCTCTTTCAATCAAATTAGATATTAATCTATAATCAGATACAACTGTTTTTGCATCTTTATCACTTGCTTGTGCACCTGTATTGAATTTTTGTAATTCATTAGTTACTTTAATACCATCTTCAGTATTTGTAACTAAATCAGGAATTTCACCCAATCCCCTTTCAATTGTATCAACAATAATTGAGTAATTATCTTGTACATTTAAAAATGCTTCAGTATTACCACCACTACCAGTGATGAAACGAGAACCAGACGCATACATACCAAAATCACCAAATGAAGTGTTGGAGTTAAGTAATACTGCTTGCCCACCATCAATTACTTTTACTGAATATGCAGAGAAGTTTGTGAAGAACGATACTAACTGAATAAATCCTCTACCTACAACTTGACAACCAACACCGTTTGGTGCAACCTGTGTATATGCATCAAGTACCATTGAAGCAAGAGGTGAATCAGGATGAATTCTATTACCATCTACATTCAATCCACCACCACCAGCAGGAATATCCTCATATGCTTCTAAGAATGAGTTTTCCTGATTGGAAATCATTGAACAGTTCTGAACATAAGGAGATGTTGTAATAAATGCGTTTGGAGCAAATGATATTGCAAAACCTTTCTGGGAATCATCAACTGATGGAAATACTCTTAATCCAGCAAAAGTCATCTCTGCTAAATAGTTACCACTATTTACCCAAAATAAATCTTCGTTTTCATTCTTAGCAACAACTTTGGTAACCCTTAAACCAGCTCCCCAAACAGTTGTGTTTCTTGGAAGTTCAACTGGATTATCTTCTAAGTAAGTACCAGCTTGTACATCAATTCTAAAACCAGTAAAGTTGGAACCAGTTGGTAAACCATATCTACCATCATCACCAGGAGTTACTATCTGAGCTGCTCTCTTAATTGTTCTAACTGGGAATTGTGGTGAACGTCCATCATTGGAATCATCACCTCTAGTAGCAGATACATAAACTGTTGCATCACTACCTCCGAATTCTGCTACTGGAATACCACCAAATCTTTGAGTATCAACCGATACATCAGAAAAAGATGCGGTTGCATCTAATCTACTTTCTGCTCTAGCAAATGTTAAATCACCATCAATATTAATTGAACCAGTAATTTGAACCGAACCAGTTATTCTTTGTGGTGTGGTTAAATCATTACCAATATCGATTGATTGAGAAACTAAAAGAGAACCAGATATAAAGACAGAATTACCTACGGATATACTATCCCTAAAAATATTTACTTCTTCAATCTGCTTTTGTGGTATTAATCTAGCCATTATTATAGAATCTCTGCAATTTTACCTTTAACTTCAAAATCAGTTCTAACCACATCGGCAGGAACTCGAGTAATATTTTCCGTAAATGTTATGGTTATTGATGTATCATCAAATGTAACACCATACCTATCGTTTGGTTGCTTTACTCCATATAAATATACATCTAAATAATCTTTCGAATCCGCAACAACTAAATCCTCATAAACAAATCTATATCCATTTAATACCAATGTAAAGTTATCACCATCTAAAGAAATTGAAGTGGGTATTACTTCAAAAATGAATGTATCATCAATTACCTCCAATACAAAGTTTTTAAAAGATAACCTATCTCTTTTTTTGGTAATACTACCTAAATCTATATGTGGTTTTGGTCTTGTTGGCATTATCTTACTCTTTCTAAATCTCCTTCGATTTTAACTTCATCAGTAACTTCAAATGCCCAAGGTTGTCCATAATTTGGGTCATTTGGATTTTCAATAGTTGTTGGAAAATTTGCTCTTATAAATTTGATATGAAAATCATTTCCAATTTGTTTATATTCGTAATCTCTAGGTGCAATATAACCACCCCATACAAATACATCAAATCTATTTTGTTCTTTTCGTTTAGTAGATAATCTACTATCTAAAGTTTTTAATCTACAATTTTCTACTTTCCAAATCCAATATAAAGGATGAACTAAGTCGTGAGGAACCATAACGAATTCATTTGGTTCGTTAACTTCCTTCATTATATTTTTTAGTGTCTTTATATTCATAGTTGTTCAAATTTACCTACAATATCCACTTCATCATTTGCATCTAATTGAAATCCTAAAGTTTCATTAAAAGTAAATGATATTTCATTTGTACTTCCATTAAAAGAATAAGTGTAAGTAGATGCCGGTTTGAATTCAGTATTTATGTAAACTCTAAACCAATTTAATGTATCAAACGAACCAATTAATTCAGTTGGTAAAACCGGCTTTCTTACATTTGTTATTTTTACAATAGCACCATCACCAGTAACGGCATCACCACCATTAACTAATTCAGCTCTTTGTGAACTTCGTATTGCTACAAAATCTATAACATTCTGATATTCATTATATATGTTGGGATTAGTAAATGTTAATCCACTTAAATCTGTTTCAACACCCCATACAACTTTCTTAGGGGTAAATGTTTTTTTAACAGTTGGTTTTTCATCATATGTTTCAGGAAGTAAATAAGCGTTTACTACCATAGTGAAAGAAGTTCTAATGATTCTTTCTGAACCTTCTCCCACTTCTTGTTGGTTATCAAATGAATCAATACGAGTTCTAAATTTGAATCCATCTTCTTTACCCCAATATCTATCAGTAGCATATTGAAATGCTTCTACAATCTTATTCATATGTTCGGTAAATGATGTCCAAATCATTACCTCATAAGTTACCGTTACATAATCAGGAACCGAAACTTCATATTGTTCAAATGCTTTTTTTGCTCCAGTTTGTAATGAAAATCTTTCGTATCTATTTTGAGAAGAATATTTTTTGTAAGCTGGTAAGGTGTTTATATCCTTAAATTGTGCTAAGTTTGTATCTCTTTCGATGGAATTTCTTTTGAACATTACTAAAGGAATTTGAATCTTACCCCTTTGGTCTCTCAAATATCCTTTTGCTCGAGCATTATTCCATCTTTCAGCATTTCCGTAAAGTAGAGGAACTTTAACTTTACTATTGTGTTCTTCTACATCAGGAATGATAGTATCCACCATATACTCTGCAATAGTAGTATCTACATCTAAAAGTTTTACACCTTTAGTGTATTCTGGTTTGATACCTCTTTGTAATGCTCTATTTGTTTCTTTCTTATTCATTAGATAACTCTCATTTCAGTTTGAATAGTACTTCTTCTTGTCATAAATGTTGAACAAATGATTGAGAATTTCTCTCCACTTTGTCCACCAATTAGTTGGTCCTCTCTTACATTATCGATTTCAAAATATGCATCATTGTGCATGATAATATCACCGATTTCTGGATAGAACCCTTTATCTTTTAACTTAATACGATTGAATCTGAACTCTACATTTTGTCCACTATCCGGTCCAAATCCTTCGTAAGAAATAGAAGAATCATCTCTTTCAATCACTGCAGTACATTCTGTACCTTGATAATATGATTTATTTAGAGATTCACCATAAAGGTTTGTTGAAATATCATCAATAGCAAGTTTGAATAGAACTACCGTAGTTTCAATTACAGCATCTACCAACTCTCTTGAAATTGATTCAAAGAATCTTATATCTCTATCTAATGCAAATCTTGGCATCTTATCCGGTGTATATCGTTAATGGAACTTTTCGTAACATTTCTTGCTGATAATTAGATTCGTTATTTCTAATTTCAAACTGATTTTTTCTACTTAACTCTTCTAAGTTTTCTCTGAGTTGTTCAATCAAAGCATCTTTTTCAGTTTGAGCTTCAGCTCGTAATGCTGCTCCATCCAACGATATTTCGGAACCAGGAATAGGTACTGAACTATATTTTTCTCTGATTGCTCCTAATAGTTCTTTAGCAAGAGCAAGTGAATATTTTCTAATCCATTGTTTACCCACATCATTTATAGATGTATATGGGATAAAATCATATCCAACATTTGAGTAATCCGATACTACATCAGATGTTACCGATGTTGAGTTTTGAATAAATTCATCTCTAACAAAATATTCAAACCATAACTTACCAGCAGTTGTTGGGATTGGAAAAATTTGTAATTTATTATTTACGATATTAAATGAGTGTGCTGATTTTCTAATAGTATCATTAAACTCAATTGCCTGCATTCTTAATACATCTTCAAATATTGGCATTAACACAAATTGTGCTGCCGGTGAAAATGAACCAAATCCAAACTCATCAATTAAATTTAGAGTACCTTGTCCACTTACCGAATAAGGGTCAAAGAATCTATTTACCGCTGGAGTTGCTTCGTGAAATACTGTTGTTACATCAATTCGGTTTCCGCTTTCACTTACATTAGCAAATAAAATATCTAAATCGTAATTTTGTTTACCCGCTACCAAATCAATAGAACCACTTTTAATATCAGTATTACCACCAACACCAGCTAATGTACCATAAGCATCTGAAATGGCTACTAAATCAGGTAGATTTGAACCTTGTACCAACTTTCCACTATAATTTGTACCAGTTGGATTTCCTTTTAATGTATCTAAGTTATTTCTAATGTTGAATTGATTAACTTGTGCAGCATACTCTGCAGTAGCTTCTTCAAAACAAGCAAACAAACTTTCATCAACTAATTCCACATTTTGTATGGGATATCCTAATCTTTTTGCACACCAATTAGCTATTTTGGGAGCATCGGCTTGGAACTCAGAATCAGAATCATAAGTTCCGAATGGAGTATCTCCTACTGAAAATGATGATGAACCAGGGTATATGTATTCTACTGACATAAATTATTCCTCTCTTTTAATATCGTATCTATAAATATAAAGAAATATAAGAATAGTGTTTTTATAAGAAGCATAAAAAAAGAGGGAAGATTTCTCTCCCCTCTAATTTATAATCCTAAATTACTTCAGATTAGATAGATGCTAAATCTTTAACATAAATCTTACCATAGTACTCAGGTCTTACCATCTTCTTAGCGTATCTCGTCATAACACCTCTTCTTGGAGTGAAGTTAGTTGGGTCATACACTAATGGAGTCATAATAAGTGGTACATACGGAGCGTAAACAGCACCAGTTTCTAGGAAGTTGCTTCCTCTAAATCCTAATAAGATTTCGTTAGAAGTCATATAAGGGTTTTTGTAAACTGTGTATCTGTTAGCAATCGCACCTACTGAAGTTACACCAGCAGCGAAAGACATTGCATCTTTATCAGCTGAAACAGTAAATCCAGGGATTGATTCTAAGATAGTACATACATCAGGAGATGCTACTACAAAGTTAGCTCCACCTCTTAATGTTAATTGGTGAATCTTATTAGATACTTTGTTTAATTTAGTACCTAAAGTTTGGAACCAAGTGTTCTTTTGGTATGCAACACCAGCAGTTCCAGCAGACCATACACCAGTTGAAGAGTTGTACTCCTCACCGATTGTAGCTGACCAGTACTCAGTAGTCAATGCGTTAGACTTTAACATATCTAAGATTTCTAAATCAATCTCTAATGAGATGTAATCAGATAACATAGAAGTTAATTCAGCTTCAGCATCGATTGAGTGGTAAGCGTTAAGGTCTTGCGCCAACTCAGGAGTCCACACAGCCTTTAACTTTCTAGTCTTAGCAACAATTGCTTCAGATTTCAATTCTAAGTCAACTTCTGGGATATCGATATCAGTACCGAAAGTACCAGAACCAGCAACTTTACCAGTGTTCATTCCATCTTCGAAATCACCTCTTGAGTAATCAGCAGGAACTACTGAGTAAGTTAAGATAGCGAAATCTGCAGCAGATGTACCATATCCAGCAGATGCAGATACGAACATTACTAAGTTAGAACCAGCAGCACCGTTGAATTGGTTGATAGTAGTTACGATTTCATCATCAGAGATGTTGAAAGAGTTAGCACCATCTAAATCAGCAGTTGCAGGAGCAGCGAAAGTAAGTTTAGCGATTTCACCATCAGAAATTGATTGTGATAAAGAAGCGTCAAATCCTACCTCTGCCCAAGAAGCTGAAGCGAATGTGATATCACCTACAGCGATAGAAGCAGTTACATCATTTGCAGAGTATCCGAATCTACCATCTCCGTAAAGACCGTTTTCAGCAACATTAGTTGAACCTACATCCGAACCATCACCACCGAAAAGAGATTTTCCAGAGAATGCTGGGTTACCACCTTGCGCAGTACCATATTTGAAATCAAGATAGAATACAAGTCCAGAAGGTAAGTTCATAGGTTGTACACTAACGAATTCTTTAGAAGCAATCTCACCAAAGATTCTTCTTACTAAAGGTAAAGCTACACCGCTCCACTCTTCAGAGTTATTAGCAACACCAGTTTGTGATGCTTCATCAAGCAATTGTTTTGCTTGGTTTTCTAAAAGAACAGACATTGCGCCTTGCTCTTTCTCATTTAAACCTTCAAGAAGACCTGTATTTTCCCACTTAGACTTTAATTGTCTAGTTTCAGCCAACATAACTGACTGAGGGTTTTTGCCTTCCATTAGTTTAGATAAATCAAAATTTGCCATTTTATTTTTCCTTTTTAATGTTAGTTAAATTATTTGATATTAGCTAATTGTTTAAATCTTTCAGCTAATACATTTGTGTTTTCAGAAATAATTTCTTTTGCAGGTGCAGTAGAAGCAACTGGTTTAGATGCAGCTTCAGCTACAACTTTCTTAGTTCTCTTCTCAGTTCCTGTAAAATTCATTGATTCTGCTAACGTAGCGTAAACTAATTTTACTTCTCTAACAGATGATGTTCTGTCTAAGTTTTCAACAACTTTAGATTTTTGCTCATTGTTTAAGTTATAAGCTCTGAACAATCTATTAGCGTATAATAATTTTGCGTTAAGAAGGTTTACTTCGTTGATGGTAGATTGTAGAGTCTTAACAGTTGAAAGAGCTTCTTCTAATTCAGTTTGTAGTCTAACTACCTCTTCATTAGCCTCTTCTTCGTGTTCTTCTTCTTCAATTTCTTCTTCACCTTCGCCGTATCCCATTTCTCTAAGAATTTCATCCAAGTCGATTTCATCATCCTCATCTTCATCTTCATCTTCATCTTCAGCTTCAGCTTCTTCAGCTTCTTCTTCAGAATCCATTTCGATTTCATCTTCTTCGGATACTTCATCCTCATGTTCTTCTTCAGATACTTCTTCTTCAGAATCCATTTCCTCTTCAGAAATTTCTTCTTCATCTTCCATACCCATTTCAAGTTCTCTAATGATAGACTCCAAATCTAACTCATCTTCTTCTTCTTCAATTTCTTCTTCAGATTCTTCTTCTTCGATTTCATCTTCCTCTTCAGAAATTTCTTCTTCAGATTCTTCTTCTTCGATTTCAGATTCTTCTTCTTCCGAAATTGTAGCGTCATCAGCGTTAGTTGGGTCCTCAACAGAACCTTCACCTTCTTCCAACTCGTCTCCTACCTCTGCAGTTTCTTCTTCAGATTCAGGTCCAAGTTCGGTGTGTGCGTCAGATGCAACATCAGATGGTTCAACTGGAGAATCCTCATCACCGTTACCAATATCACTTGAATCTAATTCCTCTTCGATTTCTTCCTCTTCACCTTCCATTTCAGCTTGTAGCTTCTTTGATAGGATTGATTGTAATCTTGGAGTAAATGCTTCCTCAAGTGCAATCTTAGCGTTAGCGATTGCAGTTTCTCTTACAGCTTTAGCATCCGCAATTGCTTCTTTTAACAATTTTGAATTTGCCATTTTACTTTTTATTTTTAAAATTTGCTGAAGTTATTTGAGGAACCTCAATATAGAATAGTGTAAATTGGTTGTTCGGTCACTAAACATTAAAAGTTAGTATTCATTAACCAATGAAACCCACATAGTCGTGGGTTATTATACGAATAAATATATAAAAATTTATAAAACAATAAAAAACTAAAGAAAATTATAAGTTTTTTATAGAATTGGTGTAGTTACTTTGTAATTTTACCTTTTTTGATATCTCTTTCGAGTTCTTTTCCTGCACCTAATAAATCATTAATTGCATAATCTAATGGTACATTTCTATATTTGGCAAGTTTTCTAACTGCCATCATTACGATTCGTTTCTCTTCAGTAGAGTATCCTTCGTTAATTGATTCGTTAAACATTTTGATAATTTTCTTTTGTTTAGGATTATTTGGTCTACCAGCAAGTGCGGCAACAAATTCCATTCTTTGGGGTAATCCGCCCTTTTCAACATATTTAAGAAGTTTAGTAAAATTCAATGCGTACTTAGAAACAAAATCCTCAACTGCTTCAGGTCTTGTACCTGTAAAGTAAGCAATCTTTTTGATTTGTGGTTCAATACCTTCGTTTACTGATTCTTCAATATATCCTTTTTTCAAAAGTGCATTTCTGAAAGTTTCTAAATCCTTTTTGTTTTTGAAGATTTGGATTCCAAAGAAATCACTACCATCTTTGTGTTTTTGTTTTCCATCGTGGTAAGAGATTGTGTATTTAGCTTTACCAATACCATCTTGCTGTCTGAATCTTTTCTTACCTTCTTCAAAGGTTACTTTCTCACCATCAACTTCAACTTCACCATCAGAGTGTAGTTTTTCCATATCATCTTTAGATAGTTCAATTTCAGAGATAGCTCTTTCTCTCATTATCTCTCTTACGATTTTTCTAAGTTGTTCTTTCATCTTTGGTAATCCTTTATGTTTTGTTGCTGCGAAATCTTCAATCTCTTTTTCACTCATTCTATCAGCAATATCTTTTATTTCATCCGAAACCTCTGAAGCAGGAACTTCACCTCTTTTGAATGCTAATGCTAATCCGAATAGTTTTTGTTGTTGTTGAGATTGTGCAGGCATGGTATTACTTTATGATTTTCTTTTTAATTGTTTATGAACATATTGAATTCTTTCAATAGCGTTTTCTAAATGTTCCATTGCTTCCAAAACACCATCTTCTTCTAACATTTCAAGTGCTTCTTCAAAATCAATTTTTACTGTACCTGCAATGTTTTTTAAATCTCTTTCTTCTTTTTTGAATTTACCTTCTTTTAATAAATCAGTTAGTTTAATTGTACCTTCATTATTTTCCATATCCTTATCAAAAGATGATTGGATTTTATCTGCTAATTCATTAGAACCATCTCTTCTCATTTTATCTAAGATAGCATCAATAGTAAGTTGTCCATCCCAAGAAGCTTGTGAAGTGATTGCCCCAACCATTTCATCCGAATCATCAAAGTTTGATGTTGCTGAATCAAATCTTTTACCATAGATAGAGTTTTTTTCTTCCCACTCATCTCTTTCAGGTGTTCCAAATTCAGGAGCTTCGGAGTAATCAGGTCTTTTTGCTAATTCCGGCTTACCATATAAATCAGCGAAGATTTGTCTGTTTGCTGAATGGAAGTTTGCATCTTCTAATGCATCATGTACCAAAGTTAGCATTTTCTTTTCATAATCTTCCTTACCTAACTTATCAGGAGTTAATCCTAACCTTTCTGAGAATTTATCAACAGTCTTAACTAATACTTTGTTTGCTTTTCTTGGAGTTACTTTTGGAGTATCATCTGATTTTGCATCAGGTGCATCGTATCCAGTATCTTTAGAGAACATATTTGGTTTCTTCTCTCCAGTTGGTACATCTACTGCATCATCTTTATCAGTTTTTCTTTTTTCGTGAGAACCAGCTTTTACAGCAGCATCTCTAGCTGCTTTGGTTTTGAATACTGATACATTACCAGTTTCTTTGCTTGTTGCGGTGAATGCTTTCTCAGCTTCTAATAAATCAGTTAGTTTAATCATTGTATTATTTTTTACCTAATCTTTCGTTTGCCATATTAATATCAATATCAGCAATCTCATAGTATCTACCTAAGATATTACCCATATCTTCATATAATGCATGTAACCTTTCATCTAAAGCTCTTGCTTCAGTTGCAACCTTATCAAATGCTTTATCCATTTTATCCAACTCACTCATATTTCTTTTGATGGTTACTTTATCGAACCAATCATCATTTTCTGAAAGAGTTAATGTTTTTGCTGCTTCAACAATACCACCCAAAGTTTCTGCTACCTCAACGATATCAGATTGTCTTTTCATTTGTTCTTGGTATGCTTTATAAGTTGAGATAATTTCTAAGAAGTGTTTCTTAACTTCATTTGATAATTTTTTTTCACCTTCTAATGATTCAGATAATGAAAATTTACCATCTACGATTTTTACTTCGTTGATGTTAGTTTTTCTAATATCATTATATCCTTTAGATACTTTAGTACCTCCTTTGTTCTCAACTTTCAAAGTAAATTTGTTGTTGTGAACATAATCGTATATGTCAAAATTCTTTTTACTCATTATGCTAACTCCGTTATAATTTCTCTCATTAAATCTTGTGCTTTACAAAAATTTCCACAAACATCAGTACCAATTTGTTTGATTACCGATTCGTTCATTGGAGTCATAAATGCACCATGTGTAGATGGGTTGGAAACAAAATCCCAACCGATTAGTTCAAAATCTTCACCAACTAAAAGTTTGTTATCTTTCATTGGTTGAGTAGAACCCATACCTCTTGATGAGATACCTAATAGGATTCCAGCTCTTAATAATTCTTTTAGAATATTTCCAGAAGGAGTAGGTAAGATTTCAACTGTACCTACAACATCGTTACCTTCCCAATGTACCTCTTTAATATTATGTGATACATTCTTTAAGTTGATAACTGAAGAATCTGGGTGGTCTAATTCACCCAATGCTCTTCTTTCTTTGATTAGTTGTTGATATTTGTTTATCTCTCTTTCTAAGATATTTTTTGGGTACACTCTACCATTTTGGTTTTCTGCACCTGCTCTTTGAAGGATACCTTTAACCATAGTTCTTCCTGATGAATCTTCGTTCACCCTTCCTTCAAATAAGTTTGTTTCTATTAATAGGTTTCTCATATCGGTTATCCTTATTTATATTTCTTTAATAACTCAGCAAATTCTTTTTTCACACCAGATGATAATCTTTTGTGAATTCCAACTTTTGCTAACATAGGGATTGCTTCTTTCATTTGTGAATTATCAATAGCAATACCAGTTCTACTTCTTGATAACATAGGTCTTTGTAAGAACATTCTCATTTCAAAAGCTAAATCTTTAGAAATTTTAACTCCTTCAACTGATGAAGTTCTACCAGCTTCAACATCTTTCAACATTGCAACTTTACCCAATCTTGCTTCATTTACCGATTCTCCAATTAAAGAATCAACATCAGCATGGATATCTTTCCATTTATTAAATTTTTGATTACGAATTGCACTATAAAGAGCCATCGTATATTTTTGTGAGTTGTTATGAATTCTTGATTTTACTAAATCAACTGCTCCATATATAGGTTTTCCTTTTTGGATTGAATCAACTGCTACTTTAAATGCTTTATATTGATTGAACGCATCTTCCTTTTTTCTATCTGTGATAACTTGGATAATGTAATCTTTTGCCTTATCCATATCACCTTTGAACTTATCTAAGATTTGCTGTGCACCTTTATCGTTTTTTTGTAGTGCTCTTTCAAAGTTTCCGATTTGTACTTTTGCTAAACCTTTAGCATTAAAGTAATCTCTTTTATCAAAGATACCATATACTTTTTCAAAAGTGGAATCTTTTGATTTGAATTCTTCGTTCATTTTAGAACCACCACATCCACAACCACATCCACATCCTGCAGATTCGTTTACCGATTCTTCCTTTTTCTTACCAGCTCTTAAAGCAGCTAAATCAGATGCTTCAATCTCACCATCACCATCAACATCTAATTTATGTTGGTCACCTTTTAAATCTTCATTCTTTTCTCCTTTAGCGTTCCAAGCAGCATCAATCTTATTGAAAAATTCTTTCTTTTCCTCATCAGACATTGATGGGATAGATTTCCCTGCTTTCTCTAAAGCTTTTTTGAAAAATGTTTGATACTCAGTTTCTTCAGCCATAATGGCTCTGAGTGTGTCTTTAATAGTTTCTCTGGTAATATTCATAATTGCCAATCCTAATTTATAATTTGCTAATCTGCGTTACAATAGTGTTTAATCTTTCTCTAATCTTAAAAAGATTCTTTTGTGTTCTTTTCCAATATTGGTCAGAATTTAAATCACTTTCTTTTTTAATTCTACCATACCATCTTAGGAATGTTTCAATTTCAGAAAGTTGTTTGTTTACATTAGAAATCCCTCTACCAATTTTTTGCTTTGGAGTGGATTCATCTTTTTTTAATTCTAACCAACGATTTTCACTAACTCTTTTGTAACCACTTGCTTTATTTATAGTATCAACAAATTTATCATCGTTTTCTTCATCTTCATCAGTACCATCAGTATCTTTGAAAGCATTAGGGGTATTATAACCAGCCACATCACCAGTAGTGGTAGCCTCTTCAATATCTAACTCATCTTGCTCAATTTCAGCAATTAAATCTTCAATTAACTCCCTTAACTTCATATCTTAGCTTTCAATTCTTTAATTAATTCGTATGACATCATTATAGATGAAACATGATTATCAGAAACAACTTTACCAATTTTAGTTTTAGATAAAACAGAAATAGTTTCTGTCAACTTAATTTTAGTTACTTTATCTTTAACATTTTTTTGGATTGATTTTAATTCATTCACAATATTTGGAATTTCTTTTTGTATATATGATTTAAATCCAGTTGTGTTTGTTAAGTTATTGATATATTCTTTTAATAAAGCTTTTTGAGATTCATTTAAATTAGAATACTTTTTGTTAAAAGTTTCTACTAAAATTTTATAAGTAAGTAATCTTAAATCTTTATCTTGTTTTTTATAATTTTCAACTAATGTATCTTTTTTTGTTTGAGTTTTGATAGATGGATTAGATGTGATAGATTCAATGAGGGTAATCTTTGAATTGAATACATCTTTTACATCATAGTTATCCATCTTTTTAGATTCAAAAATCTTATAGATGGATGCCAAAACTCTATAATTAGAAATAGGTGAAGAAAGGAATTCATCCATATTGAACGATTCGTTAATCTTTTTGATAAGATTATATTTTTCTTTGTGAAGTTGTTTTTGGTCAATACGATTGTGTGCTTCATTGACAGTATCAATAAACTTTTCAGCTCTTGATTCTGAACTATATTTTTCCTTCATAAGAAGTTCGTACAATCTTAACTCTTTGTTTAACTCTGTTTTTGGGCTAAAAAATTCCCTTACGATTTTTTTAGCTTTTTCAGTAGTATCACCATTCAATACTTCTAAAGTGATTTGCCTCACCAAAAGTTCGAATAGAATACCAGTATTCTTAAATTTTGAATGTTTTACCCTCTTCATTGTGTTTTTATCCTATAATAATATATCAATATACGATACAATACATCGTATATAAATATAAGTTAATTTTGATTTCCTAAATTTTTATTCATCAATCAAATTTGCGTCATCTAAAAAGTCTCCGTTTTCACTCATCAACCTTCGTTTTGCTGAAACTCCGTTTACATATTCTCTAGCAACTTTATGCGTAGTTTTACTAACTTTTGATTCAGTTTTCTTTAACGCTTTTTGATTTTCTTTTTTACCCAATGGGTCTCTCCCATAAGGATGTTTATCTTTACCATAGGTGTTTCCCTCTTTTGGTCTACCACCTTTGTTCTTTAATTCAGTTTTTAATTCTTCCAATTCATCCTCTACATCAGTTGGGTCTGTCTCCATTGCTGGGTCATTACCCTCATCTTCAATTGAACGATATCTAAATCTATCTTTTAAATCATTGATAAGTTGAGTTTTTTGGAAACCAACTTCATCATCACTAAAGTTAAAGATATTTTTGTATGCCCAATCTTTAGATACCATATTTAATCCCTGAATATCTGAAACTAATCTAACTTTCTCACTCCAAAGATTTACTTTTTCTTGCTCATAAATTGTAGATGGATTTACTAAATCTAATTCAAAATCTACCATTTCAGCACCTTCAATACCTTGAGCAGCTAAGTGAGTTACTGCTAATTTAGTTAACTCTGAAATAAGAGTTCTTTGGATTCTTTCAATTGTTCTTGCAAATCTCACATCTTCTGCAGCAAGAGTTGCTTTACCATTTACATTCTCATCATATCCCAAATATGCTTTTGGAATTTTGAGAGCTGCAAATAGTTTGTTCTTTAAGTAATCAATATCATCGATAGCAGTATATTCTAAACCACCCAATGAATCAATTTGAGTACCACTATCACCACCCCTAACAGGTAAGAAGAAATCTTCAGTTAGGTTTTGAACATTATACTTTAAGTTATAATCACCAGTCTTTTTGTCAACAAATGGAGTTTTCTTCATTTTGTTGATAATTCTTTGCATGTAGTTATCAACTTCTTGTGGTGGAATGTTACCAATATCAATTTTGAACACTCTCTTATCCGGTGCTCTCATAATTCTATGAATTAACATTGCATCTTCCATCAAAGAAACTTGTTTCCAAATTCTTCTACCATTCTCAATCATTGCCTTTCCGTAAGGAAGGAAGTTTGTATCTGATAATAATCTGAAGTGGACAATCTCATAGTTTTCATACTCACCTTTACCATTTGGGTCGTGATTTACTTTGAACTTAATATAATTTGTATTAGTTGGGTCAGTATTCTCTAATCTTTCAGTTTCGTAAACTGGAAGTGGTCTTACATTTATAATACCAACACCTGGTTGAATTTCTTGTAGTAAAAAGAAATCACCATACTTAACCATATTTCTTGTCCAAGACCATAGGTTAAATTCTATATTCAAAATATCATAGAAAAGGTTTTCTAATATTTCTTTTACTTTTTCGTTTTTTGATTTGATTTGTACAACTTCACCGAATTCGTTTTTAAGTGTACATTCATCTGCGTATATATCTAATGCCGATGAGATAATTGGGTCATTATCCATAGCATCATAATCTCTGAATAGTTCTCTACGAACTTGATGGTATGCCATCGATTGAGCTGCCATCTGGTCTCCATAAAAAGACCTTTGTAGTTTGGTGTACCTATCTCTTAAATTCATTAAGTTAGTACCACCCTGCTGTCTATCATCTACATCAACAACTTTTCTCTTTCCATCCTTGTCAACCTTTACGATTGCTTGAGTAGAAAAGAGTTTCGTTAATCGATTAAAAAATGAACTATTGTTTTGCTCTTCTGCCATTTTGTTTCCTTATTTTATAACCTTTATTCTTTTATCTTAATTATGAGGTCACCCTCACCCTTAATAACTCTATGAAAAGTTTCTTTTGGTATTTCTACTACATTTCCACTTTTCAAAGTTTTAGGTAGTTCGTTATCCATTTGAAACTTCCATCCATTGGATTGAATAACTTCAACTACTCTATCGTTTTTATCTCTATGCCAAACCAATTCTTCAGATTCTACATCTTCTGAAAAAGTTCTTACAATAACATCACTCTCAATAACTTCTTTATATGGATTCATTACCAATAGAAATTACCTTGAGTAATACCTAAAGATTTACCATAACGAGGTAGGTTACAAGACCAATACCCAGCTTTGGTTCTATCTTTTTTATCACTACAATTATGTCTATCCGCAAATGCCTTTCTAGCATCCTTGTCAGAAATCTTTGCAGATAATCCACCCTTTGCATCACCAAAGTTTACCTTAATTACATTTCCTTTTTTGTTCTTAACATAAACTTGATATTTCTTAGGACCTGAACTTCTTTGTGGTTTATTGAGATTTACTTTCTTTCCATTATATTCTGCCTCATTAATCTCCATTGGAAAATCTAAAAGAACTTTTTTTCCTTCATAAATTCCCCACTTACCTAAATCAGATTCTAATAACCAAATATCATCCTCATCAATAGAGTTCAGTTTTCCTTCATTATACAAAGAACGTGCCTCATTATATAGTTCGAAATAACCCTTTGAACCATATCTAAATACATTCTCCACCAAAGGTGTGTTAGTATCTATATGATATTGTAGTGCCTCCGAAAGGTTACTTTCGTTACATTCCAATATAATATTATTACTCAAACTATACATATACTGTATAAATATTAAAAACTAAATTTATAACCATTTAGATAAATCTTCGATATCATCTCCGATTTGCATCTGCCAAGGGTTATCATCAGAATCGTTTCCACCATACACCCCACTATAAGTATATGATGAAATACTATTGATTGCCTGTTTGGTTAAATCAATACCTTCTTGTCTCAATCTCAGAGCAGTATCCCTCACCCAAAGTGAAATAGCCAAAGACATTGTAAGGTCATCGTTATAACCTCTCATTGCTTCAGCTCTACCATTCATCCATATAAATGTGAACAATTCATCAATAGTTCTAACTGAACGAATGATGATTGATTTTTCCCTTATATACTCTTCCAACTTTGAAACAATTAAAGGTCGAGTTCTTGAGGTGGTTGAGAATCCCGCAACCATACTTTTATCTTGAGAACGATATCTATTTGAGTGTTGATGTTCAGTATCTACATACTTTAAATCCTTACTCATATAATAAAGGTTTCCATAGTTTCTATCAATAACTTGTTGAATCGTTGCCCAACCAATATTAGCGTTCTCAATTACTAACAATGCGTTGTTATATTCAGTTGATAGAGATACTAAGAAATTACCAAAATCTTTGGTATCTAACTTACCTCTATATTCAGCTACTTGTTCAGATGCTTCAACATCAATAACATGGGCTGCTGAGTAATCCGATGAATCACCTCTCGCAACATCCGCTACAACTATATATGATTTATTATAATCGGGAAATTGCCATTTCCATAAGTTTCCATCGAACCCACCCTTTTCAATAGGTTCTTGTACATAAGTTTCTTTATAGAATTGAAGAACTTGTGGGTCAATTACTGAATCACCAGAAGACACAAAATCACAATCACATTCTTGTGCTGCTCCCTTTGGTCCTAATAGTGTTTCTTGTTCATCTCTCCAACTTTGGTCTCTTTCTGGATGTACACTCCAATGTAATCTAATATTATTAAACCCATTTGTTCCATCTTCAGAACCTACCCAAGTTTTGTGGAAGAAGTTACCCACACCATTTGGTGTTGAAAGGATAATTGCAGAACCACCCGTTGATAAAGTAGATTGTGCAGATACCCAAATCTCTTCAATCTTATCGATAAATGCTGCCTCATCAAATACCAATAAGGATAGTGCTTCAGAACGACCCGCATCTCCTGCTGCTGAAGTTGCTTTGATTTGTGAACCATTTGAATATCGTAAGGATAGTTTGTTATCTTCAACAGTTGTTAACTTTAACCAACTTGGAAGATACTGATTCATCACTCTTACTTTAGTTACTAAGTTTTTAGCAACCTCTTGTTTAGTTGCAATTACCAATACATTGTAATCATCATTAAATAACATTTTCCAAAGTGAGAATCCAGCAGTTAAGGTTGAAATACCAGTTTGTCTGGATTTAAGAATAATATTATATCTATGGTCTTTGAAATCAGTTAAAGTAGTTTCTTGAAACGGAAAAAGGTGAAAGGGAATTTTTCCTCTCACCGGATGTTGAATCATACAATACTTTTTCATAAAGTATATAGGGTCAGAAGCACATTTTTTGTACTCTACCGCTATAATCTCTTTTAATGATTTCTTTTGTGCCAAAATCTATTTATTTTTTTCCGATTTTCCAATACATACCACCTGTAACAAATGGTGCAAGTTGTGAGGTATTAGAATTGTTTTGAATACCTAAACCTAATTGATATAGATTATTCTTTTTACTTTTTAGGATTAACCCAGCGCCAACATTACTGATTACATCTTCTTTGTTGAATCCTCCGTTTAATCCCCAATAAAATTCGTTCTTAGGTAATTCTTTTACAATCGTTGTATTATAAACAGTTGGGATTTGGAAGAACCAATCCACATCTCTTGATTGAATTTGGTTTTGTGAAATGATATCAGTTAGGATACCATACCCTAAAGTTGGATTTGGTTTTTGTCCTAATGAATCAGTAATACCTTTTGGAAAATCATATGTAAGATTAAGTGTATCCTTTACTTCGTATTTTGCGAAATAATCTTCTACGATTTTCAAAGTATCAATATCGATTGGTACTTCTACTTCAACTGTTTCTACTTTAGTGATGTATTTTGGTATATATGTTGGAACTTTTACTGTTTTTTCTACAACAACAGTATCTACTTTTTGTTCCAATAACTCATAATCTTTACCACCTACATTTATAATTTCTTTATCTTCTTCTTCACCACCACAACTTCTTAATAATAATACCACACATAGTGCCATTATCATTATTGTTTTTAAATCAAATTTCTTTAACCAACTCATAATTTCTATCTTTTAATTTCTCATAGGCAGCGTTTCTCTTTTCAATAACTTCAGTAAGTTCTTTTTTACCATTCTCTATATCTGTTTCAATTTGAGATTTTAAAGTTTGTACATCTTCATTGGATGACCATTTTTCTATGGAGCCATCATCATTCACATATTCGTGAATGTTGGTAACTTCATTTAAAGCCAGATTCCATTTTTGTAGGACTTCGGTTCCATACGCCGCCATGTTTGAATACACTTTATATTCATTGTAAGCTTCCCACAATCCATCTTTTTTTATAATAGATTCCCTCTCCGATAAGCACTTAGAACAATAACCTGTCTTACTAATTAACTTTTTATCAGTAGGTCCATATTTTAATTTATCACAATCTTCCGATTTACATTCAGCTAATTTTGATAAAAACTTTCTAACTGAGGCTAATTCTGAAGATGCTTTTGATTGTTTTACTTTACCATATGATTTTTGTTCCCAAACTACACCATTCTCTTCCCAAATATCACCAACTTCTCTTTTAGTTGTTTCTTTGATATTAGAAAGTGAAATTTGAGTATCCTTATCATACTCACCAGTTTGAATCATATTTACCAACTTCCTACGAGTTGGATGCATGAATTTTTTATTGAATTGTTTCTCAGCCATATTATGTAACTTATATATCCATATATATAAGTATTAAGTTTTTTACTATTCGTAAAATAACCCAAGAATCTGATTGAGAGGTGCGAATGTGCCCGTTAGTTTGAAAGTTTTCCCACCATACACAAATACGATTCCTTCGTTTGGAACAATTTTATTCTTTCCTCCGATAGAATTTAATCTTTCCAATTCTAATTTTAGTTTTTTTACTTTCTTAGGGTCACCTGATTTTCTTACATCTTTAATGGTTTGGTCTAATCTCTTTTTCATATCTCTAACTGCACTATCAGGATTAACAGTTAGTGCTGAACTCATAAATGAAAGTACTTCTGCTCCTAAACCTAAGAAGATATCTTCAAATGGTCTGATGTTATCTTTAGCCATTTTAGCGTGGTCATTCTTATCAATTCCCTTTGCCCATTCTAATGTTTTTTCATCAGTAATATTCTTATTATCTAATCTGAATGATTTATCATAGAATGCCCATCTCTTTACTAATCCCATTAGAGTTTTGTTATCTAACTTAGATGGTGATTTCTTATTCACAAAATCCATCCAAAATGCTTGATGATAATCAGCGATTCCATCGTTATCTTTTAACTTAAATTTAGATTGTAGTTTTGAGATTTGTCCATTATACTTTCCTTTGAGTGAAGAAAGGTTTTTGGATTTAGGTAATTGAACTACTGGTGGGCCTTGGATTGTGTAAGCGGATTGAACATCTGCATTGATTTGTTTAATCATACCTGCCAACATTCTCGCTGCATCTTGGTTCTCACCAATTGCGATACCATCCTCATTGTATTCCATTGTTCCGTGGAATACTAATAGTGCTTGTCCGTAAGGTATTACATTAACAGAAGTTGGATAGATTACCTCCAAATTCATAAAACATGCTCCTCCTTTGAAAATCTTATCTCTCTGCTTTTCACTCAACTTAGATATTGCCTTCGTTAAATCTTTCATTGCGAAGTTATACGCCTTTTCCAATTCTCCTCTACCAGCAAACTTCATCGCTACACCATTGATATCTAATGCTCCAGCTCCTTTGTTTTTCAAATGTCCTTTATTTCTCGCTGCAACTAATCTCCCATCTCTCCAACTAACTGCTAATGCTTGACCATCGGTCTTTTCTCTAGTGAGTTCTAAATTACCCTCTAAAGCTCTATTTACGATATCTTTTAATTGTCCAAAAGTTAAATTGATTTCGGTATCGAATGGGTGATTCATATGTCCATAAGCACCTCCTTCCAAAATCAATGATTCAGTAATACCACCACCTAATGCGAATGGTTCATTATACTGAAGTTTTTCTTTATCAAATTTCTTTCTTAATTTTTTTAATTTCTTTTCGTGGTCATCTAACCATTTTTGGTCTGGATAACCCATTGCCAATCCTTCTTTGATAATTCTATCTTTTACCAATAAGTGAACTAACTCAGCGCCAATATAATCAGGACTTTCTCCCCTATGCCACTTTCCGTGGTCTTTCATGTATTTATCTGATAAGAATTCAATCTTATCTTCATAATCCATTTTATTGATTTTTGCTCTATTTTTATGTGCCCATTTTTTGAAATCCATATAGAAGAAATCATTTACACCTTCGAATTTATATTCTGGGTCTGGTGTTTTAAAATCATCTTTTCTCATTACGGTCTTAGCGATTACTTTATTCGCTTGTTTCATAAATGGAATGTTGATTTTACTTCTATTATCCTTTGCTACAATTTGTCCGTACAATTGTAAGAAGTTTAAGAAATCTTTTTTCTTCTTTCCTAATCTTTTAAAGAATCCAATTAGTTCTGCAGGTGATATTGGTTTTTTATTTCTTGGGTCAGTTAATCTATCAAAGAAATGCTTATCGGTTAAAACTACATCAACTGGATTAAGCTGTTTATCTGCATATTGGTCAATCTTTTGTAAATCAGCCATTGGGATTTCATCCAATTGAACTTGTACACCTTCTTTTAAGATTCTAAAGTTTACAACTTTTCTACCATTGATTGTTGGCATCCCATGTTCATCTTTACCAATAGTTTTAACAACTGTCTTTTTATTTTTAAATCTACCCGTTAAGATTGTATCACCCACATTTACTGGAAGTTTGATATCTTCTTTGAGTGTGTTACTAACTGGTTTCTTTTCTTGTGATAAATCTTTAGTTGATTCTTTTCTATCAACCTCCAAATCAATGTAATCAATTAAAGAATATCCAACTAAACCAGCGGTTCGAGTTACATGCTTCCACCATTTATCATATGCAATTGAACCATAGTAATCCTTTTGGTTAGTTGCAGTTGTTTTACCAGCTACACCAGCTGGAAATGGAGTTACTGCTTTTACAGGCCCATCAGGATAAATTGGATGTGGGTCAATATCAGTAAGTTCCGCACTCATAATCTGAGATAAAACAGTGTATCCAATTTGTTCTGCTCTTTTTTGGGAAACTCTATCGAATATTGCATACGATGGAAATAAAAAGTTTGGACCATCATCAACTTCTTGTGAACCTAAAACTTTAGATGCCTCTTTGATTAAATCACTACCTTCAGCTATTAACCAATTTTCTACTATTTCTTTTGAAATACTAAATTCTTCATTTAGTGTGTTAGTTATGAAATCAAATATCTTTTTATCAAATTTTGGATATGCTCTTTTTACAAAAAAGTTTTTCTTATCTTCTTCTGAACCTGATGATAATCCGTTACGAACTTCAGTTCCACTTACACCCCCACCACCTTCGGGTGCGATGTAAACATATCCTCTATCTTCGTATCCTTCGAAATCGATACCATCTTTATAAGGAGTAAAAAACTTACCACCTAATCTACTTGCATCCTTTTTACCTACAACAGTAATAAATGCAGTTGTATCTTTATCAAACTTCGTTAATACCTCAGTTGGTACATAGGGATTTTTAACTTGAACAATTTTGTTTTTTGGAATCCCAAACATTTTGGTAATAATCATTACCTTTTCTTTGAAGTTGAATGGGGATTTATTATTATCGGTTTTGTTGGATGTACCGATATACACATTGTTTTTTCCAAACTTTTTTACTAAGTGGGAATAGGTTGCGTAATGACCTTTATGAAAAGGTTGAAAGCGGCCAGCGTAAACTACAACGATGTTGTCTACACTGTCCGCTTCTCCTAATATACTCTCTACTAAAAATTGAGATAGTTCGTTCATCTGATATAGTACTATTTCCTTTGTACTATATAAATATAAGGTTTCTTACTTTACCACTTCTATATTATCAGATGTTAAATTTGCGTTTTGCTGATTCATCTGCTCTTTGATAGCTGGGTTGTATGTTAGTGTACCTTCTTTAAGGTTTATCTGTCCTCTTGGATACTCTTTATCCAATGCACTTAATTCTTCTCTTAAAGCATCGTTTGATTCTTTAAAATCAGCTTCAGCTTGTTGTAAAGTTGTTTCTAACTTTTCTAACTCTTCGTTTAATTCTTTTTTACGAAGATAGATTTGACCAAATGCATTAACGATATCGTTAATCTTTGCATTTTTTTCTTTGATAGAACCGATTGTACTCTCACCTAAATCAATAGTAAGTAATTCAATTTGTTGTTTGCTTTCTTTTGCCATATGACTTTAAATTAATTAATTTGTTTTGAATTCATATATAAATATATAATTTATAAATTTTCGTAATCTATTGTTGTTACACCTCGTTTTTGTACAACTTGTGCTGAACAACGATTTCCAAATTGTATTGATTTTGGAATATCTTCGGAATCTAAGAACTCTTTCACAAATCCTGCTACAAAAGTATCACCTGCTCCTGAGATATCCATAATCTCTACTTGTTCAGTTGGATATGATGTACCTTTGTACATACACCCATCTTTATCTAATGTAATTATTAACTTTTCTAAAATCCAATCGTTTTCTTCAATAAATTCTTTATTATTTTCAAATTCTGAACGATTTAATTTTATGAATCGCAAATCTTTACACCATTCACCCAACTTTTTCTTTGTATCACAAATTACATTTGGGTGCTTGAATCCGATATATGCAATATCTTCTTCGGTTAGGAATCCTTTGTTGTAATCGGAAACTACAACCATTGGATATTCCCAAAAATCTAACTTAGGTAATCTATCACCTATATTATCAATATTTAATTCCTCATCAATTCTTAGAAGTAAGGTATTCGATGGTTCGTGAATGTGCCTTGTCTTTGTAATTGGAGATTGTTGATGTTCAAAATCTACATCAACCCCCAATGCCATTAAATTACCCATTACATTCATTCCCATCCCACCATTGTAAACTTCTCTTTTCGGAATAAATACAGGAGCAGGTCCTTCGGGTGAAAGTCTTGGTGTATCTCCATAAATAAAGATATCATCACATTGTTCTCCTATTAATAATATTCTACCCATTACTTAATATCTTTGTAGTACTAAAATTTTCCATTCGATTAAAGTAAACAATTGATTTTGCATATTGTTCACCAACTATTGGTTTATTTTTATAATCAGAACCAATTACAAATACATCAGGTTCATATGATTTTATCATTTCTTCCAATGCATGAGATGAATCAAATATTATTACTTTTTTTACTCCTTTAATTCTTTCTAAGTTATACTTTCTCTCTTCTTGCGTATGAAAAGGTCTATCTTCTCCTTTTAACTCTTTTACTCGTTTATCAGAATCAATACCAATTACTAATAAATCACCAAAAGTAGATGCAAATTCAATCATTTTAAAATGAGCATGATGTAAAACATCAAAACATCCATTTATCCAAACTTTTTTCATAAAAACTTTTCCAATTCTTTGATTACCATTTCTGATGTAATGGATTTAGTACACTCAAACTGTCTTTTAGTTTCTTTGTGGTCAGGACACCAATTCCAATCACCAGCATCTAATCTCAATCTATTGAAACAACCACTACATTTTCCTTCAGGTGTTCCAATTCTAATACAATCTTCCATTTCTGCCCAATCGTATGAGAATCCACTAATCAATACAGTCTTAGTTCCCAATGCCCAACTTAACCAACTCAATCCACTACCAATACCAATAAAGGCTTTAGATTTTCTCATCTCATCCATAACTGATTCTAATGTTCCTTCTGGGTGTTTAATGATTCCGTTAGGATGCTCGTTACCCATATATCCATCGTTTTCTCTGGATAATAATTTTACTTTGTATCCTTTATCATTTAACCAATCTACAACATCTTGCCAACCATTTGGATTATTCCAATACTTTGTTTGTGCGGTTCCATGAATTGCAATAGTGATTAGTTTATTATCTTTTTTAATTTGTTTATCCACTAATTTTGGTTTAACTTCCTTAAAATCCATACCCAATATATCAGTTGCCATTTTCTGCATTGGTTCATTTAAAAAATTAGATGGATGTTTTAACATTTTGTATGTATTATCTTCATTATAAAATAACCCTAATGAATACATAGCATATAAATTATGTACATTTGTACCCGGTTCAACAAATTCTATGTTTGGGTATTGCTTTTCAAACATATGATTGTGAAATGTGGAAGTTATCATTTTACAATTATGTAGTTTACCAAACTCCTCAACATATGGAACCCAAGCCAAAGTATCACCCAATGCCTTCGAATCCAATGCTATATAAACTCTTTTATTTTCAGCATTATATTGATAATCTTCTACCAAAATATCACCTTCCCAAATTTTAACATTCCAATTAACAAAAAATTCAATACTACATTTTGCCCACTGCCCATTTGAGATATCTGTTTGGAAATGAATATAATTTGTTTTTGGGTCTATAAATTGTACTTTATAGTTTTTTGGTTGGGAACCCTTTACTTCGATATAAGCACCTCTAACAAAATTAAAAATAAAAGTATTTCTAACTTCTCTAATATTGTCCTCTAATTTTATTAAATTATCGTAAATCATTATAACCAAGTTTTATTTTTTAAATCTAATAAAGAGTATCCTTCTGCTTGCTTTGAATATACTTTATTGGTTGTATATCTTTTTTCTGGATGTTCGTAGAATACGTGGTTATACCACAAATCAGCAACATCCCACTTACAATCTTTGATTCTATCTAACCACCATTGTTTTTTACGATTTGGTATTAAATAAGCATGTGCTAAATCTTGATTATGTGCCGTTTTGGAAAACAACTCATCTATTTTTTCTTTACTTCTAGATGGATTATCAGCGAAAGATATGTAGGTAACATCATCTCTTTCTGATATGAAACAAGCTTTATGTACAATATCTACAAACTCCTCTAAACCAGTATAAATAAATGCATCAGCTTCGAAGATAAGAGTATAATCAAAGTTATCATTATCCATTGTTTCCAAAGCACCTCTATGAGCCATATAGCACCCATAATGCCCCCCAGTTATCCAACCCAAACCAGCACCAGGATATAACTCACCCGGTTTGTTATCTTTACTTAGATGTTCAGGCCTTCTACAAAATTCCTTTGGTGCAAAATCAGTATAAGGTTTATTTACAATTGGTTCATAAACCATTCCATACCTTTCCAATTGTTTAAGTGAAGCTTGTGATACCATTTCTCTTAAATCATTTGGCCTAGTCATTAGGTGTTTGATTTGAATACGAGGTTTTCTTCTAGCCCATTGAAATTTGTTTATTTGTTCAAACTGATAATAAAACGATTCTCTCACAGCATCAACTACTCCCATAAATTCCTTAACATAATCATCACCAGCAATAATTCCACCTGGCTTAACTTTTTTATACCAATATTTTATATCTTTAATCACATCATCATATGTGTGGCCCGCATCCAAAAAAACAAAATCTAATGAGTTATTTTGAAATTGGGATGACGCATTTTCGGATGTATCTTTTATAATTTCAAAGTTGTTATAGTTGTTTGATAAAATTGTGTTATCTATAAATTCATAAAATACATCTCCCCCAAAACTATTTACAATACTCTGATGTAAAGTTTCATCAATTGTACCCTTAAACGTATCAACTGTTGTAAAATTAAAGTTCTTTTTTGAATATTTTATTTTGTTGGCCATATGATTGGTAGATTTACCTAACCAACTACCAACCTCAACTATATTAGAATTATCGGGCAAATCCCTAATCACCTTATCGTATAAATCAGAATATGAAAACCAACCAGGTACTTCATTAAAATCAGGTTGTAACTTTTCTAATATAATTTGTTTAGTATTATTTAAATCATCATCGATATAAGTAACCAGTGGATTATCATCATATGTATCCAAATAAGTATGTAGTTTTCTGAATATAGATGGTAATCCATATGATAATGCTTCTTTAACCGATAAAGGATTTAATTCTAATTTAGAACTAAAATAAAACATATCCGATGCTTTGTAAAATTTATCTACATCATTTCGTTCTCCCCAAATAATACAATTATCGGGTTTAACATCCATTAAAGGTTTCCAATAATTTTCGAAGTTCATAGCTTGGTTTCCAACAAAGTGAAATTTAATTTTGTACTTTTCCATTTGTCTAGCTACCCCAAATATTTCACCTTGATTTTTACCCTCAGTAAATAAACCAATCATCACTACATGCTTCCAATCGGATTCAAATCCTAATTCTTTTTTTGCAGATTTTTTATCATACTTAAAATCTTCAATTGGGTAATCCCAAATATCAGTTTCAATACCTAAATGTTCAAATTTTCTTCTACTCCACTCAGATACCAAAACATATCTATCTGGATGATATCTTATTTCGTCTGGATTTGTTAGTGAACCATGTGTGGTTACTACAATATTATAATTTCTTTTTTCATTATCAAAAATAATATCTAATAAAGATGTATCTACAAAATGATGTGGTATTTCGTGAAAATGAATTATATCAGGATTTTCGGAATCTATAATCTCTAATAACTCTTTTTTATTTTCATATAAAGAGTATAGTTTCACTAAATCATTTATTTGATTTTTTTGAACTACAAATACACCACCACTATGGTCATTATATTCAACAACAACTATTTCAAAATCATTTACAAATGTTTGGATTTGTTTGAGAAGATATTGTGGCATGCCCCCAGTAGAAAGATGGGGTGCAATGTATAACAGTTTTTTCTTTTTAGGCATAAACGAAACTTTTTAGTGTATAGATACACTTCAATACAAATATACTAAAAAATATTTGAATTACCAAATATTTTAGTAAGTAATTGTACCTTTTTCTAAATCAATTTGTCCATTTGGATATTTTCCATCAATTTCAGCTAATTCTTTATTTAGAATTTCAATTGATTTATCCAAACTTTCACCTAATGTTAATTCCCTATTTTCCAAATCTTCAATACTTTTTGATAATTGTCTTTTTTGTACTGTGATTTGTCCTAATGAAATTACTATATTATTTTGTTCTTCTTGAATTTTTTTTAGTTTAGCAACTAAATTTAAATCCAATTGTTCTGTTTTGTTTTGCATGTTACCTTTATTTATATATAAGTATATATGAATTATATTTAACGAAAAATTATTCCGGTTGAGTTGGTAAAGTATATGGAGGAGTTTGAGAAGTTACATCTCTTAAATATTGTCGATATTGTAACCAATCATCTAATTTAGAACCAGTAATAGGAGAATGAGGAAGTACAACCCAATCCGATTTATCCAAAAGTTCATTTCTTTCTCTTCTAATATTTTGTAAATCTCTTTCGTTTTGTTCTTCGGTAGTTAATGGTACAACTGTGTGAATACCATCGATTACTCTACATCTAGTTTGCCTTGCCTCAATCCATTGTTCTTTTGTTAACTCTATGTTGGGAGTGTCCATAGAACCTGTATCGGGATGTATATCCGTTGGGAAAAATGCTTTATAATCCCCATTTTCATCATAATGTCCAAAGTATCGTATATCACTCATAATTTATTTTTTTAATGTCCGATTGCAATCCAAAATCCATAATTACCATCTAAAATTAATTCTACACCATTTCTATCGTAGTTGTAAACATGATTATACCCGTTACTACCACCAGAATTTCTATTTGTAGAACAAACTACCGAATGAATAACATTTGGGAATTGGGTAGGGAATGCAACATATCTTGGTGATGATGTATCATAAATATGTCCCCATTGTAAGATAACACCACCAGGCAATTTTACATAACTATCATAGTTATCATTAACTGAGTTAGTATCTGTGGTAGTTGCACCGGGACCATCATCTAATGATACAGCTAAGTTTTCAATATCTACACCATTGAGGTTATGGCCGTAAATATTTTTCCACATATCCGAAGCACTACCGAAATCAAAATCATCACCATTTTCTGGCATAAGATTACCTTTTACAGTCATTGCAGTCTGGCCAATTCCAGTTCCCGTAGCTTCGAAAATAGATTCTCCACCTTTTGCTTCTAAAATTGTTCCACCCCCAGTAGCTTGTCTAGGTATTTTAACAAATGTATCTGGGTCTGATACAACCTGAATACCACCTGCTTTAATTTCAACAAAGTTAGATGCTAACGCAAAACTAACATTAGTATCTAATAATAAATCAGGTTGATATCCACCCGCTCTACCCAAATATCCAGCTGGTATTGGACCTGCTGCTCTTAGAGCATCATACCTAACAGTATGTGTTTTGTAACTATTTAAACTGTTACCAGATGAATCTACATTAATAGCTCTACCTGAAGCAGCTGCTAAACGTATAGAATATCTGAATGCTGCATTAGTTGCCGCTCGAGATATATTAATTGTTTTAGTTTGATTGCTTATTGCTGATTGAGAACCAACATATCCACTTACAGTAGTAGCAGATGTATAAGTCCAAGTTGATGGGTTGTGTGATAAAATATCATTTGATATGTAATTATGAACACCCGGTACTTCAAATGTATATACCCACTCATCAGTTTCAATCTCTTCAACTGAATCAACTGTTTGTAGTTTTATAGTATCACCATCTACTATGTAAACTTTAGTTTCATTTGGTATAATATCAACTGCGGTTACTTCTTCATTATTATCTAACCAAAACCCATGAGTATCGGAAACTCTCACTTCCTTATCACCAACAACTACTTTATAAACTTTATCTACTTTTCGTTTTTTTACTTTTTCTAATTTAAATGAATCAAATTTATTTATTTCATCTACACCATCTATTTTATCGTTCCAACTCCAAACTTTTAAAGGTTCACCACTAAATATCTGGTCTGCTCTCATTTTTCTTCCAGATGCTAATGTAATTTCAGTATCACCAGTTACTGAACTTATACCTGGGAAAGATGTTCCCCCACCACCACCGTCATTAACATCACCAACGTAATAATTACCAGCAGTATAATCACTTCTTGAATTAACGGCTGCTATTAATGTTCTACCCAAAACACTATTAGAGGTATCGGTATCTACACATTCTAAATAAAGATATGCATAGGCATATTTCGGAAAAGAACTTCCTCCATGTAGTTGAGAATTATAAGTTGGATTATAATTTGGATAAGATGTAGTATGTGATACCGAACTACCTTCTGGTTTCATCAAATACATTTCTGGTACATTTATCGTTACTTCTAAATCACCAGCAGTTACACCAAACAATCCATCATCTGTTCCCTCATCATCAGAATCACTTAATCCACCAGATATGTAACTACCAAATTGAACAAGTGTTGTTGTAGCACTGGATGCTTGTGATATTATACCGCTTGAATTTCCAGTACCAGCGTATCTAACATCACTGGGGTCTGGTGCTGCTGTTATCCATTCTACAGTAGTTGTAGTTCCACCCGTACCAGTTAAGGTATCCGATGGAGAAATAATTACTTTCTTAGCAGCTGCACTATCAAATAATTGTATTTCAGGAATATTAGGTTCAAATACGATTTCAGAGTTATCATCTCTTAATGCCTGAGTATCTTCATCAATTACCCAAGAACCAATTCTACCAGAATTAGCATTGATAATACCCTGAATGTTTGCATCGGAAGCTGATAATGCTCCCTGAGCATTTACACTAAATGATGCACTTACTCCAGTAGCTGGTACGCTGATTGTACCTCCAACAATATCCGAACCTTCAATTGCCCCACCAATAATATCCGAACTCATTTGTACTACACTACCATCATATCTAAAGAAACTACCATCAGGTCCTCTCATAGAAATTCTTGGAACAGTTGAACCAGATGGGAATCCGAAAAATAATCCTTGCGCATCATATGATGCAGTAAGCTGTCCCATAGATAAGAATGGGAGAGTTTGTCCATCCAATGAACCAGATGTTGATATTCTTAATGCTTCTCCAGTTATACTTCTTGGTTCAACTCTACCAGCAGTAAGTGAACCAGCATTAATTGTATTTACACCTTCTCCACCACCACCTGCATACATTCTATCAATTAAATATAAAGTTACGCTTCCTGCGTTATGTAGTTCTATATCACTACCATAGTTATTATCTTCCGTTGAACGTAAAGTTGTTGAGTTTAGATATTGAACAATTGGAATATACAAATCTACAATATTACCAATACCTAAAACAGGTACATCATATGCATGAATGTACGCACTCATTCTTGGGTCAGCTCCACTATCAAGGCTACCATGAAACCACTCATCTGGTATATAAGGTGAACCGATAGCATCTTCCCAAGATGAATCGGATGTTATAATTTGATTTGTACCAGCTTGCCAAACTAAGTTAGAGGCATTGGCACCACCAGCATCTAAATTAAATGAACCAGTCCACCAAAAATCAATTTCATATGATGAATTAAGTGCGTATAAGTTTGGAGTTACTTTAAAGTGTGCATTATCTGAACCAAAGAAAGAACCAGATGCTGAACCTGTTACTAAGTTTGTTGTGGTTACAAGACCAAATGCTGTCATAACTGCAGAACCACTACCAAATGGGTCTGCGGTTCTCGTCATTTGTTTATATGCATTATCACCAACATCAGAAATTGATGTATTTCTTTCAATAATTGCTCTACTACCTCCACCTTGATTTGTTATAGCATCCGTAAAATCAATATAAGATAAAGATTGAGTTACAACACTTTCACCAAAGTATTGATTACCCACATCATATGTTGATGGGAAGAATACACCAGTATTATCAATTACCAATCCACCAAATATACCAGCCGATGCTGATACGATACCAGAAACTTTTAAATTACCCGATGATTGTTGGAATGATAATGAACCACCTTCTTCTCCTCCTAAATAAAAGTTACCATTATTATCTAAAAATGCGTTCCAATCAGTTCCATCGTGATAACCTAAATTATCAGAACCTAAATATAGACCTGGAACTGATGGAGTTGCTGGTAATTCTCCCAATTCGAAGAAATCAGGACTACTACCTGGTCCGAATTGATATTCCGATGGGTTTATAAATCCACCTGTTGCGTTGTTGATAGCATCAACGCTTGAAGTGGTTGCGGCAGAACCTCCTTTGATTTGTATCGAACCTGCTATTTCTAAATCATAACCATCCCATCTTAGATATCTATCACCAGTATCATTTTCTATTGAGAATAATCCAGATGTTCCTTGTGTTCCATTAGGTCCACCATCTTCAGTTACACCCAAAAATATACCTTGCTGTCCATATCCTTGAGTTCCTTGTCCGATGGCTATATAAGGTTCACTATCACCACCATAAATTGCTATTTGTGGATTAACACTATAATCAGTTGATGGTTTACCAACATTTATTGTGTTTTCTACAAATGATTCTTCAAAAATTGCAATCTTAGCAGCTACGAAGAAATCTTCTTGTCCTAAGTATTCCCACCCAGTTGTTGCATCTTCATAACCTTCTTCATATGGTGGGCCAGGTGGTAATGTTGGTTGTGCGGTATATGGTGCACTTCCATCAGTATATGCTGGTTTGTTTATAAGTGCTTCAGTTGTTGCCCAATAGTGTGTATCACCACTAATCTCTTGAACAACCGCATCTCTTCTTGTTCCAGTAAACAGATATGGAACATTCGCATTCCACTCACCTCTTACAACAACACCAGGACCAGTTGCTCCTTCGAATGTTACTGCAAATGATTGTGATAAGAAATAAGTTGCTCTACCATTTTCAATATCAACTTTGTAAACAATTGTTCCAGTTGGATTATCAAATGGTGAAGTCCAACCACCATTTGGTATTTCAGGTAAAGTTGCAGGGTTTCCAGCGAATATTCCCGTTTGATTTAAATAAGGACTTTTAGATTCTATCGATGCAGAATATTGTCCTAAGTTACCAATAAATACACCCTGCTCATCATAAACATAGTCGGATGGTGAATATGAAGTTACGTGAGTTAGCGGTGTTACACCTTTTACGGCTCTGATTACAGCACCACTACCAGTAAAGTGAGTTGTACCATCTACATCAGATGTAAGAGTTACAGATGGGTTATCCAATTGTACATTATAATTTGATGCTCCATCTTGTACACCAGTAATAGTAATTGCATCAGTAGCTACTACATTAGCCGTTGAACCACCATCTCTAATTCGTACCTCCCAGCTTACAGTTTCACCAGCTTCAGTTGCATCACCAGAACCAACAGTTACTGTATTTGTTTGTGAATATGGTTGCCACACATAACTATCTCTAAAGAATCCGTAATAAACAGAACCTGTTGTATTGTAAGCTTCAGCAGTTAATGTAATTGCACCTAATGGAGATGTTACCTGTCCATCACCATCAAAGTGAACTACTTCTGATGTTGCTGTTAACTCAACACTTCTAGCGTTTGGAGGTGTAATACTTTTAACAAAATTTTGAGTTCTTTCAAAAACAGAAGATGAATATTCATGACCAGGTCCTAATGAAAATGGAAATACATTAATATTATATGTAACACTAGCAGATACATATGGATATTCAAATTCACTAAATTCAACACTAGCAGATATTCCACCTTCCAACGAAACTAAATTTGAAGTTATGTTTGTTGTATTAATAGATTCTAAAGTAAATGTACCAGGTGCACCACTACTGGTGTTTATTAAATTATCAGAACCCTCTTTTACCGTAATTGTTGTTGTAGCGTTGGAATAATCACCTACAAATTCTACTTCATTAGCAATTAAAGTTACAGATTGAGGAACTATGTTTAGTTCTATTGGAGGAGGTCCATCTAATATTTTAGTAAAATTTTGAGTAAAACTTTGTGTGTAAACAGATGATGTAAAGTAAGGTCTAATCTCTAATGGATATGTAATACTACCACTAAGTTGTGTAAAGTTTGATGATTCACTTACAATCAATGATGCCGTATAATCAGTACCAAATGATGAAGTTAAGTGTAGTAATCCCACTTCAATGTTTTGTGAACTGATAGATTCGGATGCTATTGTAAACGTACCGGGTTCTGCACTACCCGTAAATATTAATCGTCTTGAACCCTGTCTTAAACTAATATCAGTTATAGATTGTTTAAAATCATTGACATTACCTCTACTATCCGATTTTAGATTTACAGTCTGAGGGTTAACTTCAAACAATACAGTTTCATCACCCGGCTTACCTTCAGGTACAATGGTGAAAATATGGTCAACTTGAACCGATGCAGAAGTTACTGGTTCTGTGTAAGTAAAGTTTACCAATAGTTGTTTGCTTTGTGAAGCAGGTAACCCAATATATGAACCCAACTCACCATGTGGTGAATAGAATCCATTCTCATCATATGCCGTTACCTCAATACTTTCATCTTTAGAATGAGATACAAAATACATCCAGTATTCAGGAACAAAATCTTTATTGATTGACATCGATGGGAATATCTCAATCGATGCTGATACTGGATTTGCTTTAGTACCCCTCTTATAAAAAGAACCCGTTACACTACTAAATTGCGGAGTAAATTGAGTTTGTGTTCTTGGATTAATAGTAAATACATCTGCATCAAATGTTACAAACCCACTATCTAAACCATCTTGTAAATCGGTAAGAATAATTGATGTAAGAATTGATTGAGAAGTTTCACCATCCATTAAGAATACGGTCAATTCATTATCAATAGAATCTCTATTAAATCTTGCGTTATAATCAATTTCACCACTACCAGTTAAACCAGCGTTTAATCCTTTAATAAATTTAGTAGATGATGCCTCTGAAAGAAGTATATAAGAACCACTTTCTTCCAATGTTACTTCATCTATTGATGATGAAAGGACTCTAAGTTTTGCATCGGAAAATCCAGTTTGTGGTAAATTATCTTTAAGAATAATTTCATTAATACCATCAATACGAATTGCTTGAATTTCTAATTCTTTATCATCTTTGTTTTTGATAATTGTACCTCTGTAAGGCCTAATCTCAAAGTTTACACCACCCTTACCATCTTGAACTCTAGTGATTACGAATGAATCGGTTACACCCTCAACCTCACCAGTATATTCAATATATTGAACTGTAATATCATCTCTTGAACCAGTATAATCAGATACATTTAATTTTACAATATCTTTATCTCTGTCCGTTAATAGACCAGGAAATACCCCACCATTATATTGTGATGATGATAATAAATTTCCAAACTCATCATATGCACCAGATGTAAATGTTACCGAACCAGTTATTACTCTTTTTTCAACATCAATAAAAATGTTTAATGGAGGTAATGGATTTGCAGGTGCCGATGCTGAATCAAATGCAAAATATAATTGATTTGGTGTAAGAATTAATTCTTTTGTAAATAAGTTTAAGTTACCACCTGTGAATGTTTTTGTTTCTTCAACTAATACAGGTATGTAATTATTATTTATATCATAAAATTCAAAACGAAAATCAAATGTTTCTTCAGCTAATGTTTTTGGTACACTTTGTATAAATGTAATTTCATCGGGAGAAAAAGAAGTTTCTTCTGCTGCTCTTAATGAAATATTATTAATTAACCAATCATTACCTTTTACTTCAAAATATAATTGTGAACCAGATATATTATCTGCAATTATATTTTCATTTACTAAAGTTTTTTGTAATAATTCATTCGAACTACCTATATTTGTAATTGTTTGTGCTACAGTTGTATTTCCAAACGAACCACTTAGATAAACTTTTAAATAATCATCGGCTGAGATGTTTGTTCTTTTTCTAACATTAAACGATAAATTATATTCAACACCATTGGTTATACCCAATGATTGAGATGTATAAAAATATTGTGGAGTAGATGCCCCATTATCAAGTTCAACAGAATTGTATAAAAAATCTTGATTAAATGTAGTTACTAAATCATTTGATGATGTTAACCAATAATTATTAATGTAGTTTTGACTTAGATTACCATAGAAAGTTTCCGTTGATTCAACACTTTCTAAATCTCTCAACAATTCGTTTGATTCTAATTGTATTTCTTGTACGAACTCATAATCAGTTAATTGGGATACCGATTTTCTAAACACCTTAACCCTAGCGGCATCACCAACAAATGTTTTCATATTGGTGATGTTAATTTTAGCAAATGAACCAGTTAAAGCGGTTGCTAAATCAACTGCCCCCTCAACATATGGAAATGATACCGAATAATTTTGAGATGAAAATGGTTTAACTAAATCCGATTCAGAATATGGTGGAGATACTAATACTTCATCTTTGTTGACAATATCAGTAATGGTTGGTGAATAGTTTAGTCCACTAAATTCTATTTGTTGACCAACCGCAGAACCGGTCCAATATGTATCATCTGTGATTTTTAATCTATATGATGTTGGTAAAGAAAAATTAGATAGTTGAGTATTTTCGGTTGGGATTAAAGGTAAACCATCTACTTGCCCAGTTTGAGTAATTGTTTGTGGGGTTTTGTTAAATATTGGTTTAACTATCTCATCAATACCCACCTTAGGTCTACGATAAAATCTTACCCTATCTTCGTTTGATAGATTTTTATTAATCTGAAAAGTTCTTTCCCATTTAACATTATAAGCACCTCGCCAATCTGATGGAATTTGTCTTTTTACACCATTATCATCATACTCCTTTAGTTCACCCAAAATAGTAATCTTACCCAATCCGATTGGAGTATCTTCATAGATATAAACAGCTATTAACTTTGATATACCTTCATAGTATTCTGGGATTCCATTACCTGGTTCATAATATATTGGTTCTCCATTAACATCTAAAATCTCAATTTTTATTTCAGTAGATTCTTTTAGATATTCTGAACCCTCTATTAGGAATCCATTTTTACCACCAGTAAATGTATCTTTAAATTCGGTAATTCTAAAATAATCCGAATTGGGATTTTCATCTACTATTAAAGTTTGAAACGATGATAAATTTTGTTCAGGTGAATACTTTTTAATTCTGGCCATTAACTAAAGTTTCTTTGTTATTCCTATATAAGTATTTAATAAATTTTATTTTTAGTATTTATTCTAAAGAAAACTAAAGAGTTCTAAAGAATGAAGAAAAAATACCCAGATAACATTGTATATGATGAAAAGGATGGGTTCAATGCCAATATTTTACCATATGGTAGTAATGTTGGGGCACCATCAATTAAGGTAGAAAATATAGCAGTTTGGAAGGGTGTAAGTGTTAATAAAGTTAACAAACAATTTTCAGCTAAGTTTAATGAACTTAAAGAAGAGTATCAAAAATTGGTTGAAGAATATCAATGGAATGATTTAGTTTACAAATCTAAATTTAATTTTGAACCTGTTATTGGTGAAACCTATTATTTGTACATAGGTGATAGTGGTGAAATGTTTTTATCACTTATTGAACCAACTATGTGGAATAGAGAACACATTGGTTCATTCACACTTAACAGTGAAAGAAAATGGATAAAATTATGAATAAAAAATATGCAATGTTACAAATTGATGCCGAAGTTCATCAATTATTAAAGTCCTTTTGTAAGGATAAAGGATATAAAATGAATGGGTTGGTAGAATCTCTCATAAAAGAAAAGGTTTCACCAAATGCGAAACCACTTCCTACTAATGTTCTTAAAACTAAATAACTGCTCTCCCTTTCATCTTTTCCCAATCTCTATTCTTTCTAACTGAGTAATTAGTTTGTTCTACTGCACTGAGTACATTATCAACCACATTCAAATCTTCTGCTAATCTTAAAAGTGCTGATAAATCTTTGGGGAAACAATGTCCACCAAAACCAAAATCACCATCATGACCCGGTACGTTCCAATGTGATTTACCCAATCTTTCATCGTGGGTTGCATATTCTACTACTTTATCATAATCGATATCTAAACCTTTACAAATTTGATATATCTCATTTGCAAAAGATACTTTAGTTGAAAGAAATGTATTTGTTAAATACTTTACCATTTCAGCATGAGTTGAATCAGTTTTTATTATATATGCACTTGGAAATACTTTTGAAAATATTCTTTTCAGATGAGTAGTTGTTGGTCTTGGTCCTCCTAATATAATTCGGTTTTGATTTTCGTAATCTTTAACCGCATTTCTTTCAGTAAGGAATTCTGGATTGAATACGATGTTTGTTTTATATTCATCATTCCATTTTTGAGTAGTACCGGGTACAATAGTTGATTTAACCACAATACCCTTCGTTTTACCAATCTCATCAATTTGTTTGATTACACCTTCTACAATATTGGTATTACAACTACCATCCCCATTCATTGGAGTTGGTAAGCAAGTGAATACATAATCACATTTAGCAACTTCTTCTAAGATTGAATTACATTTAGTTTCATCTAAATCATAAGTAAGTACATCATAATACTCTTTGAATTTCTGATACACCGCATTACCCACAAAACCCTGTCCAACAATTCCTATTTTCATTTATTAAAATTTAATACTACTGAATCCATTTACTTTTTTAATTTCCATAAGAGAATCCACTACATCTCTCATTGAATCAATATGTGATATAATCATCACAAAATCAAATTGTGTTTTCAGATATGCGAACAACATATACAATGATGTAAGGTTCTCATTATCTAATGTTCCAAATCCTTCATCGATTACTAAGAAGTTAGGACGAGGAAGATTACATACGTTGATTAGAGCGATTCTAATCGCTAAACCACTAATGAACTTCTCCATACCACTACACATCTCTAAACTCCATTTCTGGTCATCGTAAACGATGTTAGCGTTAATGTTCTTTCCATCCATCTCCAATTGTAAGCCAAACTCTACGATTTGACCTAAGATGTTATTTACCTCACCTTCAATCATTGGAAGAGCTTTAGAAATCAATTCATAAGATACACCATCCTTACCCAAAGCATTTAGGTAATATTCAAATAATCCAAATTGCTCCTCTAACTTTTCTACTTCTTCAATTCTATCTTCGATTGTTTTCTTTTGATTTGTTAGGGATGAAACTTCACCATTCAATTTAAGAAGTTGTTTGTTTAATTTATCAACATCATCTTTTGATGAAGTCAATTCTGCTCTTACTGAAACCATTTCAGTTCTGAGTTCTTTGTTTTTTTGGATTTGCTTTTCATTCTCCAAATAATCGGTGATAAGTTGTGTAACTTGAAGAAGTTCACCATTTATTTTGATTTCTTTAGTTTCGAATGTTGATAACTTGTTGATAAGTGTGTTAATATCTCTACTTACATTGTTTTCATCTTCTTTAAGTTTTTTCAACTTTGTATATTCCGATTCAAATGGAGCCAACTCTTTTCTTTTAGATACTAACTCCGAATGTTTGGTTTCCAAATCATTTAGTTCTGATTTAATGGTTTCTAATTCACCATCTACCTTTTCTTTTTGCTCTAAGATAGTTTGTGAGTTTTCCATACAAATATCACACTCTTCATTGTATTTGTGGGAATCCAAATGTTGTTTCCTCTCACTAAGGGATTCACTCTTTATAAGATGTTTCTCAATATTGTTTTCAATCAATGTAAGTTCACTCCCCACCTCAGTATATTCGGTTAGACCCTCATCGATTTTATCTTCATCATATGAATCAATCTTTTCTTCTAATCCAATTTGAGTTTCTTCAAACTTATCAATCTTAGATTGTGTTGTATCTCTTTGAGATAACAAGTCGGTCAACGAAGTTTCTAAAGTCGATTTTTTAGTTTCTAACTCGTCTAAAGAATAATTGTCGGATTTAACTTTTACAATCTTTTCGTTGAGAGAGATTAATTTCTGATTGTGCTTCTCCACTTCATCTTTTGAAGCGTTCAATTGAATTTCCTTTAACTTATACTCAGCTTCTTTCTCCTTTAACCCAACACCAATATCAGCTAACTTTTGTGTAAAATCATCCTGCTTAAACTTACGGATTAGAGAAGCGTTATCTCTATTCTCATCCGATGCATGTGAATACAATTTATCAAACACATCTACTCCCATAAATTGAGCAAGGATTTCTTTTCTTTCCGATTGTGATTTATCAATAAAGAGTGCATTATTTCCTTGAAGTGAAAGAGTAGTTAAAACGAAATCTTCGTATGTACCTAAGTATTGTTGAATGATGGAGTTAGTATCCCTCCTTTGCTCTCCATTCAAGGAGTGGATACCACTCTCATCTTCTCTCCAAAAGGATACATCTACTTTTAGATTTCTCCCTCTATTGATTAACTTTGCTCTTCTTTCTATGTAATAATCCACTTCTTCTATTTGGAAGTGCAGTTTACAATAGAAGTTACTCTTTCTATTATTAAGAATATTCTTTGCTACATAAGTTCTACTTGTCTTATCAAATATACAAAAGGATAGTGCATCGAATAAAGATGATTTACCTGAGGCATTAGGTGCGAATATACCTACCATACCTTTTGCGTTGTCAAATCTAATTAAATTATTCTCACCATAAGAGAACATATTAGAAAATTCAAATTGTTTTGGCACCCATTGTATATTAGGAGTTACATCATCATCTACCAACTTTGTGTTGATTTCTCTATTGATTTGTTGTATCTTATCAACAGTCTCTTCATCTGCCAAATACTGTCTTTCCAAATAATCTTTGATGAGTTCGTTTTGGAACTCTACATCTCTCACATTTCCAATTGCAAGTTTATCATCAAAGTTACCCGTTTTTTGTTTTGATAAAGTATCCATTCGAGTAACAGTGAACTCTTGTACTTTATATTTCTTTTTAATTTGGGTTAATGCCTTTTTAATCTGAGAAGGTTCGGTATTTGAAATCCTAACTCTCAAACGAGGTTTAGATGGCATATCGGTAACATTAGGAACAATACCATCGTTTACATCTAATGTGTAAAATCCATAATCGTTTGGAATATCAACTTCTTCGAAAGTTCTACTTTCAACATCCCAAAGTAAGTAACCATGTTTATCTAATGCTTCTCCGTGATTTTGTTGTATCATCGAACCAGCATATGCAATGGTTGGTGAACCTAATGTTTGTCTCCTATGGATATCACCCAACATCACCATATCAAATCCTTCAAACATATCAGTTGTAAAAGAGTTTGATGATACGGTATATCCAATATCAGTTTGTGCTAAGTTTACAGGTCCGTGGAATAAACAAATTTTATTCTCACCTTCTACCAATTCCGCCTTTGGCCAATTCTCTTTTTTATCGAGTATCGAATAAACAACAAAAGTGATGTTACCAAAAGGGTAAGTCCCAGTATCTCTAAGATAGTGTATTCTGTCATTTTCTAAGTTTTCAACGATTGGTGTCAATACATCCAATCGATAGTTATTATTTAAGTTACAATCGTGATTTCCCGTAATAAGGAATGTATGTTTTCTATTTGCACATTCAGTTAAGAACCAACTGATTTCTCTGATTAACTCAGGACTCATTTCGGTTTTAGCATGTGCAATATCACCAGCTAAGTAGATTATGGAGTTTTCAATATTATCTCTATCTACATTATCTAAAAACTTTTGGAATACTTCTCTATACTCCTTATGTCTTTTTAAATTACGAATGTGTAAATCTGCTAAATGGTAGATTTTTTCTACTATCATATATTATTTAGTTTTGAAAGGATTAAATCATCCCAACCGGTTTCTTCGGTTTCTTTTAACAAGTTATTTATTTTATCAAATCCCAATTCACCAGCATCACCACCTTCAGGTATAACATTCTTTACCTTTATACCATTCTTAATAAAGTAGTTTGCATGTTTGGTAGAATCTTCTACTGCATCTGAATCTAATAAAATATTAATTTCTTTTACTCCCTTTTCTTTTATTTTAGTTTGTAAAGTTCTTGGAATAAACTTTCCTAAAATAGGAATCACATTTCTTTTTACTGAGAATGAATCAAATACACCTTCTACTAATGTAATGGGTTCGTTCCAATCGATTTGATTATCAAATACAATTACATCCCTACTAACGGGTGGGTTTTTGTATTTCATCTTTTCATCTTCGTAAAAAGAACGAGCAATAAAATAGTTTAATTCACCATCTTCATTATAAGATGGAATAATCACTCTACCACTATATAATCCTTCCTCACAATAACCAATGTTATATTTCAAAACCTCATCCATAGAAATACTTCTTTGTTTGAGATAATGAATTGCTTGATTATAAATCGGATTGATTGATTTTGGTTTGTGATAAAGTGATTTAAATTCTTTTGGAAGTCTGAGTACTATCTTCTCAACTTCCCTTTCGTTCCGTTTTGGTTTGTACTCTCCATAGATAGAATGAATCTTTGCTAATTCACTCTTATCAACATTTAGTTTATAAAGTAAGGATTGAATACTCCTACCCTTAGAATCACATACCCAACAATGCCAATATTGTGAATCTAAATTGACTTGTAGTTTCTTCTTATGGTGATGACAAAAAGGACAATGATGTGCTTGTTCATTTCCCTTCATTGATGTACCAACACCTAAAGCAGAATCTAATACATTTATAACTACTAACTTATTTCTTGCGGAGAGCATAAATTAAATTTTCAACAAATATACGAAAAATTTTTCAATTATCCAAATTATCCGATGGTTGAATCGGATACATCATATAGAAATTGTCCTAATTTTTTTATATCATTAATAGTTTGTTCATCTACTTTTCTTTTTTCAAGCATAGGAACTAATTGTTGAATAGATTTTACTGCTATTTTTAATCCATCATCTTTTGCGTTTAAAGAATTTGGATTGATACCATGTTTTTTTGCTACTTGGTTTAAAGTCATAATATTATTTTTTGTGTATATATACAATTAACACTCAAATATACGAAAAATATTTTAGATTTCCAAATCTTTTCTAAAAAACTTTCCTAAAAGATTATCGTTGAGTGAGTTTTCATCAGCTAATACATTGTATTTGAATTGCCAATGTAGTTCGTAATAAGTCAGTGCTTTTGCTGAATGACAGAATTGAAGTATCTTCTTTTTGAAGTTTTCCTCACCACCATTAGATACTTCTTCTTTAATCCATTGATTGGAGGACATATATTTTTTCCAGTCAGATTCTTTAATGACTTTTCGTTTCCTCTTTTTTCCTTTTAGTGGGGGAAGTGTTCTTTTTGCCTTTAGGTTTTTCTTACCTATGTAGTATTTTCCAGTAGGGATGTGTTCAATCATGTAGATGAATCCTACTGCGCTTTCGGGAATTTCCTCATCTTTGATGTGGTTTCCCTCCCATAACCATTGAATCATAAATTCTTATTTAAATGTATCGGAGTAAGGTTTACTATTTAGTTTACCCCCTCTAGCTTGCTTTATCTTAGCTTCATCTTTTGATAAATCTAATCCACCATCAGCTTCAATCAAAGTTTTATCACCACCTTTGATGTTTGCTTTTGATACTGCTGGAGGATTTTGAGCTAATCTTTCTTCTAAAGTCATAATTGTTTTTCTTTATATTATATAAATATAACCTTATGTATCGAAACGAACAATGAAGTTTACAGGATAATCCGGTAATGATTTAATTGGTTGGGGTAGTTTAGCTACCGCAACCATATTCATTTCATTATCATATAAACCTATTGTTGTAATAAATGGCGTTAAATAAGAACCAGTTTGGTCAGTAGAACCACTTACTTCATAATCATCAAAACTTCCCTTAGATGAGCCATCATAAGATGATACATATGGATACTTACCACCCCTTATATATCTAGCTCCAGGTTGATAAAAAGATTGAGATACCAACTCACCATCAATCAATCTAGTCTTTGGTTTTGTAATAGATGCCGTTATTTTTTTACCACCAACTTCATAAATAGCAGTTGGATTTTGAGATACATTGAATTCATTTTCATTTACTGAAAGGAATATTTCGTTTTCATAAATAGTCATAGTTGAACGATATGATACATCAAATGAAGATAAACCGCTTCCATCAGCTACATCTTCGGTAAGTACAACTAATCCCCTATCATAAAACACATTACCCTTAATGTTTGATGCAGAATCGATTAAGTTAGAGTTACCATCATCGGTTGCCGTAATCGAACCATATTCAACTACCATTGAACCCACTTTAATTCCTTCACCATAATATTGTTGTGGAATTGGTATTATACCAATCGTATCACTAATAACCCTTTCATTGGTTGATGCATATGATTCCCTTTTACCAACTTCGGTTAAAATAGATGCAGTAGCTGGATTTAAATAAAATTGTGCTTTTATAGAATCATATAAAGTTCTTTTAGATGTACCGTCTGAGTTAGTGTCATCGGTATTTACATCATAAAGGTCCGTTTGATTTGTACCATAAAGTGCGGTAATATCCGTTTGGTCCAAAGCCCACTCTTTGTAAACTTTGAAAGGCCTAACCACCACATCTGATTTTGGAATCTCTTTTATCATCTAAGCAAATACTTTTATATAAATATTAAGAAACAAAAAACCCCACTTTTAGTGGGGTTCTTCTACATTTATATTTTAATAAATTTATTAGAATGAAAGTTTAACTTTAATTAATACTTCTTTATCAAATGATTTTTCAATTGGTTGAGAAGTTTTAGCTACTGCTATTGTTTCATTTGCATCATTTAATAATCCAACCGTTGTAATATAAGTTCTTGGGTCAGTTTCAAATGTTGTTTCTGTGAATGTTCCATTGGCATTTACATAAGTTGGGTTGTTTGAATAGTTAAATTCTCTATTCGTTGCTCTTACGAAGAAATGTTGTGTTGATACGTTTTCAGTTCTTCTAGCTTGGAAATCACCACCATGATGAATTGCGTAGAATAATCTCTTATGATTTTCTTTATCAGCATCTACTCCAGTATCTCCAGCTAAAGTTCCTAAAGAACCCCAATCAGCATCAAATGCGTTACCAACAGTATCAGCGATTGCAGTTGGGTTAAGAATGATAATACCTCTATCAGGATAGAACAATCCATATCCCTCATTGTTAGATGCGGTTGTTGTATTGATTGTAGCTGCATCTTCAGTACCTAAGTTAAGTGAACCACTTACTACTTTAAATACTCTACCAGCTTTTCCTAATGTATCTCCAAACTTCTTACCACTATCATCAATGAAAGTAAATAATCCATTAGAACCAGAAAGTTGTAATGACCAGTTACCCGGGTCCATTTTCTCTCTATATCTCGCTCTATTGATATTGATAGCGTAGATTGCGTTTGAATCGTTTGCTATACCACTACCATTTTCAAATGAGAATTGTGTATCGGTTGGGTCTAACAAAACTGATTTATATTGAGCGTAAGTTGCTTTAGTTGGTAGTAATGCATCATCTGAATTTGCTAATGATATTGAACCACTTCCATTTAAATGTCCATATGCTACAGCGAATTGAACTTCAGCTGATGAAGTTACTGCTGTATCTCCGGCGTAAGCATTATAGTAGTACTTAGCACTTGTACCAGCTACTTGAGCAGATGAAGTATAAAGTGCCGTTAATGAACCTACATCACCTGTCCATAATCCAGTTGTTACTACTTCAATTTTTGCATTTACCTTATCAAACTCACCGAATCTTTTATAAATTCCAGTAGTTACACCTGCGCCAGATTGTAATTGCTGTCCCGCAGGTAATGCTGAGTTTAAAAGGGCTACTACATCATTACTATCGATTGTTCCGCCTTGTGCTAACGCTTGTAGTTGAGCGGATATATTTGGGTCGTTTATAATTGCCATATCTCTATCCTTTTTTAGTTGTTACTTCTATAAGTTACAGTTACAGGAATAGTTTGTGAACCACCCGTCTCATTTCCATATACAGTTATCGTAGTAGAAACATTAGATGTTAACGAAGGATTTGGTGAGAATGTAAATCCTAAACCACTAACAACTTGTGCCGTAGTAGTTACTTCTTCTCCTAAGAAAACAGGAACCGAACCGGCTGCTGTTGCTCCTTGCGTTACTGCTAATGTACCAGCTCTCTGGTCTGCTAATACAACAGTATATCCAGAAGAACTATTTCCTTGTGGTGAAGTTGTAGGTGAAAGAGCAACTTGCCCTTCATCTTGATAAACTCCAATTGAAGAAATACCTAATGCTACAACTGGAATCTGAGTTGTACCTTTTGGTAATGTAACTAACTTGTATCTTAATACTTGTGTTTCGTCTGGACTAGCTTCCAGAATTGGTATCGCCTTAATTGCCGAATCATAATACGCTGAACCCTTTGGGTGCGCTGGCTCGTACAATGTATAATCAATCTCATCATCACCTAATGCGAATTTGGTAATGTTAAGGGATTGACCAGATGCCAACTTCTGTCTACCTTTTTTGGTTAGGATGGCATCGACTGTAATTGATGTATTGTCTAAATATCCCATAATTTTTTTAATTTGCCCTTTTGTTTATTATGTACTAATAAATATAACTATTTTAAAATTTAATTAATCTACCTCAAGAATTGGTTCTCCACTTCCTCTACCAGTATCCGCAACTCTTAAAATGTTCGGATTCGTAGTAAATGTTTCAACAGGAGATAACCCATCTGGGGTTGTATTTATTGTTTGTTTTGAACCTTCAAAGAATGAATTTTTTAATCCTTGTGATAGGTTGTTTTTATATCGATAGTGAGATGATAAGTATCCCTTTAACGGAGTTACTTCAACTACATCGTTTCCAACCGATGGGTCTGGTGCTCCAAATGGTACTTTTGTTACTTTGTATCTAAACTTAGTAACCTCTACATCTTCATATCTAACCTGCTCATTGGTTGTTGTTGTAGGATATCCTGCAACTTGAGTAGGTACTTTTTCTATGTATGATTCTTTTATTAAATATACTTGCTGTCTACTTCCAGATAAATTTCCAAATATATCCAATGTACTAACTTCACCATATTTTTCAATTGGTGTAAATAATCCAAATCCAGCATTATTTAATGAATTCGGGTCCATACCAATTTGTTCAAATCCAAATGATTCAGCCGATGCATCTAATTTACTTCCATCGGGAACTTCAATTTCCGAAACATATGTTGGATATGTACCCAATAAATTCGTATCATTATCAACATCGATAGATGAATCATATTGTGGGTTGGTTGATGTTAATACAATATCATCCTCACCATCAACATTTGCTTCATAGTTATCATACTGATGTGTTAATACTACATCAGATTCCCCATCTATGTTAGCTTGAAATTGATTGTTATCACCAATTAAAATTACATCTTCATCAACATCTACACTGGTTTCATAATCTCTTTTTTCAGATGTTGGTTTATCCCATTTAGTTTTACTTCTTTCTAAAAAGTGAGGTTCGATTAATAAACCTTTAGAAACTTTTGCTCTAGCAGGAACTAAATCTTCCAATACATCGAATAAAGATTTATCAATGTATCTAATTAATCTGATATATTCGTAGATATCTCTATTTAATCTTTGGAAGTAATAATCTCTTAATGATTTTAATTCCGTATATTCATCTTTGTATTCATCAGCAGGTGCTCCAATATAATTATCAATATTGAAGTTACCAAATGATTTAATGATATCCATATTCAACTCTTTGATTGGGGAGAAGAATAATCCTAAACGAGATGAATCGATTGGCGCCCTATCTAATGATTTTTTGGTTGCTCTAACTTTGTGTGATAAATTACCAACAAGTTCTTGAGTTTCAAATCTAATTTTATCAGCTTGATTAAATCCTAATGATGGAACTTTTGCAGTTATTGTTCTTTCATAACTTCTATAATGATATGGATAATCTGATATTGAATTAAATCCAACAGCGGTTCCATTAACATTATATTCGGTACTAATAGCAACATTATTTATTGTTGTGGATGATGATAAATCTTTAGGAAGTTCAAAATCAAATCTAAGTACTAAATCTTCAGATGATGCCGTATAGCTGTTTCCAGCTATCGAATCTGGTTGTAGTGTATGCGTATCTAATAAGTTAGTTTCTAACGGAGTTTTCCATAATCTAAATTCATCAAGCGAACCATTAAATCCATTACCAACTCGCAATGAACGCCCAATACCCAATCCACTACCAGTCCAATTTGCATTAGTAATACTTAGAGTATTTGATGCTTTTTCTGTTCGTATTCTACCATTAATGGAATCTCTTAAATACACATTGAATGTATCATCACTTCCATCTTCACTTTTGTTGATAAGAATTTGTTTATACTCACCATCAAAGAATCTAACATTATCAATAGATGCCGAATGTAGTTCTGAGCTTGAACTTACATATAAATCTAAGTTAGCAAAACTACCAGTGGTTTGGGATATTTTAAATTCCCATTCTGCTTCTGTACCAGATGGGTCCATCATTTTAATTAACGATGTATCTTTTGGTATAGTAGAATTAACCCTAAATTCAATACCTCTAGCGCTGTAATCATCGATATCATTAAATGGTATTTGAATATAAGAACTATCGCTACCACTTAAAACAAGTTCAGAAGTTCTATCTTCAAATGTAAATGGTTGAGTACCACCATCAGTTGGGTCAGTTGGTCCACCAAACTCCATAATTGTAAGGAGTGATTGTGGAACACCATAACAAGCCATTACTGCTTTTAAAGAACGAGAAGTACCTTTGTGTTTTAATAAGTAAGGTAAGTTGTTAAGGATTCTTCTCCAAACTTCTTCATTTGCTGATTTAAGAGATTGTTGATATTTTTCAGTACCATCTTTGTATTGTCCTAAAGCATATTCCCATAAATGTTGAGAATCATAAGCTTTTCTACCATCCCATCCCAACGATTCTAACATTGTAGAAACCAAATCACTTGAAAATCCTAAATCTGCTTTATGTTCTGGTTTTCTTAAATTGTTTAACCCATTAATATATGCCCAAATAACATCAAAATGATGCCCTAACATATCCATAAACAACATAAAGTCCTCGTTCTGATAATCTTCTCTAATAAATTCTGGAAGATTGTTGTTTAGGTAATCTACATTATTTCTATCAAATGTTGCGGCTTCATTTACAGCAGTATTATACCAAGCAATTGCCTGAGAATCGGTTGATGCTATAATTGAACTTCCGCTCTTAGGATATGCTAATGAATTGGTTGATGTATATAAAAAGTTTTCAAATCCATCAAATGTTTTGATAAGATTGTTTATATTAACCAATTGTTGATTAGCTTGTACCACCGAAGCTGCTGTTACACTTATAGCCTCAATTTGTAAACTGGAAGAAGCTGGTTCACTTATGATTGTATATTCATCAACCAATCCACCCTCTGCTAATAAATACCCCAATTCTACTTGAGATACCGATAAACTATTATATTTTGTTTGATATGATTCTAATAGTTCAACTTTATATTGGAAGTTTTTAATTCTTTCTTCAGCCGAACCAAAATGTACAAAATTTTCAAATACATATTCGGAACCACTTACATATTGAATATTTAATTTTTTGGTATCTATACCAACTTTTTCACCATACTCTCTTATTAGTGCATCATTTGTTGATGAACCACTTGCAAGTAAATCACTATATACTTGATATCCAATACCATTATCAGATTCTAACGAAAAATTAGGTCCTTGTAATGGTGGGCAGTAATCCTGCGTATCACCCAATAATGTGAGTGTCTCAAATATAGGATTGGTTTGAATTTTAGTAATCCAAACTTTTTGATTTGTTTGTATATCGTTTGAAAGGGGTTCATATAACTTTAAAATTAACGAAGATGCATCACCACCAGTTTGAGTGATTTCTTGCAATCCTCTCCAAGTTGTTATTACTTTGTTGTTACCATCCCCCAAATGTAATAAGTGAGTAAGATATGTTGAATCATCAAAACTACATTTATTAAATTGAGAAATGAATCCTTCTGATATCCTGTTAATAGCAACCGAACGTGGTATATCTAAATCACCCTTATCAAATAAAATAGTAAAAGTTTCTGTTTCACCCCTTACCTTTTCTTTTCTTAGATTTTGGTTTACAGGAGTTAATGATATTGGTATCTTAATTTTATCAACATCTTCAGTACCTTCCATATCAAGATAGTTGATTAGAATCTCTTGTACATTAAAATTAAGATTAAATTCTCTTGTTGTAAATGCATTTTTAACTCTACCAATACCAACTTCAACAAACCCACTTCTTTCTAATCCTTCTACATCAAATCTTAATTTAAAATCAACATCATATCCAATAAAATCAGCACCCCTAATTACTTTGGGATATGTGATTCTTCTAATATCTGGTACAGTTACAGAATACTCATCAACAACATTAATTGTTAAACTAACTGCTCTATCTAAGATATTAGATGTTTCATTATCTTGAGTTCCCTCATCTAACTTAGTTACAATATCTTTTTGTTCTTCAACTTCATTTAGATTTTTAGGTCTATCTGATAAAGATACCTCAGGCAATTTCTTTTCGTTTGCTTTTTTTGTATTTGGAATATTTGATTTTAATCCTAAATCATTTACTGGTTTAGTTGGATAGTTTATAGGGTTTATTGGTTTTAAAATATCATTAATAGGATTAAATGCTCCACCACCCGCTTTACCAGATTTATTTAAATCAGATAATGATATAATGGCATTATTCTTTGGTGGAACTTTGTTTGCTCCCAAAGATTTTAAAATATCTAATATGTTTTTTGGTGCTGGCATTAGAATTGTCTTATATCATAATTAGGTCTGAGGATGCTATCATCTCTTCCAAAGTCATCGAATCTATCTCCAAAATCATTAAATTCGTCTCTTTCTATAAATTCGTTTCGGCCTCCGCCTCCACCTCCGCCACCTCTACGAGGAGAGCCACCAGATGGTGTAGATACTGGCTTATATGGATTAGCCTTATCCTCTGGTTTTGGTGGTGGTGGGGGTAATTCTTTTTCGTTTTGTACAAACTTAGGTGTAACTTCTTTTGGTGTTATAGTAATAGGTTGTTCCGATTCTCTAACTTGATTTTCATAATCATCAAATGAAAATGGAAATAATTTTATATTATATTGTCCTATTTTGTTAAAAACCCTATGAGGTATTGTTATACCAACAACCTTTCCACCCGGTTCCTCATAATTATCTCTACCAAAATCATCAAATTCCAAAACATCATCACCAACTACAACTGTTATTGCTTGCACATCATCGTTCATCTGAACCAGTAGTGGTACTCCAGATTTAGTGTTAATATTATATTTTCTTGGGTCTCCATTTACCAATGATATTTGAGGGTCTAATCCTGGTAATGGAACTGGTATCTTTTCGGTATCTATGCCAATACTATATTCAGATGTCAATTTTAATGTTGTTTCCAACGATTCACCAGCATCCGCTTCTATTATAATGGGTTTATTATCTGGTTTGAGAATATCAATACGAGTAATCCTATACAAAGAAGTATCAGCTGAACTTATTACATAGTTTGTTCCTTCAACATCTTCATATGAACTCTGTCCAATAGATGGAAAAAATTGTGCATTTTTATTTCCATTTTTTAGTACACTTACCGGCAATCCCTCACCAGTTATTAAAAAATTTACTTTATAACTACTTGGTTCCTCATATTCATCACGTCCACCGCCTGTATTTACTGGTTTTTTATTTAATTTAAAATTTAAATCAATAGAAGATACACTAGCAATACCCTTTTCTTCTACAATTTTATTATCAACATATTTGATAAGAGAAATTGCTTTTGTATTTATTCCAAGTAATTGGTTTTCCGGTTTTAATCCTTGATTTTCTATAATGGGAGCCCCATCATCTAACATAGATACGATGTAGTATTCGTTACATACATAACCCTCTTTAGATACTTTTATTTTTTTATCACCAGTTCTTGCTAATGATTCTCTTGTAACTCTTACCAATGAATTTATACCAACTTTTTCATCATTTACAAAAGTTGAAAATCCCTTTTCATTAGTTTTTATAATAAATAAAATAGGGTCTGAGATAGTATCCTTTGGTGGTTCTTCTGGGTCTTCTGTATCACCATAAGGTCCCTTTGGTGAGTTACCTCCACTATTACCACCAGTATTACCAGTATCACCAGTATCGCCAGTAGCAGGGCCATTACCTACACCAGGGTCTTGGTCTGGCTCTTGTGGTCCAGTATTATCACCCTCATTAGGGTCATATACTTCATCATAATCGATATTTTTTATTGGTGCTGGCATAATTATTAACTTATATCAGAAGGTCCTCCTCCACCTCTTTGATTTGTAACTGGTGTTGTTATTGGATTTGGTCTTTTTGTAAATGCACCACTCTTATCATTTTCAAGCGGTATTCGTTTACCAGTACCCAATCCCAAAAACTTATTTTTAAATATACTTTTCTTTTTACTTTTAATCGGATTTTCTTTTATAAATTTTGGAATTGGTAATTCAGATGGTACTTCTTTTTTAATAGCTACCTCTAAATTTTTTGATTCCTTAAATTCATCTTTTGTTTGTGGTAGAGGTTTTTCTTTTGTTACCTCAATACCCGGCACATTCGGTTGAATAATTACATCCGATTCTCTAGTTCTTATAATTTTACCAACTTTATCTCTACTAGCATCAAATTCATTTTCTCTAGTTGTTCTTGATTGAATTGTTCTTTGTGGCAAAAATTTATCTACACATTCTATTAAGATTCTCTGAGCTGTTTTGTACACTGCTTCTTTTGATAAAGATAATGATTCTTTTGTCGGTTTCTTTTTACCATAGTTTACATCACCAATGTAAGAATTTCTATTTAAAAATTCATATTTCATCGCTTCTGCAAATTGTTTATGTATTCTTGTCATTAATCTATCGAACTCCCTAACACCAAACTCAGAAACTAATTTGTTATACCATTTTTCAGTATATGTCTTTTTAATAAATGAATCTATTTCTTTTGAATCTATTTTTTCAACAAATTCCCCTATATATGGTAAAATATCATCCCTAAAAGATTGTCCATTTACCATAATATTAAATCTGGTTAATAAATCAGTTTTTTCTGAAACTTCATTTCGAATCGGTAGTAACTTTACTTCAGTTCTCGATGGAGATATTTCTTTAATCCAAAGTTTTTCATTTAAGTTATCAAATCCAACTCTTTTATTTAATAGTGTTATTTGTGCTTTAAATATACCATTATTATATCCCGCCTCATTAATTAATCGTTCTGCATCAATAAAATATTCATTGGGAAAATTAAATGCCTGAAATTCGGTTCCATCTGCGATTAAAAAATAATCTTTAATGTTTTCTGAACTAAGTGGAATGTATCTAACTAACTTTCCTTCATCACCCTGAGGAAGCTGATTATCATTGGCATCATAAACAATGAACTCAATCATATCCGCATCAGAAAATCCGAAAAAAGATTGCAGGGTTCCTTTTTCGAAAATTTCTCTATCTTTAGTAGAAATTCGATACCCTTTATTTTCTATTATTTCCTTAAATGTTTTAATTGCCATTATCCACCTGTTTTATCTTCACCAACAAATACTTGAGCAGTACCTCTACTTCCCCACTTGTCTTTTCTCTTAACTCGTTTCCAATAATATGCTTTTATCTCCAATTTATCACCAGCTGATGTATTAATTATAAGAGTTCCGCTTTTTTCTTGTTTTCTTTTAGATGTTTTACCAAGAGGTGTCCACTTAAATGTAACAGTAGTTACACCAGCAGATTGTTCATTTCTAGCAGGAACTTTCCAAGTTTTAGGGCCGTCAAGCCAACTAATACTTTCAGATAATGTAAATGTTTGTTCTTCAGTTGTAAAGTTAAAGAATGCAACACCCTTAGAACCATTTACTATCGAAACTTCATCGGGTTTACGAGATGCAATTTTTAATCCCTTCTTACCCTCTTCATTTACATCGTTTGCTGATATCTTCCATCCACTATTTTCAGTTTGTTGGAAGAATCCATTTAATCCTTCTAATGCGTTTTGTGCAGCATTTTGTTTTTCTCTTTCTTCAGTTAGTTCTTTTTGTACTCTAAACGATTCTTGTAATGCCTCTATTCTAGCGGTTAAAGAAACTCTTTCGATTGCTTCGTTGATTGAGTTTTGTACCGCGTTTTGTAAATCTATTGTTGTTGATGCAATTTGAGTATTAGCAATATCTCTTTGGTCATTTGCAATATTAGCTTTTAATTTTTCATTATCGGTTTCTATTCTTAATGCAGCAACTATACTTTCTAATTCAGCTATTATTGAATTTAAATTACTAACATCATTATTTAATCTTTCAACCTCGGCAGTTAAATCTTCTATTTGTTCTAATGCTGTATTATATACTGAACGAAGTACTGTATCTGGTTGTGGTGCTGGTGTGTTTGGTATAAGTTCAAATATTCTAGTATCTATTGATTTTTCCAATTCAACACTATCATATTTAGGTCTAATTAGTTGACCGCCTATGATACCACCATCTATTTCTTGCTCACTAATATATCCATATAATTCATCATAATCAGCACTATTAACACCATCCCAATTTATTGTAGATGGATTTACATTTGGTTCTATTGTTGTAGAATCAAATGGTCTATTTTTAATTACATCCGATAATGGATTAATTGGCCTTCCCTTAACTACATTTCTTTTAGCGATGCGTACACCACGTTCGTTTTTTTTAGGAAGATTTAGAGAACCACCTTCTTTAAGTTTTTTGACAAACTCATCTCTACCAAGTCCACGCTTCATAGGTTCTTTTTCATTACCCATACCAGCTTGACCTCGTTTTATAGATTCTGCCTTTTTTTGTGCTCTATTCTTTTTAAACATTGTTTATGAAATTACGCTAAATGTATAATCATCATCAAAGAAATAATCAGTTCCATTGATACTAACTTTAAATTCTATAATATACACCCTATCAACTTCCCAATTAGATAAATTTAATTTAAAGTAATTTCCATCGGAATCACAACTTAATTTTGTATAATCTGAAAATGGAACTACTACTTCACCTGAATGATAGTCGGATATTTGATAATATGATGTTATTGGTAAAAATTTACTAATACTATATTGTAATGTTGATGAGAATGTTTTTATTGGATATAAATCTCTACCAACTACTCTTAATTTTGGAGTTGTATTTACTTTATATTCTTTTTTAAAATTTTTAATTCCAACTTTTATTTCTTCCGATGTTAACTCAGTCAACGAACCAGTTGAAAATGATGTATCATCCCAACCTATTCTAACTTTTGGTTGATGAATGGTGTTTGTTTCTTTACTAAAAAACCTAAGAATACCATAATCATTTGTATCTGTTTCTTTTGAAAATGGTAATTTTAGAATGATTCCATCATTTGGAATAGAACCACTAATCCAATCAATCATAATATCTTTGATATCTATATAAACATCGGTAGTTTTATATTCAAAGTTTTGTAATGAAGAAGATGCGTAATAAAATGTTCCACCTTTGCCTTCATAAGAACCAGTAGATACACTACTAAACTCAGATGTTTCCAACCATCTTAGTGTAGAATCACCTTCTCTATTATTCCAAGTTACACCCGATGTTGTAATATCATCAAAACGAGTACCATTACCCATTTCCCAACTTTGTGAAATTGGATATGCTTCTAATGTAAATTCTAATGGAAGTTCTTCTGATTCGGTTTCTTTTAATATAAGGGTTGCTTCAGACATTGTTACAGACCCATCTGCTAAGCTAGATGATAATCCAGTTACATCAAATTTAAGAAGTGCTCTGGATACATCTTTGATGTTACCATAATAAACCTTACTAACCTCTAATACCTCATCTAAACCAGCGTTTTGGTCGGGTTGTTGTAAGTACACCGATGCATCTTTTGATGCTGTTAAAAAATAGTATGCCATTATCTTGCCCTCCCTTTAATATCCGAATCTGGAAATTTAACTTCGAAAACCGATGGGTCTAAAGATGGATATAAAATCTTATCTTTAATCGCCGCTTCTATATTATATGAGTTTGGTGAATATTCTCCACCACACTTATTTACAATTTTTAATTTTGGTACTGAACTAACACCATCAACATTTGCTACAATTAATTCTAATTCTGAAATATTAATTGTATTGTTGAATGTCCAATTATCAATATTTAAATAATCTTTTAATTCGGATATACAATCAGAAATTACCTCACTTTTATTATAATTTTTTAAAGTAATTACTTCAAATTCAATTCCTATATTAATAATAAACCCATCATTAATATTAATACCATCGGTTAAAATTTTATATTCCGATAGATATGTTTTTAAATTTTCCTTTACTGCTCTATTAAGATTTGATAATTTTTTATTTGAATCATACCCTAACAAATATAAATTTATTGCGAATGGATTATTTTTTTCATTATCATTTGATGTTTTTCCAGTTAGATATTTTTGTATTTCTTGTTGAACGCTTTTTCTATCAGGTTCTTCACTATCTGGCTTCTCAACAAAACTCATCACTAAATCAGTAAACTCTTGTAGAGCTTTTGGTGAAGAAAGAATTGATGATGGTGAGTTGTTATCTAATGTACCATCTGCCGTAGCGTATGCCTTTGCAACCGAACCATACTTAGTTGGCATTGATAATGCTCTTACTTCATAATCTTTAGCAGTTACTGCTCTATTCTGAGAACCAAAGTTTGCTAAAGCATTTTGTCTTATTTCTTCAATAGTATCACCACCTTTACCACCTGTTGCAGGAACTTCATTATCTACTGCGATTGAATTTTTAGCTGAATTATAAATTGCCAACTGCGTTGGTGTGAATAATGTTGTATCTTCTTCAAATTCACTATTTCTAATTTGAGTAATTGTTCCTTTTTGAACATTTGATTCTACACCACCACCAACTAAATATTTTACAGTTATGGTTGTATTTGATGGTGATGAACCATAAGTTTTGGTTTTTAAAAAGTTAGTTGGGTCAAATGATTCTTCTAATTTAGAAATAGAATTGGGTAATCCCAATCCAACATTTTTTAAATTAGGTATAATCGTTTCATCATTCGCTGTTGGGTCTCCTGCACCAAACTGAATAGTTGTTGTACTATCTGGGTTAACCTGTTTAACAAATCTACGAGATGTTTTAAGTGTATTTAATACATATGGTACTGTTGATTTAAATTGATAAAGGTCTGGGTCATTACTTTCCGTATTCGGATAATCCACAAATACCAATTCTTGTGCTAAGTAGGGAACTTCATACCATTTGTTTCCATTTGAATCTCGTACATCATAGATATCTATAATGTTTGTATCCAATAAATCAATTTTTTGAAATTCTTCATATGAACCAAATGTAAATTCTTCAGTTTTTACTTCTGCCGAAATAACTTTTACTAATTTCTTTACTAAATAAAATGATGTTTCTCCAGTAACCGAATCGGTTTGGTATATTGTAATTTCTCTATCAGTTGAATCCGAAAAATCAACTACATCTTTTGTAATAAAAGATACTCCATTTGAAGATTCCAATATCATACCTTCTTTTATCTTTAAAAGATATGTTTCATCAAATGTATTGTTTGCACCAGTTCCAGTTGAAGGAACTAATTGATAGACAGATAAAGTTGTTACTGCTGGTGCGGATACTTTGGGTTTATATCCTAAGTATTGTGAAAGTGCTATTACATTTTCAATATCATCAGCATGTACCATTAATGATTCCTTTAAGGTATCATCAACATAATATGAAAGTGAATCTCCAATATAAGATGCCATTTCAATGAACATCATACCAGGAGAGGATTCGTTAAAATCAGAATAAGTTGTTGGGAAATAAGTTTTAGCAAACTCAATAAGATTAGTTCTGAATTCAGTAAAATCTTTATTGAGGTATTTTATATCCTTACCTCTACCCTTAAAATTCTTTGTTGTTTTTGTAATTGCCATATCTTATTATCCCTGAACTGTGAATGTTAAGGTTTCTAAATTAATATCATCACCAATTCTAAATTTAATTGAAACATTTAATTTATTGTTATCTCTCAATTCATCAGTTGATTCAATATCAATTTCTTCTGCCGTAACATAAGGTAACCACTGTTCTAAACTTTCGTTTATTGTATCTTCTATTCTACCTTCTAAATCATCTACATTTGGTTCAAACAATAACGATTGGATTCCACTACCAAATTCAGGTTGTAAAATACGTTCCCCCCTTTTAGTAAGTAGAAGATTTTTAATATTTGATTTAACTTGGTCTTTAGTTAGAAAAGATTGTTCAAAGGTATTTTTACCAAAAGTTAATGGTAATGTAATACCAATAGCATAATTTGCGTATGCAATGGTATCTTTAACAATTCTTCTTCCTAACTCAACTGCCATAATCTATATTACATTCCCGGTCTCCAAGGACCTTTCTTTTTATCCAATGCTTTCATTAAACCACTATAATCTCTATTTAGTGCTTTATCCAATCCAGCGTTTCCAGTATGAACACCTAAACCTTGTTTTGGTGCCATATCTCCGTAACCCATTTGTTGTGCTATATTTGATGCACCTAATGTATGTACTGAGTTTGAATCGAAGTTCATCGTACCAGACGATACTTCGGTTGGTGCCCCAGCATATGATGGAACATTAGTTCCACTTCTTTGTTGTGAGTTAAAGGGTTGTGTTTGTGCCAATACCTCATTTAATGCAGGATTCTTACTAAATGTTTTTTGTGGTTGAACTGGTTCTTCCATTACATTTGAATCCATAAATGTTGGTTGTTTTGGTGTAATAGCTTCTTTAAGTTTTTTGTTTTCTTTCAATAACTTAGCCATTTCTTTCTTAACACCTTCTTTAACGAGTTTGGGAAGAATCACTTTGATTTCCTCCTTAACTATAATCTGTATTGCTTTTACTAATTTATCAGTATCCATTGTTAAAATGTTTTCCTTTCTATATAAATATTTGATTTAGGTTTTTTTAATTTTTAATACAATCTGGTCGTATTGCTACTAATTGTTTTTTAAATTCTTCTATTTGTTTGTTGATATTATTACCATCACCAATATCATTAATATCATCTCCTAAAGATGAGTTTACCATATCTTCAAAAGAACTATCTCCATTTATACCATCACCTAATCCACTACCATCTCCATTTATACCATCACCTAATCCACTATCATCACTATCATTGGGTAATTCATATTCTTGAATAGGACCAACTTCACTTATAGTGTTATTATCAACCTGCTCTATTACAGGTAGTTCACTACCATCCGCAGATGGGAAGTTTGGATTTGGAATAGGGATTGCGGGTGGTATTAAATATCCCGTCCAAATTATAACACCAGGAGCGGGTATTGGGGATGGTGCCGATGGATATAGTGAAGTTGTTTGTATAACACCACCTATCGAAAATAAATGCACAATAGCGGCAAGTATAAACATATTTACTATTATCTCTTGTTTTTTAGCGGGTTTTAATGGTGGGTATAGAGGCCACACCCCCACATTAGTTACAATATTAGAATTTACTACTAAATTTTGAATTGAACCGGGTGCTGGAATTAGTGGAATTGGAAATGGGTTCATTTGGGCTCCGGCCCAATAAGCTTTTACACCATTCCCAAATTCATTTGGTAATGAAAAATTTACGCCAGGTGGTGTTGCCAATCCTTTTAATAACGCAACTCTAAAAAGATTTTTCATTATTTCTTTATTACCAGCTTGTACTGATTCTAAATTAATAAAATCTTTTCCTCTTTTTATCGCAGCATCATATTCATCAGCCCAAATAGTTGCAACCTTATTTATATCTAAAGAAGGATTGTTATTTGGATTTGTCTTTCGTATTACGTTTCTTTTAAATAATCCCCAAGACATTTTTTATCTTTTTAATAAATCCGATGGATTTGGTAAATTAATATCAGGTATTTTTACTTCAGGTACCTTTGGCAGTTCTATATTAGGTATTTTTGGAATATTTGGTACTTTAGGTACTACTGGTATTGGTGGTAGATTAGGTGGAGTTGGTAACTTTGGTAATCCTTTTTTAAGTTTAGGATTTTCTTCTACTTTCTTTTTTCTAAACTTTGGAATAGGTGGAAGTTTAGGCAATCTAACCTTTGGTAACGCCGGTAATTCTGGCTTAGGTGGAACTTTTGGTAATGCAGGTGGAGTTGGTAGTTCTGTAGTTATGCTACTTATCGTATCTTTAGGATTATTTGTAATATTAGATATATCAGCAACTTTTTTTATACTATCACTAGCACCACCCAATATGTTTTTATTTACTGCCATATTACTTTAGTTGTACATTATTACTTAACATTGTTTGTAATTTAGATTTCAATGTTGTAAATTGTGCTATATTTGTTGGGCCAGGTGAGGTTGGGCCAGCTGGTGTTAAATATATTTGTTGTGTTATTAAATCTATCATTTCACCCAATAACTCTACCAAAGTTTCACCCTTTGGTGCAGCTTCCAACTCACCATCAGTTCCTAACATAATAGTACCATTACCAATATCTAAATTTATATCTCTATCCTGTGTATCAACAAATATATGATTATCTGTTGTGATGTTTATACCATCGGTTGCATCAATTGAAAATTGACCATCAGTTATAAAACCAATATCTTTTTTTGCAGAAAAAATCATTTCGGCTGATTTAGCCGATATAATAACTCTATCTGAATTTAATAATATTTGATTTCCTTTTAGTTCTGATGGGTAATTAAAAAATGATGGATATTCATTTTCAGTTGGTAATGTATATTCCAATAATCGTTCACCGCTACCTAAAAATATAATATTACCATCATCATTAATACTTTCTTCAGTAGATGTTCCTATATCCTTTGTTAGGGATTCTCCATTTTCACCATTTCTAATTATAATGTTTGGTGAAAAAATATTATCAGGGTTATTATAACCACTAAATCTAATTGATTGACCAAATCTACTTTCAATTAAATAATCACCCTCATATAGTTTAAGTTTATGAATAGTACCATCTGGTTGGAAATATTGACCTAGCGAAGAAACATCAATCGAATCAGATGAACTTTCCGTTCTTGATATTCCAGTTGATTGTACGTTACCATAATTAGATGCGGTGTTTGATTGAGCTGATTTTTCTTTTTTCTGAGATGCATTTATTTCATCTATACTTGTATTTACATTTGGTAATGCCGAACTGATGATTCGTTCATACAAATATCCACCAGCTGGTGAATTGGTAATAGCAACTGTTTCATTTATAGTTGGTAGAGAAACACATGTTTTATCTTTCGGTAATGCTAAAGTTAATCCTTCATCTTTTTTATTTTGACTAGTTGAAGCTCTGAACTGAATCGCTCCTATATATTTACCTTTTAGTGGTTCTTCTATTTCTAAATCAGAAAGAATATCATCATTAATATCCAATATAATCTTATATACAGTACCCATAGACATAGTATCTTTATGCCTTCTAATATTAACACTTTGATTGGATTGTACATTACGATTTCTATCCCCAAACATTACTTTTCTAATTTTTGTTTTACTTCTTCTATTTCGTTTTGTAAATCATCTACCCTACTAACCTCATCTTGAACTTGTTCAATTTCTGAAAGTAATTGTTCTCTCTCTGCTTCCGTGAGGAATCCAGTATCTCCTTCTGATTTTTGATTAGATGCTATAATTCTTTGTGCGATAGTTGCTAACTTAACCAATTGGTCATCGTTACGAACTGATGTATCAATTAAGTCTTTGATGACTGGACCTAAAATTCCCATATCACCATTATGCCTAATCATTTTTCTGATTTCAAAGATGACATCAGAAATATGTTTCTTTTTATTTATTTGATTGTTATAGATATCCTCAAACAACCCACTAAGGTTTTTGCCTGGGAATAATTCGAAATCTGTTGACATACGTTTATCAATATTTGTTCAATATATAAATATCAATAAACAAAAAAGTGTAGGATTATCTACCCTGCCCTCTATATGCCTTTTTGTAATTTCTACTATTTTTAGATTTTGAAGTTTTACTCTTAGCGTGAACACCAGGTCTCTTCTTACTTTGAGAACGATATAACGAAATACCAAAACCTCCCTTTGCTTTTGCCATAATTTATTATTATATACCAATAAGTATATTATACTAAATCAAACAAAAACAATTACTTATTCTTATAAAAATATTCCAATATATCTTTCTCCAACATATAATCCATTACGAAGTTATCCCCATACATAATGCTGGTAAATGTTCCATTACCCTCTTCGGTAATTTCAATTACATAATCCACCTCATTATAGGTAACTTCATAACTTTCGGATTTTCTAATTCGTTTAATACTTCTATGCTCATCAGTTCTTTCAATAACTTCCTTTCCACTTAAATCGGGAACATTAATCAGTTTGGTTACACACTTAGCATAATTCGTTTTAAGGGTGTCTACGAAGAAGATATCATTCATACTACTCATTAGATACAATCGTTGTTTAGAATCCAAGCCACCTGCCTTAAAATTACCTGTGAACTGAACGATGGGTAGTTTTAATAAAAAATTTTGTGTATCTTCTCTTAGGGTCTTAAAATCTACGATAGAACTGATATGATGTGGTTCTGATACTTCCCTATCAAATGGTATGGATAATACATCATAGTAAGTTTCCACACTAACTTTATCTATGATTTGAGGACTCATCTTTATTCTTTTTCAGTTGCATACTTTACACCCATAATCGTACCAACGATTGAGAATGCGTTAGTTAGGAGAATACCAAACATATTACTCCAAGTAGAACCTATGATTTGTGTATCAGTACCAGAAATCAATGCTAACCCATACATAGCAGTTGTGAGAACACCAACTCCTATAATCACATAAAGTGCTACTTTAACAATTGTACTGATTAACTCAAATTGTGTTTTCTTTTGCATTAGTTCCAAATCTTCTAATGCTTTACCCATTCCTTTTTCGGCTTCTTGTCTTAATTGATTTGCTTCTTCTTCAGATTGTTTTGCAGATTCCAAAGCATCTTGAAGTTCTATCATCAATTCATCGGTTTCCTTTTGTTTATCAACCAACTCTTTGTTTTGTTGTTGAACTTGCTTAGTTACTTGTAATCTTTTTCTACGAGCAGTAGAATCTTTATCCTTACATATTTTAAGATATTCTTCAAACTCGGTATCCCCATCGGGTGCTTTTAAGAGTTTAAGAAAGTTTCCTTCAACATAAACTTTCCTTTTCTTAGCAACACCCAATAGGATATCTCTGGTATGTTTCGTAACCTCAATCATTGTAAAACTTATTTATAAATTTTGAATGGAGCGGTTCGGTTTAGATATCCTTCATAATCTTTTCTGAATTCTTCTAATCGAGGTTCAATATCATCGGATTTAATAATCCAAAATTGTGCACCTGCTGATTTTGCTTTTTCAATTTCTTGATTATCATCTGAAGATGAGATAATACCAATTACACATCCGTTACCATATTCAAAATTGATTTTACGAATAAGTTCAATACCATCATATGAAGAACCGATAATATTCAAATCAACGAATACACATTCGGGTCTTTCATCTGCTGGGTTTTCTGGAAACCATTCTTTGAATTTTTCATCTGCTTCATCAGATGAATTTAGTGCCTCTAAAGATAGAGTGATATCTAAGATACTACAAGCATCTTCAAATACCAAGTGGAATAAGTCCTCATCATCCACTAACAAGATTGAGTTAATCATTGTGTTCATTTTAATTTAATTTTTAATTTTGTACCAGAGTCTAACTTCTCTGCAGTTATCTTAAAACCATGTTCTTTCAAAATTGCGATACAAATGTTTAATCCCAATCCTGAACCTCCTTCCTTTTGTCCTTCTTTTCTTGTATATGGTTTAGATAACTCAATGAACTCTTCATTAGTAATACCTCTACCATTATCTTCCACACAAATTGTAAAATCATTTTCCATATAAATTTTAACCACCTTTGTACTACTATCATTATACTTTAATCCATTTCTGATTAAGTTATCTATTGCAGTACAAAAGAGTGGTTCGTTTACTTGAGTGAATGGTAACCTATCTATTTTAACTTGTGAAACATAAGATGTAGAGGATAAGTAATTTCTCAATATTTCTGATAAGTTACATTCCTTCATATCTAATTGTGCATCTTCCTTAACTAAGTTTGTAAACTCCTTAACACCAGCATAAACTTTTTGTGTGTGTTTCAATCCTTCTGCTAACATCCTTAGTGGAGCATCAATTTTTAACTCTTTAATTTTTTCTTCAGATAATCTTCTTTGTAATGATGATAATCCTCTTGGCATATATGTGTTGATACCACTATGCATATCGTGTCGGAGAATCTTCGCAGCGTGTTCTAAGTAAGAGTTTTTCTGATTTACCAACACTTCGGATTCGTGTTGAAGTGTAATATCAGTTGCTATCTTTAGAACTTTGTTGTAACTACCATCTGAACTTTGGATGGGAGTGTAGTTACCAAATAACCAACGAGATGTACCATCCTTTGCAATTCTTTCAAATTCACCAGTAATACTTTCACCTCTCTTTAACCTTTCCCAAAATTCGTGATACTCTAAACTATCACCATATTCTTTTGGGACCATTCTTTTATGTTGTTTGTACTTTAGTTCTTTTTCAGTACACATCATTGTGTTACAAAACTTTTTGTTTGCTGATAAGATGTACCCATCCATATCCAACATAACCACCAAATTAGATTTATCAATAGCATTTAATTGTAAATCAATATTTGCTTCTTTTAATTTTGTAGTACGAATGAAATCATATACCACATAGAAGAATGGTGGCATGAATGCAATAACACAACCATATCCAAATTCGGCAAGAAAGTAAGAGGGTTCACACCATCTAAATACAATACAAGTTTGTACTGCAAAGAAAGTGAACATAATAGCACCTGCCATGCCTAAACATATTTTCGCAAACCGATTCATAAGTAACTTTTAAAGTTCTGATTTCTTTAATCCTAACTTTTCAAATAAAAACTTAGATGGACAAAATTTAGTCCATACACCGATTTGCAACATTGTTACTACAAATAATACTATCCACCAATTTTGTAGAAGTGTGGCGGATAAAAGTACGAGAGACATGAGTAGGTAAACTGCTCGTACCGAAGTCCATTTTTTCATTACATTAATTCTAATAGTCCAAAAAATGCAACCTTAATTCTAATCCAAATTCGTTTATGAAGTGGTAACGATTTGAATTCTTTGGTCTTGAAAATATCTTCCAATTCCATTTGTATTTCTTTAAGTGAAGTATTATAACCTATTTAGAATAAATATAGGATTAGTAAGAAAAGAATTCATCTTCATCAGAATCTTCCTTTAACTCACCATAGTCTAAATAATCATTTAACATTTTTTTCTGATGCTCTTTCATTACATTAACTACTTTTGTGATATAGTGAGTCTTGCAATCAGTCATTTCTCTGATTAAAAGATATAAATGCTTTTTATTAAAGTTTTCGATATATTGACTTCTTCTAAATAACTCTAAGATAGCATCTGCTATTTGAATATCTCTCTTCTTTGTGAATACTTTTGTAAGATTTTTATCCCAATATTGTAACATTAATTCTTTAAATTCAGAAAACTCATCCCCTTGTTGTTCGTGATAAAAATCATTTTCAGGATTCCAAGTTTGTGGCATCTGAGATAACAAATCTGTTTTTTTGTATCTTTTATAATTTGAGTTATTATTAAGGATAAGATAGTTTTTTGCTACAATTGAAAAGTATGAAAATGCTTTTCCCTTACCTTCTTTAAACATATGAATTTTTTGAATAAGAATAGCTACCACTTCTTTTTGTACATCTTCTTTTGGTACATCAAAGTAAGAGAATTTAAATGTATTTAATATGTTTTCTGCTAATTTTTCAAAAGGATACTTTATCCGATTCCGATAAAGTTCATTTTTTTCTCTATCACTCTTTGATTTATTATACGCTATAATTGCATCTTGCGTATCTTGTGTAAAGTATTGTTTATTTTTTCTAGGTCTTGGCATTTTATAATTTGTTTTGGTATTTTTGAATAATATCTTTTAACTCATTAAATACAACACCAACCTCATCATCTGATTCAAATGAACCTCTGATATCTATTTCTTTCATTTCTGATAACATTCTTTCCAAAACTATAAGTGTTTCATCGGTAACATTATCAGTTTCATTTACAGCATCTTCAACTTGTTTAACGAGTTGAGTTCCTTTCCAAATAAAGAATATATTTGAAAGTACTAATAATGCTATGATAACATATAATATATAAATTGATTCCATGTAGTTAAAATATTTTACTAATATACGAAATTATTTTGATAAAACCAAATTATGCTTCACCTTTTTCTCCCCAATAGGGAAAGTTAAGTAGTTCAATTTGTTTTTCTTCTTCTTTTACTTTATTAGATAACTCTTTTATTCTTTCTATAATCCTAGCATCTAAGGTTTCTCCATTAACCAATTTGGTTTCAATTAATTCTTCTACTATCGATTCTAATATAATTTCCAAAGTTGCTATTTTTTGTTCTAATATGTATAGTTTATTCATTCATTAGGGTGTAAGAGAACCAGTTAGTTGATTAACTGCTTCCATAAATTCTTTAAAATCTCTATCCGATTCCGTTTCGTAATCTAATTCACCAAACGCCTTCTTTACAGATTTGTGATGATAACCCATTGCATGTGCCATTCGAACACACATAATCTTATACTCATAAATATTCATATCATCAGGAACATCGAATGAAATGTTCTTAGCTTCCCTATTTAGGGAATCTTCTGATTCGTAACTAAAAATTCCCATAACTATACCAATTTATATCCTTTATCTAAAAGAGGTTGTGCTTTTTTGTATTTAACAAATTCCATATCTCCTTCAGGTGATTGTAACATTACTCTTTCGTTTCTACCTGGCTTCTTTTCTTTTTTGATTTCAGCTGTGTATCTACGAAGTGGTGAACTAATATCAATACCATCAATTGAATCGATTAATCTTTGTGCGGTAATACATTCGAATAAGCCCAAATCATTCATAAACTCATCTTGTGTTTTCCAACTATCGTTGTCCGATGAAAATTCTACCAAACCTAAATTGTCTGTATCAACTGAAAAGGATTTATGTCTAATTGTTTTTCTTACTTTGTTTTTCTTGTGTAAATCTTTTTCAAAATATTGTACCATAGCATCTGATGTTTTTGTTATTGTTGGATTTACCAAAGTTAAATCATCGTAATCACCACCAAACTTAATGGTTACGATTCTCTTATCCATCCCAACATCTAATGCAGTTACTGCAAACTCTTTATCTAATTTAGATATTCTTTCTTTATATAGGTTTAACTCTTCGTTTGTAACGGGAGTTTTTTCAACTCTTTTTACTATCATAATATTTTTCTATTTCTTTAGTTAGGTAATCTACCGAATCTGAACTTCCAACAAATGCTCCATACTTTGAATAGTATTGAATCCATTTATCTTTATCAGACTCAAATTGTTCTTTTAATTGATATATTTCTGGTACGTGAACTTTTATGTAACTCATAATAAATCCTCAGGTGTTTCTCTATAAACTCTGTAACTATCCTCATCAAAGTGTTCAGTCGAAACTTCAAATACAATTGAGTTATCTTCTAATGAAATTAACTGATGAGGCAATCCTCTTTCAATTAAAACACTATCACCCTTCTCTAAAGTTTTACCTTCTAATTTTCCATCTTCTACATTCAACCAATTAAATTGGAATCTTCCTTCTTGCACATACCAACTTTCTTTTTTCTTTAAGTGGTAATGCATTGAGAATCTATTTCTTTCTTTTGTGAATACCAATAATTTCCCACAATACTCTTCATCGTTGTGAATCCATAATTCATATCCCCAATTCTTTTCTACTCTCTTAGGAGCTTTAATATCTACATCTATAATCATTCTGCGTAACTTTGTGTGTTTAACAATCCACTATAAGCACATACACTATCTTTATTAATAAATGGTAGAATAGCAAGTTCTTTTGCTTTTGCTTCCACCATTACATCAACATCAGTACCATATAGTTCGGGTAATTCATTGATGTAATCTGAATGTGCTTGTGGTTTTAATTTTTCATTCTCCTCATGTAATGCTTTACTTTCAGAGTAATGAACAATGGGTTTAATTCCTTTTGGCCAAGTTGAGATTGCTAATTTTAGAGCTTCTTCTTCACTCAATCCACCTGTATTAAATTTGTGGTGGTGATAATCAAATACGATTGGGATACCAATTTTGTTGTGAATATACATTAAATCTTTTACCGAATACATTGATGCTTTATCATCATTCTCAACTGTCAAACGAGATTGAACCGATGGTGATAATCTTTGGAAGTTATCACAAAATCTATCCATAGCAGATTTCTTATCTCCATAAACACCATTGCAATGAATGTTGATTTTGTTATAATGTGATTTTTCTAATCCTAATAAATCAAAAACTTTACCATGTAGTTCTAAATCAGTAATAGTATTATCTACTACTTTTTTATGTGGTGAAGTAAGAACATTGAAAGGACCAGGGTGAGAAGTAATTCTAATTCCATTTGTTTTTGCATAATGACCACACCCCTCTAATATTGTTTTAATTCTTAGGTAATGTGGTGCTGTTTCTAAATCATACTCAGAACCCCATGGAAACATTTCAGATGATAATCTAAATAGTTTGATTCCATTTTCATTATTCCATTTTAAAATATGAAACAAATCTCTTGCGTTTTGTAACCCTAATTCAGTTGCGTAACCAACACCCCTTTCTAAGAATGTTCTTTTAATCATTGAACGATTAGTAGTTACTTTTGGTTTTTGACCTGATAGAGTCATATTAATACAAGCGTATCCTAAATTCATCTTTTGTATGATTTCTTATTTGTTTATAACAAATATACGAAATTATTTTCAAAAAACCAAATTATTTTTAATAAGTTTTAGAATCGAAGTCGGTTGGATAAGAAGTATCTTTATCATTCTTTATGTAAGTCAACCAATAGTTTACCGCGTTTTGATTGTTTATCCACTTACTTCTATCTCCCCAATTAAAGTCAGGTCTAGCATAATATGGTTTTTCTCTCATTACATATTGTGCTCGTTGAGAAGATGATGGTTTTGGTTCATCAATTAATCCATCTCCTGTATTATCATATCCATCAATAGTACCATCACCATCAATATCAACACCTCGTCTTTTTGTATCTTTTTTTAACTCAACACCATCAACGATTACAGCTTCATCAACTTTTTTTTTATCTTCCGTAGTAGTATTGTCAGTTTCAAACTTACTATCTTCATATGGAACATCATCTTCCTCGCCAAATAAATCTTCATTGAGTTCTTCCATATCCATATCGGATACCATATCATTCATTACTTGGTCTAAGGCATGGTCTTCATCCCATTCTTCATCTTCTAACCCATCTGATAATGTGGTATCCCAATCCTTTAATTCACCTTCGGTGTAGATATCAGAGCCCTCTTCAGGTTCTTCACCATAGAGTTCTCTTTTCTCAACTACTTTCTTTTTATCCTTTTCACCTTTATCAACTTTCATTGCGTTGTTGAATGCGATTACAAGTGCAACTGCCAATGGGTCGAATACAAAGATAATAATAAGAATGAACCAGTTTATAATTTGGTCCATAGGTTTATCCAATAATCCACTAAGGTATTGTAAAGGTCCTAACTCCGATGAAACACCTTCTGATGATTCAACATCTAATATTTTTAATTGAATGGATTGTAATGAATCGGCCGCTACTTCTCTTTTTCCTTGAACCTCTTTTCTGTTATCTTCTTCAACCGATATTCTTTGTTGTGATAATCTTAGTTCGGTTGTTGAGATTGTGTTTCTAAATCCAGTTGATGAAGTTGTATCTCTAACTTGGATTCCGGTTGCTTTAGCATTTGAAAGTGTTGAAATATTTTGTGAAATTCTTTCTAATTCAGTATCGTATCTTGCAACGTCATCTGCCCAAAACTTTTCTTTTTGTTGTAGAAATGCTAGTTGTTTTTCTTGAACACTAAATTGATTAAATGTATCTTGAAATGCTGATGTTAGAAATCCGTAAATACCTAATGATGTGATTAGTATTAATATAACCACTGCTCCACTTAGATAGATTCTAAATGTTTTGTTTATTTTTTCCCAATAATTATAAAGATATCCAGCCGTAATTAATTTAGCTAATTCCAATGAACTTGCCATTATCATAACGGAAAATGCTGCTCCTGCAAATAGTTTAGATAAACCAGTTACGGAGAAGAATGCTGCGTTAAATGCTACGAACAACGCAGATAATCCCAATAATAAAGTTCTGAACTTCATTTTACTCTTTCTATGCTAAGTCTACGAGATTTTTCGTAAGTTCGAGTAACCTTTCAATTTGATGTGTTAGTCTTAAAGCTTCTTTTTGGTCTGATGGTCTACTTCCATCTAACATACCTTTAATCACTTTGTTGTGATTTTCTACTCCCTCAATATGAGATAATGCTTTTTGTTTATGTTCTGGTTTCATAATAACTCTATTTGTTAATATATATAAATATAAGAAAATGAAAAAAGGGAGATTTATTCAACCTCCCCTTTACTAAACTAACACCACTAAGATTAAAATTTAATCTTTATCTTTTTACTTTTTCTCTCTTCTTTTTTATCCAAAAGAATGGTAAGTAGACCATTTTCAATTGATGCTTCTGCAGTAGTTCCATCGTAATCTTTTCCTACTTTGAACTTTAGATTTATATTGCCAACAACTGCATTCACATTTTCAGTTTCTGCATTTACTGTAATTAAATCTTCAGTAACATCCACATTTACATCTTTTGGGTTGTGTCCTACAACACTTATAACAATACTTTGTTTTCCATCTTTAGTTGTATTGATGGAATAGTTTCCTTGTTGATGATTTATTTGCATCGGTTGAAATTTAGAATCAAATACCTCATCAAAGAATCTGTCAAATGTTAAAATCATATTTTTTCCTTTTTTTAAGTTAAACATACAATCTATATATTACCAAATCCATACCATTTCATTTTGTATGACAACTTGTCAGTTTAATTAAAAGTTTTCGGAAATATTGTCATACATACCCGTTGATTTTCTATATTCTGAATTTTCTAATCTAGTACTCATATGGTCAGCCCAATGAATAATGTATGGTAAATCAGTTTTTACTTGGAAATCTTCATTATAAGAAATAAAGTATTTCTTAGTTGCATCGTTGTACAATCCATCAGCCATATGAATACCCAATTGTTCTTTCTGAGTATATTTGATTCCATATTGATTCAGTAACCAAAATGCTCTATCGGTTACATCAAAGTATTGTAACTTTGGATTGTGAGTAAAATATTCTTTTTTATTTTTTTGATGCCATTCCGATTCTTGTGGTAAATAATATGGTTCTTTACCATCACCCAACTTTCCTAAATCGTGGTGGAAAGCTGCGAAGAATAATTCTTCATCAGTAAAGTTAATAAACCCACCACTCTCTTCAAACATCTTTTTTAGTTTGTAAGCGTTTCTTGCTACATTCATTACGTGGTCGATATAACCACCAGGATATGCAGAGTGAAAATTAAGTTTACCACTTGCGGGTGCAATAGCAAGTTCAGTTCCCAATTCTTCTGGGGAATACATATGGAGAAGTTTTTCTAATCGTTCTCCACTAAACACTTTTTTAATAGCTTCTATAAACTTATTATAGTTTGCTTCTATTTGTTCTTCTGTATAGTTTCTAATCATTGTTCTATATATTTTCCAGTTAGTGACCTATATAATATTTCTAATTCTTCCTCAGTTGTACAAAATCCAAGTCCATCGAAATCTAAAATTTCAATAAAATATTGACCTGGCTTTAATCCCATATTTACCAACTCTGCATCATCATCGGATGAGTTGGTTACAAATCGGGGTGCATACTTATCATTTCTTTCTTTAGGTAGAGGGAGTGTCCAAAAATAAGGTTTGTCCAGTTCTTCATTATCATCTAAATCCTCCCTATTCTCAATAAAATCTCCAGTACCATTATAATCATTTGAAAGATGTTTTGACCAACCTTGCCTCTTAAAAGTTTCATCGGTTAGTGGTGTTGCTTGTAATCTTACCTTTCTCATTCTAATACGATTCTAATTGTTTCTTCTAAGTCTTGAAATGTTGCTTTTACAATAAGTGTATCGCCAACCATTTCATCTATTGGTGCAATTACTGTATTTATTTCTCCACCAGTTCCACTATATGAAAACTCATTTATAGTCGGTACAATGGTTCCAGCAAATCCAGTTACATAAGTTGTATCTACATCTACCCAATCACCTAATACATTTATAGTTCTTCGAATGAATACATAAGCAGTATCATTTAAAGTCCATTGATGAGATGATTCCCATTCAACTAATTGTGGATATAATGGTTCTTCGTTGTGATTTAAAAGTTTACCTGTAATTCTATGAATTGTTTGAATAGAATTTTGTGTAGAGTTTAGTTCTAATTTATATAATCCTTCATTGGTTGTATCTAATCTACCATCTAATTCCATTGTGTAATTATCGGGTAAATCTGATAATGGGTCATCCGTACAAGATGTTAATGTTCCCAATAACATTAATGAATAAAGAACTAATGCAAACTTTAATAAAAAATTTATACTATCGAATTGTTTCATAATAAATAATCTAAAATAGAATCCCAATCAGGATATTCATTAGGAGAATTGTTGTTTTCCCAATCATATCCAAATCTTAATAATTTACCTTTGAACTCACCAGCTCCATTCTTTAATCTATCATCAATAAGGTAATCACCCATTAACAAATCTTTTCTGTGAGTAGTGAATAATCTTTTGTGAAAGATATTATCGAAGTAATCTTCTAACCAAAATCTTTTATCAGTAAGAGATTGAGGATTACCCCAAGGAGCAGAGGTGGCGATGAATAATTCATACTTACCACTATTGTGTAATTTTTTAATAGCTTCAATAGCACCTTTAATGGGAGGTGCGATTCTGAATAAACCTTGAATGTGGTCAGGATGAGTTTTGTATCTTTCTTCTAAATGTGGATGTTTTTCAAACCAATCTTTGATTGCTTTTCCGAAGTCAACGATGACTCCATCCATATCAATGTAAACTATTTTCTTTTTTATCATATCACTCATTAGAGTACTAATATACAAAATTTATTTGAAACATGCAAGCTTTTTTTGAATTAATTTAACCATAAATTGTAAACAAAATCATATGGTTTGTTTAGTTGTTTTGCTAGTTCTTCAAAACATCGTTCTCTGATGATACTATCACCAACACCAATATATTCGTAGATATCGCTCCCACCAAATAGTTCGGTAACCAAACCAACAAAGGTGGCTTTCTCGTTGATTTCAACTCCCAATTCATCGGTTGGGTAAGTGTTCAAATAAAATTCTTTAATATTCATATCGTTTATGTTTTAAGGTTTAATTAAACTAAGTAATTTGGTCCGTAGTATTCCCACTTATCAGTACCATCAAAGATGTTACCACGAGAATGTTTAGCAGGTCCTTGCCAACCTTGTGGTTTCAACAAATCACCTTTCTTAACTGGAACTCCTTTGTTAACTCCATCAACCATAGAAACAAATCCCCAAGCAGAACTACCATCCCACAAACGGATGTATTTTCTACCTTTATCAACTCTTAGGGGTTCGTAGGGTTTGTAATTAAATTTACTTTCCCAATAGGTTTTTCTCTCTTCGTTAACTTTTTCGAGCCACAAATCAAATTTAGTTTTCATATCTTTTAGGGTTTAATCGTTTTAACTCTTACTCTCAATTACAGTACTAACATACAAAATAATTTTGAATTATGCAAGTCTTTTCTTAATTATTTTTGAACTTTTTCAATCAATTCTACCAACTCTTTAGCGAACATCTTTGTGTTCCAAGAGTAGTATGTGTCAGTTGAATTGATATTCAAATTGATTTGAGGAACTTTCAATCGGTAACCATTGTAATCACGAGTACCCCCCGAAGTGTTGTATCGGTAACCTGCCGCTGATGTCCATTTGGTACAACTCCAATTTGTTACATCGTTTTCAATTCCTAACTCAGTTAGTAGTTCACCAACTTTGTTGAGGTTTGGCATTCTTGAATTTTCACAAATACCCAATCCGGCTTTCTTACGAAGGGCGTTTAATGTCTTTTGGTTTTTCATATCTATCTCTCAATTACAGTACTAACATACAAAAAAAAGTTGAGAAATCCAAGGGAAAACTCAACTTTTTTTAATTATTTTTAATTTATTTTTACTGATAATTACTCAACAATCGTAGTAGTTCATCCAATGCTTCATGTCTGTGATTATCTCTCAGATGAGTTGAATAAACATATTGTGAATCCTTTACTTTAGGAACTTCATGTATTGCCGAATCATTTGAAAACTTCAAATCGATTTGTTGTGGGTCTCCTGTTAAAATCATTGTTGAACCCTTACCTAATCTACCTAATACCATTCCTAATTGTGGTTTAGTTAGGTTTTGAAATTCATCTACAATCACAATCGAGTGTTCAAATGTTCTTCCTCTGAAATGTGAAAGAGAAACTAATTCAATATCTTCGTTCTTTTCCATCTTCTCTAAAATCATAGGTTTGTTATAAACCTTTCTCATATTAGAACGAATTGGAACTAACCAAGGTTCCATCTTTTCATTTAGTGAACCAGGCAGATATCCATTATCTTCGTTTGATACCGTTGGTCTTGTTATTACAATCTTATTTACCTGCCTCGTAAAAAACATATCTAATGCTATTTGTACTGCTAAAAGGGTTTTACCGGAACCTGCTTTTCCCATTATAAAATTGTAAGGATGATAAAGGATTGCTGTTTTTGCTAACTTTTGTTCTTCAGACAAGGTTATATCAAATTTGATTTTACCTTTTGGTGGAACTTTTGTAATGTTCTCTGCCATGTGTTTTAATTAAATGTAGTTATCTTATGCGATTTTTTAGTTGGGGTTTTAATCTTTGGTGGAATTGATTTCTGATACTTTACAATCTCAGCACAAATCTCATACTTTTCCAATCGTTCACACAAATTTAGTAATCGTTGTAAAACCAATAAGTAATCTTTCTTTTCCACAACCGAAACAACACCATCGATTGTAAATTCAATCAATACAACTGAGGGAAGATTTTGTTTGTGGGCTTGAATAACTAAAGAAAGGGATTGGTTAAGAAAATCATCTCCATAGGAATTTAAATACTCATTCAATGTGGTATTATTAAGAGAGAAGTATTTTCTCCATTCAACATTTGCTAAAGGTCTTTTTTTCAAAGTGCGAAATGTTTAGTTGTTACTATTATAAATATAATAAAAATTAGATTTAACTTCTATCTCTAGGTCCACCACCACCAACATCACCATAGCCGCCAGAACCTCCAGAACCTCCAGAACCCCCAGAACCTCCAGAACCTCCAGAACCACCATTGTTACCTCCACCAGGTAATGGTTCACCATTATCCCGATTTACCAAATTCCAAGATTCTTCTTCTTCGAACCAAGTCCAAGTTTTTCCATTATAGAAAACTTCTTCTTCATCTTCTACACCCCTTCTACCAATTGGTGGATATAAGTTTGGATTTGGGTCAATTGGATTTCCATTGTTATCTAATTCTTCTTCAATCTTTTTAGATGGTTCATCATCACTAATATCAGCGTTTTGTGGAATATCTTTAAAAGTACCTAATTGTTCAGCTGGTATTAATCGTTCATCGAAATTATTAGATGGTTTCGCAACTGCCCAAGAAATATATCTTAATAGTTCGATATCAGTATATGTGGGATTAGCTTGTAATCCCTTTACTGCATCTTTTTCGTAATTGGAATGAACAAATAAATTTCTAATTACCTCTACATAACTCCTTTCAGATTCCTGAACCGATGTTAAATCTATATCTGTGTTTAACTCAGCTATCCTTAAAAGTTCTACCTTTTCTTTTAAGGGTTTAATATCAATTACTATAATATTTTTTTCATCTATAATATCATTTACACCAAATGGGTTTCCAGTAGAGTAGTTATTTGTTAATCTTTCGTAAAAGTTTTTTGTTACAAATAATCGGGGTAGTGATTCTTCACCATCTTTCAAACAAAGAATAAAATTGAAATCAACCTCCTCATCACTAATTACATTTAGCTTTGATAAATCGTATTTAGGGATATCCACAAAGTTTTGGGGATATTCACCAAATAATCTTATTTTATCAATTTCTTCAAAATTACCAACTGTTTGTTTTTCAATAACATTTTCTACACTAATACGTTCTCTAATGTTTTTAGATGCTGGTTTTTTTGTTGGGGTTAATGGTTTAGATACAGAAGATACCTCATCCAAAGTAGTTTTTTGTGGTTTTGGTTGAGGTGGATTACTTTCTTTTGGTGGTGGTGTAGGAATTGGTGGGGGTGATTTGGGTGGACTTGGTGTATAACCATTATTACCACTATTAGTGTTACCACCAGTAGTAGTTTCATTAAAACCAATAAGTCCTCCTGCGTTATATGCTGGTTCAGCCATTATAATTCCTTTCTATATAAATATTCGAATTTAAGAAAGATTAGATTCCGTTATTACCTTCATCATAAAACTGAACATTTACTCCAGCTTCTTCGAACATCTTCCAACTCCTTTCAGCGGATTCTTCCCACTTAGGTCCTTTTGCTCCACCACCTCTTTCACAAAAGATTCTTACGATTCCAGCATTGATAATTCCTCTAGCACAATCAGAGCAAGGGATACCACAACTTAGATACATTGTACATCCTTTAGTAGAAACTCCAATTCGAGCTGCGTTATATATGGCATTTCTTTCAGCGTGTTCAAACCAAAAATATTTCTCTGGCCTTTCTTGTCTTTCTTTTATTGTATCATCAATACCTCTGGGAAATGAGTTGTAACCTGTTGATACAATTTCTTTATCTTTACCAACTATTACTGCTCCAATCTGAGTTCTCTCATCTTTGGATTTGAGTTTAATTTGGTGTGCTAAATTTTGAAAGTATTCTACCCATCTCATAATAATAAGTATTTATAACTCAAAGATGTTTCCGTTTGAAGTTAATTTACCAAATCTACCATCTTTCATCACCGAACCATTTGAGAAGATAGTATCTAATCCACTCAACTTCATTGTTCCCTGATTGATAATATCTTGGTGGTTGTGGATGTGTCCAAATAAACATAATTTTGGATTTACTTCCATTACTCTATTGAGAAGGGATTTATCACCACACCTTTCTAAATTTCCAGCTCTATCAAATGATAAATCTAAGATACCCTTTGGAGGTCCGTGGGTGATAACAATATTCACATCTTCATCAATAGCTTTTCTCCAAATTCTTTCCAACTTAGTTCTATCTTTATTAAAAGCCCAACCATATCCAAATGTTGGAGTATGAGGTGAACCAAAGATTTTTAATCCTTCAATAGTGATACTTTCATTTTCCAAATAGATAATTTTGTGTCTTTCAAAATCTTCTTTGGTTACGAATTTGTTTTCAATAGAAGTATCGTGATTTCCAGCAACAAATATCTTTAAAGGTATCTTTAGTGAACGATACCAATCAATAAAACCTCTTACCTCAGCTTCGTTATTGTAAGGGTCTTTTGGATTAGAACAATCCCCACTAAAAATCACCATATCAATATCAGTTGGAACTTCCAACAAATTGTGATAAGTGTGTGTATCTGATATGTGCCAGATTCTCATATTAAATTCCGATTACCAATTCTTTATTTAACCAACCAATGATAAGTTCTAAATCACCATTGAGGTTTCTATTGTGTGTTAACTTAATATAGGGTAGGATGTAAATCTGCCCCCATACCAAGTAAGTATTAAATTTTATTTTGCCCATTTACCTCTTTGTACTAATTGAGAGATTATACCATAAACTGATAAATCCTCATAAGTATCTTGAATATTTTCACCAACCTCATCGGGTTGACCTTTTACAACTAACTGAAGTAATCTTTGGATTTTATCATTCTTTCTAAACCACAAACCCGTCAATGCTACTTTAACATCTTCTTCGGTTTCCAAAGATGAACCAACTGAAATGTTGCCTGGTCCATAATTTCTTTGTTTCTTACAAAAGGTTTCATACATCTCATCTAAAATTAGTTTAAACTCTTTACAAGTTTCTGGGTAGGTTCTTTCACAAAATTCTACTGCGGTTTCTCCGTAAGGTACTTTATCTTCCATATATTCTATTTGATGTTTATCCACAAATATACGAAAAATATTTTACAATTCCAAACACTTTCAACTAAATTTTCAAAAAGTGAAAAAAGTTCAAATTTTTTTTATGTTTGGTGATTTTGGTCTATATGTATTATACGAACATACGATACTCTAAGGTGAAGCTATGAGTCTAAACGCTTCCAAACTTCAATCAGAAACGATTGTTGGACCGAGCAAATATTCTTTTTGATTTTTCGGACACAGTGACACGGTGCAAGACAAGACAAGTGTTAAATAAAAAAATTAAAATAAAAATTTAGACAAGACAACTAAAGCACTTCATAGTTAAATTGGTCTATTCTTCTTACTACCCTATATACTCTACTTGTCGGGTCGTTAGAATCCAATTCATCTCTTTTTATTTCTGCTTCAGATTGAGTATCATACTCATCAATAGTATCATCTCCATTTAATTTATAAACCCAAATCTGTCTTTTTGCCCAAGAAGGGTCTCCAGTATTAGTATCTACTGGTATTAATTGTTTTTGTACTGCAAATTCTTTCATAGTTCTACTCCTCTTTTTTGAAGTTCTCTTTTAATCATTTGTTTTTTCTTCTTATAGGAAGGTGTGCCATATAACTTTATCAACTCTTCTGTTCCTGCCCCACTCAAAGTATAATGCTTCCAAAACCATTTATTGATTTGTCTGCCATTTTTATCTCTAAGATATTCCTTTGTACTTGGTTTTAATTTTGCTGGCATTATATTAATTTGTTTTCTTTTAAATAGTTGAACATATCGTTTCCAATCATTGAACCAAAATCTACATCCGATTGATAGTGAACTTTTGCAGTAACTCTACTCTTTGCTATATCTCTACCTAACCTCAAAATCTTTCCTCTATGTAAAGGATTTTTGTAAGCTAAATAATTGGATATCAGAATACCTTGAGCTGCGTGTCCAGAAGGATAAGATGGTGAATCTGATGTTGTATCTTCGATTTCGTTAGTATCTAATTCTATATTAAGTAAAGGTGCTAATTTGTAAGGCCTCGGTCTATTGTAGTGATATTTTAAATCTAATATCACACCACTAGCAGCATCTTTTAAATCTTTTACCATTTCTTTTGGGAAATCAATATCTAATTCTTCACATAAATTTTTAAAAGATTCTTTCACTTTATCCATCTTCAAAGTAAATTCATCATTAGATGGTATTTGTGATAATCTAATTAATTCCTGCATTGTTCTCATAGATTCGTTTTTATATGGAGGCATATTTTTATACCTCTCATACTTAAACCCAGAAAAAATAGATTTAGGAATTTCAGCAATACGGTCAGCATGTTTTGGTTCAACCGAATCATTATTGGTCAATCCATAAATCTTTCCCACATTTTTGAAATCATATACTAACATACCTATAAATATATTATTCTATAATAATAGTAGTTTTTTGGATTTCTTCTTTAGATAAAATTAATATTAAGTTTAATTCTCCTTTAGGTAAAGATTTTGTATAAAGGATTTTAGTATTCAATCCCATTGTTGGCATGAATGATTCTTTTGATATTACTGAACTATTTTGGTGTGATATAATCAACGTATATTCTTCAGTTGTTGATACCTCAAATGAGAACTCTTGTCCATCAACCACTTTAGATATTGATTCCTCAAATATCATTTCGTATTGTGGATATGGTTCAACAACCATTAACTCATCAGGTTGACAAGATACCAAAATTAATAATATAAATAATAATATCTTTCTCATTTTATAATTACATTTATTATATTAGCATTTACATCAACAACTTCTGATTTCTTAACCGATACCAATCCTAATGTTGATTCAAATGATTGTATTGGTTTAAAATAAATTTTATATTGAACGCCGCTGTTTAAGGTTAGAGAACCATCAGTTGATATAGAACCCACCTTAACATAAGAACTCCTCTTAGCATCAAAGCTATTCATCATTGTATTAGTTTCTAACTTATCATATTCTACTCGTTCATTATCAAACCCAATTCTAAATTCAGAACCAATTAGATTAAAATTATTCTCAGGCAAATCTAATGTAATGATTATATGTTCTTCAGTTTTTTCAATATCTAAATCAACCTCTAACGAAGTATTGTTTTGAGTAGATGAATTTCTTACACTCATCATTCTTGAAGATATAGTAGATTGGGTAGCGGGTGAAGTACCTGTTTGGGGAGCAGAATGTGAAAGGTTTACATCACCTATAAAAGAAACCTTATACTCTAAAGTTTGTATCGTATCTATAAGACTAAACGTAAACGATGTTGATGGTGATTTATTTGTTTGTGTTTTCCAATTAGTAGTTGTAGTATTATCATATTCTGATTTAGGAACTATTCTCATTATATCATATAAACTTCCATCAAACGGAGTATCACCACCAGTCAAAAAAGATAATCCTATTTGACTATCTTGAAAATCAAATTCACCATCTTGGTTAACATCTGAGTTTTGTAATTGGACTCCATTCAAATCTCCTTTTAATCCACCATTAATTCCACCACCAGCTAATTCGTTAAATCCTGCAACTACATCTGCAACTGTAATATAATCATCCATAAATTCTTCTGCTGTCCATCCTTCTATATTGGTAGATGGATTCATAAATGATACTTTATGTCCTTTGTATATTTCAACATCTTCAAATGAGAAATCTGCTTTTATTCCATAGAATCCATTTGCATCTCTTATATAAGATGAAAAGGTTGAACTTGTGAAATCAAATTGAGTATCAGTATAGATGTAATAATTTGCCCAATAGATATCATCTGACATATAAGTTATTTCACCATCCCATAAATCAAACAACTTTAATTGTTTCAAATCAGTAAAAGTAAATCCACTTGGAAATTCTCTTTTATCAATACCAACCCTGTATCGTTTGTTAGTTGTATCATAATCATAAACCACACACCACTCCGTCCAACCACCAGTTGTAGTTGCCTTCTTACCATCTGCCATTTTGACTAAATTTAGATAATCAGTAATATCCTTACTACCATCATCATCTAAATAATAAGAAGAGTTCATTGTAGATGTATTCAACCATTCAGTTCCATCTTGTGCAGAAGTTCCATCATAGTAAACTCTGAATCTATATTCTTCTGGTGCTAATTGAGAATGGAATTCTAAATCTAAATCTACTTCAGGACTTATTGGTTCTTCTTCTGGTTCTATATTAGTTACTTTAAGATACTGTGTTTGGTCACCAACATAAAACACATTAGCATTACTTGGAGGTGAGTACATAAAGTACATATAATCACCACCTGTATATTCTTGCCATTTTGTTTCAAAGAAGTACCATTGTCCTGATGTTAAGGAAACATCCACAGAGGATGCACCACAACAAGGTCTAAATAGTTTTAAGTCTCCATCTATCCATAAACCACTACCATCATCTGATTGTAGGGTAAATCTGTAAGTTCCTGTTTCTTGTGGTTGAAACCAACCATAGTGATAAACGGCATAAAAATCATTCCCCCATCTGGAAGGTCTACCTCCTTTTAATCCTTCACTTGAATTAGCTACTGCTTCACCTTCATGTGTTAAAGATGTACCAGGGTGATTTACATCTAACATTGCTTGTAACTCGGTTGCGTTATCAGCTAATCCACTATATGTGTATCCATTATAGGTTGAACTATAACCATTCCCATAGTGAGTTTTATAGGATTTGTAATTTACATATCCTTCACCACTTTGTCCAAAAACTAAAGTGGGTAAAAATAATAATATGTAAAGAAGTTTTTTCACTATTTGTTTGGATTATCAATTCTAAAATATATAGAACCTCCAATGTAAGGTCTTAATCTTCCTACATTAGTTTCTTTATCTAACAAATCATTTCTGAAACCAACATCTAAACTAAACATTTTATCTTTAGGTGTTTTGTGAATTAACTTTATATTTGCTCCACTAAAATAATTTTCAAAATCGTATTGATAACCAAACCCTAAAAATAGTTTTTTCTCGTTGACGGGAACTTCAACAAGTCTATCTACTACTTTATCCACATATACTTTTTTAGTAATTGGTATTTGTTTTTCAACAATTACTTCTACTGGTACTTCTACTTTAATTGTATCTCTTTCGATTTGTGTAATGTATTTTGGTACATATATTTTTTCTTCTATGATTTTATCTACATAGATTGTATCAGTAACAACTACTTCTACTTCTTTTACTACTTCTACATATTCTATTTTAGCTGGTCTTTGGTATTGTGTAGTATATCCAATAAACCAAAATCCGATTACTAATAAACAAAGTAACCATACAGAAATTTCTATTTTTTTATTCATAATTAAAATGGTATTTTAGAACCTATCATAAACGAGTTTAATATCGGTAGATATTCACTCGTACTCATTATAACTGTCCACCCTACATTGAACGAAAATCTATTAGTTAATTGTATTGTGAATGGGTTTGCTACTATAACCATTAAATCTTTATTGATTGTAGAAAAATCTACAATATCAGTTTCTTGCATTTGTGTATATGATAATGGAGAACTAACTCCAACCAATGCTGGTGAATACATTATTCTATCAGTTATTTTTATCATATTAGAATAAACAACATTATATCCTAACATCCAAGACTTAGGAAGTTGTTGCCCTAATTGGTCTTTACCCGTCATATAAGAATAGTTAATACCCACACCAACAGTTCCCCACTTACCTAATGGTTTCATTCTACTTGCTGATGCTGATATAGCATTCATCTTATAGTTTCTCATATAAGAAACCGAAACACCATCTACCCATGTTACTTCGTAATTATCATTCATAGTAACACCTGATGTGTTAAGTGAAATGTTTGCTTGTTTAAGATTATCATATATCATAAGATTAGCACCATAACTTCTATCACCAAAAATAGAACTCATAGAAGCACCGATATTAAGAACCGCATTATAATCCAAAGTAAGAGCTTGTTGAGCCATCATATCCGCCTTTAATTGAATAGGCATAAACTTTTTTTCCTTTTCATCTTCCTCATCTTCTTCATCTTCACCATCACTTTCTTCGGATTCTTCTTCATCATCCTCATCAGATTCTTCCTCATCTTCCTCAGATTCTTCTTCACTCTCTTCTTCTTCTGATTCCTCCTCACTCTCTTCTTCGGATTCTTCTTCTGAACTTTCTTCTTCCGATTCTTCTGATGATTCCTCTTCACTTGATTCTTCCTCTGAACTTTCTTCAGATGACTCTTCTTCACCTTCTCCTTCACCTTCACCAGAACCTTCTCCTTCTCCTTCACCAGAACCTTCTCCTTCACCTTCACCCTCTCCACTACCTTCTCCTTCACCTTCACCTTCACCGGAACCTTCACCAGAACCTTCACCTTCTCCACTACCTTCTCCACTACCTTCTCCACTTCCTTCGCCAGAACCTTCTCCACTACCTTCTCCACTACCTTCTCCACTACCTTCTGAACCACCTGATGAACTACTTCCATCACCACCACCGTCTGAACCACCTGACGAACTTGAAGATGAACTACCAGAATCCCCTCCAGACGAACTTGATGATGAACTACTACTTGATGAAGATGTGTTGCTAGTTGATGAGGTATTTGTATTGGTTGTGTTTGTAGTGTTATTTGTGGCGTTATTCGCTGCGTTTTGTGCGTTGGTAGTTTGAGTTTGTGCAGCTGAACATGGGGAGAGTGCTTGCCACCAAGCATAAGTAGTCATCAACCATTGGTGTAATTCTCCGTTTACATATTCTTGATATGTAAATACTCTAACTTTATTATAAAATGAAACAACTGCCGAACCCGTTTGAAAGTTGGCAGTTACTACTTGTACTTCACCAGTACATCTATCTACAAAGGTTTGTGTAAATGTCTGTCCGTAACTAACTTGTGTTACGAATATAAAAAATAGTATCGATAGTAGTTTTTTCATCCATTAGTTTGGGAAGATTCCTTTTCGTATCATTCTTGCCACAATTCTTGCTGAAGCTGTTTCTAATGCTTTACGAGTTGCAACTCCGATACCTGATTCTCTAAATGCGATTTCATCTACATCTAAACCAATTAAACCTTCTTGAGTTTTAACAGTCTTAGCATCTCCTAAACCAGAACCTACCAAGTATCTACCAGTTTCAGCATCGGTAAATCTTACTTGTAATCCTAAACGAGTTGTTTGAGTTTGTTTAGAACCTTCTTTAAGTGAAAGTACTTCATCTTCCGATACTGAGAAATCGTATATCTCAATAGTTACAAAGTATTCAGCAAGAGTAATCTTACCCATACCATAAACTTTATTTTCAGATACACCTTTACGAGAAGCAACCCATTGTGATTTCATTCTATCTTTGATTGCAGATTTTTCTTCAACAAATTCAAATCTATTTGTCCAATCCAAATATTCGATTACAATGTTTGTAAGTCCTAAACCCACTCTACCATCCCTTAATTCAGGATAAGTTTCGTAGAGAGCATCTGAGATACCTACATCGAGTAGTGCAACAGGCAACATATCACCATCATAATCCGAAACATCATCAATTGATTTTTTCTTTTCGAATTCAGCAACATATTCTTCTGCTTTAATACTTCCAACTTGCGCAAATGTGGTTTGTGTTAAAAATACACATACCAACAATAGTAATAATTTTTTCATTATTCTTCCTTATCAAATATTTTCATTAATTGTCCGATTACAACGGACATACCTATAACGATTGCAGATGTTATTATAAACACATCTAATAATCCCATTATTTTTCCCTCATATGTTTTGTAAGATTAGGGTATAAATTTAATAGTTGATTATATACCCAACTATCAATCTTACTCAATATATCAATTATTTTTTTCATAATTAACAACAATAATCAAAGATACCAAATGTTGCATTTGCTACATCTGCTTCTCCTGATATTAATCCGTATAATAATCCCGTCATTCCTACATAAAACAATACCAACAATATAGCAATCCAAATGCTAAAAAATACTGCTACTATTTTTTCATTAACAGTTTCGGCATCATTCCACATATCCACCATCGGCATAGTGTTTAGTTCCCAAAAATTTCTAAAGAATTTTAACATAATCATTTAATTTAATATTAACAATATATAACTTATTACCAATCTATTTCTTCTTCTTTTTCCTTCTTTTCTTTAACAGGAACTTCTTTAATAATTGTTTTAGTTTCTGTTTTTTGTTCAGGAATATTGATAATGATTTCAGGTCCACTTACATTGACCTCTTGCTTTTGTTCAACTTGAACTTGTTCTGTTTTGGTTTCTTCTTCATCTCCAATACCAATGAATGTTTTTACTTCATCCATAAACATTGTACCCAAACCAGTTAGGATAACCCCTGCACCAGTTATGATTTGATTTTTCAATTGTCCGAAGAACCCTACTTCTTTTTCTTCACTCATAATTTTATATTTAGTTGTTTACTACGATTGAAGTTATACCTATGATATCGTGATTATCATCGGTCAACTCTAAAGTATAACCATCGTTTGATAAAGAAGAAACATATACTTTAAGAATATTATCTCCTTCGTTTGCTTGTAACTTTTCTTGAGATATAAGTTCTTTTCCTATATCTCTAATTTTAACTCTATAAGTTCCCGTATAAGGAAGTTTGATATTCATCTTAACTTCATCGGTTACGATTGTTGATTCTACTTTAATACCTTGTAAATCACCAATAACCAATGATTCAGGAACCTCTACTGTATTATCAATAGGAGAAAGGATTTCATCCTTAACACATCCCATTAATAAAACCAAAGATAATAATACTAATACTTTTTTCATATTTACTCCATTATAAATTTAATTTGTGTACCATCTGCTTTAACACCTTCATTAACTTTGAAAGTAATTAAACCTGATGTGTTTTGTAACTGTACGGTTGGTGTAAAGATTAACTTATAAGGAGTACCTGTCTTAACAGTTGCCTCAAAGTTTTGGTCAAAAGAACCTATATTTATTTTTCCATTTTCTTCAATGTGATTTGAGAAGTTGGTCATTGTATTACCAGTATCAAATATTACATCATCTAATACTAATCTCGTTCTATCGTAAACAATGTTAAACTGAGCACCAATCATTTCCTCAACCTCCGAACCTATTGTGAAGATTACTTGACCATCTTTTAATTCAGATGTTAAATCTAAATTAGCAGTTTCAGGATTAAGTTTTGCACCCCTTGCCATCATACTTCTTTGAGTAGTAGTTGATTGTGCTGAGGTTGGTATATCCGCATTAGTTGATGTTGGTTCAAATCCATGTGAGAAGTTTACATCACCAGAAATTGCATGAGCAAATTGGAACGATTTATCACTATCAGTTGGTTTGAATGTTGGTGAAACGGTTGCTATACCATTTACTTCATCACCAAAAGTAGATTTGATACCACTTACATTATACACTTCACCTGTTTTTGAAATGAATGTTGTATTGGTAGATGTTACACCTTGTAGATAAGCAAGTATCTCATACGAATCATCAAAGTTTATATCACCACCATTTGGAATAGAAGTACCTACAACATTCGCTAAAATACTTTGAATGTAATAATCAAATGTAGTTGAAATACCATTTGGAGAATCGCCTGCTCCTATTGCTTCTGCAAACACCAATGATAAATCAGATACAGTTACTACATTATCTAAATACTCTTTAGATGAATCAATTGAAACATATAAATCATACTCAACATCATTTTCCAAACCAGTTACAGTTGCATCACCAGCAGCATCAAAGTTACCACTTGCTATTGGATTAGTATTTTCACCTTTGTTATAAATTGTATAAGAGAAATCACCACCATCACCAATATTATTTGTGATTACATTCGATGATACTGAAATAGAAACATTACCAGCATCACCACCTTGAATACCTGTTAACCCTATATTAGATTGACCAGTTACATCAATCTGAGTACCATCTGCTTCTTTATAGTTTGCCCAATTCACATTGATTAAATTAGTATAATCAGTATAGTTTGAATTTGCCTTATCTTTAATCTTATAAGATACCTTCATAATCTCATCACCATTTTCCAATGAAGTTACATCTTGATAAGTTACCCTTTGTACTGACCAATCAGCATTTGTTCCATAGGTAGCATCTCCACTTAACCAACTTAGATATTGCCCATCAAAATCAGTTTGGTCTTTTTCAGAATCAATAGTAAACTTATATCCATTCCAAGTGTTTACTGCTTTTTGTGAAGAGTTAGATGTTGGTTGCCAATCATTTTCAATAACATCCAATAACTTATTGTTATGTTGTATATCAAACTGATAAAGTGTCGCATCTGGCATATCATTACCATTAACATCAGTTCCTTTAAAGTATTGATATTTTACAATTAAAGTATCCCCTACTTGGGTTACTGTATTTACTCTCGAATAATCCATACGAGATTGTCCAAAGACACTTAGTGTACACAATACACTAACTAATAATGTTAAAATTTTTTTCATAATAAATCTTTAATTATTTCTACTAAAACCTTTTTTACAGCACTTGATGCCGTTTGTTGATTAAACGAACCATCTGATGCTACCACCAAAGTGGAGTTAGATATTTCTTTACTCACTCCTTTTTTAGTAACTCGTTTCTTTACTTTCTTACCAACTTGTAATTCTCCTATTGCAATGATTTGAGTTGCTGATACCTTATTATGATATACACCAATACTCTTACCAATATTCTTTACATCAAAGAATACAAGTCTTATATTAATTTGTGTTTCTGCGTATGGGGATAAATCGTAATCCAAATCCATAAGAAGTTCTTCGGTAATATTACGAACTCCCATAGCAAGATTTGCATTACCAGCGAAAGGTCCTAATCGGATTTCGTTTGTAACATCTCCTACCTTTATTTCTTGTGCGGATATACTTGATACACCCAATATTAAGAATAAAACAATTCCTAAAAATCTTAACGCATACATAAAATGCCTACTTTATAGTTAAAGTAACCAATTGTATAACTTAATAATAAAACGATTTATAAAACACCAGAGGAGAACCCTCCGATAAACTTAATTGAGATAACGATTATACTCGTTGAGTATTAGATACTATACAATGAGTATTTGTTATAAATATAAGTAAGTATTAAATACCAATAGATTTTAGTCTTAGAATTTCATCCTTAATCTTTTGGTTAAATGGAGTCCAATTAAAATTGGTCAACATCCACTCTCTATAATGAGCAGGAATCTCTCTAACCTCTCTACCAGCATATTTACCAAACGGCATCTTAACTGATGGTGATGCAGCGGCTTTTTCATATGGTGATGGTTCACCTTCTATATGCAAACCAATCTCTTTTATAGGGATACCTGTTAGTAGTTTCTTTCCTTCACCATACATACTCCACCTTCCCTTATCTTCTTTGAAGTAGATATCTTCAACCTTTCCAAACTTTGGAACTGCTCCTACGAAATCTACAACCAATCCTTCTGATTTGTTTGGATGGATACGAGTAACTCTACCAACAAATTGATACCACCAACTCAAAGAAGCAGTAGGTCTACCAGTTATGATACAATCTAATTCTGGATAATCAAATCCAACTGATAAGATATTAACTTGAGCGATGCATCTTAACCTACCAGCTTTGAAATCTTCAATAATCTCTTTTCTTTCCGAAGTTGGCATATCAGAGTAAACTGCTTTACAACTTGGAATCATTGTAGTTAATTCTTTAGCCTCATCGATTGAAGGAACTGCTATTAAGATTGATTTTCTATTGTATAGTTCTTCAACCTTCTTTACAATCTTAGAAGATATCTTTTGATTCTTATATGCTCTTTTTATAGATGAATTAGAATACTCAGCACCAGTTGTATTGTAAACCAAATCACCAGTATTGAAATCATAGGATTGATATTCTAATCTACTCCAAAACTTTGATTCAACCATTTGTTGAATTTGGGCAACATGAATAATCTTTTTAAAGAAGTTACCTTTCTTAGAACGATTAGTTAACATAACCAACTTAGAGAAAGGTTTACCATCTTCACCCATATTGGTTTGAAGTTTGAGAGGGGTAGCAGTTAGACCTAAAGTATGGATGATACCAGCTCCCTTTAAGAATCTTCTTAACATTCCATTTGGTTCTCTGGGAAACCTATCGCACTCATCGATGATTACTTTAGATATTCCATACTCTTTGAATTTATATGCTATATTAACAATAGAACCAATAGTAGCATATGTTACATCACCAATCTCTTTTTCACCCATTGAAGCGGAATAGATAGTTGCTTCACCACCTAAGTTAGTAAACTTCTCATAGTTTTGTTCTAATAATTCTTTTGATGGTTGAATAACAAGTACCTTCTCTCCCACACCTTTTGCTATATGAGCAATAACAATTGATTTACCGAAAGCAGTAGGTGCTACGATAATTGATGGAACGGGTTTATTTTCAGAAAAATATTCAATACCCTTTCTAACAGGTTCTATTTGATTATTTCGTAATGTTAACATTCGTAATACTTATATATGTATATACATAAATATACAATTTTACTAATATACGAAAAAAAATTGACATATACAAATATTTTTTATTAACATTTTTTTAATATTTTCCAAATATTATTTGGATATTAAGAAATTTATTCGTATCTTAGTATCAAAATATGTACAAGTGAAATTTTGTTTTTCAAAGTTCATTATACATATTCAAAGAAACCCCTTTATGGGGTTAAGTTATATTAATTAGTTATATTATTTATGAACAAAAATCAAGCAATTATGAAGCAATTTTTGATTGGGTTATTGATGGTTTTCACCTCAATGACCGGTTTCGCACAAATCACTGGAACAGTGGTAGATGCAGAAACGAATGAACCCCTACCAGGCGCAACGGTAGTAATCAAAGGGACCCAAAATGGTACAACAACCGATTTTGATGGTCTCTTTTCTATTTCTGGGGCATCCGCTGGTAACACTTTAGTAATTTCTTTTATTGGTTTCCAAACAACTGAGGTTGTTGCTGTGAACGATATGATTGTAAATTTACCAACTGCATTAAATCAGTTAGCTGAAGTGGTGGTTACATCAGGGGTAATTGATGTAGCAAAAGTAAGAGAAACTCCAGTAGCGGTATCATCGATATCACCAGCTGAGATTTCTCTAAAGGTTGGTAACCAAGAATTCCCTGAAATTATGAATAAAACTCCAGGGGTTTATGCTACTAAACAAGGTGGTGGTTATGGTGATTCAAGAATCTCTCTTAGAGGATTTGACCAAAGAAATACATCTTTCCTTATTAACGGACAACCCGTTAACGATATGGAGAACGGATGGGTATATTGGAGTAACTGGCAAGGTTTAACCGATGTAGCATCAGGTATCCAAATCCAAAGAGGTTTAGGTGCATCTAAGTTGGCAGTTCCTTCAGTTGGGGGAACTGTTTCCATTTTTACTAAAGCCGCACAGAAAACTGAAGGTGGTAAAGTAATTCAAATGGTTGGTAACGATGGATACACCAAAACAGGAGTTTCTTACAACACAGGTAAGAATGATAAAGGATGGGCATCATCTTTCTTATTATCTAAGTGGGCTGGTAACGGATATGTTTACAACACTTCAGGTGAAGGATGGACTTACTTCGCTGCAGTTGGTTACGCACCGGAAGGTTCAGACCATGAATTGAACTTTTCATTCTTAGGTGCAGGTCAATGGCACCATCAAAGAGATGTTTGGGTATCTATTAGAGATTACCAAAACTTTGGTGAAGAAGGAATTGACCAGAGATGGAATTCTAATGGTGGTACACTAAATGGAGAAGAGTATTCTTTAAGAAGAAACTTCTACAACAAACCATTAGCAACTTTCAACTGGGATTGGAACATTTCAGATAACCTTAAATTAGCAACATCATTATATGGTTCTGCTGGTAGAGGTGGTGGTACAGGTCCTCGTGGTAACAACTATCGTGCAGCTGCAACTGATATCTTACCTTTCAGAAAAGACCTTACAGAACACTACTTAGAAAATGGTAGAGGTTCAAGAGATGCAAATGGATTCATCGATTTCGATGCAATCGTTGCAGCTAACCAATCAACTACTGAAGGATATACAGGTGATATCTCAGCATTCCAAGGACAACTTATTGGTTCGAATGGATTCAGAGATTCTAATGTAAATAGAACAGTATTGGTAAGAAGAGCATCTATGAACTCACACAACTGGGTTGGTGGTATCTCAAACTTAGAAGGACAATTTGGTAAATTCAAAACATCTATTGGTGTTGATTTAAGAAGCTATACTGGTTATCATTATAGAGTTCTTAATGATTTAATGGGATTAGATGGTTATTACTCAACGGGTAACAAAAACTCTAACGGTCAAATCATCAATACTTTAGTTGAAGCAAATCCTTTTCAGAATACAGGTCTAAACGGTCCGAAGATTGATTACTACAATGTTGGTAAAGTTGGATGGCAAGGTCTTAATGGTTTAGTAGAATATCAGGGAGATAAATTAACTGCAGTAGTACAAGCAGGTTTATCTAACCAAGCATTCCAAAGAATCGATTATTTTGACCAACCAGGTAACCCAGAATCAGATGTTCAAAACCAAGGTGGTGGATATGTAAAGGGTGGTGCTAACTACAATATCGATGAGAAATCAAATGTGTTCTTTAACGCAGGTGTAATTTCAAGACAACCTCAGTTTGATGCAGTATTCCCTAACTTTGCTAATGAAATTAATCCAGATTTACAAAACGAAGAAATTCGTTCATTTGAATTGGGTTATGGTTTTATTGGTTCAGATGTATCGTTTAACATTAACGCTTACACAACAACTTGGGGTAATAGATTTGTTAGTAGAAGTTTATCTAACCAACAAGGTGTAGATGGATTTGCACAATTCAGAGATATCGATGTAGTACATAATGGTATCGAATTTGAAGGTAAGTATCAATTATCAAACGCAACGAGATTCAGAGGTATGTTATCAATCGGTGATTGGAGATATACTAAAGATTTCGAAGCAGAATTATTTGATGATAACCAACAATCAATCGGAACAGGTACTCTTTACCTTAAAGATGCTAAAGTTGGTGATGCTGCACAATTCGTAGCTGTTTTAGGAGTAGACCAGAAGTTAGGTAAAAGATTTAATGTTGATGTAGATTATAGATTTGTAGATGGATTATACGCTGACTACTCTATTACTGATTCGGAGTTTACACAACCTGATAACTTAGGTGCGATGAAATTACCATCGTATGGTTTAGTTGATTTAGGATTGACTGGTAAGTTTGGTAAATTTACTGCGAGAGCTAATATCAACAACTTATTCGATGCTGTTTATATTGCAGAATCTAACTCTAACATTCATGCAGATGCTAGTTCAACTACATGGAATGGTGTTGATGTTAGAAACTCAGTATGGTTCGGATTTGGTAGAACTTGGAACGCAAGTTTAACTTATAGATTCTAAGAGAAACCTTTATAAAATAAGAAAGGGGATGAAATTAATCATCCCCTTTTTTTATGCTCTTTATTTTTTGGTTAAGATAACTGTGATAATTTGTAATGTGTGGAACGAAGTAATACATCTATATCATCATAGATGTTAGTTAAGAAATTATCTTGTGGAAGTTTCTCTCTTTTTAATTCACAATATCTTGCTATCTTTTCAATATAGTTTGTGATATCTCCTTCATCACTCATATCTTCTAATGTACCAATCATTTTATACCCAGTTATGATTTCGTACTTACCTTGATATGCTTCTACTAATCCATCAATCAAATCAATGATTCCTTCATAGTATTCTTGTAACGCTACATGCTTAGCGTAAGATGTTGTTTGTAAGTGAAAGATGTGAGTTTGGTTTCTACTCTGCATCAAAGTTCCTACATATTCGTTCATAATAATTCCTTATTTTAATTTTTTAGCAATAGAATATAAATCAAATTTAAATCCAAATCCTGCTCCTCTATATCCATAATCCACTTCAACAGGTAAGTTTAATTTCTTTTCAATTGCCCTAGCAATAATTACACCAATTGCTTCCTCACCATGTTCTCTATTGATAATCGCAGTTTTCAATTTATCTAATTCTACTGATGTTTTAGCCATTGCCGTAAGGTGTGTATCACCTCTACCTGGTCCGATTGTGAATTCTATTTGGTATCCTTTACCATGTGATTTAATACCGATTTTCATATCTATACTCCTTTAGTTGTGTATATAAATATAATTATTTTTCCTTTAACAATTCTAAATTATCTATATGATTATTTTCAAAGTGAATGATATCACCTAAGTGAAGTTCCCATCTATCGGTGATTTCTACCTTCTTACATTCCACAACCATATGTGTGGGGTTCTTATGATACGCATATTGAAAGAAAATCCATTTGATATCCTTTCCCCATAATCTTCTATTCCAATAATCAGTTCGTTCTCTATATTCGATTTTCTTCACACCCTTTGCTATTCTTTCGAAAGGGTCTTTCATTAGAACTAAATGTAAACACTCTCTATCTTTCCAAATCATAATATATTCCAAAGACGTGGTTTGGGGATTGGAAACCAAATCTTAACGGTCTTTCCAACCAACCACATTTTAAATTTTATTTTTAATTTATCGATAAAGGTATAATCCATATCCTACCAATAGATTTAAGTTGATTACCACTAAGTTCCATTGTTTGGCAAGGAATACTTGTGGTATAGATAGAACGGCTCCAATTAAATATGTGTAAGCGCCTAAGTTATCGTAAGGAAGTAAATATGGAGACATCATAATAAATGCCGAACCCATATAACCCATTCTATTTCCTAATCGTTCCGCAGCAGTTAACCTACGATTGAAAACCAACCACTCTCCTATTTTTCTTCCTAATCCTTTTTTGATTTTCTTTTTCTTTCCCATATAACCCTTATTGTTGTTTGAGGGGGCCCGTTCTACCCCAGTCTTTTTAAAATTTTTTACGGTGTCGGTCAAAACGAATTTTCCGTCGTCGTTATTTGATTCCTATTGATAGTTCTTAGCCTCAACCAAGCTCGTCCTCTTTGAGTTAGAATTCTCACCAATTCTCCAGATGGGTTATGGGCAATGTGTTTTAATCTACTCTTTTGTTCTATCGCTCTCATCTTCGGATTCGTTTAGAAGGTGGTACAACCTTCGTTACACCAGCCCTTATCCCTTTAGAAGGTTTCACATCATGTGGTTCTTCGAAATCAATCCAACGAAGGCCAAAGAAAAACCTAGCCATCATCCTATGAAACCAATGGGGTTTTTGTTTTAAAGCAAAGGAAATGAAATCCGTATCATCTCCTATCTTCCATTCCCCTATGGGTAAATTAGAAGAGTTGTTTGTATATTCCTTTTTTCTCATGTTCTTCATATAAATTCATTATATCCCATACAACCTTACAATCCTCATATCTTTCTTCCGATTCCAATTCGGAAAGCAATTGAGATAAGGATGGATAAGGTATGAGTTCTATTATTGTCTTTCTTCGTATAGAACCTGAATTAGAAGATAAGTTATCCCATACCCAATATAAGGAGGATATACGAACCTCCCTCATATTCTTAAAGTATTGGTTATTGAACTTATCTAAGTAATGGTATTCTTCAGGCCCCATAATTCATTTAATCCTTTATAGATAAATATCACCTTATAGGGAATACTGAGTAACTACCCAACATCCAACTTCCTTCTTAACTCTTCTATTAAATCCAATACCCTTTCTCTATCCGATGTAATGCCACAACACTCATCGCATTCATAGGTCAACTCATCAAGGATATCTTTTATACTTCTATCCATTACTTAATGAAATTCTTTCCCTTTAAGATATTCTCTCTAATCCAATTGAGAACTTCTTTATCTTCTTCATAGTAATATCCTCTCTCATATACTCTTTTAAGAACCTTTCTATCATTAGCCCTTAGTATAAAGTATTCATCGGATAGAGCCCATTCCAACATCTTCATTTGTTTTTTCTTTAAGGGAATCTCATTTCCTAACTCCGAAGAACTCATAGCTAAGATTTGTTCTTGCCACCCTTGTAACTCCAAAAGAGCTTCTCTTTGATTACTTAATGTTTCGGTTTCCATTTCTTATCTATCTCTTTCTTTAATTCTACTAATCTCTTTAACCTAAGTTTATCCTTTAGGGGAGTAGAGTGTCCTTCGTTATCTCTACTTCTTTTTAATCTTTTCTTTAACTGATTCATTTTATGAACCTTCTTACCAAAATCCTTGCTCATTCTTTTCTTCTACTTCTTTTAACCAACCGAACATCAATCCATTGGTTATTCGATTCTTAATAGTTATCCAATCCTTTGTTTCTTCACAATGAAGGAAATCCCTAAGTAGCTGTTTCGCTCTTTGAGGTTCTTCCCTTATCTCATAAGTGATTCCCTTAAAGGTATATCTATACTCTTCGAAAATCTTCTTCACCTCTTACTGAATCATAATAGGTTATTCCATGAATTACTACCCACTCTTTAGAGAAGTACTTTCCGCCCAATGAATAATGATAAAATTGCTTACCTCCAATGTTGATTGTTTCTTTTAATGTCAATGCTTGCATATCTTCTTAAATTTTAGTTTATACAAATATACAAAAAATAAATGAGAATTCCAAATAAAATGAGGTAAAATAAAAATGGCTCCCTTCACAAATCCGAGTTTGATATCCTCTTAGGATACACCGAAGGGGTATCAAAGGGTATTTTTTCTATACCGGAAAAAACCGGGCTCGAGGCGAAAACGGACCAGACCCGGCTTGAGAGCGTTTCCAAATCCGGTAGCAACAAGAAACCTGTCTAAGGGGGGTGGGGGGTCTCCCCTGTCTCCTCCGCTCGCTTACGCTCGCTAGAGCTGGGAAATACCTTCAGCCACTTTTCCACAATGGGGGCATTCGTATAGGGTTAAAGCCCCACTCTCCCATTCCCAATTACAATGGTAACACTTTATAGTGTTCTGAGTGTTGTGGTATATACTATGTGTTTTCTTTGTTGTCATAGTGAGTATAAGTATAGTATATATTCTCTTATGTATAGTATAGGGATTCTTAGCTATTTTATTTTTAGCTTATTTGTCCAGCTTCGGTTTGAGATTTGCGCATAAAAAAAGGGAGCGATTCCTCACTCCCTTAGTAACCTCAACCCACTACTATAACCCTTATTTAGTAAACCCTTTGTAGGAGTATCTCATTATAGGCCATTTCATATGCATCTTTAAATGGGATATTAGCTCCAGGTTCCGATAGTTGAAGTTGTAACTGCTTAGCTAACTCTCTGACTTCCAGTGACTTACCTGATTCTTCTACTTTCTTCCGTATCTGATAATAAGTCATTACTTCCATTCACTAACCTCAGCAGTTAATCCTCTTAGTACTTCCAACCTCTCATTAGCTTTTTCACACACCTTTTCCGAATCTGATATAAGTGCGGATAGTAGTACCTCAGCAGCTTTCTTCCTTCCCCACTTCTTAGGATATACAAGCCGATTGCCAATAGGTAAGTATTCCTTCTTCACCAGGCCAGGTGATTTAGGTTCGGATAGGATGTACCACTTTCCATCTTCTTGGCGGAGATACATCACTTCCTGCATTTCTCTATTGTTTGCTACTTGTTCTCCCATAATATGTGTTTGATGATGCTACCTCCCCATTCGGAGCCGAGTTATCCTTAATCTCATCATCAGTTGAGCGGGAGGATGGAACCGCCCCACCTTCTCCGAGCTGGAAGCCCGGCACGTTTCTCTTAACGCTTCTCCCGCAAATTTGTTAGTTAGGGCTAGAGTACATCTCAATCACCTCAACCAATTACACTACTAATATACGAAATAAAAATGATATATCCAAATTTATTTCAAACTTTTTTCAATTTTTTTATCCGTACACCTCTTTTTGGCGTTGGACAAAGTAAGTTAACTTATCCAAACACTTCAACATCGCTGAATTATTTCCAGCTTCCTTAGCCAAATCGTATTGGGATTGCCAATACTGAATCTTAGGTAGATACCCATTCTCATACTTACTCATATTATATCAATTTTAGAGCTTTGTTAATATTATTCTCACTAGCGCCGAAACTCTTAGCATGTTCAATAGCTTTTTCAACACTTACTTTTCCAAACACATAGTTCTCAGTAGTTGTCATCTCAACCAACATTCTACATACATCAGGAAGAGATGCGTGCTTCGCACGATTCTGAACGTGAAGGTATTTGATGTTACCAGTGATAGTAGTACCACTTTCAGAGGTAGCACCACACTCTTTGTGTTCATACATATCAATCATTCCGTTGAACTGACCATAAACAAATTGGTTACCGAAAGCTTGAACATCTTCTACAATAGATTTATCAACTGGATTACCAACCTCATCAGTAATATACACATCAACTGAGTTACCCATAGAGAAGATAGATGATGAAACCATCACCGTAACTTTGGGATACTTCGCTTTCACATATTGTTTCAGAAGGTTTGACCCAGCTGAGTGGTTAATCGAAATCTCAGGCTTGGTAGGGTTACCATTCCAATCAGTTGTCTTTAGGTGTTTAATAGGAAGGGAGAACTCCATTCCGTTTAATTTAAATTTGAATTTCTTACTCATATTTGTTTTAGGTTTTAACTTATCTCTCAATTACAGTACTAATATACGAAATTAATTTGAATCATGCAAGCCTTTTCTCACTTTTTTTTAATATTTTTTTTGTCGTGACTGCCGGTGAATCTAATTCCTGCGGCAGTATTCGCTGTTTTCCCCTATACTACTCCCACCCAGCCACCCTTAAAGATACGAAAAATAAATGATATATCCAAATTATTTGTATGACAATTTGTCAAATCAAGCTAAAAAGTTATCAACAGCCGCTTGAAAAGTTATCCACATTTTGGTGTTAATAAAAAAAGTTATCCACAATGACGAATTGTCAGGCCATATGGCTTGTATATCTCATTTCTTTTTTGTATATTAGCTCTTACAGCCCAATTTCCAAGCTCTCTCAGGGATTGTCTCTAAGCGCTTATGGGATTTAGGGGTTAAAGGGGTAAGGTGGCTCGGAGATAGTATCAGAATCAGGGCCAGGAAAATTTGCAGCGATACCAACACACACACAAGCCCCTCTACCATGGTGATAGAGTACTTTTCTTAGCTAATTATTTAGTAGTATGTTATTAGGTGGGGAAAAGTGGGGGAAAGTGGTAGGTAGTGGGATAGAGATAGAAATAAACCTATTTGTATATAAGTATTAGAATATATGCTTATAGGTGTATATCGGTATAGTTAATTATATGGGGGTGTCATTATCCTAACTCTTATGGTAAAAGAGTGTTGATGGTTTGATTATTTAGGAGCTTCATCTACTCTATTGATGATAGTCTTTTTTAAATCTTCGGTCAGGAGGAGTATCTTATCGTTGGGGAAGGGGTTAACATACAATTCCTCTTCTATATCACATATCTTATAGTACATATGGATGAGTTCTTTCTGAGTTATCATAGCTGGGTGGTATTTGGGGTTATTTAATATAACTATTATATCTTCTTATTCTTTATCTTATATATCTTCTATACCTATACTATATTGATTACTACTATTCTTAGCTATATTATTTTTATCTTGGTTTTCCAACTTCGAGTTCATTTGGATTTGGCGCAAAAGAAAACCCACCTTTTTGGGGTGGATTCTTTACTATTGGTTTTGAATCAATTGTTGAATTCTCTCATTAGTGTAATGCCATTCATTTAATTGAGAAGGTTCGATTCTATTTTTAAGAGCTGCGTTCTCAGAAAAACCCCACGGCATTAAGTTCTTATAATAGTTCAATAGATATGCATCAGATTCTACTTCAGCCCAATCTCTTGGAATGATATGTTGAATGACCCATTCCGTTCCGTAATTATCCATATTCCAATGAGGTTCACATTGTTCTAAAATATAATCTAAAAATGCCTGCTTACTCAATCCAACAGTTTCTTCCCATGTTTCATCTCTTATCTTATCAAATTTATTATTTAAGATATGATTGATATGAGCTTTTATAACAGAACCAATTCTATGTATTGGGTCTGAATGATATCTTTCTCTCATTGAATTTCGTTCTTTTTCAGCGTAATTATCTCTTCGATATTGTTTAGCACATGGAGTACATATTGAAGTACCCCTAACTTCAGATTGTGGTTTTTCATCTCTACAATACCTACACCAAAAATGATTCTCTTTTGGTTCTATTGGTGGTAACGCTGTACGGACTTGGTATTCATAGTACATGATATATTTGTATTCATACTCATACTCAAATGCATCGTACTTTCTAAGATACTTTATATCATTCTTTATAGCCCATTCGGATAATTTCTGGTGGTTTCTCCATTCTTCATTTTTAAAGAATTCTTCTACTCTCTCCTTTCGAATATCCAATTTACTCTTAACTTGAGATACCTCATTTTTCCATTCCCAAAAAGTCATACTATTATTTTAGCACTAATATAAGAAAAATATTTGAATCATGCAAATTTATTCGGTTCTAAATCTCCACAAAGGAATATAGACCCAATGGATTAAATCGGAATATTCCTCTAGCATCTCTTCTACATCTTCAATAGGGTTTCGTTCCTTATGTAAGAAAGTTTCATCAAAGAATCCACTCTTTAAAAATACAGGAGTAGATACTCCATTTTCGTTTTCTAATACTTCGGGTTCTCTAAACATAATAAGTTAAGAGCGCTTCCTCTCTTTGTTTATGGAATCTATTTGAATCAACATCCAAGTCCAACATTTCAATCAATTCCTCACCTCTATTCCAAGCATCCAACTCATTCATAAATTGGTACATATTGTACTCTTTGGGATTTTCCATATCATCCACATTTTTGTAATGATTACACACTCCATTATCATTGGATTGTAATACATGTCCAGCTTCGTGAAGTAGGGTAATTAATCCGTTTTTCTCTAAGTTATAATTGTGGTGAATGCAAATGGTTTGTTCATCATCGGTTTTAATATAACAACTAACTGAATCAATCATTACATTCACATCGTAGTATTTTAAGAAATCTACTACTTTTTGGAAATCGGTAGGAAAGGTACTCATTGAGATTTTTGGTTTAATCTTTCCAATTGAACTTGAGCTCTTCTTCTATGAATCACTCTCATTTGTTGTTGGTTTCTCCAACTTCTATCTTCATGAGCCAATTCGGCTCTCATTTCTCTTTCTTTCCAAAGTCTATCTTTCATTCGTTGGTCCATATTAGTAAGGGGTTTAATTATCATTAACTCAACACCTCTAATCTAATAAGAATTTTTATAAAAGTCAAGCCTTTTTACAATTATTTTCAAATAAAAAACCCACCGAATTGGGGTGTATTTTATTAAAGTTAATTATTTTTAAAAAAATTGTTGATGTGATTTATGAATCCAATAATGAAGCCAATCACAAAAGCTCCAGCGGGTATAATCCAAAAAATCATTTGACGGATTCTATCGGAATTACTCATTTGTTTCGGATTTACTGCATATTCAAAGTACATAGTCCATAGTGTTCCTAAAAGGAAATAAGTTAGAATAAAATCTATCATATATATTTTTTCTTTTCAGTTTCGATTTTTCTTTGAGTATATTTTAAATGTTCGGTTAAATAGTGTTTAGCATATTCTTCCATTATACTATCCATTGTTGTATGATGAGACCAAGCAACAGATTCTACGAATTTGTTTTCCCATTCTTGCTTATCTAACCACTCTTTTGCTGTCATTTCCAAGGTAACATTGTTAATCCTATCATATTTAGAACGAATTCTAAAACAATTACAAATACAAGTCCAACTCCTATTTGCCATGCCCACCATTTCCAACCTTTTAGATTATCAACCCATTTTCTACTTTTAGAGTTTCTTGCTTTTTCATACATTCCACTCTTTTCACCTATCTCACCAGCCCAATAGTTCGGGTCAACCCAATCTTTTAGTTTTATTAATGGATAAAATATGAAAGTTAATACTTTGTGTATTTTAGTATTTCTAATTATTATGCTTAATACTACTGCAACTATCAAAGTTCCAGCTGCAAGTAGGTTTATAATTGTATCTTCACTCATTCTATTATTTCAATAACCAACTTGAGGATTGGATTTTGTTTCCTAATCCATCGATTAATTCAATACCATTTTCTTTACAAACCTCAACTTCTGGGATTGTATCATTATTTTGGTCACCACCATTAGCGAATGCCAAATCATAAATCTCACCAAACATTTCTGAAAATTGTTTGAGGGTTTCACATTGTGTTTTATCAGTATCTTGAGAAATTAGAGCATAATCTACATATCTAATTGCTTTTACGATTTGTAATCTTTCATCCTCATCCATAAAGTACTCAGAACCTTTCAGTTCTCTTTGCTTATCTGAATTTACAATCACCCAAAGTTTATCAGCGTGTTGTTTTGCTAACTCAAATAATTCTAAGTGTCCTTTATGAAGCGGATTGAAATATCCACTAACTATAACAGCTTTTTTCTTACTCATATTATTTATTTTTTAAGTAAACTTCTTTGTAGTATCTCTCATCCATAAGGATGCCCTCCAATGAAGATTTCATAGCTTCCTCTTTGGTTTGGAAATGGAGCGCATGTTCTCTCCCATCTCTCTTACCTACTACTACCCACCCATACATTTGGTGGATATCTCTGGGTTTATGTTGTTCTTGACTCATAATTTTTCCTTTTTAGTATAAATATTCTTTAATATTTCTTTTTCATTTCTATATCCCACAACATTTCAAGCTCACGGATTTGCTTTTTCAAGCTCAAAATCTCTTTATTTTGAACCGCAAAATGGTCTTGCATGAGACGGATTTGGTGTTCTAATCTACCAATCTCAGTTTCGAGTTCTTTATTTGTTCTCCACCATTTTATCATAAAAGATGCGGTTTAGCTTCATTCTGTCCAGCATTGGTAACTACTACATATTTTGGATTATAATTTTTTAAATCACTAGCCCCAGCATAACTTAGGGCTGATTTCACTCCATCCAATAATCCATTGATAATAAATTTAACTCCACCTTTATATGGAATTGTTGTTGCTTCACCTTCAACATTTCTCGCAGCTTGTCCGTGAGTTACTTTAGTTTCCAATGATGCTGAACCTCTATATCTTTTGTACAATCCGTTTGGAGTTTCAACAATTTGACCAGGCGCTTCATCAGTTCCAGCTAATAGTGAACCCAACATTACACAATCAGCTCCAACTGCTAGTGCTTTTGAGATATCACCAGAAGTTCTCAAACCACCATCAGCCATAATAGGTACATTCGATACCCTAGCGATATCCTCTAATGAAGTTACATTTGGAACACCAAACCCAGTTTTAATTCTCGTTGTACAAAGTGAACCTCCACCAATTCCAACTCTCAAACCATGTACTCCATAAGTTTGGAGTAACTCTGCTGCCTCTGCAGTTGCAATATTTCCAGCTATGATATCTACATTTTGAAAATCATCTTGAGTTACACACCAATGAATCATATCTAACACATTTTGGTGGTCTCCATGAGCCACATCAATCAGTAAAACATTTGCACCAGCTTCAACCAATGCCGAAGCTCTATCCTTATCTTCATTTTGAACTCCAATAGCAGCCATGATAGGTACGGCTTTGATTTCACCATGCCAATCATCGTACATTACACCCCATTGTTCAGCAATACCAAATTCATCGGCATAGATTGCTTCATACAACCTCTCTACGATATCTCTTTGTTCTTTGATACTCATAAATCGGTGAATACACCCAACTCCACCCAATTCAGCCATTTTGTAAGCCATTTCAAACTCACAAACTGTATCCATTGGTGAAGCTACGATAGGATTTAATAATCCATATCTTTCACTCAACATCGTATGAAGTTTGATATTTTGTCTTGATTTGATATTCGAAAAAGCTGGTACTAATTGAATATCATCGTAAGTTAGTGCGTAATTCATTTATTTTTGTTTTTGTGATTTAGTTTTATATACCAATACATCATTATCAGTAAATGGTGCGTTCATCATTTTTTTGTAAACCATACAACCATACTTTCCAGCTCTAGCAGTGGTTTCATTATCAGCATATCTCTGAGCAATAAAATGTGAATCACAAACTGCTACCAAATATGAGTGTTCATTGATATCACCCCATCGATATGCTATTACTACATAAGTTTCCATTACATTACTTGATTTTGTTCATCTTTAAGTTTTGTTAATACAAATATACGAAAAATAAATGAGAATTACAAATCTTTATACTCCGAATATCTTAAATATCCAGATAAAAGTCCTCCAATCACAATAATTACTATAATTGCTATATCACTCATCCTTTGTTTCTATATGGTATTTTTAAGTTACTAAACTTTAATTCTGGTAAAAAAGATTGAATATCCTCACCATTATTTTTTTCAATATCAAAAATCAATAATCGTTTAGCCATATTTCCCACAAAAAACTCTTCAATAACTTTTTTGTGATAAAACCATTCGGATTTCCAATAATCAATTCTATCAATTCCATTTTCAATAGTAAATCCATATCCATCTGTAAAGGAAAGTGGATGTTTTTTATATTGTCTAATTCTACTATCTAACCACTTTTCTAAAGGTCTGATATTGTATATGAATTTAGAATTGGGATATTGTTCAGCAAATATTTGAAAGTTCCTTTGTATAAATCCAATATCAGTCCACATTACAATATCATTAGCTCCTTCACAAAGTAGGTTACCTTCACTTTGATTTTTTTTAAAATGATTAGCCCATTTTCCTTCACCCCAATGTACGGATTTATATCCATTTTGAAGAAAAAAATCACAAAGAGATTGTGTTCCACATTTGTTAAATCCAATTTGAAATACTTTTATCTTCTCCATTTTGGCATTCCATTTAATTTACCTTTGGATTCTTTTATCCATTTAGCAGGTACACCAACATAAACCCCACTCTTATCTATGTTTTTATTAACAACAGCACCAGCTCCGATAATTACATCATTTGAAGTAACGTTAACACCAGCTCTAAAAACTACACCACTTCCTACAAAGTTATAACCAGCAATTTTTGTTGAACCACCAGTTGATATATTGTTAGCGAAATGTACATACTCACCTATTTCAGTTCCATGCCCAATACAACATCCTGGCGCTAAGTTAGAACCCTCTCTAATAATCGTAAGTTCATTAGCTGAACCTCTAACTATAACACAATTACTACAAATCCTAACATTATTTTCAATTAAAACTCCACCTAACTGTCTGAGATATACTTTTTTATTATTATCCCACACCCACATCATTCCTTCAGTTCCAATTGTACAATTGGAATCTATTGTTACATTATCACCAATTTTAGTATGAGAATAAATTACAACATTTGGTCCAATAGTTACATTATCACCAATTTCTACTCCCACTCCAATTGTAGCAGTATTATGAATATCACAATTTTTACCCTTACTATACCCTTCATTTTCATTAAAAATGTAAGTATTTGATACTTTATTTGATAATTTGTAAAAATGTAGCTGAGGGTCCTCTACAACTATTTGCTCAACCGATTCATCAATATTGAATCTTTTTTTACATATTAACTTACAATTTTTTAAGTGAGATAGGTGATTTACATCATCACCATCATAATAGGTTGTAGAACCAAAACCAGCATTTGGAAGAATTGATAACATTATTTTATTTTTTTAACGGGCAATCCTACATATATTCCCTTTTCATTTATATCTTTATTTACAAATCCCAAAGCACCAACTACAATATCATCACCGATTTTAGTATCAGCAGCTATTTTCGAACCAGCTCCAATGTAGGTATTTTTACCGATTACAGTTCCATGTTTGGTTATCCTTTCATGTGTTGAACCCAATGTAATAGTATGAGGACCTAAAAAACATCCTTCTTTTAGTAGTACATCTGAAGTTAGAATTGTACCATATTTTATAGTTACATTTTTTTCTATAATACACCCACTAGCAGTTCTAACTCTACCTTGAACAATCGAGTTTTCACCGATATCATTATTTTCACCTATTTCACAATAGTTACCAACTACAGTTCCCTTTCGGATTATAGTTCCAGCTCCTATGATATTGAAGTTTCCAATTTCAACACCATCTTCGATAATTACATCATCTGCGATTATATTATACTTTCCTACTTTCATTGTTTATTTTTCTAAAAATTACTAATTTTTGAATTTCAGTAGTTCCTTCACCGATTGTACATAGTTTGGAATCTCTTAAAAACCTTTCTACTGGATATTCACCTTTTACAAATCCATATCCACCCAAAATCTGCATAGCTTCATTAGTTATCTTAACACAAACTTCAGATGCATACATCTTACACATAGCTGATAACTTAGTGCTCTTTTCAATAGATGCTTTCTGAATCAGTAATTCCGATGCTTCTATTTCGGTAGCCATATCAGCTAATTTAAATCCAACGGATTGGAATGAACTAATTGGTTTACCAAATTGTACTCTTTTATTTGAGTAATTTAAAGCACATTCATAAGCCCCTTTAGCTATCCCCAAAGATAGTGCAGCTATTGATATTCTACCACCATCTAATATTTTCATTGATTGGATAAACCCCTCACCGATTTCTCCCAATCTATTTTCATCAGAAATCCAACAATCTTTAAATACCATTTCAGCAGTTTCAGATGCTCTCATTCCCATTTTTGTTTCTACTTTACCTGAGGAAAACCCTCTAGTTCCTCTTTCAACCACAAATGCAGTCATTCCATGCGAATCTCCTCTATCACCAGTTCTCACAACTACCACTGTAATATCGGATGATTTACCATGTGTAATAAATTTCTTTACACCATTTATCAGCCAACCATCTCCATCCTTTACAGCTACACAATCCATATTTCCAGCATCAGAACCAGTATTTTCTTCAGTCAATCCCCAACTACCAATCCACTTACCAGAAGCTAGTTTTGGTAACCACTTTTCTTTTTGTTCTTTTGTACCAAATTTGTAAATATGTTGTGATGGTAATGAATTATGAGCTGCTATGGATAATCCAATAGATGGGTCTACTTTGGATATCTCTTCTATTACATCAGCATATTCAATATACCCCAATCCCAATCCACCATATTCTTTTGGAATTAAAATACCCATAAACCCCAACTCACCAGCATTATGTAGTAACTCCTTTGGAAAGATTTCATTATTATCCCAATAATAAGCGTTTGGTTTAATATAAGTTTCGGCAAATATTCTTGCTGATTTCTTTATCGTTAATTGTTCTTTGGTTTTTTTGAAGTTCATTGATAAATCTAACTATATATTTATTGTTTATATATTTCAAATTTACTTAAATCAGGATACGATAATTCTAAATCATCGTTAACCTTTTTCTTACCACCTTCATAGAATTGTCCCATAAGTAACAATCCCCTGGCGGCAAGTTCGGGCATCATATAAAAATTCCACCCTAACATATCAAAGTTATCTTCGTGATATGAACATTCTCTTCTTCCACTATATCTAGCTCTTTTGAACCAAAGATATGCATCATAATCATCGGTTAGAATCGCACCACCTTTTGAAAGTTTAAAATGTTTGTAAGGACCTGTAAACGAAACACACATATGTGTATTTGGTTTGTACATATCAGCTGTAAAAGTTAGAGCTGAATCCCATACATTAGAACCCTCTAATTGGTATGCTCCTTTGATAGTCTTTCCTTTAACTTTACGAAAGTTCACTTTAAGACCTGCATGAATGATTTCACAAGGTACTGATGGATATGTACGACTTGGTATCGTAAGAATATCTTCAGTTCTATTCATTACATTGTGTTCATAATATAACGCTAGAAATAGAGCGTTACTCATATTATCTACCGTTACTGCAAATCTAGCTCCAGTATAATGAGCCAATTTATCTTCAAATTCTTCAGTAATTTTATAAACTCCCTTACCCATTTCTTAAACCATTTATATAGTTTTTATATTGTTGAGAAACATCTCCACGACCCGCAGGTGAAATCCAACAATCACCTTTTGGCATTGTAGGTTCTTTACTTTGATGTTCTCTGATATCCCAATCTAAACTTCTACCAATATCAATACCAATGATATTTTCATCTTTTAACTTATCAGCTATATAACAAGAACTTATAGTTCCAACCGATGTAAGTAATATGTTATGTTGATTTTGGTTAATAGCATTTTTAATATCTGAAATATATTCATCCATAAAATCAACAGCACCTTTGGTTGGTATAGAAATCATATTGAAATTTTGAATGTTATATTTGGATTTTAGTAATCTCAAATAATTAGGTCCTATTACAATTACACCATAGTTTAATTGATTGGCAACTTCAAAGAATTTAAACATATCACCCATAACTGAAAAATGCCTGAAAATACCAGAATGGAAATAATCACCATTTGTTATAGTTACAATATCTTTAATAACTTTATTTCTGTTTATCTGAATTGGATAATCGGGTGCATATGTTCCAAATATATAACCCATCCCAACACCACTTGATATACCAACTTCCAATTTAGGTATGTATAATTTGAGTTCAAAAAATATCTTTACAAAAGATTTGATTTTATCAATCGTAGTCTCTGATTGTAAATTGTAATAATTAAATCCCCATTGTGAATTCTTATACCCATCATATATCGTTTGAGATATTGTATCATATTTTTTAGATTCTATATCTTTTTTAAGAATATCATAATTATCATACGCGTCAACAAAAGAATCAATAATACCATGATTAAATCTTAAAAAGTGATATGGTTGACCACTTTTAAGTTTATCAATAAAATAATCAATTGATGGGTATTTTATAGGAATATCAGTATGTTCTAATGTAACCTTTTTCACAATCTATTTGAACCAACCGATTTTTTTACCCTCTTTTACTCTTTTATCATACTCCTCAACTGAACCAGGATATCTAAATGCCCAAATAATAATTAGTATAAATGTAATTCCTGCATATCCTACAACTCTAAGTGGAACTGTAAAATACATTGAAATTAATGAAATACACATAACACCCACCATAGCCCATCTACCTCTATTTGGATAGATTTTTTTGGTTTCCCAATTGGTAAGATACTTTCCGAACAAAGGATGTTCGTGTAACCACCTATTAAATTTCTCAGAAGATTTACTAAATGCCCATGCAGCTAGTATCACAAAAAATGTGGTTGGTACTCCAGGAAGAAGTACTCCGATGTAGGCACAACCTACAAAAAATAGGCCTAACCCTATCCATAACGATTTTCTCATATCCTTTATTAATTTAAATTAATGTCATATCCACTAAACTGGTTCATATAAGATGTAATTTTAGTTCCGTTCCCATCTTTAAAAACTTTTCCATTCTTAAAGTATCTTCGTACAGAACCTTGTCCTCCTAAATGGGCAGCTGCGAGAATACCACTCTCAGTAATATATATTCCATTTATCGTTTTACCATCGTAAATGTCAATATATGTTTGTAGTTTCTCTTTATTATGGTTTAATAAAGATAACATTGCTTCTTCTTGTAGGTCTGGATTGTTTAGAAACTCATTTCTACTTACATTGTATCCTAAGCCTTTTAAGGTAGATTTACCAAATTGGTACTTACCCATATAACCAAATGTATTGGTTACATTATATCTATTTCCACTTTCTCTAAATCCGATAGCATCTAAGTATCTATCTAATTCATCTTTGTGGTACTGATTGATACTATCTTGGATAGCAATTTCTTTCAGTTTTCGTTCTTCTTCCATTTGTTCAATCGTTGGAAGGTTTAGCTCTTTGTCTTTAGAATCACTCATTCCAAAGGATAGTAGAGCTACAACTATCAATATTCCAAAAATAATGTGTTTTCTCATAGGTTTCCCTTTAGTTAAACAACAAAACCGATTTACAAAACAATTCGGTTTCTATAAATATAAGGTTATTCAGATTTACTTTTTAAGTCCTCCAAATACTGATACCTTAACTCATTTAAGAGTTCTTTTTCGCCTGTATCATAGTAACCTTTATCTTCAATTTTGGTGATTCTTTCTCTTAATTGCATCACCATATTTTCTGCTTCACTACCCTGTGTTAACATATTATCCATTAACCAAACATCCAATTGTTTTAGAAGTTTGGCTTGTTCTTTATCTAATGGATAGTGAACTGAGGTTTTCATAGATTTTCTAAGTAATCATACAACTTTTCGTAGGTTTCTTGTCCGCTGGTACTCATTCTTTGATGTTCCCATCCCAAATCATCTACCATATCAATGATTTCTTTTAGAATATCTTTCACCTCATCTTGGGTGAAGATTTTTTCGGTATATCCACTTACTTTTCCACTCATAACTTTATGCTGTTACCCAATCAATATCTTCTTTAAATAGGAAAGATTCAGCACCATCGTACTCTTCAATGATGAACTTTGTACCCTCATCAATCCAAGCCACTCTTAAATCTTGAACACCACCAGAGTAACCATCGGTCCAAGTCTTTTCACAATAATCAATGGCTTCCTGCCACTTTTCGTTTTCTACCAACTCAATCAAAGTTGGGTCAAAGATTGCTTCTTCGGGGTAACCCCAAGTGTAGAATCCTGCTCCAAAACCAGGTGAAATCAATACACCCACTTTACCATCTTTAATAACTTTTTCCATAATACAAATATACGAAATTTATTTGAGAAAACCTAATTTAGGCAACCTCTTTATAAAGTTTTTCCAACTCCGTTTCCAAACCTTCAACCAAAGTAGGTTCAGAAGTTACCAACTCATGTTCGATATATTCGAACTTCGCAGCAATCGAATTCTGAGATTCCACCAAATTTTTGATGGCTTGAATGAGTTTATCCTCATCCGCATAAAATACCGTGTCTGAATCAACAGGCATTGTAAAGGTGTGTCCACCTTTAGGTTTCCAATATGGAACTTCACCAAATCCATTGGAATCCACATTATAGTTTTCGTAATACTGACAATGTACTAATAAATTAGCTTTCATAACTTCCGTTTTTAAGGGTTTCTATCTCTTTTTTAAGTTTTTTTATCTCTCTATCTCTACTCATTAGGTATTTTACCAAAGTACCTTTGTGGATTGCTTCGTATAATGATTTTGAATATGCCATATTATTTAATTAACCAATTCCACAATCCTTTCCAATTCCAAGCAAACAACGACATGAATCCCATTGTTGAAGCAAGGATAAATACAGCCATCTCATTCAGTTCACCAGCAAAGTGAACATATTCTTGTGCGATTCCAAACAATACCGAATAAGCGATAAAGAAGGAAATGATGGTTGTTAAAACGATTTGATAATTTTTCATAGTATTAGGTTTTATTCTCAATTACAGTACTAACATACGAAATATTCCTGAGAATTCCAAATTATTTCTTACTTTTTTTTGATTTTTTTTGAAGATTTTTTACTACCTCTTTAAGAGAACTATGACCAATACCTTGTTTAGCCATAGTGTTCAAAGTTCGGATTGAAAGTTTGAATTCTTTCTTATTCAAAAGTACCTCCTTAGTTTAGTTTATATGAATATTTCCAACCACAATCATCATCGTACCAATCATCTTCGATTGCGGTAGCATGATAACCTAAGATTTCGTTGAGTTTCACAACATCAACTCGATTCCAATATCCGAATCGTAGGTAAATGGGATTACCACCACCATGAACTTGTCCGATTTCAAAGTTACCGAACTCTTTCTCAACTTTACTTAGGGTTAGAAAATCAATCTTTCCGTTTAACATATCTTTTAGGGTTTAAATTACACTTTCCATTCGTTGAACCATATTGTGGTGTTCAGCTTCTGAATACTCCACTATTGAAAGTGAAGGAGTAAATTTGGTTTCCAACTTACCACTAGCGAATTTCCAAATTACATTATCAATAAAGTTCTTAATCATATAGGTCATATCTGAAGAACCGAATCCTTCATCTTCAGGCCAATCTTCGGTCCACTCTTCAGCAACTTCTTGTGCGATATCCAATAAATCCCATTGATGAATTTTTAAATCACCAATCATTTTGGTGAATCCCTCAATTCGGTGAGAGTTGAAAAGAAGGGAAGTGGGGTCAATCAAATAATTCATATCAATACTTTTAGGTTATCTCTCAATTACAGTACTAACATACGAAAAAAAGTTGAGAAATCCAAATGTTTTCCCAACTTTTTTCAAAAAAATTTAACCCTAAAATATTCTATTAATAAGGAATAGTACCTGCTTTTTTTCTATCCTCTTCTGAGTTAGCTCCCCAATAATCATTGATGGATGCAGTTTGGTGATATTCAACTACACATCCCAATCTACTTTCTAATGTTGTTTTGATAACTTCCAATCTATCAGCATCATAGATATTTGGAATATCTGGATTATATGTATTACCCTTGCCACCTCCACATTTTATTTCTAACCAATCGGATAGTTTGTCTGGGTTTCTATATTCCAATGAATTTCTATCATTACTTAAATCACCCTCATACAGCCTACCTCTCCAAAAATTACCATCAGATAGATATCCTAAAACTATTTTATTCATTGCCTTTTCCTTTATTGATTAAATCATCCAATTCTAGTTGTAACTTTTGAATATAAGATTTAGCGTGTTTAGTTGCTTTATTCAATTTTGTCTCTAAGATTTTCTTAGCAAGTTTTTCTTTAATGTTCATAGTTGAATGTATATTTACCATAAATATATAGTTTTATTGATAATCCTCAGGATTTTCCTTTACATCTTCCAAAGTATTTTGGTATGCCCCTTTGTGGTCTTGTAGAATTTGGTAAAGTTCGTTATGATATTCTTCTCTAACATCATCATCTTCCCAAATTTTATCTACTTCATACTCATCCATATCTACCCACTCACAATCATCGTAATATTTTGCTACAAAGTAAACACCAGCAAAGTTGTATCCCTCATCTTCAAAGGTATTGTGAACTACAACATCCTCTTTGATTTTTTGTAGGTTCTCAGCGAATCGTTCAATCCAACCATTAACCGGGTCCCATGCTGAAGTGATTCGGACGGTTTGTTCTTCCTCAGAATCATCTTCAATAGAACCATACAACCACTTAGCACCAAGAGTATCACAATACCAAGTTCTATCGTATTCTTCGGGAGCATCCTCACCAAATACTCTCTTTGCTAAATCTTCTGAATGAACTTCCCATTGACCTTCTTCGGTTTGGAATATTCGCTGAACTTCCTTTTGAACTTCTTCATTTGAGTTCTCAATTACAATGTAATTTTCAATATCATTTGCCATTTTAATCTAATTTATATGATGTTGGTTCGGTTTCATCCGTTGGTTCTTCACCAATCAAATTCATTTGAATATTGGAACGATTTCTCATATACTGAGATTCAGTCCAACTTGCGGTTCTATCGGTGATAAATTCCATTGAATAAGTTTCACCATTTTCGGTTATAAGATACGTTAATTTATTCATATTAGTCAATTTGTACTATTCGTTTTACTCTTTCTGATGTTAGTTTCTTTTTCTTTTGTGAAGAAGGTCCTTCACCAATTCCATTAGCCATCCAACTTTTGATTTCCATCTCATCCAAAAAATCAGATACAT